CTATCACAAATCTAATAAGTAGTTTCAAAAAAAAAAAAAGGAGATTCGAAAGAATCTCCTTTTATTATACATTGAGGTAAGACTCATTGTTGAGTACCCAATCTTTTTGTTTATCTACAAAATCTAATATTCCAAATGCATTTATTTCTGCAAGTTCTTGAACATGACCAACAATAAAGTTTGCATCTGCAGGAACATCTTGGAACATATTTTCAGTAATTACGGAAGGAATTTTACTCCAATAATCACCATTGTTTGATACACTCATTGGTGAAACTATGCTGTAATCACTAAGTGCAGTTCCTGCAGTAACACTGTTTCCATATTTTACCCCACCATTGAATGTCTTTACATAGCTATTTCCTAAATATTGTGTAGCTACATCAAACAAACTGTTAGCCAAAGGAGCAGATAAGTTTGCTCTATGAGTATCTGTAGAAACATATACTGACCAGAATCCATGTCCGCTTGGCATCTTTGACCAAGACCTTCCTCCTCCTGCAGCATTCAAATGAATACTTACAAACACTGCATGCTTATTTCTATTCTCAGGAAGCTTCATTGTATCTGCAGCCATACGTTTTCTTTTTGTAAATTCTTTTCCCCAACCATCATCAGCACCAAGACTAGGAACAGTATATTTTACTGTAATGTAAGGGGCAGTCTCATACAAAATACTTGCAACTTGTTGTGCAATCAAACGGTTGTATTCATACTCTTCAATCGCAGGTCCTCCACTTGCATTAGAATTTATATCAGGATACATAGCAGCAGGACTAGCCTTCTGTGTTAATTTACCCTCTGAATTGTGTGTTGTTTTATAGTCATGACCAGGGTCTAAGAATACAATGACATTTTCATAGCTCTTGTCTCTTCTTTCAGGATATGCTGGACCATAATCACTAAGAGTAAGCAATCCTCCATCATTACCAAAGTCAAAGCTTGAACTCTTGTAGAATAATTCAAGACCGGCATTTTCTGCACTTTCACCTGTAGGTTTGAATGCTCCTGGAGGAGGAGAGTAAGGAACATAAGTATATTCAATTTCCTTTCTCTCTTTATCAAGATATGAACCATACATTGTTTCTTGTGCATAAGTTGTAGTAGATACTGGAGTTTCTTCATTGTGAGATGTTCTATCTTCACCAACTTCTTTGTTCAAATCGTCTTTTACAAGGAATTCTGTTCTTGGTTTGTCAATGACAGTAGTATTTACTTGTTCTCTTTGATAGTCAATATCAAGAAGCATATCCTCATAATTCTGTATTTCTCTGTCAAGATTCTTAATCAAAGGAGTAAGTAATGCATTTAACCCATTGAAATTCAATTGACCAAGTCTTTCAAGTATCATTACTATAATATCAAGTGCAACATTCAAAGGAACTATAATAGTTGAGTTTGCATTATGTGCATTGACAAACAACAACATTGGCATAGGAATTATTCCGCATAATCCTAATCCCAATACACACACTGTTCGTCCAGGAATAACAACAAGAGGAATATAGATTATAGGAAGAAGAACAGGGGAACCTGCTATGACAAGACCTGTTGCCCAGAACAAAGGAACCATACAATTTACAAGAGTTGCATGTAAACAATACTTCAACCAATACTTATGTTTAGTAAAGTCTGCAGTAGATTTTGTATGTACTGATGTTGATAAGTCTTCATCTTTATCTGCTCTCTTATCATCTTCAGCTATCTTTTGTTCCAACTTATCCAAATCATCCATAGTTTTTATAGGAATAGTTCCTTCACCTGGAAGAAGTTGGGCACTTGGTTCATAGTCTATTTCACCTCCACCTAATTTGACAAATATATCATTCATTATCTTTTCATTGAATATGTCAGTAAAAAGATAATAGTCAGTCTTTATACACTCGTGCCATATATCCATTTTATCTGGCCAAGGAACCTCACGGAATTGTTCAAACAATGAGTCATTGTAGAATGTTTCAGAATTCTTATTGTACCAATCAATTGCTTTTTTAGCAATTCCTTGAAGTGCAGCTAATTCATTTGCAGTTATAGTCTTAAGATTTTGAAGATATTGTGACAACACTTTTTCATTCTCTTCAAAATATACTTGCATAATTATGTCATCTGTTTCACCACCATTATATTCTCTTGACATAATATTGTCAATGTTTTTGTATTCATTGGCAATATAAGTATATTGAGAACCCATTATCTTGGATTCTGTCATACCGTTTTCAATTCTAATAAGTGAAACATAGCGGTGTGCAATTTGACGGAGCTTCCTATCAAGCTTATCATCTTCTGTTTCTTTTGCTTCTTCCATCTTGTCATAACTTTCAAGAAGAGCAGTGACATCAGTATCTTCTGTTATTTCAATTCCTGCAGGTTCATTTGTTTTTATACCAACAAGTGTCTTAAGATACTTATAAACTCTTTTGAACAATGAGATTGTTCCTTCATCATCAGCAGAACCTTCTTCAATTGAGTCAGTATCAAGATAATATTCAAACTTAAATACTTCTTTGAATCTTGCGAAGTAGTCATAAGTGGTGTCATAATCAAAATCTCTGTTGTAGTTATTTACATAAGTGTATTTTGATGTATAACCAAACCAATATTTCTTTAAAACAGGGTCACAATACTGATTGAATTTAGATATAAGAGATTCTATGTTATTCTTATTCAATTCAAGTCTTTCTCTTATTCCTATGAATTTGCTTATTGCATCAGACAATTCTTTTACATAAGGATTTTCATCATCATAAAAGAAATTGTCATTATGTAAGTATTCTATCCAATTGTCACACAACATAAAATCTACTATTCTACCCTTTGAACAATAATTCATTTTACCTGGGTTGTCATAGTACAATTTAAGAATATCGTTTGTAAACTTTTTCTTCTCCTCATAAAGTATATTCTTCAATGTTGTAGTCTTATTCTTCTTTATGAGTTCTTTTACTTTCTTTTTTCCTGCCTTTTTCTTTACAGTCTTTTCATATCCGTCAATGATATCATGTGCAGCATCTTCATATTTTTCTATGAATTTGTCAGATGATACTTCATTACCGTTTGCAACTCTATAGCCAGAAGATACACCGAAGTTTTCTCTAAACATATCTTGCAATACAGAGCTATGATATGATTTTGTATATGAATAATCTCTTGTAAACAATGCAAGTTCTGGGAAACGGAAGAATGACAAATAGTCTTTGATGAACAAATCTACATAAGCACTGTTCTTGTAGAAATCAACAAGCTCTTGGTACTTGTCTCCTCTATCTTTGAACATCTCATAAGCATTTGTGTAATAATCATTTATGATTTTTGTGCAATCTTCTTCATTTGTAGTATCAAGAGAAGCATCAGAAGATGAATCACTAAAGTCTTCAAAATAATACCAAGCAACAAAGTAAGAAGGTTCTACTATCTGTACAGAACAATCTACCTTTGAATGAATAGGAACTTCATTTATATAACCAATAATATCATCAATGTGAATATGTTGATTAACTTCTACACACAATCTTGAAATAGGAAACAGGTCTTGTCCTATTTCAACACAAACTTTTCTTGCAGAACCATTTCCTCCTGTCAAACTCTTCCTCGTCAAGTCTTCGACGTCAGTATCATCTGAAGTTTCACACATTGAAATCTTACAAGGGAAACATTCTTCAGGTGTGAGTTCTTTAGAAGATGATGAATCATTTGTACTATTCTCTTCATCTCCTCCACCTCCGCCGCCAGAACCTTCATTGCCGATAAGAGAGAAACAATCCAAATCATAGAAAGCTTTAACATAGACAATTGCAACATCAAACAATGTTGCTTCTATTTCTTCAGGAAGTGTTTCACATAAATCATTATTCAAACTTTCTTCTATAGTAGGAATATCTATATCTCCTTCTTCCTCAGGCATGAAAGAATCTAAATCATTATAATCTGGTTTCTTATCCTTTCCTGTTTTATTATCAAGCAATCTTCTCCTTCCACCTAAATCTGATTTACTATCTTCAAGCTTTCCGCACTCCATTCCGTACATAGCACCAATCAATCCTCCAAGTAATGGAAGTAAAGCTTTAAGAATAGCTTGCAATTTAGGAACAACTGTAGAATTCAAATCAGATATATCCATATCTCTGAGAGTCTTTGCCTCAGATACAATGTTTCTCCATACAGCAACAGAAGTATTTCCAATTGTTTTTATCTGATGAATTATCTTAACAAGAATATCCAAATAGAAAACTTCATACACAAGTTCCTTTATTTCATCAGAGAAATTGTTTAGATATTTCTTGAAGTCTTCTGTATATTTCTTTATTAGTTCCCTGTTGTCTTTGTCATCCTTATATTTTCCTGCTTCTACAATTTGTCTATATATACGGATAGGTTTGTTTGCAACTCTCTTTATTTCATTGTATAGAATATCTGCCTTTGACAGATGTTGTTCTACCATTTCAAGAATTTTAGATATTACAGGATTGAGAAATGCTTTTACACCAAGTTCTTTAATATCACCAAGTAGTTTCTGATATTTCAAATCAAGATTGAAACTTGCTGCATTGAAAGCATATTGCAATGCTGCTTTCTTGGTAGGTATTCTTCCTTTCATCAATTCAAATACATGCTCCAAGAAATCATCTGATATACTATTTGTTGCAAGGTCTTTTACTATCTTTGCAATAGATGTTGGAATTGATGGAATAAGTAAGTCTTTTTCTTTTGGCCATTTGTCACTTTCATGGTCAAATGAGAACTTACTATCTGCAATTCCTTTGAATATCATCATTATAGGAGTATTGATTCCTGCTGTTGAATTGAATTTCTTAACTCCTTCTAACCACGCCTTCTTTTCTTTTTCAGTATGAAGGCTTGTATAAAATGTATATCCATCACGGATAGGAATATTATCAATATATTCTACATAGTGATATGCACTGTCATCTCTTTTCTTATCAATATCAAATCTTATAGAGTTATTGTCTTCATACCAATACTGCACAGCTTCCCAGAAAGCTGCACGATATTCAAACTCATCATCTTTGAAACTCTCATAAGATGTCCATCCTGTCTTTTCTTCAGCAGTTCCTTCTGTCATGGCAAAGTGATAAAACAAAGTAGGTGATGGAGACAATAAATCTTCACCTACTTCTTCACCATTTCTACGTACATCATCTATGTAGTATTTGATTTTACTCACTTAATATACAGTCAATATTTTCTTTTTTAACTACAGTCTTCAAACACCAATAAGCATCAGTCAAGTCATCAACACAATGGATATAAGCAGTCTTCTTTCTTAATATCTCATTATGCCCCCAGATTGTGTGAATGAATAGATGAAGGTCATTGTCTTCTTTACCAAGAGCGGCAATCATATCTTCCTTTCCCATTCCTTTCTTAGCACAGCCTGCAGTTGATTTGATAGTTATTGGTGAGTATGTCTTGAACTTCTTGAATCCATTGTCTATCAATTCTTTCATCAAGATATATTTGTAACCTGACAAATCAAGTGCAGCATCGCCTTTAGCAGCGAATGCAAATCCTTCATTAGCGATTATAACATCCTCAATGTTATAATCGTATGGTTCTAATATCTCTAATATGTCATGTACAATAAACTTTGCAAGGTTAGAAGCTCTTGAAACATGTTCAAGTATCAGCTGGCTTTCATCAAGAGATTTGTCTTTGATGGGCTCTAACCCTCTGTCTATTACAATAACATCACAAGATGTCAATTTCTGATTGGTCACATTATCATTTTTAAGCGGCCAAGTATAAAAACTTATTTTGTTTTCAATCAAACAACACATTGCTGGTTTGTTCATTGAAAAGTCAAATGCAAATATTGGAGGATGTTTCATGGTGATATAATTATCCTTTTATTATCTATCGCTTAAAATTCAAACCGAGACTTTTTAGATAGAATTTGTAATGATAAATATTAAAATGAAAATAAATTGAATTTTATGTCATACGTAGAATTGAAACATTTGAACGAAGAAGGTCCTGTAGATTTGGCTGCATACACTGCTGCTGAATTTGCAAAGCAAGGAATCAAGAGCGTTCCAGGATACGGAAATGTTAGCATAGATGTAAATGATAACGGATTCTTTATTCATCCTGCAGACAAACTTCCAGGTGGCCTTCTCGGAAGATTGCAGACTGCATGGGCAGAATCAGGACATGACGTCAATGCATTTTATAATAGTGATATTGATGGAGAATCAGTTAAAAGTATTTTAGGACAAATGCCATCTCAACAGGCTTTTGGAGTTGGTGCAAAGTTAGAGGGATTCCCAGAGGGAACAGCAATTCCTTGTAAAGCATGGACAGGACATGGTTATAAAGCTATTAAATACCTTCCACATAATGCAGAAGCAGTTTCAACTGGTACTGCAGGAGCTCCTGCTCCTACAACTACTCCAGTAGATGCTGGTCCAGAAAAGATAGGAGCAATTGATGGAACTTACAATGGTCCTGTTAATGATTGGTGGAAATTCTTTACTGACCCTAAGTTCTTGATGGGTACAGCAGCAGTTGCAGGTATTATTGCTTTGCTTAAGACTCTTCACAACAGCATTAAGATAAGATTTAGAAAGTGTGCTAAGGTTCTTTATAGAATGCAGAAAGATTTTGGTGGAGCAGAGAATGGAATGGATATGAAAGCTGTTCTTCCTGGTGTAGGTTCAAGAATCATGGACTGGTTTGCAATGCTTTGGGGTAAGAAGACAGGACAAGGAAAGAATAAAGGAGCTCTTGGTCTTAGACCATTCGTTGACAATTATAGAAATGAAATTGCAGCTGATTATGACCAAGCAGTAAGGTCATATAATATGATTGCAAGTTACAAATATGAAGAACATCCAGATTCATCTACATCAGGTGCATTAAATAACTTTGAGAAGCCTACTGCTCCTGAAAGCCCTGCTACAGAATCAGTTAATGTAGATACAAAGGTATATGAATCATTTGAAGATGCGTTGAAGACTACTACACTTAATGAAGGTCAACAAGTTAATGAAGCACTTGGAACTATTTTTGCAGCAGGTTCATTAGCATTGACAGGAATAAGAATGTTCAAGGGACAATTCCGTATGAAAACCAAAGATGAAAACGGTCAATACACTGAAAAGAGTGTTGCTGTTACTCCTAAGTCAACAAGAGAAATCTGCTATGCTATTCTCAATATGTATTATGGAAAGTACTTCAATCTTGAAAAAGTATTCAATAAGATGGGTATAGATGATTTTGCAGATGTTGATTCTTCAAATGTTGATAAATTCCAACAAATTGCAAACAGAATGGCTGAAACTTCAGAAGGAGATTCAAATACCAAGAACGTTAAGATGTATGCAAGAGTCAGAAAAAATTATGATTTGATGGTTGGTTCATACATAAAAATAGGACGTGGAGTAGTAGACAATTTCAAGAAATATACAAGAAAGAAAAAACAAGATAAAGGAAAGGACCTTGGTGAAAAAGATGCTAATCTTCTTAATGCAGCATATGAAAAACTTAATGCAGAACTTGAAAGACAGAAAGATGCATATGAGAACAATTTCCCAAGAGTATTGAATGCTATTACTTCTTCACCTGAATATGCTAAGTTTACTGATTTGGTTATTAAGAAAGTCATTCCTTTGTTCAAGACAGGTCTTGCAGGTGATGCTGATTATGTATTGGATGCACTTCCTAGAGTAGGTGATTTCTTCGTAGTAAGACAGACTGGAAATCAAGATAGCCTTGGCACAAAAGATACAGCAAAAGGAAATGTTGCAATTGTTAGAGTTCTTGATGTTAAGAAAGAAGGTCAAGAAGGACAGCAAAAAGTATCTATTTCATTTGCAAGAACAGCTCTTCTTAAGTCAGCAAAAGATGTAAAAAAGATAGTTCGTGACAATCGTTTAGTATATGATTTAAGCAATCTTGCACCAGAGAATATAGATAGAACTGCATTCTCAAATGTAAGAGGAAAGGAAGCAGACCGTTCAGAAGGTGGAGATTCAATTACACTTCCTTATGGAAAATGGATTGCTCTTGACCCAAGAGAAGTAGTCAATGTTCCTGGTGATGATAGAGACCCTGAAGATATGAAGAGAACTAAACTCTATAGAAGAGAGTTTAATGTCAATGGAAAGGATATTGTTGAATACGCATTTGGTGAATCACTTGTTTCAGAGAGTGTTGCAGGTGCTTCAACACAAGAATTTGCAGAGGATGTAAATCTTTCAGAAGCAGGTGTTAAATTTAAATTCACTTCAGAAAAGGGAGAAGAAAGCAAGGGTGAAGAAGACCCTATGAATAAGGATGCTAATATAAGAAATATTGTTTGCGTCAATATAAGCAAAGAACAAGAAGAAAATCTTCTTTCAGGTAATATACAGCAACTTCAATTCACTGGTTCATACATTGAATTAGAAAATGCATGTACTGCTTTGAAACTTGGTGAGATACTTACCAATCCTAAGAACTTTAATCCTAATCCTGGATTTGAAATGTTGTCAGGAAAAGTTAAAGAGAAAGACACAATTGCAAATCTTATTAGACAGCAAAAGGGTTATACCCATGTATCACATCAGAAGGCTGCTAATGTAGAAGATATTGCTCCTATTCTCAATAAGATAGAGACAAGACAGACTACAACTGAAAAGATTACTGATGCTATTCCTGCTATTGCAGAAGATATTAAACAAATCAATGCTGCTGTTGAACGTGTAAGGGAAAATGCAGTATTTACTCCTGACAGTAATCCAGAAGCTAAAGGATTGAAGATTCCTTATTCTCCTAGTGGAACAGAAAATGATAGTACAGGTTTGTCACAGCAAGTAAGTAATATTCAGTTTAAAGCAGGTAGTGTAACAGCATTCCATAGCGGATCTATGACATACACCTGTAAAGATATAACAGATATGAACAATAATCCTGTAAATATAATCATTGAAATAGATTTGTATATTAAGAAAGGTGAAGATGGTAAACCAAGAATGTTAAGTGGAAAAGAATTCCAAGATTCATGGACTGCTAATTTGCCACAAAAGAACGATAAAAGTAAATATACAATTAAAGATTATCTTGCTAAAGATGGTGACCAATTCTTTGCAAATAATGGAATTGCATTTAGATTAGGTTGGATTAATCACAATGATACAAAGGGAATTACTCTTGCACAAGATCCTAGATTCTCTAAGTGGGAAGATATTGCATCAGGTAAAGAAGCAGAAGCATTAAATGAATTGGTTCAGAAGTTCTCTGAATATCTTAAGTATGAACCAGGCAGAGGTGGAGATGCAGGTAAGAAACAGGAACAACCAATAGATGCAAGTACACAAACTACATCAGTAAGTACTTCATTCAACATTACTTACAGTGATATGTTCAACCTTGCAGAATCATTCATGGGAACCTTGTCATATCTCAATGTTCATAGATTCATCAAGCCTGAACAGAAGACTAAGGAACAATTCTATGTTCTTTCAGAGAATGCTTGGGGTGACGGAGTAACAATCAATCCTGTAGCAAAGCTTAATGAGTTCGTTGATAACACTCTTAAGAATTGTAAAGAGTACAATGATTTCACTAGACTTGCAAAATCTTCTGTATCAATCAACTTTATGCCTATAACAGAGGATTGTTCTTACAAGACTGTACTTCCTTACAATAGATATAAGATGCTTACTGAAGTTAATCCTTTATATGAAGCAACAGTTATCTTGTCATTCGATATGTTTGGTAATGTAGATAAAGTTATCAACAAGGGTGTAACTAAAATTTGCAAATAATACAAATGAGAAAAGAAAAATTATATGAAGGTCGTATGGGAGGGTTCACCAATCCATTTGATGATTTGGATGATGATGTAAAAATATCTGATAACATTGAAGTTGACGGTGACCCTTCAGACCCTATCTATAAACAATATCAAAAAACTAAGCTTCCTATAAAAGGAGTTAAGCTTTGGAATACTAATACTCCTAACAAAGTTATATTTAAGAATGATAGGATGTATGCAGGCCAATACTTTGAAGCAGGTGACACTGTTGAAATTGCACCAATCAAGGTTATGACTGATGAAGATATGTATTCAAAGAGCATTAGAGATTTTGCATTTGTCATAGATAAGGGAAAAGGATTGTATGCACTTCCACTTGGTTATGCAGTATGTTATAGGAACTCTAAAGAAAGCGGAATTCCTGGTAATATAGATTATGAATTTGATTTTGATAGCCGCTCTATTAAACTCTATGCAATAACTAGAATAAAGAAGGGAGCTGAATTGATAATTGATGCAGCAGAAGAAGATTTCGGAAATGAGATAAAGCCAGGACAATTCCAGTATGACCAAGGACCAGAACCTATTTATAGTGTAAGCAATATTAAGATAGTTTAAACGAGAGAAATTGATTGATTTTAACTTTAATAAATATAAAAAATAAGAATACAGCTAAATAATATGAAATCATTTAGTACTGCATATTATACAAGTAGAAGAGAGACCAAAGCAGAGAGAGAAGATATGATTGAACAAGAGCATATCAAGATTATCACTGCTATGAAACACGAATTTGGTATCAACAATTTTGGTACTTTGTCAGAGGCAGAGAGGAAGTCTTATAAGTCTATGCTTAATGAGATGTGGACTCGTGAAAATGGTCTCACAGAAAAGGGAGTTAAGTTCTTGACAGAAGCAGCTGCTCCTCTTACAAAGGATTCTACTCCTGAGCAGATTGAAAAACAGTTTAAGAAAGAAGTAAAAGCTAATTTGATTGCTCTTGTTGCTACCTTAAATTCAGATACTCCTAATTTCGCTGCAGCTGTTAAGGCAAAGAAAGGAATTGAAGAACAGATTGGCCATAAGATTTCAAGCAAAGACTGCAAGAAATGGATGTATGAAGTTATGGCAAAATATCTTGAGGACAAGATTCGCGGATTCAAATTTTAATATAGGAGATTAGGTTATGGCAAAGTTTAATAAAGATACATTTTTGAATGAGATTACTGGTAAGGTACAATCAGCAATTGATAAGAACCTTATCACTAAAGAAGATATTCAAAAGGAAGATATTGAAAGACTCCACGGATTCATTCAATATGAATTGCTTGAATATATTGAGGATAGAAAGTTTGCAATTGATGTCTTGAAAGATTTCAATTATGATGAGAAGACAGATTGGGATAAGTTGCAGGAGCAGTTCGGTAAATTCAAGTCATTAATGGATATTGCTCTTGTCAATCTTTGGAGATTCCTTGATGCAGAAGGTTGCACAAGATATTCTTATTACAACCATACTAATTTTGCAGAAGATACTCCTATGCTTGATATGGTCCATCATTTAGAAGACAATCCTCCTTATGAAGATGGTGAGACAGATTACCCAGGACAAGGATATACAAATCCTCCTAGAAGGAAAATCCACGTCCGCCATGATGAGGAAGACTAAAAATGAAATGACAATGATATTTAAAGAGAGATAATTATCTCTCTTTTTTATTTTATAATGCTTTATTTGTGTGATAAATATTAAAATGAAAATAAAAATAAACGAGAGATGGCTAATAATTTAATGATATGTTCTAATGCTAAAAACTCATTGCATTTGAACGAATCAGAAAATACAGGCCAAAGATATATTCTTGAAGGAACTTTTGCTGAGTTGGATAAGCTTAACAGAAACCAAAGAATATATACCAAAGGTGAGTATTTGAAACACTTAGCATATTTAAGAAATGACATCAAATCAGGTGAGCCTCTTCTTGGTGAATTGGACCATCCTGATGACAGGTTTGAAGTTAAGCTTAAGGAAGCCTCTCATAGAATCATTGACCTCTGGTATGATGAGTCTGACAATACTGTAAAGGGAAAGATTGAATTGCTTGATACTCCTAATGGTAAACTTGCAAAGTCAATTGTTGACCAAGGTATTCCTCTTCATATTTCAAGTAGAGCAGCAGGTAGTGTAAACTCTGACAATACTGTATCAATACAACAAATATATACTTATGACCTTGTTTGTAAGCCAGGATTTGCAGGTGCTGTTCTTCATAGAGTAAATGAATCTGCAGATGCTCCTAAGTATTCTGATGCAGTTAAGAATTTTTTGAATGCTTCTTTAAAGGCAGAATCAATGAATGCTGCACCTCAGTACGGATTTGTGAATGAAGATATGAATGTATCTGAAATCAAAGCTCCTGCTACTTTGAGGACTGAAGCAAAAAACATACAAATAAATAATCAAATAGAAGTTAATGTAAATGATATGAGTAAGCCTCTTTTAGAAACTACCAATCCTGATTCTACTATCGGCAAGCCTCTTGATATAAGTGGAAACGGTGCAGCAGCACTCGGTATTCCTACTGCAGATGATTTGCAGCAAAAGGAATCAGATGATTCTTCTGACGAAGATAAGAAGAAAAAAGAAGACGTATCTGACAATGCGCCTGAAGCTAATGAAAAGCCTGCAGATTCTTCTGAGAAGTCTGACGATAAGAAAGATGACGATAAGGAAGAAAAGGAGGATAAAAATGAAGAGGACGGCGGTGATGCATCTGAAAGTGATGACAAGGACGACAAAGAAGATGACAAGAAAGAAGTCGAACGCTTGAATGACGATGAGGATGAACCCGAAGTCAAAGATGATGAGAACAAAGAAGAAAAAGAAGATGATGATTCAGAAGACAAAGATGATGATTCTTCAGATGATGAAGGTTCAGAAGATGGTGAATCAAAGTCTGACGGTGTAGAGATTATAGAAGTTGAAGCAGAGTTTGAGGATGGAGACAAAGACGATATGATTAAAGATGTCGAGCCTTCATTTGATGACGATGATGACGAAGAAAAGTCTGATGAAGACGGAGAAGGTGAAGCTGCAGAACAGGAAGATGGAGAACCTGAAGCAGAGCCTGAGGATTCAAAGGACGAAGCAGTTGAAAGAACTGTTGATGCAGAAGATGATGAGAAATCAAAGAAGGATGCTGAAGAAGAGGAGAAGAAAGCTGAGGAAGCTAAAGAACTTGCTGATGAAGCATCTGACGATATCAAAGATAGAAAAGAGACCATTATGGATAAGCTCGACAAGCTTATGGATGCTATAGAAAAGAAAAGTAGTGATAAAGCTGAAGCAAAGAACGAGTCAATCATTATGGCACAATATCCAATTTCAATGAAGATGAATGAGTCTAACTTCAAAGAGTTTGCAAAATTGGAAGATGTACAAAAAAGTAAAGTAACAGCCTACTTGCATGACAACGGAATGTATGACAGTGAATCAATCAATGAGAATTGGAAGAAGGGAATTGACTATGTCAATGAAACACCTGTATGGTTGAAGTATGCTCCTGAGAAATACAAAGCATTGTATGAGGCAGCAGCACCTGCAGTTAAGGAATCTCTTAAGAATATGGCTAACTACATTTTATTTGAAAATCAATATGATGTAAATGTATTCTGGGAGAATTCAGGTTTGCAGGAAATAGAAGAGAGACGTTTAGTCAATGAATCCTTCGTTAATAATTTGCCTAAAGTTGTCGCACAACCTGTTGAAACTAATTTACCATATTCAGCAGAGTATATCAAAATGATAACTGAAATGGCATGTGAGTATAGTAAGAAATATTAAAATTAAAGACAATTGCAAAACTCACAAAATGTTTGATAATAAATAATTCAAACAATCAAAAATCAAAAAGAAAAACTTTATTTAAATTATGGCACAAAATAAACAAAACATTGCACAGATCGTAGAGTCATGGGCACCTACCATTAAGACTCTTACTAACAATCGTGTAAATGAAGAGACTCCTGAGAAGCTTGCTTGGATGTGCGAATATGCACACAACCATACTATGGCTCTTAACGAGGAAGCTGTTGGTGGAGTTTCATTCCCTTATCAGACCCTTAACAACACTATGGGTATCGGTAACGCAGTTCCTGCATCATTCGCAGGACAGACCGCTGCTGACCAGATGAATCCTAAGGCATTTGGTTCTGGAGACAAGTGGCCTGCACTTCTTCCTATGGCACTTCAGGTAGCTGCTAGAACAATTGGTTTCGACCTTGTTAATACTGTTCCTTTCCAGGGACCTACCGGAGTTCTTCCATTCCTTGATTATGTATATGCAGGTTCAAAGGACGCTTACGGCGCAACTCCTGCAGTTGACGGTGCTACCGCAAATCCTCAGATTGGTGTAAACCACAGAGAGCCTGCTTACGAGCTTTACGATGCTCCTCACGCTTTCCGTTGCGTTCTTACTCCTGCTGACGGTGTAACCAAGAAAGAGTGCGTTGCTGCAATCGTTGAGGCATGCGACTCTTCAGTTGAGCCTTTCATCACTATCGGTGAAGATGCATCATTGAATGTTCAGTTCATTGGTCTTAGCCGTCTTAATGCACAGCCTATGTTCAAGGTTATGCCTGGTCAGGTTAACATTCCTCTTGGAAAGGTCTTTGGCCCTGAGGCAACTCTTGATGTAGACCTTGACGGTGTTGCATTCACCCTTTCAGCTCCTAGACTTATCTCAGCTCTTGAAGACCAGATTCAGGGATTCACCGGTGCTGGTAAGTATGATTCAGACCGTTGGAGTGGAACCTTCCAGGATCCTCATCACCTTTACGAGCCTATGGACCGTGCAACTGGTGAAATGCAGTATCCTCGTCAGTTGAACCTTAAGGTCTTCACCAAGTTCGTTACTGTCGGTACTCAGTCAATCGCAGTTGCTGTTACCCAGGAGCAGGTTCAGGATCTTCAGAAGCAGTGGGGTATTGATGTTCTTAAACTTGTTGAGAACGCAGCTATCAATGAACTCTCACAATCAATCAACAAGCACATCCTTTCAAGATTGTTTGCTCTTGGTTGGAAGAATCACGTCCAGGCATACGAGGCAGAAGGAATCAACCTTAACCTTGACCTTACCCGTGACGCTTCAGCAAATGTTTCATTCGTAACTTATGACGAGCAGGGTCAGTATGAGGCAGAGATGCCTATCGCAAAGCCTATCATCTACGGTGACTTTGAAAATACTGACACCATGTACAAGAAGATCGGTGTCAATATGCTTGCTGCAGGTAATGTTATCATGCAGAGAGGTCGTAGAGGTGCTGCTAACTTCGTTGTTACCAACTGGAAGGTTGCTACAATGTTGCAGAGCAATGCACAGTACGCATTCTCACCTATCGCTAACACCTTCAACCAGAACAACGGTTCACTTTATCCTGTTGGAACCATCGCAGGTTTGACTGTCTATGTTGATCCTTTGATGCACACTCAGGACACCAGAGTTCTTGTTGGTCGTAAGGGTGACAAGGAGGAGCCACAGGTTGTCTTCTGCCCTTACATCATGGCTGAGAGCGTACGTCTTATCACCGAAGGTACTGCAAGCCCTAAGGTTCTTGTCAAGAGCCGTTATGCTCTCGTTGATCTTGGATGGTACCCACAGCTAAATTACTTGACATTCTATGTCAAGACTCAGGAAGGTCTTGTTTAATCAAGATTGATTCATTCAAAATAAGAGGAGTTCGGAAGAGCTCCTCTTTTTGTATGTAAATATTTTAATCACTCACAATATTTACATATATTATTGTTATGGAAGTGCACAAAATTTATATAGGTAAAAACACTCCGGCTAACAATTATCCGGGTTTAATTTGGAGTCCTTTGGCAATAGAAAGGGTTTCAACAGAGATTCTTAAAAAATACTATAGCAAGGTAGCAGAAGTTTTTCAAACGAACACATCAAAAGAATCTCTTAAATCTCAATTAAGTGGTAGAGATGTAATAATAAGATATTTTGAAGGAGTAGAAAATGTAATTGATATGAAACTTCCTTATCAGAATTCTTCTATTTCTATCAAGGCAGACAGTATAAATCAGAAAAAGGGTATTCACAACAAATACTTAGGAGCAATTTATCTTGGTGCAGACAAGAAATACTATTTAGTAATATCTTCTTGGTGTAAAATTGTTCAACCACAATATATTGAACTTCATCCAAAAAAGGATTCATTGAGAACAATTTCACTCAGTGCAATGATTAACAACCGTAAAGAAGCTTTTTACGTAGATGATGATATTGCAAACAACTACCAAAAGATGCTTGATATCTATTTGGATAAGATTCTTAAGAAATGTAAGAACAAATCGATGAAAGAGTGTGCTAAGATTGTCGTCAATGAAATGAAGAAGGTATACAAAGAAGTTTACAATGAGATTCCAGTTGTAGTTATTGTTGATGAACAAACAGGAGAGGAAGAAGAAATTTGGCCAGATATGAGTGATTCATCTATTGAATTGTTCTAAAGAAATATGAGTAAGAACTACTGCAAAATAGCCCGCAAGTGGTGTAAATTCTTGGACAAGAATATGAATTGCAATTATGTAAATCGTTCTTGTCCAAAGAATCTTAAGATTAAGAGCATTGACAAACTTAGGTTATGTCCTCGTCTTGCAGAGATTGAGACTGTTAGATTCTCTCAGCTTCTTCATTATGCCAGCTTTGATATAGTATTTGAGACTCTTCTTAAATGGTACCCTGACCAAAAGGAGAACAAAGAGGGGTATGAAAAGGTGTTTGACTATCTTCTTACACTGAAACCGAAACCTCACAAGATTGGTGATTTGTATATCTCTGTTGAAAAGTGGGAGGACGACGGCGAAACAGGTCTCGATGTCACTGGTGTAGATATCCGATATCCTGAAGGCAAGCGTCCAAGTTATGCAATCGAGTTCATGCCTTGGATTGATTGGATTTCTATGTTCATTGATGACAACACTATGAAAAATATACCAGGTTATGATATCGTTGCAGCTTGTCTATATGAGATGACGTGGTTCGGATTTGAAGAGAAGGATATACAGAACAGAAAAGATAAGATGATTAGGAGTGTTCAAAAGAGCATGGAAGACTTGAAGGAGAAGAAATAACTTCTCCTTTATTTTTGGTATTCAAACAATATTCATATATTTGATAAACCAAAACATAACTAGCAATGAGTAAAGAGAAACCTAAGTTCCTGGAATCTGTTCCTAAGAATTCAACGATGTACTTGGTATATTCTTACAAAATGGAGGAAGCTACTTATCTTGGATATTCTGTCAATAAAAGAACTGAAGAGTGGTGTGAATGGCCGACTGTCGGTTGCCAACGGTACACGGTCAGAGATTTTGTTATTAAGTTCAAGGACAATAACGGAAAGAAGTTCGAACTTGTCTGCAACAGCAATGACAATCTTTATAGCAATAATCCTCGTGACAAGTGGGATAACAACGAACATCAGACAAGGGAAGTTTACTTTACAAGTGATGTGAACTTGCTTGCTGCTTATATTAAAGATAGCGGTATCATTGATAAAGTTCAGAACCGCATCAACAATCTTGAAGAAGAAATAAAGAGCCTTATGGCTTACAGTGATATTCTTAAAACATATTAATATGACACCTGAAGAGATTAAAGACATTCAAACTGTTCTTGACAATGCCAAGAAATTACAGGCAGAATTAGATGAGAGGAATCGATGCCTCGAGTTCCTGTTTAATGAGTACAAGACCAACAAGCGTTGGTTCCGTGAAGAACCAGGAAAGGTTACAGCAGAAGATATTATCAAGGCAGCCTTCGATTTTGGTTGGAGTTCCCGCCACAATTTTGATTATAGCAACAAGTAATTATGAAATTTTTCAATTGGTTCTCAGCTATTATAGCATTAGTTTTTATTTGGGGATGTGCTCATAGTATATTTTTCAACTACAGTGCAGGTCAGTTTGGGTTTGCTGCATTGGATGTTGTCAGTCTTGTTATTTGGGTGTACATCTTTTTCAGTTCATCTTTTGCTATTGAGAGAATGAACAGGGAAGAAGAGAAAAAAGAAAAAGAGAAAAATGAAAAATAGTACACATATTTTTATCTGTGCAGGAATAGTCTTTGTTATCGGATTAGTTGACTTTGTAGTTGACAATGTGATTGCAGGATGGATTGTTACTGGGTTAGGTGTAATTGATCTTATCTTTGGATTTCTTGCACTTAGAAACGAAAAGAAATTAAAAGACTAGTATGACTCAAGAAGAGAAGATGATGATTGCTAAAATCATCAGGAGAGAGACAGGGTGTGGGTTGATGACTGCATCTAAAGCAGTTGATAACTTGATATATGCACTCAAGCATCAACCTCATATTGTACTAGATAATCCATATAAACTTAAAATGACTTGGGAACAATGTTGAATAAATAAAGAGTATGAAGAAGATTTTTATTTTGATTTGCACTTTAATGTGTTTTACTATGGCATCTGCTAAGAGCTATATGATTTCAGCAGAAGGTATTAAGATGATTAAGGACTTTGAGAAATGTGTATTGACTGCATACCCAGATGCAGGAAGTTGGAGCATCGGTTATGGCCATCACACTTCAGAAGTTTATGAAGGTATGAAGATTACACAGGCCCAAGCAGACAAATATTTTGAATCTGATATTAAGAAATGTGCAGGTTCAGTGAAGAGATTGTTGTCTGCTCTTCCGTATGAGTATGAATTTAGTCAAGGATTCATTGATGGAATGTTCTCACTTGTTTATAATTGTGGTGAAGGTGGTGTCAAGCGTTCTGTGTTCTATCAACGGTTGATGAATTGCAGAGTAGTTGATGGAGTTATGGATGAATCTGATTTCAATTTCACTGTAGCTGGTGTCAAACTTACACAGGCAAAAACAAAGCATCACATTGAAAGGAGACACAAAGAACACTTGATGATGTTAAGCTAATTTGTATAACTGCCTCTTAATAAATAATTAAATTAACTTTATTAAGATGGCAATTACATTACCTAAAGTTAGAGGTTATCAAGATACTCCAAAGAAAAAACGTCCTGGAGTACATTCAAAGAAAAGAACTTCTAGTCTTAAGCAGTCTAAACATTATGTAAAGAAATACAGAGGACAAGGAAGATAATATAGAGATAACCAATTGTGATAGCATGCTAGAGATAGCATGCTATTCTTGTATAGATAAATAATTAAATAATAAATGTTTTAATTAGGCAATGCTTGTAATCAATCTTAAAGTTGACTCTCACAGGACTCTTGATGATGTCAATACTCCATCTGAGGGAGGAGTTTATGGTGCATCTCGTAAAAGAAGTTCTGTTAAGAGTGATGAAGAGATACTCGAAGCTCCTAAGAAGACTGTCCTTACAGAAGAACAAGAAAAGTATTTGCATATCTATGAGACAGAACATGACAAATACTTCGGTTCAGCAAAGAAACCTAAGGACAAGACTGAAGTAAGAATATATGTATCATCAACAAAGGAAGAAGAAAAGAAAGAAGGATTCTTCAAATCTTTGTTCAAGCATAAAGATGAGGTTCCTGTTGATGAGGTTGCTCCTGAAGAAGTACTTGATGTTGTTCCTGCAACAAAATTTAAAGCCTCTCCAAAGGAAGATATGCCTCAGAGGGAGGAACCTATTGTTGAAACTCCTGTTGAAGTAGAAGAAACACTTGAGAAACCTGAAGATGATATTGAAGTTGTTGTCGGAAGAATAGAAGAAGCTGTCGAGAAGCTTCCAAAAGAAGAGAAGAAGAACTGGTTTAAGAGATTACTTGCAGCAATCAAAGCATTTATTCAAAGACTGTTTAGAAAAAAGAAGAAAGAGGAAGAGAAATGAGTTTACCGAAAACATTAGTTCTTGATATAGCAAAGAATCCTCACTTAATACAGGACTCTATCGGAGTAGATCCTGGTCAGAGTGCTGCAGAGGTAGACGAACGCATTGATGCGAAGCTTGTAGACTATGTTAAGATTGCTGACATAGTCAATAATCTTATCACTGAGAATCCGAACAAGCCTTTGTCTGCAGCTCAAGGAGTAGAATTGAAAGCACAAATTGATGCATTGAAAGCAGATATAACTAAGATAGTAGTTGAAGGAATGGGAATTGCAGCTGGATTGGGTGTGAAGGTTACAGTTGAAAATGCTACTACACTTATTCATATTGATATTGATGAAGACTCTCCTCTTGCTTTTGATGAGAACAATAAGCTCACATTGCAGTGGAATGAAAATGAATAAAAATAAATATAAAAATTAAAACAACAATAACTAACTATGGCTAATACTAAATTAGGATTTAAGAAAAGTAATTCTTTTAGTTCATATGTAGAAGGTGAAATTTACTTTGAGACCAGTACCCATTTGCTTAAGGTCGGTTTAGCTGGAAATACTTATGAAGTTTATTCAGGTGTCCGTTCAGCAGCATGGGATTCTACTAATAAGAAACTTACTATCGTCAATCAAGCAGGTGATAACATTGAATTGGACTTCTCAGATGTTGCTAGTGCATCTGGTGTTACCTCTCTTCTTGCTCCACTTAGAGATGATATTAACAAGAAGTTGGATGCTCCTACTACTTCAGGTACTGCAGGACAGGTTCTTCAATTAGATTCAAATGGTAATACTGTTTGGTACTCTATTCCTGCTGCAACTGATTATACAGTAACAATGGATTCTTCTACTTCAGGACTTGATGCAGGTATATTGAAGAGATACACTATCAAGCAAGGTGCTTCAGGTTCACAGACAACCATTGGCACAATTGATATTCCTAAAGACCTTGTTGTTACAAGCGGTTCTGTTGTAACTGGTTCATGGTCAGGAAATACCTTCACAGAAGATTCTACACAACCAGGTTCAGGTACTGGCAAGGCTGTCAAGCTTACAATTGCTAATCAGACTGCTCCTGTTTATATCAATGTTGCTGACCTTGTAGATGTTTATACTGCACAGCAGAATGCAACACAAGTACAGCTTGCAATTAGTAGCTCTAATGAGATTTCTGCCACAATTGTAGACGGCGCTGTATCAACTTCTAAACTTGATTCATCAGTACAGACTGCTCTTGGTAAAGCTAATTCAGCTCTTCAGAAAGCAGACATCACAGAAGGTACTGATAATGGTACAATCAATGTAAAAGGAACAGATGTTTCTGTTCATGGTCTTGGTTCAGCTGCTTACTTGGATGCAACATCAATTGTTCAGACTGTTGCAGAAGGAACAGGCAACGGAACAATCAAGGTTAATGGAACAGATGTTTCTGTTCACGGTCTTGGCTCAGCTGCTTATGAAGCATCTACTGCATTCGCTACAGCAGCTCAAGGTCAGAAGGCAGATACAGCTATTCAGAGTGTAAGTGGTGAGACTGCTGTTGCAGATTCAAGCTATGTTTCAATCTCTGTTGAAGCATCTACTAACAATACTACCAAGGCTGTCACTTTGACTTCACATGCAAATGTAACGACACATGATGTAAGCACTGCAACGGCATCTGCTGACGGTCTTGCTACTGCATATGATGTAAAACAATATGTTGCTAACGCTCACGAGTGGTTGCAATTCGATTAATTTTTGAATTATGAAAGTAAAAGAGGGACAAATATTCCAATCAATCGGTGAAGCTTGGACTGCATGGATACCAGACGGAATGACAATTAGAATTTACATTTCGCCTGACGGCAAGGAAGAACACTTTGGAGAGATAGGAGAACTATCAGAAATATCTGGTCCAAATGTTTTCCAATGCATGGGATATAATCCTCGTTCATTTTTCAAGATTACTGGTATCGGAAGCAATTCATATATAGACGTTCTCGTCTAAACGCTGAGACAATATATTTCAAATGAATGCGGTTTTTCTTCGGGAAGACCGCATTAGTTTGTTTACCGATAAATAAATTATATAGAATAAATATGTGAATTATGAAGATAGATTTCGTTAAAACCTTAGCTGCATCTGGTCCGTATGTTCCAGGAACAGTATACTTTGAAGAGACTACAAGCTTGATAAAGGTAGCTACAGAGACTAACAAGTATAGAGTCTTCGGAGGTGTCAGGTCTGCAGAATATGATTCAGCTACAAATACACTCACAATACAGAATGGAAATGGTGAGGAAGTTTATATTGATTTTTCTACATATACTCCAAATAATGCAACAATAACTATCCAAAAGAATGGAACTACAGTAGGAACATTTACTGTTAATCAATCAACTGATGCATCAATCAATATTCAAGTTAATGAGTTACCTGCAGTGACAGCATCAGACAACGGTAAGATACTCAGAGTCGTCAATGGTGCTTGGGCTGCAGACACAGCCGTTACAGTATACTCAGGAAGCAGTGAACCAAGTAGTTCACAAGGAATAAACGGAGATATTTATATTCAATCATAATAAGAGAGGAGTGATTTATGAGTAGACCGATTAATGAAAATAGGGAAGTAAGTTTTATTCCAACTGGTTATAGTGACAATACCTTTGATAGTAAGTACTATCAAAATCTTAATAATGGTTTGAACCCACATAACGGTACTAACAATTATGCAAGATTTAGGATGTATAGTACAAATTATCACATTTTCTATGATTTCTCTGTAACTGGTATTCCTGATTATGCTACTATAAATTCTGTAACTTGCCAGGTAAAGGGATATGTAAATAATGAATCTTATTATGCAACATTACGTTTATATTCTGGTGATACTGGAAAGGGAAGTGCATTTAGAGTTGAAGGTACATCTAATACGAATGTAGATACTTTAAGCGGCACATCAGTTGTAGGTACATGGACTGTTGAAGAATTATCTAATGCGAGGTTATATATAAACACTGGTAGAGGTAGAACTAACAGTCAGGCTGCTTATTACTATTTTTTTGGTGCGACACTTACAATAAGCTATAATATAAGTGGAACTGAATATGAAGTATCTGTAGAGAATATCTCATCTAATGTTACAACCGATCCGTCTACAAGTCAATATGTCTTTCAAGGTGAGACACAGCAGGTACATTTTTACAATATTGAATCATTAGATGATGTTGAGATATCTGACAATGATACTGATATTAAAAGCTTATTAGTTCATAATGCTCCCGGTGACCATGACATTAATTTGATTCCGAGTGAATTGGTCGACAGCAATGGAACTGTTTCAAATGTTTCTAACGGATTGACAGACCACACATCCAACACATATGCAGAATGTTTTGGACAAAGCTCAAATTTTCTATTGTATAAATTTGACACATCTTCTATATTATTGCCAGATGATGCACAAAACATTACGGTGTCTTGCTTAGCGAAAGTTGAACACACTCACGGAAGTACAGAATATGGATCTGTTCAATTATATCACGGAGCTAGTGAAAAAGGAAATTCATCTTCATTCAGAGCGGCGGAAGTCGTTGACATGGATTGTGGCACTTGGACAGTTGAAGAATTGAATGACATCAGAATAAGAATCGGAAATACTTATACTGGAGGAACTACAAGTTACCGTACAAGATTTTATGGTGCGACATTGACAATAACATATACTACTGCAGAAGACTCATATGTATATACAATTTCCAATATATCTGCAGACCATGAAATCTTAGTTGATGACGCTTTCACCGGCCCAAGATATCTTGTAACAGCAACATCGAATTATTCAGAAGCGACAATAACTCCTGATGAAAGAAATGTTCCTGAAGGAAGAAACATAACATTTACAATCACTATCAACAATTTGTATGAAATTGTAGTCACAGACAATGGTAGTGATGTCACAAACAGTCTTGTTGGTTCAAACGGCACTTACACTTATACTATAAGCACTGTCACCAGACCTCATACAGTTTTAGTAGATGAACAGCTGTCATATTCAATAACGACATCTTCAACTTATTCAGGAGCAACTGTTTCTGCACCAAGCAAAGTATATCTTGGACAAAATGCTACTGTTACAGTAACTGTTGATGATTTTTCTGTAATCAAAATCTTTGATGACGACACAGATATAACATCATCATTCACAGGTTCAGGAACGACATATACTTATACATTCACTAATGTACAAGCGAACCACAATATTTCTATAATCGAGAAAGGAAAGATTAATGTAACTTGTGTAAGCAATGTAGAAGGAGTGACATTGAATCCAAGTGGTGTGACTGCAGTGAATGAGAACAATTCATTCACAGTATCTATAGATGGTCAATTGACTTCTGACATGGTGCTGACGGACAATGGAGTGGATGTCACGTCACAGATAAGAACTGTACAAACGACATTGTCTGATTCTAAATCTACAGTTCTTGGCCAGTACACATTAGTTAGCGGAGGATTTAATACTGGAGAATCTTGGTTCTCAGGAAGGCCAGGAAATGGACACAATACAACAAATACGACAACAAGCAGTTATTATGCAAGTAGTTCAAGCAGCAATGCAATATTTACATATAAATTATCATTCAGCAATATTCCAAGTAATGCTGTCGTGACAAAGTTGTATGTTCTTGTCAACGCTCACCCAGAATCTACAACAAACAATTCTGAATATATGTGCTTCCAACTTAGGAGTGGAAATACAGAATTGTCTAATGAATTTAATTTCAAAGACACTGGTACTACATCAAATACTACACAGACCATTGAAGCGACGACACTTCCAACTATTTCTCAATTATCTAATTTAGTTCTTTACTGTCGTTTAGGTTATTACGGAGGTGCATTGAACGGTGCAACTTGTTATGTTGAGTATAATTATACTGATACTGTAACAGGTTATACGATTGCTTCAGTTACAGAGCCTCATGATATTGTATTGTCAAAAGTGTTCATTCCTGAAGATGAAGACCCAGAATTAGTATATCATTCATTGACAATATCAAGTATCAATGCTACTACGACTCCAGAAAGTGGAACTACAAGAGTAGTAGAAGGAACTACACAAACTATAACAATATATCCGTCAGATCCATTATTGACGTTAGCAACAGACAATGGAGTTGATATAACTGACTCATTAGTTCATCACGGACAAACAATACCAGATCCTGTAGTTTCTTCCGTATCGGGCGCAAGCTATGGGTTTACATTAAATAATTCAACAGGATATTATGTATCACAAAATGCTGGTCAAAATAATTCAGCGGCTCTTTGTAGAGTAACATTTAATCTACCAGTAAGATGTCTTATTACAATTCAATACATAAATTTTGCAGAAGCAAATTATGACTATGGTATATTTGGAAACATAGATACTGCTCTTGGAACAACATCAACTGCAGATACAAATGCTTATAGAGTTTTGTCTGCTTCATCAGACAATACTTCTACAGCAAAAACATTAACATATGAAATAGAATCTGGTTCTCATTTTATTGATATTAAATTTAGAAAAGATACTTATACAGGTGAGAATAATGATAATCTTCAATGGAAAATATTATCAATAGAACCTCTTGAAGCAAATGAATATTATGAATATACGATATCTAATATTAGTGATGACCATTCATTAGTGTTCATTTTCGGTGATGTTACATATTATTTCATAACTTCAACTGGAACAAGCTGCAAGTTATTCCCGGCAGGTTCTATGGTCCAACTTCCTGGTGATAATTATAAATTGACTATTGTTCCTGATAATATAAGTGATGACGTAACTATAACTGACAATAACAGTAATGTGACAGATGAGTTGCAAAGAGTTGAGACAGAAGTTACTAAAGACGGACAAACAATTACAGTAGTCAATTATGTATACAATATTTCAAATGTCCAAGAAACACATGACATAGTTGTCAGTTGTTTATCAAACAAATTGCTATACATTAAAATCAGTGGCAGCTGGATAGAAGCAAGGAGGGTATATGTAAAAACAAACGGCAGGTGGAGTGAAACACAAGATTATACTTCAGTATTCAGGCAGAATCAAATTTATGTAAGAGGTAGTTGATAAATATTAAAATATAACTTGATTGCTATGGCTGACTATCCAAAATGTTGTGAGAACAGAATACTTGCAGGTATTCCTGAAGATGCTTCAACTGCTAGAGAACTTAAGTACATGCTCCTTCAAGATGCTTCTCTTGGTCAATTGAGAATTGAAATTGAGGAGGTCAGAAATAAAGTTCTTCCTGTTTATGTAGCTCAATATGAGAACATAGGATTGTATTGATACACAATTATTTTTGAATAAAATGTTAAGAGAACCTGAACAAGGTTCTCTTTTCATATCAATATATGTGATTTATATTGTTTATGATATGTTTTTATGATCATAAACTTAAAATCTATGCCTTCATTTAGTACAGCATCTCGTTTGCGTAAGTTTATTTCTTTGTGGACGTTATATGTATATTCTGACTTAACTTCAATTACAAGATTTTTAGACTTGATGTAAATATCGGGGAAATATATATGTTTCAAGTTGTCTTTGTCTACATATATGATGTCTTTTCCTATTGCATCTTTGATATTCTTTCTTTCAACTACAATGTCTTCTTCTGAATATGTTTCTAACAACTTGTCAATTGCAAAGTTTTCATAACCTTGCACATATACCTGCTTACCTGATGGAAACGTATATGTTTTGTTTTTGATTGTCGATAATAACGGACCATACTTTTTCAATTTTGTTTGCAGGATCTTTTGTTTCGCTTCAGCTGAATGATGAAACTCTTGTCCATTATGGTTTCTCTTATATGACTCTTTACATATTTCCCCATAGTTGGGAAGGAGTTGAGGATATTCTACTCCTAATTTTTCTTTTGTTTTGTCTCTTGTATATTGAGAGTTGACAACGTATTCAGTGCCATATTTTTCTTTGCAGGTCTCTTTCCTGCGTTCTGCTATCTCTTTCCTTTGTTCTTCTAACATATGTTTATGAACATAAGAACATCTACACGAATGACTGCAAAATAAAAATGTTTTATAATTTGAATTGTTTGGATGAACAACGTGCTCAAATTCTTTTCCACACTCTTTACATACGAATTTTTCTATGTGCCAATTTGCTTTAGATTTTGCTTTTGCTCCATTATTACGAGCGGCATATAAAGGACCACATACTCCACATCTATTATTGTACCCCTTTGTTTTGCTTATATATGATGTCTTCTTTCCACAATCTGGACAATAATGAATTCCAAACAAATATGCATATATTTTTTCTGCAGCGTTTCCTTTATTTCCAAATATTGTAGGCACATCTAATTCAGTTCCTTTAAAAACTCTTTCAAGCTCTTCATTTATACCTTTTACTGTTTTGATTATATAATTTGCGGTTGATTTATTATCATATAATGCTTTTACTTCATTATATATTTCAATATTTTTGTCCATGCAATAAGTAATTAGTTTTAATATTTATTGCAATAGGCATATAAAATTTTTGTAAATTTTATTTAATTATGGGAAAGTTTTATAGTATTGATCCTGAATCATGTACACAAGATGAATTACTTGCTGCAATACAAGAGTGTAAAGATAAAGAAGACTATTATCATACTAATGAACAAAGTTGCAAGATACTGATTAATAGTATTTATGGCGCGATGGCCAACAAGTATTACTACAATTCAAATATTGCAATGGCAGAATCAATTACACTTCAAGGACAAGACTTGATTAAATATTCTGTCAGAGTAGTTAATAAGTATTTCAAAGAAATGTGGCCGACTGACATTGCTGCTCATCAAAAGATAGCAGAGTATATGTTGAAATGGCACAAAGACTTTGATGTGAATTCATTTATGTCTTATGCACAGAAGGGAGTTCCGTTTGGTGAGACACTTCAGATTTATGGTGATACTGATTCTGCTTATATTTCTTTGCAGCCGATTATAAATGCATGTCATATTCCTCTTGAATTTGAAACTGATTTCGTTCTTGCTATCAATGAAGGAGTATTGTCAACTTATCTTGAGAAAGCATTTGATGAATATGCTGCAGCTTATAACTGTCCAAAGAATCTTGAGAAGTTTGAACTTGAAAAGATTGCTCGTTCAGTAATCATGCTTGCGAAGAAGAAATATATCATGGATATTTCTTGGAAAGAGCCAAATGTTCATGTTGAACCTCTTCACTCTGTTGTCTATAAAGGAATTGAAGTTATTCAAGGTTCTACTCCTGATTTCTGCCGTGATTGTATGAAGGAGTTTATTAAGTTTATGCTGGGTAAGATTGCTGCAGGTATTAAACCTGAGTATATCGAAATTGTCAATAAGCTTAAAGAACTTAAGACAAAGTTCAGTATGCAGAATCCAAATGAGATTTCAAAATCATTTGCAATGTCTGATTATGAAAAATATGTTTATAATGACAAGCAAGTTCTTCAGTACAATCAGAATGTAACTGTTCCGATGCATGTAAGAGCAGCAGCGAATTACAATTATAAGCTTTATAATTCTGCAAAGAGATATAAGAGCAAGTATAAGATTGTTCACAAGGGTGATAAAGTAAAGTTCTATTATACTACTGACCCTCAGCCAAATGATGTGTTTGGATTCTTACCGAATGAATTCCCTATTGAGTTTGCCCCAAAGATGGATATTGATACTCAATTCGAGAAGATGGTTCTTGAACCTCTTAACAGAATTATTGAAGCAAGTGGTTATCCGAAAGTATCAGCTGCACTTACATTTAGTGCAGGATTGTGGTAATTAAATTAAAATTATTATATGGAAAATATTCTTAAAACATTGAATGATACTACTGTTATTCCTGCAGTGTTGTCATCAATAGAATCTAGGTCTGAATGCAGTCCTGTTTACAAAAACGGTATGAGTCCGTTGTTTGTTTCTCCAATGTTAAATATTATCAATGATGAGAACTTCCATTGTTTTCTTGAAAACAAAATCAATGTAGTTCTCCCACGTGATGATGAACGTAAGCCATTCCAAGAAAGATTTGACAGATGGAGAAAATATTGGAACAAAGTGTTTGTCGCATTAAGCCTCAATGAATTCAAATTTTGTTTTGATGATATGTTGGGTGTTAATGAAAAAGATATAGATGAACCAATATATGTTTGCATTGATATTGCAAACGGTCATATGAAGAAGCTCGTTGATATGTGTAAGAGTGCAAAGGATAAATACGGTGACAAACTTATTATTATGGCAGGTAATATCGCTAATCCTGAAACATATTACAAGTATGCAGAAGCTGGTATTGATTATGTCCGTTGTGGAATTGGAACAGGAAGCATATGCACAACATCAGCAAACAGCTCTATCCATTATCCAATGGCATCATTGATTGAAGGTTGTAAAGAAAGAAAAGATGTAGTAGAGAATTGGATTAATGATGATACATCTGAATGGAAATCTGTTCCAAAGATTATCGCCGACGGAGGATTCACTAACTTCGACCAGATTATCAAAGCTCTTGCATTAGGTGCTGATTACTGCATGTGTGGTAAATTGTTTGCACAGTGTATTGAAGCTTGTACCTCAATGATTGCAGACAAAGATTTCCAGTTACCATCTGAAAAAGATTTCTGGCCTGACCCTCCTAAGCATTCAACTGTTCGTAAGCCTTATGACAATGTTGATTTTGTTCTTGAGTTAATGGACAAAGGTTATAGTTTCCATAGAGACTATTACGGAATGTCAACCAAACGTGCACAGAAAGAAATGGGTGGTAAGGGAAACAAGACAGCAGAAGGAATTGCAATACAGATTAATGTTCATCATACTCTTGCAGGATGGATGGACAACTTCAACTCTTATTTGAAATCTGCTATGTCATATACTGATTTTAGAGAATTAGAAGATTTTGTCGGTGGTCCAGAATATAAATATATAAGCCCTAATTCATTCGTTGCGTACTTCAAATAGGCCGTTGTTTAGATGACCTAGGAGAGGATTTAAACTATACACTGATAAATTATATGTTAGCTCCTAATGAATTATATAAAACCAATTTGAATGAGATAGACCCAAATAAAGATATATTCGGGGTTCCTATAAATATTGGGTCAATAGTTATCTATCAACCGTTTAATGCTTGCACAGGAATGCATCTTGGAACTATAGTTGAAAAGGGAAAGTATCATTGGTATAAAATCAAGAAGCATGATGGTCATTGCATTGATAGGCACAATTATGAATTGGTAGTTTATCTTCCAATTCTTCTTAGAAATGAAAACCATGATGATAAAATATGAGAGGTGACAATGAAAGATATGCATACAAAGATAAGAAAACAGGAGAGTGGGTAACATCTACACATGATATTGATTGTGGAAAAGATGTTCTTGGAAGAGAATTGAAAATTGGAATGTACGTTATTTGGCAACCTTACTCTTCACATGATGGAATGCATATCGGAAAGATTGTTAATCGTCGTTCTACTAGAACAGAAGACAAATATACATTTGTAATACTTACAGAAGAAAAGAAAAGAATTGACAGGTTCGGGTGGGAATTAGTATCTTATCTCCCAGAAATGTTAAAGGACAAATTCAAATAAGAGAAATGAAACACTACACAAGTTACTATGCAAACTATAGTAACATTCCAAAAGATTATATGTGTATCGGAATATCACGAGTATGCCCCGATTGGTTGACTGGAAACATATCTAACTTCTCTTTTTTCAGGCACAATGTTCTTGCTCCGTCTGAATACTTATTGACACAATACAAAGCAGGTAAAGTATCTGAAGAGGAATATAAGAAAATCTATATTACTGAATTGCTTACTGCAATACAATCAGAATTTCATGAGAAAGATATTTCAACTTGGTTAGATAAGGTAGATAATTTCTATGCACATGAATGCAGCAATAAATGGGATGCGATAGTGTTTATGTGTTATGAATCCCCTCACCAATTCTGTCATAGGCATTTGCTTAGAAGATTATTGACAAATGTATATCATATTCCTTGTGAAGAATATGGTGTAAGGCCGACAGAAGTTTGGGGTGAAATCCCTAAAGTACAGGGAAGTAAAGAGTTGTTTTGATAAATAATAAAACAAAAATAAAACTATTCATTATGAATACACACAGATTGTATGAGGCTGTAGAGATTCCTGCTAAGGTGCGTGACATTCTTGTAGGAGCTTATTGCTATGGAGATGATGGCGAACCAGCAACTGTTACTAATGTTTATCCAGATGGTGAAAGCATTGCTGTTGATATTATGCAGGATGACGGAGTTCCTTATTACAGACTTGAGTTGAATACTTTTCTTGATAGTATTGAACTTGATGATGACGAGTATGATGTTGTTGACCAGTTCTTAGCAGACTTAGTAGATTCAGAAGTAATGTCTGAAAGCTTTGAACCAATTAAATCAAAGAATAAGAATGTTAAGAGAAAATTGATTCTTGAAGAAGATGCTATCGGTTCAGGAAAGTTCAACACTCACAAAGATTGGCATCATAAGAGATGATAAATGAAAATATTTTTGTTTATTATGGGGCAAGCTTCGGCTTGTCCTTTTCTTTTATGAATTATATAATTTATAATACTGTAACAACCAAATAAAGATAAATATTTAAATGATAGTAGTTTATAATAGAAGAGGTGGATGTCCCGGTTGTCCTCCTAAGAGATGAGCATTTCATTTTTTGCTTGTCCTGCTATCTGTATAAATATTAAAATGAAAAACAAATATAGCTATATATGAAAAAGATATTTAATTATCATACTGGCAAGTTAGTTGAAAGCCTTGAAACTCCTAAGAAAGCTTCTTTGAGTGAGCGTATGGGTGCAAGACCAGCCAAGAAAGACAGATTGTATGAGTCTGCATTTGATGATATTCTTGATTCACGCGAGCTTCATAATGAAAAGGAATTGGAAAATATTATCAAAAACGGCAGTGATGTTCCTATTTTGTTCTGGTATTATCCAGGAAACGCAATTGCAAACGCAGTACAGGATATTTGTGATGCAAATGATTTAGTTTGTGCATTTGTAGATTCACGTGAACTTATGTCTACAAGTATTGCAGGACTTACTGGTGTTGATGTTATCATTATTAATGAACTTACACGTTGTGGAAGACCTGTATTTGAAGAGACATTCAATGACATGGTAGATAAAGCAAATGAAGGAATTGCAGTAATTGGTCTTTGCAGAATTGATGCAGCTTACAATGAGATGTATGCTGGTGACTTGGGAACTTGTGACAATTATATTTACTCACCACAATATGACAGACAGTCACACTTTGTAGACCCTGACTATGATGACGAGGATGAAGCATACGAGTCAGTAACAGAGAAGTTTGCAAAGTACCGCAAGCTTTATGAAGGTGATGAGGAAGAAGGTGGAGATCCTTTTGCTGACTTATTTGATGCTCCTACAGAGGGTGGTGAAGATGGTGACAAGGAAGAAGAGCCTAAAGATGAGGAACCTAAGGATGAAGAACCTAAGGATGACGAAGGCGGAGAAGGAGACGAGGAAGATACTGAAGATGTTCCTATGACTGCAATCATCATTACAGTTGCTAAGGACGATGCAGAGAAGTGCAAGGACGAGATGGTTGAAGCAGGAATTCCTGAGGACGGAATTGAAATCCTTGACGGTGAAGATGATGATGAGAATGCAAAGCTCAGAGTTGATGCTGACCACGCTCTTGAATTAAAGGACTACCTTAAGGGTAAGGGAATTGACCTTGAAGAGAAGATTGGTGGTGAGATTGTTGATGACTCAGAAGAAGGTGAAGATGAAGAGAAGAAAGATGATGAAGAAGGTTCTGAGGACGAAGACAAGGATAAAGAAGACAAGGAAGACAAAGAAAAAGAAGGTGAAGGTGATGGAGATGACTTCGATGCAGAGTTCGGAGACCTTTTCGGAGATGAATAATAATAAATAATACTTTGAATAATTAACGGAAGACTAGTTCTTCCGTTTTTTATTTTATATGAAATTCGCTAAAATCGGCTACTTCAAAAAGATAAATATTAAAATGATAAACTAAATCAGCAAAAAATAAAATTAAACATAACGCTATGTCTGAATTAAAAATTAACTTCTCAGATTATAAATCATCTGGTGTTTATTTTCTTGAAATAGATAATTCTATCATACAGGCAAGTAGTACCTTCACTGCAAGATTGGCAGTAGGTTTCTGCGACAAGGGCCCGTACAACAGACCTATCTACATTTCAAGTACTGCAGATTGTGATGATTTGCTTGGAAAGGTTAATCGTAAACTTGAGAGAAAGGGTTGCTTCACCAATCGTTCAGTCCGTAACATGGTAGTTAAGGCTCCTCTTTATCTTATGAACCTTCTTCCTATTGACACTCAGTTGTCTACTAAGGAGCATAAGAATTTGGATACTGTTGGTTTGAATGCATTGTCACTTGACATGTCAGCTCCTAACCTTTCAGGTACAGGTTTGTTCGCAGATATGTTTGACCGTAGCAAATTCTGGGTAGCAGATGAGAATGCAATGATGAATTCTCTTTATGCAAATGTTGCCACAGAAGAAGCAGGAATGAATACTGATGAACTTCATTCACCTCTTTTCGGTGTAGGTAACTGTGGAACAAATGACATCTCTCTTATTGTTCGTAAGGCAGAAGAACTTGCAGGATATAATGTTACTTTCCGTGAGTGGTACGGTGGTGATGACCAAATTCCTTACAAGTGGATTAATCCTGATGACTATGTTCGTGATTACTTCATCCAAGTTATTGCAATCAAAGGAAACTGGAACTCAGACCAGTTCGAGACTTATGCAGCAGACCCTGTCTGGAGTGCATATTTTACTAAGGATGGTCTCAAGAAAGACAAACTCGGAAGATTCTTACATCTTGATTCTGTAACAGTTCTTGGTAACTGGACTGGATGTATTATCCCTAATTTCTATGACAAACAAAATAAGAACAAATCTATTGATTATGTAATCAATAAGACTTCTAACATCACTGGTTTGATGTTCGGTATGAACCAGAATGCACTTGATGCTCTTGCATACGGTGAATTGATGGCTCCTGAGATTGACAATGAAGGTCATGAGACTGGTGAATATTCAGGAACTGGTGAGTTCGGATACTACATTGATGCTGATGGTAACAATATGTATTTTGACAGCAAGGAAGCAGCTCCATTCAAGGTTGATATGATTGGTCATAGCTTTGTTCCTGATACTTCTGTAGAGTTTATGTCTTACAAACTCTCAGCAGACCAAACCGCTGATATGGCATTTGCAGTTGAAGGCGCAATCTTTGATGATTCACTTTCAAAGTTCTATGTAACTGCAGATAACCTTGAGTCAGCAGGTGATGGAAATGGTAAGGAAATTGCAGTTGGTGACTTCGTAAGAACAACTTCTGGATTCCTTGGAAGAATTGTTAGAAAGCAAGGTGGTACTGTTACCTATCCTAAGGTCGAGCATGAAACTGATGCTTCAACCGGTGAAATCACTGGTGGCCGTTATGAAAGAGATGCTAGCGGTAATATCATAATGGAAGAAGTTCCTGGTTTCGTATTCACTGTTTCAGGTGTTGTTGCACTTGGTGATGCTACTCACACTGTATACCAAGTAAGAAATGCAGCAGAAATTCCTGATGATGACAATTACGAATCAACTGATGCATATCAGGACTTCATGGTTCTTGGTGCAGACGGAACTGATGCAGATGACTTGCAGCCTACCGATGATGGTAGAAATGTTAAGGCTGGTATGATTACTGTATTCAAGCCTATCACTTCTATCTATGACACATTACAATTCATTCCTTTGAAGGGACTTAAGCTTACCAACCGTCATATGCCTGGTTACGATAAGGAAGGCAATATTGACATTGAAGCTGGTGTCAGAAAGATTTATGAAATGCTTGAAGACCCTGCAATCAAGAGAGGTTTGCTTAACAATGACCAGCTTGACTTCAGATATGTAGTCGATACAATGGCTGGCGGTATGGGTGAAGAGTGCGGAGGTAAGGTTTACCTTTCAAGACTTGCTCGTGACAAGCAGCACTGCACCGCTTTGATTAGCATTCCTTCAATGAGCGACTTCGCAAAATCAGATGCTCCTGTTTACTGCGATACTTTCGTACAGGGTAAGGAAGCTAAGAAATCTTTCAATGTAAAATACATTCCTACCGGTGGAAATCAGGATATGGTTTACAATCAGCAGTATGAGGAATTCACCACAATCACTGAAGAGAATGGTGCAAAGCATGCTGGATTGTTCACTCCTTATCTCAAGTATGCTGATGGAACAAGCACAATCCTTGTACCTCCTGCAGCAGATGTTTCTAACACCTTCATGAATAAATTCTTGGGCGGTGACCCTTACAAGACTGTTGCTAACACTAACGGTTATATTATCAACTCTAACATTGTCGGTCTTGAGTACTTGTTCGACCAGGTTGACCGTGATAGCCTTGAGCCTAATGGAATCAATCCTATAATCGTCAAGAACGGTAGCAACTACACTATCTACGGTGACAGAACTTCTTACCAGAGAATTGATTCTGACTTCAACTTCTTGCACGTAAGAGAGCTTCTTAATACTATTGAGATTAAGTGCTACGCAGTTCTTCAGGATTATGTATTTGGTTACAATATCCCTCAGACCCGTGCTGAAATCATCACAAGACTTTCACCTATTCTTCAGACTATGAAGGATGCTGGTGCTCTTGTAAGATTTGACATTGAGGTTGATGAAAACAACAACACTAAGGAAGTTATTGATAACAAGTTCTGTATCATCGATATCGGAGTATGGATTACCCAGAATATGGAGAAGATCGTTACCCGTTTGACTGTAAACAGATCTACAACCGCTTAATTTAACCAAATAGGTAACTGACCCCTTAGTGCTAAGGTTACCTTAAATATAAAAAGAAAAACAAAATTTTATTCAATATGAACGGAATACAGGATAAACCGAGTGTGGGATTGTCAGGATTATCACATTTTAGAACTTCTAGAGTTTCTATGTCAATGTGGGAGCCTATCTATCTTAACCTCTTCACCGTAGAATTTCAGCTTCCTGACGCAATCAATGAGGCATTGGGTTCTAATGTAGAGAACGATACTAACCTCGTTCTTGAAGGTGTAACAAAGGTTGGTGGATTGGATACTAACATCGTTCCTCCAGCAGGTACTGAGCAGCACTACAAATTTGCTTCACGTAGATTTGCAAACTCTGGTCCAGAAAGAACAACAATTGATGTTGAGCTTGAGTTTGAGATTAACCTTACAACTCCAGATCCAACTGGTTCAGACAGAACTCCTAGCTTGACTCAGCTTAAGGTCCTCCGTAAATGGAATGACTTAATCTATGACCCTCTTACTGGACGTATGGGACTTAAGGCAGAATATGTTGCTCCTTGGGTAAAGGTTACAATGCATGATAAAGCACATCAGCCATTCTGGCAGTGGACTCTTTATCACGTATGGCCAACAACCAACTTGACTGTTCCTAACCTTGAATACATGCAGAAGAACTCTGCTTACAAGGTATCAGGTTACAAGCTTGCTTGCGACTATTGGGATGAGGTAATGCTTTAATCCTCATAAATTTAAAGCACATAATATAATAAAAGGGAGCCGCAAAGCTCCCTTTTATTTTTTATTAAATATTTTTAGAAACGTAGACCTGTACTTTGTTGTGTAGTGGGATCAACATCTATATCAATTCCAAATGCACCATCCATCTTATATCCAGAAGGTTTAGATGAACCGGGTTTAGGATCTTCTGCACTAAGTGTTACACCTCTTGATACAAATTGTGTACCGTCTAGAAGTTCTCCTATTCTAGCAGCAATTGCTCTAGCCAATGTGTCATAATCAATTGTTGTTCCTTGTTCTCCTCCGATTCTACCAAATCCACCTCCATTAAATGTATTGAAGTTTGAAAGCATTTGACCAATCTGCTCCATATTTCCTGAATTTATTTGACTTAAAGCCTTAAACATTTCTTTAAGTTCAGTGAATGACTGTTTAGCTCCGTTTACTTTAGCTGCAATATTGTCTACTGCTTTACCGAAGTTGTCTAACTCTCTTATTCTTGTTTTGTTTCCATCATTAAGAACTTTATCAAATCCCTTAAATTCTGTAACATTTCTCTTGATAGCATCACTGAATGTATTAATCTTCTTAACCTTAGCGGTTTGTGAAGCAGATTGCATATTGTTTGTCAAGGTCTCGAAGTTCTTATTGAATGTATCAACATTTGTGATTTCATCTTCATTTATAAGAGTATCTATTGTTGACTTCAAAGAAGTATACATTGACTCGAATCTTGTGATATTATCTTGTGAAATATCTGTTGCAAGTAATCTGTCAAGACCTGCTCTTATACTTGTAGTGATATCAGAATATCTTTGTACTGCATCATCAGGAATCTTTATATCAACCATATCAAGAACAGATGCTGCTAAAGTTGTTCTGAGGTCCATCATCTTATTCTTAAATGATACAAGGTCATCATCTGATATAATTGAAGCAGTCAATACAGTTACCATATTGTCAAGGAATTCTCTAAACAATGTTACCTTGTCATTTATAATAAGTTGTTGTGGTTCTCCTGCAACAGCTTCAAACAATGATAGATAAGAATCTTTAAGTGTATTAGCAAGAGTTGTATTAGAAGTTATAAACTCATCAATGTTTATATTATTTGAAGAAGTGAATGTCAAAAGTTCTGTGACAGAAGTAGTCATGAAATTCTTCAACTCACTAATAAGAGTTTCAAATGCAGTTACATCATCTTGTTTTATAAATGTAAGCAATACTTTTGTATGAGCTAATAACATAGAAGTATCACTAGCATATTTAGCTACATCACTTGCTGTTATTCCTTCTGCTATAAATGTCTTAAGAGCCGTTTGTATTGTACTTAAATCAGTAGTGAATGCATTAAGTTTCTCATCAGGTATTTGTGTAGTAATATCTGATATAGAAGTGTTAAGAGTTTTGATAAACTCTGGAATAGTTTTAGTAATTTCTCCAAGTTTCTTTGCATCAATGTTTGCAGCGTTAGATACATTTTCTATGAATCCGTTAAGAACATCAAGAACAGTCAATGAATTTTCTTTAAGAAGGTCTATAGAATTAATTGTATCTTCATTTGTGAATATTCCAGCAATGCTAGAAATAAATGTTGTAACTGCACTTGCAATTCCTCCTGCAATCTTAGCAACATCAACAGGATGAGCTTTTCCTTGTTCATCAATAACAGTAAGAGTATCTTTCTTATCTGTTCCAAATTTCAATAATACAGAAGCAAAATTCAATACAGGATTAAGAATTTCTCCGAATATTCCAATTGCATCTTTCAATCCTGCTGCATTACCGGTCTTTTGAGCTGTAGCAGAATCAGTAGCAATAGAAGGGTCTATCTGATTAAGTGAGTTAAGTACCTCTGTCCACTGTGCTTTATGATTGACATACAACTCTTCGATGAATGTAGTAACAGCTCCTGCAATCAATGATGCTACTCCTCTAACATTTACTGACCTTGGATTAGCAACAAGGTTACCATCCTTATCATATTCAGGGATAATAAGATTGTCATCCTTAGCATCAAACATTGTAAGAAGTTCTGCAAACTTAGAAACAGGTTCAATGATTGCTGCGAATACTCCTATTCCTTTTTCAAGAGCGCTAGGATTATCTTTACTTGAACCTAATGACAATTGCTCCCACTTGCTTCTGTTCTTTTCATCATACAATACTTCACAGAATTTGGTTACAGCTGTTATAAGAGTTGTAGCAGTTTGTATTACATTAACTGTCTTACCTTCTCTTGCATATCCCTTCTCATCATAAGTTATAACTTTAAGAGTTGAACCGTCACCAGAATATTTAGAAATAAGTTCTGCAAAATCAGAAATAGGTTGTATCAAAGCTACAAGAGACTGTGATAATCTTTCTGCGTCTCTTCTATCTCCTCTGCTAACATCTATATTATTAAGCATTCCGGCAAAGTTCTCAATAGAATTCATGATAGTTGTAGCAACCTTTGACAATTCATCTGGGTCTATCTTCTTGTTCTTGAATCCTGTGAGCATTGTACTGTAAATATCTACAGCACTCTTGACAAGCTTAATCATACTCTCATAACTCTTACGGCCTTCGCGAAGCTCTATAAGTTGTCTTAACAATCCCTTCTTTGTTCCTGTGTCTTCATTATTGAACAAATCTAAGAATATTTCAGGAGAAATAGCAGAAAGAAGATTAGCAATGTCAAGTTTCAATTTCTCTGAGGTTGTTCCTGATGTTTCTAATGCCTTAGAGAATATTACCAATGAAGAAATACTTCCAGACAATCCTGTAAGAACATCTACAATTTGTTTATATGCAATAGAACCTGCAACAATCTTAGCTGCAGTAAGTGCACTCATTGCAGTCATCTTACTGGTATCTGAAATAATAGACTTCATTGTTTCAAATGCAGCTTTAGACTTTGTCTTCAATTGTTCTGCGTCTCCTGCAGTGTCGACAGTTTCTATCATAGCAGACAACATCTCTGTTCCCTTGTAAGCAAGTTCTTCACATAAAGCAACTCCTGCAGCGCCAGCAGCAAACCAAAGTGCTTGTGGTCCAACAATTAATGCTCCGGCAGCGAATGCAACAGCACCCGTTGCAAGAATAATAGCTTCAGTTGTTCCTAACGCTGCAAGTACTTGGTTCCATCTACCTTCACCTGCTTCAGATACTTTGACAAGAGCACCTAAAACTAATACAGAACCTAATGCCAAAGCTTCTATTAAAGCTAAAACAGGAATTCCCTTTGATAAAGTTGTCTTTAATTTTCCTGCAGCGAATGCCAAAGCTCCTGTAGCTCCAACAATAAGTGTAGCCATTCCGAGAGCTGCAAGTGTATCTTCACCCTTTCCTTTAAGAACTTGTCCTACTCCAATTGTTGCAAGTAAAACTACATCTGCACCAAGTATCAAAGCTTCTGCTAAAGCTAAAGCAGTTATTCCCTTTTGCAATTTCTTATTCATCTTTGATGCAGTCCATGCTAAACCGCCTGCTTCTGCAAGAATAAGTGCCATCAAACCAAGAGCTTTAAGAGTATCTTCTTCCTTTCCTTTAGAGCGTTGTCCCAATTCAATTGCACCGAACAATACTACTTCTGCTCCTGCAATAACTCCTTCTGCCAATAACAAATTAACTGCACCCTTCTGAATAGACTTTGACATCTTTGAAGCTACATCAGATAACTTTGCAGCTCCATATATTATTCCTGTTATTAATCCAAATACTCCAGCAATTGCAAGACCACCTTGTACGAAGTTAGTAAGACTTCCTCCCATCAAATCACGAAGAGCATATGCAAGACCAATGATTCCTCCTGCAATAAGTACTGCTCCTCCCATAAGAAGAAGTGTGCTCTTAATATCAACTGCTCCTTGGTCTATCTCTGGACGTTTAGCTATTGCATATTTAGCAATTGCCCAAGCTCCCAAAACAATTGCAGTTACCAATCCAAATGAAGCAGTAGTATATCCTAATCTTTCACCCCAAGAATCTCCTAGGTCTTTAAATGCGTACGCTAATCCAAGAATTCCACCTGCAAGAAGTTCAGCACCTCCCATAAGAAGAAGTGTACTCTTAATATCAATTACACCTTGGTCAACAGTCTTTCTTGTTCTTGCTAACAACAATGAAACCGTTTCAGCTTCAATAGTTATTGCAGTTACCAATCCAAATGCAGCTCCAATATATCTCAATCTTTCATCCCAAGTATCTCCAAGACCCTTATAAGCATATCCTAATGCAATAACTCCTCCTGCAAGTAATTCTATTCCTGCTAAGAACAATCCAATATTCTTGAGATAAGGTAAAGCAGTTTCTACAGATTTTCTTCTTGCTATTCTTACAATCATTTGTGAAACCCAATCAACGCTCTTAATTACCAATCCCATAAGAACGATAGCCCCTATCATTCCTTCAGGACCAACATTCTTAATAAGTGCACCAAGAAGAGCTGTACCATAAGCAAGAGCAAGACATCCTGCAGCAAATAGACCAATAACTTTCAATTGTTCTATTCCTACTACAACACTCTTACTAATAGCATTTACAAGTGCAAGAATTCCTGTGTAAGCAAGAACAACTCCTGTGACTCCACCTAGACCATACATCAATAAATCCCAGCCTTCTTTAACAACAGCTCCAACAAGCATTGTACCAAGAACAAGACCTAAACTAAATCCTGCAAATGTTATAACATGTTTCAAGAAAGGAGTTGATAATTCAACAAAACTTCCAAGGAATGCAACAAGCATTGCAAGCAAAGTATATGATAGAACGATACCAACTACTGTTCCAAGGCCCGCTATCATCATCTGCTTTGCAGTTTCATTAGCTACTATAGCTCCTATCAACATTGTTCCTAAGACCATTGCAAGGCTAAATGCCATGAATGTCATCACAGAACCCATTGCAACTGGACTAATAAATCTCATCAATGCTCCAGTAACAAGAGCAAGTAGCATAATAGAGCCAAGAACACCAAGAACAATTCCAAGACCTTGAACAATCAACGGTTTAGCTTCACCTGCAATTGCTCCGAGAACCATTACTGCACCCGTGAGAAGAACTAAACTTCCAATAAATCTTGTTATTGTTCTTACTTCTCTTCTCAATCCTAACATTTTGCTTGCAAGACTTATAATAATTGCAAGACCAACAAGACCTCCTATTACTAATCCGACCATAGGAAGACCTTGATTAATAGTATCTTTGAATGTTGTATAAAGAGCAGCAAGGCCGAATACTAATCCTGCAGTAACTCCAAGACCAAATATGAAATCATTTATTTCTTCTAAATTCTTTCTGGTTCCTTTAGATTTTCCTGCAACCTTTGTTATTACTAAAGCTAATCCTCCAATGATAGATATTACTCCAATTGTTATTCCTAAACCTGTTATAATTGATTTAGTATCTCCTCTTTGTATAAGAAAACTTAATCCTACTGCAGCTGCAATAACTAGCATTGATGAATTGACAAAGCTTGTCATCATCTTTGCTGCTTCAGCTGCTGCTTCCATTTTATTCTTTGACGGCATCTTCTTTGCTACCTTCGCAAGAATACTCATACCCGGTGCAAACATTGCAACAGACAATGTGAAGATAGGCATCAAAGGAGAAAGAGCAGAGAATTGTTTTACTAATGATGGGAATGCCTGAGAACTCTTAATGAAGCTATTGAAGTTATCAAAATCTTCTTTCTTAAGCCCATCTAATTTCTTATATGCTTTTGCAAAACCATCAAATGTTTTTCCTAAAGATTTTTCTAAATCAATATTTTCTAGTACTTTAAATTTAAGAAGAAGCTTTAAGAAGTTAATCTTTTGTAATTCAATGAGGCTTAATGTTAAATTCTTTAAGGCAGTAGTACCTTTGATTGCATTGTTTCCTGAGTCGAAATTAGAGAAGGCAGCATCTAAATTCTTCAATACATTAACAACATTGTTTATAGCACGGTCACTAAGACCTCCAACGGCTCTGATTGCAGGAGGCAAAGACAATAATGCAGATGAAATGTCTCTTATACTATTTGGTGCAGCAGTAGAAATATTATCTACTCCTCCTGATACTTTTTCAGCACCAGATACACCGGACAATCCTCCTCTGTTTAGTTGTTTAACTGTATTTTCGTTTCTCTCTTTTGTTTTCTGCGGAGTATCAGGAGCTTCAAGGTCCTTGATTATTCTCTCTAACACACCATATATTCCATTAAGAGCTTGCAAAGAATTTGTATATGCAGCTGCCATAAACTAATTACACATCTTCAATTTAAATATTTATCAGTACAATATCATTTTCATCTTTTTCAAAAATTACATATATAATATATAACAGAATATAGTACATTATGAATGAAAGATGGAATACGGCAGTAGATAATAACAGTCCTTCGTGGAGTAGTACAATATTTTCTCAATTTGTATTTGAAAGAGTTTGTTTGACTATTCTTTACAGTGATGATAAACTTGAAGTGCAAAGAGCATACGACAAACTGTTTTCTTCTTATAAAGCAGCAATTACTGCCGGAGCTCCTTTTACACAGTTGTCTTGTTTTGAAGAGGTTGTATATAAAATTCTTAATGATGAACTTCACCAAGAAGAAGATGAATATAATCACGGTGAAAAATATCCAGCCTTTATTAAGTTAATGACAATTGCCAGGATGCAATATGCTGGATCTAAAGAAACTAAATCTTTTTTACATTGGGCATATGAGAAACAATACAGCGATAATGTTTTCCCTCTTAAAAGGTTAGACAAAATTATAATGAGTTTTATTTACAATCAATCATCTAAAGAAGAGAAGAATGAAGCACTAAAGTTCTTTCTGAATAAGTACATATCTATTTTCAAAGTACAAAAATAATACATATATTTAATTATGAGACATATGATGGGACTTCTTAATACTCAGTGGAAGGGAAAACATGTAGTAATCAATGAAGGACAACCTGATTACACTGTTGGAGTTATTAAGAATATTGACTGGGTAATTGACAGTCAAGTATATAAACTTCCAATGAGAGTAAAGATTACCTTTGAAGAAGGCGGTGATGTTGCAGAAAGAATATTTGAAGCATCAACGATTACAATAGAAAAAGATAAAAGATACGAGGATTAACAAATGAAACTTCATCCTATACTCAAATGGGTTGGTGGAAAGACCCAATTGCTTCCAGAAATTGTTTCCCAGATACCAGCAGATACTGATATCTATGTGGAGCCTTTCCTTGGAGGCGGTGCTGTATTTTTGGATGTATTGGTCTCAAGACCAAATATTAAGTTGTTTATTGTCAATGACGCTAATAAACAGCTTATGTCTTTGTACGGTAATGTATTTTCTATCTTTTATCCTAGACTTGTAAAAGAACTTAAAGCTATTGAAAAAGCTTTCAATGAAGCTGAAGATAAGAAAGAATTCTATTACAATGAACGTAAGAAGTATAATGACTACATGATTAATTTTAATACTGTCGATAATACAAAAGAGAAAGTTATCAACAGGATTAAACAGAATGCAAGGCTTATGTTTCTCAATAAGACTTGTTTCAACGGATTGTATCGTGTGAATGGCAAGGGAGAATTCAATGCAGCATTCAATAATTCTACTTCTGTTTCATTTGATTATGAGAACTTAGATAATCTTCACAACATAGCGGAGACTAAAACTATTTATATGTCAACAGATGATTACAAGAATATCTGTTGTTGTGATGCTATTAAGCGTCATCTTAATACTTATCCAGAGGAATACAAAAAAGTATTTGTTTATTTAGACCCTCCTTACAAACCGATTAAAGAATCTGGCAAGTGTGTCTCATATACATCTGCTAACTTTGATGATGTTGACCAAACTGAACTCAAAGAAATGTGTGATGAGATTCATAAAAATGGTTATATGTTCTTGCAGAGCAACTCAGAACCAGAGACTAATTTCTTTGGTAAGTTGTATGCTGATTACAATATTACTACAGTGAAAGCTCGTAGAAATATCAATTCAGATGGAGCAGGAAGAGGAAAGATTAATGAGATTTTAATTTCTAATTTTAATAATAATTATGGCAACGTCAGTTTATTTTGATGCACGTAACAATCGCAATTGGACTTCTGCTCAGAAGGATGCAGTTAATAGAATTCAGTCTATATCTCGTTGCAAGTTTCAGTCAGAACTTGATATTAAAGTAAGTGAATGCAATGATGAATGGGATTCCTATTCTCAGAAAAAGCTTGAAGAAGTAAAATCTGTTCTCTTGTGGTTTATTAACTCTGGCTATTACAAACAGAATTGGATTAATAATGTTATCGAGAGACTGCTTACTAGTATTAAGAACAGAATACTTAGAGCTGAAACAAAAACTTCCAAGCCGCAGGCTCAAGTTACATCAAAGAAAAAGAATTCTCCTGCTGAGGTGAAAGTAGAAGCTCCTAAGACTCCTACTCCTAAAAAGACAGCGGATGTTTCAACAGCATTTCCTTCATTTGAAGAAGCATCATTTCCTGACACATCTAAAGACCTTTTCGAAGAGATGTTAAGCAAAGGTTCTAAGATGCCTAATGTATAAGTTAATAGATTTAACATTAGCTTGATAATATCCTCTCCTGAGGAATTAGAGATATAGTGGGAAGGAAATATGTTTGATAAACAAAAAATAAAATTTTACGGCAACAACATAACAAACAGTTATGGTCCAATTTGTGAACATATGGATTGTTTTGTTGGAAGTTCTGCTTGCTTAGGATGTGAACATTGCTTGCGTCTGAAAGCGAGGTTTTGGGATGTAACAGATGAAGACGGTTCTATTTGGAAATACGGTGAACACGACGGATATGTCTGGTGTGGTTTACATGACAAACGTTTTATAGAGAAATTAAAAAAACATATATTTAGATTAACTAAATCTAAAATTGAGTTAAAAGATTTGTACTAATGAAAGAATTACAGTTAATACGTTTGCAAGAAGAACATATCAATCAGTTGCAAAAGAAACTTAAAGAACGTAAACGTGAGTTTATAGATAAATTAGTAGGAACACCCAAGTGGGCAGAGTTCCTACTTAAACATACAAGAACATATTATCGTCCAAAGAATGGAGTTGAAACATTGAAGAGTGCTATTCATGGAGGAAAATTCAGTATAGAATTTCCTGAAGATAATTCTTCTATAGGAAAGAATACAGACACTGTACAGATTGGAGTAGGATATGCTGCTAATGGAATTAACTTTAGGACATTTCCTATTCCTATTGATGAGGTTGAAACTTTTGTTAGTGAAACTGATACAAGTACTTCTAACAAGCCAGATGATTATACAGCTTGGTATTGGTCAAGCTCTACATACACAGTAGTTTAAAAATAAATCAAATACAATGAAAACGTTTTACATTATTCTTAGCATCATGTTTTTTGCATTCACTTATTTGGTAAGTAGAGAGAATGCAAATTCAATTGGTAAATCTCTTTTGGTTGCTCTTGGTCTTATGATATTTTGGCCAGTAGTAATCTTTGCTGCAACAATATATCTTGCTGTCGGACGGATTCGTCATTACACAAAAAAGGAAGAGAACAATCCTGAAAATGTTTCTCCCACTTTACATTCATTATCCGCCAAAGATTATGAAAGACTGAAGGCTGCAGTGACAGCAGAGGAAAGCAAGACAGAGGAAATTGTAACTGAACAGGTTAATCAGGATTGGGAAGAGATTAAAGAACAGTAATTATGGAAAACAATACACTTAAAAATGTTGCATCATTTGCAATTGGGTATTCTCTTTCTAAGTATAAAGAGAAAAGAAAGATTAAGAAATCTACTCTTGCAGAACATATTGAAAGATATGTGAAAGAGAATGATTGTGACAATAATCAAGTGTCAAATATTCTTTACGAACTCGCAGAAGAATATGCAGCACGAGCTGCAGAACAATTAAAATAAAACAGACAATATGAAATCTTGGATAAAAACAGCAGGAATATTTTCAGCGATATTGGCAGTAATTGCAGGTATTCTTATGATGCATTATAAGCCAACTCTGCTTTGGTATCAGTATTCTGGAATAATTATACTCGTATTTATTGCTTCATATCTTTTGTTGGCTATGCTTAGCTTCATGTTTGAAGAAAAGAAAGAGGATACAGTAGATACTTCTGGGATTAAAGATGGTGATGTTCTCTATTATTATGGAGATTATTATCATGGTTATTCAAGAGTGGAAAGAGTTGAAGTTCTTGATGCAGCAAATCAGCAATTAAGAAGTTCATTTGCTTTTGCAAATAAAGACGGTGAAATTGTTACGAAGTGGTTTGAGACTGCAACAGAGTTTGTAGACCCGGGTGTAGCAGTTGTTTGTGAAGATGTTAAGGGAACTCCTATGTGGAATTTCCTCAATGATAAATGTGAATATATGCTTACTACTTGGGTTCATAAGACATCAGACAATATCTCCGATGACAAAATCAAAGTGTTCTGGAATGACGGAACAATCAATTTCGTAGACCTCAAGGAAGGCAAGTTCATGTGGAGCGAATGGAAAAAGAGCATCGGTTAATATGAAAGGACTTGGTGATTTACATTTTGTTTCATTTGATACTGCCCTTCTTCTTGAGGAAGCGGGATATAGTGAAGAGAGTCTTGTTGTTTACAAATACAATACACGAACAAAGGATAGTGCTGAACTTACTTGTTTAGGTTCACCAAAAAAGAATATCAAACTTAGAAAATATTCTACTGTCGCTGCCATAACTTTAGATGAAGCCTGTGACTTTATCAGAAATCAATATATGTATGTATTGGTTGTTGAGCCAAAATACACCCAAAGTCTTGTAGGTGAGACCATTCTTAATCAAGAACATAAATATAATATTCCTTCAAAAAATAAAAAAGACGGTGTATCAATAATGTGGACAACATATTTAAGAGATGAAAGAGCACTCAATAGTCCATTTAATATGATTGCAAAAAACCCTGATAAGTACACTGCTCTTGATGAAGGAATCAATATATTTTTAAGACTATATATTTTAGATAAGCAAGAGATAATTGTAACTAAACCGTTGCAGTCAGTAACAGATTAATTTAAACAAAACAATGAACACCTTAGGTATTATTTTTATTTCACTTGCTGCTTTGATTGTTGTAACATTGTTTGTTCTTTATACAATTAGGTTTAACAAAGAATCAGAAGCAGATAGAATTCCTGGACCAGATGAGATTGAAATCGTAGAAGATGCAGATTATCATGAAGTAACTCGTGGTGATTTCTATATTAGAGATTCAAGAAATGATTTCAATCCATTTGAGTCATACAATGTTTTCAGAGTGGATGAAGTTCGTAAGAATGTCTATGGAGATTTATGGGTTAAGTATACTGCTCCAGGATTTGATTACAGCTTCAGTCCCAAATGGAAAGAGCTTGAATGCCCACTCAACGCATTTCTTAAAGGAAAAGTAAGAGTACAAAAAATTAACAGAAAATAATATGAGTGAAGAGATAAAGATTGTCAGTAAAGAAGATGTTCTTAAGTTATTTGAAGAGCTTCTTCCTTGGGAGAAACAAGACTTCATAGATCTTCTTATAGAGAAATATCCTAGGTTATTTTAATTACAATGAAATATAAATCTCATAAGCCATATTCAGTTGTTTTCCAAGAAAATGAAAAGGAATATAGTTCTCTTAATTATGGTCCCCTTGTAAATAAAGTAGCAGAAATTCTTAGAAAAGCAAAAGAATATAACATGGAGCCAGAAGTTATTGCTTCTACATTAATCAATGTTTCATGCTTTGCATGTTATAGAAAAGATTTCAATGGATTATGTTCTGCATTGGAAGAAGCTTGTGCAGAGTGGGATGTTAAATGACTATGAAGAATATTGCTCAACATTATAAAAGAAGTAAATACCAAGTAGGAGATACAATATGGTTTGTTGCAGATGCAGCATCAGTTATATATTTGTGTGAAGAAGAAGATAAATCTGTAAACAAATATAAATTTGGTCCTACAAAATTTAATCCTATTCCAGTTCGTGGACACATTGTTGCAATATACAAAAGAACTAGTGTATATGAACCTTCTACTTCATTGGTTAGTAATTCAGGAGGAAGCCGAACTAATTATGGTTATGTAACTTACACTGAATATGAAGATGTTGAGTATGAAGTTATGTGTCATTTTCAAAAAGAAATAATAAGGAGACCAAAGTTCAGTGCTAACAAATATCTGTTATCAAAACTATTAGGAAAGGAAGTTTCACAATCATCTGAAGAACCATATAATTTTTACCTTGCAAAGTTATCTGTAGAAGAAACATTTGCAGCTGATACTCCAGAAGAAGCAGAAGTAAAATATGGAGAAAAAGAAACACTAGATATTTCTCATGCAGATATTTTTACAAAGACGATGAGGTCATCTTATAAACAATTTTGGATTACAGAACATCACAGAGATTTATATATAAATAAATCTTTGTCAAAGGGCAAAGTATATTTGGCAGCATCAAGCATATTGTGTAATCATAATATAACAGGATTTGCACATTATTTGGAAACACTTAAGAGTACTCCTCCCTCATATAATTTAATAGAATACAAATATATGTCCGTTTTTTATAACAGTAGATAATATGTTTGACCCAGGATTAGGAATGTCTATTTATCCATCAGGAGGTTTAAGAGTATCAGCAGCAGTCAAATCTCCTTTTATGTCTGATGATGACTGCTCTATTATGGCGAGAATCGTGGCAGACTGCAAAGTAGAAAAACTTTTTTGCAACACTACATCAGAGAATGTTATATTAAATAGTACAAAAGATTATTACCAAAACATTGAATTTCCTAGATTTAGGAAGCAGACGAATCTTTCTTGGGTGGGGCAGTCTCATTTTACTACTATGTTTTTTACTATAGCTTATTCTCCTCAGACTGGAATAAATCCATATAGTAAGAAGTATAATGAATTTGTGAAAGAAGTAGCAGAAGCAGCCTTAGCAAAAATCAGATATCATATATGCAATGAAAATGGAATTTCTACAATTAAAACCTATTCTTACCGTGTATGCAATGGTATCTTACATGGCAATGATAAAGAAATAAAATTGTTGAAAGAATTTAAAGTTTTCAGAAATCTTGACGGGCATACAATTTCTTTAACATATGATGGATATAATATTTTAGATATATCTGATGAATGGAGATATATGATTACAAATGAAGCACAAAAGAAATACAAGTTAAGCCGGTTCAGTACATATGAATTGAAACTTGAATTTGCAAAATATTTAGTAAACATTTTAAATAATAGATAATGGAAAAAGAAGTTAAAGTAAAGAATTTCCCCAATCTCAGAACGATTTATATTTCTTCTGATATTAAAGATGATACTCTTTGCGAGTTTAAGAAGAGCTTGGATATTTTAATCAATGCAGATGAGGAAGTTTATCAAGACAATCTCCGAGCTCTTGGTGAGATTGATAAATCTCTTGTTGAAGCTTATAAGAAAAACGTTAAGTTCCCTCCAATTTATATTGATATCTCTTGTCCAGGAGGAAGTGTCTATCATGGATTTGGAATTTATGATATTTTGTGTAGAATAAATGCAGAGAAAAAGCACAAGTTGATTGCTCGCATGAGTGGTTATGCTGCAAGTATGGCAACAATTATTATGCTTGGGTGTGATGAACGTATTGCCAATGAGAATACAAGATTCATGATTCACTCTATTTCTACATTTGAATTTGGTAAGATTCAAGACCTCAGAGAAGATATGGAAGAGACAGAAGAGTTGTCTCAGATGATTAAGAATATCTATACTAAGAAGACTAAGCTTACTGAGGAGAAGTTAGAAGAGATTGACAAATACAAGAAAGATTGGTGGATATCATCAAAAGAAGCTTTAGAACTTGGGTTGATTACAAAGATTATTTAGTATGACTGAGAAAGAAATTGTAAAGAAACTTGTAGGAACTTATCCAAATTCTATTGTTCCTGTTGCTCTTTATTACGGAAAATGTGCAGTAGATTTTGTAAATACTGTAGATAATTTTGCAGCAGATGTTATGAGGGATTTTGATGCTGGTCGGCAGAAATATTATTTTGATAGAACATTTGAGAATGTAGAAGACTGCTCAAGATACCTTGCAACTTATTTACATGACTTAGAAGAAGCTTGTCAAGATTTTGTAGATCATACTTACGATGTTGATGCTGATGGTGAAGTATGTTATTTAGGGGTAGAAGATGAAGATTGATATGACTGCAATAGATGTCGCATATGCTTCTGCAATTGTCACAATAATTATAATAATTGTATATCATTGGTGGAAGCATAAAAAGGAAAAATAATTTTTGGTTTAAAATTATTTTCATATATTTGAATTGTTAATCGTTTTTGAAAACTGTATATATAAATTATAATATCTTTAAAACAAATTAATTAAGTATGAAGAAATTTTATTGTTTGATGGTTGCACTTTTCGTTGCAATGTTCACGATGAACGCTCAGACCGTTGAGCATTCCAAGTTGTTTGACAACGTTTCTGTGACTGTTCTCGGTGGTGGAGTTACTACTGGTCAGTTCGTGGATGTTCCTACTCCTTTCTTCTGGGATGGAACCAAGGCTGTTTTCAACGGTGTTCGTCCTTTCATGGGACTTGAGTTCACCAAGTATGTCACTCCAGTTGTTGGCTTCAGTGTTGAAGGATTGGGTTTTGTAAATACAACTACCTCAGATACTTTCTTTGATGAGTCTGCTGTACTTGCAAATGGTAAGTTGAATCTTTCTAATTGGTTTGGCGGTTACAAGGGTCAGCCACGTAGAGTAGAGGTCGTTGCAGTCGCAGGTCTTGGTTGGGGTCATGATTATGTAAATGGTAATGAACAGACTTGGGCATCAATTCCTGCAGAGGATAAGGTACTTGTTGTCGGAAATAATCCTTACAATTCTAATGCAGTACTTTTTACTGACAAGGATTATGTTGTCTACAATGCTGGTGCAGAATTGAATTTCAATCTTGGTGAAGAGCGTGCATGGCAGATCAGTGTTCGTCCTGGTGTAATGTGGTTCAACAAGTACACTGCTGGCAATTTCCAGAGTCTTCCTACTTGGAAACATGATGCCCGTGCTAACATGCAGCTTGGTGTAACTTATAAGTTTGGTAAAGCTGGTCACCACAATTTCCGTCTTTGCCCTTACAGCGTAACTAAGGCAGACTATGATGCTCTTATGGCAAAGTACAATGAACTTGCAGGCCGTGAGCCAGAGGTCCGTGAGGTTGTCAAGGAGACCGTCAAGACTGAGACTGTTACTAAGGAAGTTGTAGCCTACAGAGGTGTTAAGACTTACATTACTTTTGCAATTGGAAGTGCAGCTCTTACAGAGGTTGAAAGAGAGAAGGTTGGTTTGTTCGCTGAGAGCCTTGACAATGATACTCTTATTCAGATTGTCGGTTCAGCTGACAGCGGAACTGGTTCAGAGACAAGAAACTTTGCTCTTGCTAACAACCGTGCAAATGTTGTGAAGAACGTTTTGGTTAATGATTATGGTATTGCAGCAAATAGAATTACTGTTAGCACCAAGCTTGATGTAACTAATAATCCAAAGACTTCAAGATGTGCAGTTATTGCAGTAGATGATGTTGATGTAGACTAATTCTATTAACATACCAAAATGATAGGGAGCAACATAAGTTGTTCCCTATTTTTGTTTTAAAGATAATTTACATATATTTATATAGTAACAAATGAAATTATGTGGATATTAAGAAAAGATAAGATGCCTGAAGAAAAACACTACCACTCAGATGGTAGTATGTTTGTTGATGGCAAAGATAGAGACTGGTCAGAGTCTGAACGAGTATTGGTAGTTGATGATAGAGGGATGTATTATGTCGACTCTACTCGCAATGGAAAGTTCCGTACAGATGGAATGAAAGACTGTGACAATTTTCCTCATGAGGTAGTTGCTTGGCAGCCTATTGAAAATTTTGATATTGATAGTTATTATGACGGAAGAACAATTAATAAATGACGGTTGGAAACCGGAGCTTTGTAAGATCGGAACTTTGTATTTCAAAGGAAATTATTTTTGCAGACTCAATGATGAAACTGCAACTGTATTTTCTAAATCTAATGATATGACTCCTCTTGGAAGTGCAAAAACATTTGAAGAGATAAAGAAAATTCAAATGACTTGTGAAGAAACAGATATCATTTATGCAGAGTTCAGACTCAAAATAATGATAAAAGCCTTCAAAGAAAAATACGGAATTGCTCCTAAGAGCATTGCTAATTTTAAAGATGAAAATAATTGATAATAAAAAAGATTATTACGATTACTTGATGGGAATCTATGGTATAGATGAGAAGATTGTCTATGACCGTCGCGACTCTATTACCAAAGATTATTTCCTCAAGAGAAATGGTTATGAGTGGGAACAAAGAAAGACTCCATTTGATAATGCATATGAGATGACTCTCCGTGTAGGAAATGTGCAGTATAAATTTGTTCGCAATAAAGATACTGATTACAAATGGGATATGCCAAAAATCGCTTACCGAGGATATTACAGGGGTTATTCGCGTCAAGTAGAAACTATTACTAATCCTATGAGAATAAGTGATGAAGAGTTAGAACAGTGGAAAGAAAATGATTGTCCAATTGTTTTGACAATATCATATTCTAGAGATTATTGGTGGAACAGAGGTAGTGATATTGTTATCAGGAATCCAATTCTTTCTACTTTCGGAGTAATTCCTAAGTTTATACCGGCTAATGAGATATGGGAAAATGTTTATGACTTCATATCTCATAGGAATGATAAGAAAATTGTTGATAACAGAACTGATATTGAGAAGTTAGAGTCTCACGGTTTTGATAAGAGAACCTCTTTCAGAGATATGTAATGCCACGATTTATTGAAGCAAAACTCAGAAACAAATACATATATCTTTCTTTATATGAGAAAGATACATTGAAACGATATGCAAAAATAAAAAATTGGAAAGCATATTGGACAACCAAGAAAGAGTTTCTAAAGAAAAAGAATATTTTAGATATGATTGAGATAAAGAGAAATAACGGAGATGTTGTAAAGGTTTTTGCAGAGACCTTTGAGAATGAGGCTTGGGAGCAGGTGAAGAAGCTTGCTAACTATTCTGCATATGACGAGTCTACTATCCGTATCATGCCTGATGCTCACGCAGGTAAGGGTTGTACTGTTGGTACGACTATGACTTTGCACGGCAAGGTTACACCTAACTTGGTTGGTGTTGATATCGGCTGCGGAATGTTGGTCGTTGACCTTGGAGACATCGAGATTGATTTTGCAAGACTTGATAGGAATATTAAGCAGAATGTTCCTTCTGGTTTTGATATTCATAAGAATGCTTGGGCAAAGTTTGATGACCTTGACGAGTTGCTTTGCTTCCCTTCTTGTGATATTGCAAGAGCTATTCACTCTCTTGGAACGCTTGGCGGAGGGAATCATTTTATATCTGTAGAACAATCAAAGAAGACTGGTCATAAGTATCTTGTTATTCACACCGGTTCAAGAAACCTGGGTGTACAGGTTTGCAAGTTCTATCAGGACTTAGCATTCAAGAAGCTTAATGAGATGACCGAAATCAAAAAGCAGGTCACTGACGAGGTTATTGCTAAGTGCAAGGCAGAGGGAAGGCAGAAAGATATTCCTGCAGAGTTGAAAAGGGCTCTTGCAAATATCAAGAAACCTTCTGCTGACAAGGAGCTTGCACACCTTGAGGGTTCCGACTTCAAGAATTACATCTGGGATATGGAGATTGTCCAGAGATTTGCAGCACTTAACCGTGCTACAATTGCAAAGATTATTCTCCAGAAGATGGGTTGGAAGGAGCTTGACAGGTTCGAGACCATTCACAACTACATTGATACCAAGAATATGATTCTTAGGAAGGGCTCTATCTCTGCTCAGGCAGGTGAGAAGGTAATCATTCCTATGAACATGAGAGATGGTTCTTTGATTTGTGTCGGAAAGGGAAATGCAGATTGGAACTACTCTGCACCTCACGGAGCAGGTAGGTTGATGTCCCGTAGCAAGGCGAAGTCTGCAATTTCTATGAAGGATTTCGAGAAGTCTATGAAGGGAATCTACAGCACTACAGTTTCTCGTTCAACTATTGATGAGTCTCCAATGGCTTACAAGAATATGGATGAGATTGTGAGATGTATCGAGCCTACTGTAGAGATAATTGATGTCATCAAGCCTTTATATAATTTCAAGGCAGGAGAGGAGTAATCTTTTCCTCCTTGAAATTTTTTTCATATATTTATATATAACAAATAAGAAATATGATACACAGTGATATCAATAGAATTTACAAGATGAAATGCAGGCTGCAACATCTGAAGATCAACTTGGGTAAGCCTAACAGCCCATTTTCTCCTCCTCTTAGTCATTCCGATATCAGAGCAAAGGAGCATATTCAAAAAGCTATTGAAGAACTTCATGAAGCAGAATTGATTTTAAGAAACCACGAATAAGTTTATGAAAATTTATTTAGCATCTTCTCTTGATACCGAGGCAAGATCTGCAATGTATACTGCAGTTGATATGTTGCGGCAGAAAGGATTTGAAGTATATGCTCCTGTCGAGACAAAGATTCCAAATGCATGGGATTATCCAAATCCTGAGTGGGGATTGATGGTCTTTACTTCTGACATTACTGCTCTTGATGCTTGTAATATTGTTGTCCTACTTTCCAATGGCCGTAACTCTACTGCAGGTGCCAATTGGGAAGCAGGATATGCTTATGCAAAGGGAAAGAAAGTTATTGTCGTTGAAATGACAGATGATGTCATGAGTTTGATGGTTGCAAACGGAAGATGGGCTACAGTTAAAGGTCTTGTTGGCCTTGCAAATTATGATTGGGATTCTATGCCGAAAACTAGAACTAATACTGAACAGAAGTAATGATGACACGTGAAGAAGCAATAGAGGTCTATAACGGCCTTATCAATACCAAAATCAAAGAAGCATTTGAATTCTTTGCACCTGAACTCCGCGAGAGTGAGGACGAGAGGATAAGGAAAGAACTCATTGCATTTTTGAAATATTATCACACTGGAGAAGGTAATTATATCGAATTCAGCGACAAATGGATTAAGTGGCTCGAAAAGCAGAAAGACACAAATCTCATTAAGTTGACTGATAATGCTGTACGCGGTCTTGACCGGGCTTTGATGATTGTGAAGGATGCAAAAGGTGAATTATCTGGTTATCAAAGCGATGATGGTATTTATGAGTGCGATCATGCAATTGAAACACTTGAAAATATTCTTAACACAGTACAATAATGACACAAGAAGATAAAACCCTGCTACTTAAAGATCTTTGTGCAAGGTTGCCGTATGGAGTTAAAGCACTTACTCCTTGGAAAAAAGATGGTCCAGGACCGGTAACACTAATTGATATAACAAGCAGCAAACAAGTGAGGGTTTTTGAGGATTGGTATGATATTGAAGAAATTAAACCCTATCTCCGTCCAATGTCAAGTATGACTGAGGAAGAGGAAATATATTATAACACCATTTACACAACCTTAAAATTCTACGAAAAGGAAGATTGGCTCAACACTCATCACTTCGATTATCGTGGATTGATTGAAAAAGGTCTGGCATTGGAAGCCACGGAAGGAATGTACAAAACTGAATAGATTATGCTTAAAACACTACTCAAAAGTAAGGAAGATTTTGATTCTTTTATAAACCATAATACTGGATATATTCCGGGTCATGGTAATGTAGCATCTTATTTTTGGTCTTCACCTGAAAAATATCCTTGTGTCGTTGTTTGGCATATTGAATATGACGGCAACGGTCCGGATGAATTGACGGGAGACTTCGTTTATTTGGATGATTTTGAGGATTAAAATATGACACAGGAAGAAAAAGCGAAAGCCTACGATGATGCTTTGAAACGGGCAAAGGCGGCTATTGATATTGCTGCTGACAAAGATTTAGTAAAAGGTGTTGCAACAACTATCTTCCCCGAACTCCGCGAATCAGAGGACGAGAAGATAATAAACGCAATTATTGGGTCTATTAAAGATAATATAACCCTTGTTTCTGTAAATGGCTATACCAAGAAAGATATGATTTCCTATCTCGAAAAACAAAAAGAGCAGAAATCTTTGAACATTAGTGATGCATCAGAATGGCTGAGGAAGAATGTTTGTCGTTATATGAATTCAGAATATAACGAGTTCCACAAATGTGTAGAATATGATGGCAGCATTGACAAAGAAAAGCTTATCAATGATTTTGAAGAAGCAATGCAGAAGGAGCAGAAACCTGCAGAACAGAATTACGATAACAGAATACAATATGATAGTATAAAAAGTGGAATAGAAGCTTTTGCATCTACATATTCATTTAATATAGAAAGTAAACTTTTTCCACAATTAACAAAAGAGCAACAGCGGTTATGGAGAGAGGAAATTGAACAAGCTGCTATTGCCGGAGGTGAAAGTGGAGTTGAACTATCAAGAGACAATCGCTACAAAGAGAATAGAACGATAGAGTGGAGTGAGGAGGATGAAACAAAGTTGCGTGATGTTGTTCGTATGATTGAAGACAGCGGTCACGTAAAATCAATCCGAGAACATTACGAGAAGTTTCTTACGTCTCTCCCTGAAAGATTTAACCTTCAACCAAAACAAGAATGGAGTGAGGAAGATAAGAAATTGATAGACAATGTAATTAACAGTCTATGTTGTTATCAGAATACTCTGTCGGATTATCAAAAAGAAATCGTTGGTGAAGAAATACAAAAACTCAAATCACTCAAGCCACACCCAAAGCAAGAGTGGAGTGAGGAGGATGAAGAAAAAATAAATAACATTTCTGAAATCATCGAACATTGTGTAACTACCCCTTATTGTGGTGGAACATTAACACTTAGTAAGGAGTATAAGAAGGAATTGAAATGTTTTATTAAATCCCTCCGTCCTTCTTGGAAACCCAGTGAGGAACAAGAGGAGCCGAAGTATTATCAACATTTTGACCCAGATTGTTAGCCATGACAAACGCAGAACTGATTGCCAAGATAAAGGTCGAGATTGAAAAATTAAAAACTTTTTACGGAGAACTGCACACGGATTTTGTTTGTGAAAAACTCCTTTCCTTCCTTGACACCCTTGAATCGGAAAATCCGATGAACCAAGACGAGTTGGAGGATGAGATGGACAGATACTTTGAAACGATGCCCGTGCTTGAACATGAGAACATCTTCGATTGCACATTCCAGAATATCGCCCGCCACTTCGCCAAATGGGGTTCTGAACACGCAAAGAAATAGAGATGAAAGAGATTATTTCACTGGACGGTAATGGGAATAAGGTACGTTTCCTTCGTGGTAATGACGGAGACATACACATTTCATTTGATATTCCTGAAAAGAAAATATTTTTGGAATCTGTCCGAGTTGGGGTTGGTAACTCCGGTGGGCAAGATGTTCCAATATATGTCAAGATGGCGCTTGTCGAAGTGTGTGAAGCAATGCAAAGGTGGGATAATGAGCAGAACACTTAAAGAAATAAGAAATATGAAAGATTGTACTACTTGTAAGTATGGATATGAGGATGAACGATTAGGCATCCCAATGTGTCATCACCCCAAAAGATTTTCAGAGGACTGTGTTGACTTTAATATGTATGAAGAAAAAGAAATAAAAGAATCAAAAAAGCCTGTTCCGAATGACCTTGAAGACGCGGCGTGGGACTGCGTATTAGACAGTGTTGATGTAAATAACCCAGTCTTGCTGCCCAAGTACAAGGAGTTGCTGACATACCTTTTCATTTCCGGAGTGAAATGGCAGAAGGAGCAGGATGAACGCATTTACCGAGAGTTCTTTAATGAAAGAAATCAAGGTGACCCTTCTTTCAGAGACCTTCTTTCATACAAAGAAGGACACCGTGATGGAATGGAAGAGCAGAAAGACCTGATGATGAAGGATGTGGTGAAAGGCAAAATCATATTTCTTCTTAATGGCGACGTGGCTATTAATATTGGCGATATGGATGAATATAAACTCGGTGACAAGGTTCGCATTATCATCGTAAAGGAGAAAGAAAATGAACAATCCGATTAATTATTGGTATCAGAAGTACATTGCCCTCAAATCTAAGATGGACGAAATGATGAAGGAAGCAGCAGAAGGAGAAATCACCAAGGATAACCGAGGCAATAATGTTGTCCGCGTTGGCATGTTTAACAAGGACTTTGAATACGGTGACAAGGTTCGCATCATCATCGTAAAGGATAAAAAGTAAATAACACAAATAAAATGAGCAGAACTTATAGGCATGAACATAACTCTCAACTGTTTGGTAACGGAAACAGAGGTCATCATAATACTCTGTTAAGAGAGTTCAAAGATATTTCGAGAAGTGGTGGGCAGCCAATAAAAGATTTTAGAGGGGTGATTGCAGAAAGAGATTTGCAGTCAGACCGATTGGGAGCATGGAGAAGAACTGTTGATAAGAAACGCAGGCAGGCTCTCAAAAGGAAAGCAAACAAAATGATTGAAGATGAATTAAATGAAGAATAATATGAAGTATTATCAAAAATTTTTCGGTCATCTTTGGATGATTAACAAACATAAGTTCTGGGTTTTCTATTACTGCTGCAAATTTGGAATTCCTTTCAGGGGTTTGGTTCATGACCTTAGCAAGTTCAGCCCTACAGAATTTTTTGAAAGTGTGCGGTACTATACTGGAACCTCCTCCCCTATTCCTGAATGTAAGAAAGCAAATGGATATTCATTAGCATGGCAGCATCATAAGGGAAGGAATCCTCATCATTATGAGTATTGGATGGATAATTTTGATAAGGGTGGAACTCCAATCAGAATGCCGTTCATCTATTCTGTTGAAATGATTTGTGACTGGCTTGCTGCTGGCAAAGCTTATCGCGGAAAAGAATTCACATTCGAAGATGAGTTGAAATGGTGGGAGAAAAAAAGAGAAGAGGTTGTTAAATCAATGCATCCTGCAACAATTATTTTCTGCAATAGTGTTTTTACAAGACTCGCAAAACAAGACGGATGCATGTCAAAAGAGCATATGAAGTTATTGTATGATGCATCATATGTAATGTATAAAAAAGAAGAAGAAAGATTAAATGTTTCAATATGAATAAGATAAAAGAATATAAGAAACTTCTTCCTGAAGAGCTTGAGAAAAGAATAGCAGATAATTATAAAATTCTCAAGAAAATTTGGGATGAAGATGATGGAAATTCTTATGATAAGTACAGAGAGAAATGCAGGCCATACAGAGAAGACAATTTTGCTTTATACACAGCATTAGTTCTTATCATGGATAGAATTGACATTGATACAGAGCCGTTGCCTGAAGAAGATAAGAAGTGTTTAATACCAATCAAAGAATTTGCAGATGCTTGTAAATCAGGTATGATTACTTCTTGGGATGGCGATGGTTTGTATGCAACTGAAAATGAAATTACAAAGCTTGATGCTGACCCGGAAGCTTTTAAGCTAGGATATTACCGAAAAGATTTTACACACGTTTGTTGGTATAACAAATAAAAATTGAGGGGACCTTTCGGGTCCCCTTTCTAAAATAAGTTTAACTAAAAAATTAATACATTCCCTTACGGGAAAGGATATAATCCTTGAGCAAATCACATGTCTTATCAATGTCATTCGGATAAATATAGCCGAACTTTTCCATAAACTTTTCTACTGTAGCCAAATCGGTTTTAGTAGCAGACAGCTTCCCATAAATTGAATTGTAATATGAGAAAACATATTCAGCAGTAAAGGTGTTATTGTTATCCATAATCTTCTTGTTTTCTTATTACAAATATATGAAAAAATGTTTACAACATAAAACTAAAGAGAACGAAGTTCATCATAACATTGTCTTCTCAACTCTACCAACTTACCGATGTAACCATTTCTTCGTAATGTTTTGAAAATCAAATTACCAGTAGTAAGCTCTGCATATTTTGCTGATGCCATAGACTCTGCACGTTCTCCACGAACTGCATCCATTATACTGTCTGCAATCTTCAAAACTTCTTTAACCTCTGCTTTGTTTCCTGCTACATCCTTGTATGTAGCAATCAATGCATCAATCATATTGCAGTAAACAGACACTCCTGATTTGATATGCTCTTTATTTGAAGTATCAGGAAGCTTGTCAAGTGTTGGCTCTACAATCCATTCGTCTCTCATCAATGAATATACTCCAGTAGATTTATGTGGCTCATTAACATCTTGCACATAAAGTTCAACAGGATAACCAAGAACATGGATTTTAGCGTGGGCAATATTCCAATTTGATTTTTTCTCTGCAAAATATTGTTTAGCAATTGCAGGGTCAGCAGAAAGTTCATTGTAGTCAACAAGAATATGTAAATCAATATCAGAATGCTCTTCATTCCAATTATAATTAGCTAATGAGCCTGTCATAATGATGTCATGGATAGTTTGGATTCCAGAATCACTCATGAAATCATTTCCAATCATAAGCAAAGACAATCTGACGAGCTTATTGAGCTTCTTATCCTCTGACCAGAGCTTAGGATTTAACTTGTCTTGCAACTTAAATCCTGTTAAGTCAACATCTTGTGGACGGATATCTTCTTTTAATTGTTTCATTTACAGCGTACACTTTTATTACAAAATATTTATCAGCATTTTCAGTTATTAAAAAATTTTCATATATTATTATTGAGATAAAGTTTATAGTATGTACAATACAGATGTCACATTAACTACAGCGCAGCCTTATAGTTGTATTACAAAGGCAGTGTGGGAGAAGGCACCTGATGAATTAGGTCCAGTTTGTTGGTCTAATGTAGTAGTCTGTAGAAAACTTCTTCTCGGCCTCGAAAAAGAAATTACATACGATTACAATAAATTTTCTGCGGCTAATTATAAGAACAAAGAGCTTCTTGATATGATTTTAAAATCGTTAGAAAATTCTAAAGAAAAATCAAAAGAAGATTGTGGAAAGTTAGAGATTTATTTCAGAAAAAATTTTGAAAAAAATCTTGAAAAATATTCTCTAAAAATTTTCAATAAAATTTATGAAAATGCTGACGAAAATTATTTGAAGTTTATTTTGCAGTTTGTTTGTGTATTGTTTGAGAATAATTTCTTTGATGATTCTTTCGTAATGATTGAGCGTGCTGTACTCAATGTTCACAGCACAGATTATCTTTGTTCAGAAGAATATACTCCTAATGATAGATGTGAAGAGTATACTACTATCATTTATAATAATGATGAAAATGTAGGATATGAACTTAGGTTTAAAGAGATAACAGATTGTAGAAGTGGAAACTCTCAAGGCAAGATAGAAAAAGTTTATATTGACAACGAAACAAATAGCATGCACATGTTTGTATCACATGCATACAATACAATGTGGGAATGCATATCTGTTCCAGTAGAGCAATTACTAGAAACACCTTATTTACTAAAACATGGGACTAACTAAAGAACAATGGCATAAAAAGAGAACAGATGAGATTGCAAAATATGTTCTCGATAAAGGTGACAAGGTCTCTGCGACGATGACTTATTGGCACACATATCCGATTGTTGTTAAAGATATTTGTGTACTTGGAGTTATGGTTAAAGGGCAGAAGACCAAAAAGATTTTATTCGGAGATATGATTGACAAAAAGTTTGTTGAAAGAAAAACAACAGACCAATTAGAGAGAAGCTTCCTTGAAGAGATTCTTGCCGATATGAAAGAAGCAGATAAGAAACATTCTAAATAATAAAGAAATGGAACAGAAACTATTATGTATCCCAGAAAAGATTGGGGAAGTAAACAACCATCATCTTGATAAGTATCTTGAAGCTGGTTGGCATGTTGCACAAATTTCCGCTGCAGGAAATAGTCTTAACAGCTGTTGTTGGATATTAATTGAACGAGCAACAGATTCAAAACAGATTAACAGCTAAGATTGAGGAGCTCCTTTCGAGCTCCTTTCTTTTTTCACTTTCCTCTCGATGAATTTTTATACATCTCTTTTGTGATAATTTGGAAGACATCTCTCGAAGAACTATTGTATGTAATATTTTTGTTATCAATCTTTTATAACATTTCTGTTATTCTGTATATCAGATGTCTGTCAAAAGAACTTTTGTTTTACAATACAAATATATTAATATTATTCATAATAAAAAAATTTTTTAATAACTATTTTTTACGAGTTGAACGTGAGGGTTCAGAGTGACCCTGAACCAAGAAACAGCACTCTGAGCGATCTCGGAGGTCTGGCCCTCTCTTCTGGCCAGTCACACTCTGCTCAGGACTCATAATCTTTTTGTGGCTAAGAAAAATGTTCATATATTTATATTGAATATAAAAAGAATTTGGTATGCAAATTACTTTAAAAATGTTAGAGGATGTTAAGATATTAGCTGCAATGTATACTGACTTTGCAGGTGGAAGTTCTCTTACAGAATTTTGGTTAAATGAAAAAATTCCTATTGCAATTCAGCGTGACGCTCCAAATGATTCTATAGAAGCATTTTATATGTTTAACGGAGTAATATGTTGTATTACTGAATGCGGTTATGACATTGATGCAAGAGACCTTGATGGTGAAACTCTTTACAATTTGATTGAGTGTATTAAAAATTCAGACAATGTAAAGAAGCATGTTCATGACACGTATGTGCCGTAATCACGACACATCTACCAAATAAAGTTAAAATAAATTTGCAGGTCTCGATTATTTATATTATATTTGTATCAACAAACAAAAACAGAACAATTATGAACAAGCCTTTCAACTCCCTTAACATCAACGATACTGTCTCTTATGTCCTTCTCTATCCGTCCTGTGAACAGGAAGATGCTTACCGTATCGGTACTGCTACCTTAGTTGGTATTGAGAAGGAGCTTTATCCTATAAGGGCAAAGGAGTCTGATGTACCTACTGAGGAGCATGACTACACGTTCAGGTTTGAGAACGGACGTGAGTACAAGATTCGTTTGTTCACTGCTAAGTGGCATCCCTTCTGTAACTTGGTCACTGACACCGAGTATCAGACTGGCAATCTCATCTTTGCTACCGAGAAGCAAGTTCTCGTTAACCGGGTCAATGCTGAAATCACCAAGGAAGTTGATATGCTTAAGAGACGGATGGAAAGGATTCAGCAGAATATTGATGTTCTTGAATCCAGAAGGATTGTATAATTTTCTCAAATAAATTTGCAGGTCTCATTTAATTGTGTTATATTTGTACCAACAAGCAAAAACAGATAACTGTTACACAGAATGTTAAACAAAATGATGAAATATTTTTTGATTTAAAGAAATATTCATATATTTGTATAGGAAATAACAACAATTAAAAACAGACAAGATATGAAGACTAACGTTACTTTCAAGACTTTCGATGTAGTTAAGCTTTCTGCTAACTCTTCCATCCTCATCGCTCATCCGAACGCCAAGGATTTCTACGGCATTGTCCGTGAGATTGGTACCGCTTTCTCTCTGATTGAGTGGTACAACAAGAAGAACTCCAGCACTACTGCGGAGGCTTCCGTTTCTTCTGCTTGGATTCCCAACAGTGATATTGAGTCCGTCGGTTCTTTGTATCATCTGATTTCCAAGGGTCTCGCGCCAGTTGTTTCTGCTGCTCCTGCTGCTACTATGGCTGCTGAGACTGCCAAGCCCAAGCGCAAGTATACCCGCAAGGAAGGTTCTGCTAAGCCGGGTCCCAAGCCCAAGAAGGAGAAGGTCGCTAAGGTCAAGGTTGAGAAGCCCAAGAAGATGACCAAGGCTGAGAAGGCTGCTGCTGAGGCTGCTGCTGAGGCTGCGAAGGGTCCGGAGATTGTTGAATTCCCTACCAACGGATATGGCCGCAAGCCGGATGTCTTCGGATTCCAGCGTTGCAACTACGGTATTGCTACCGGCCGGTTCACGTTCTTCCCTACTCGTGAGGACATCGAGCGTTCCGTCCGCCAGTCTGGCTGCACCTATCACAGCAGACTCGATGGTGCTCTTGACTTCGTCATCGTCGGTGAGAAGCCCGGTCCTTCTAAGATGCGGACTCTTGACAACTACCACAGAAGCGTTCTCCGTATCACCGAGAAGCAGTGGCTCGCCCTCCTTGGTTCTTCCAAGTATAAGTTCTCCGATGAGGACGAGGCCCGCGTCCGCCGCGCTTCCTAATCAAAGATATTTCCTAACAATTAAATAATCTTGTCTGGAGCTGAGGTTGCTGTGAAGCACCCTCTTCTCATATATAAAGTAGCGAGGGCAGGTTCATCACTCCTGCCCTCTTATTCACGGTCCTATACAAATTTTTGGTAGCGAAATTCCTTGGTATTCTGACCCGCGAATACAATTTCAATATCAAAATATTTATCAGGTTATTTTAGAATATAGAAATTATTCATATATTTGTATTGAATTTAATAAACAATACTATGGCATTCATTACTAAATCTGCAATACAGTCTTCATTTGACAGTTGTACCGATATGCTTGACCAGTTCGGAGACAAGGAGATGAGAGCAGCAAGACGTGTTATTCACTGTCTTGACCGTGGAGCTAATATAAAGGAAGATGTAGATAGAGTTGCTCTTTTTGTGTACCTTTCCAGATTGAAGAACAATGAAGAAAGAGAGATGGAAGAAGATACGTTGTACCGATTATTCCATCAAATTCATATTGCATTCTCTGCAATTTACTTTACTCAGTACGAATATACAAATCACGAATAATATGAAAAAGATTCTTATTGCAATTGCAGCTATGCTGCTTCTGACCGGTTGCGGTGAGGCGTGGAAGCGCACCGTCAAGGATTTCCAGTCTAATTACGGTGGCGGTATCAATCGCTCTGTCACTGTCTTTGACTATCAGGGTGACACTCTTGCCAACTGGACCGGCAAATTTGATGTTCAGTTTGACACGAGCGGTGCGGGACAGGTCCTTTTTGACCGTATTGATGAGAACGGCATGCGTAAGCGTGTTGTCATCCAGGGTGGAATTGTTATCAACGAAGAGCTTTAATTATGATTGTTATTGAGAAGAAAACTGGAGACAGAATTGAGGTCTCTCCTTACTACTTGCACGGCAGGTTGATTGCTTACACTGGTGATGTTGTTGTCACCTGTGAGGACGGCTCTGAAGTTAACATGGGTAAGCATGCTTGGCTCCCTAACGAAATCAAAATCCTTAACTAATTATGGCGCACAAGTTTGTACTGTTAATGCCTTACAAGTATAGCAGAGATGAACATCCTGTTGGTCGTCTTGTTTTAGGTAATGTTGGATTCCATCGAGAACTCAGCCAGGACGGATATTACACATGCGGAGGAGGTCGTTGGGATATTGATGATGAGAAGAAAACAATCATTCTTGATGACTATTCTTCTGACTTCGGTGAGGCTCAGTTTGCTGACAGAGATTGGCAGTATATCGAGTGTGACAGTGACTTTGATGGTTACAAAGTAACTTATGCTTATCCTGCGTTTTGCTTGAGAGCCAGCGACCATGCAGGTGAAATTGTTGATGTGACTCCGATGCTTAAGTTTTGTTTGTAATGGCGAAGAAAAAAATTGAGTGGATTAAGGCGAAAGCGTTCTTGATTTACGACCATCCGTTTGAGGACCGACCGCATCTGAGACGCAGAATCATTCGTTGGCCGGCTTATGACAGGGGTTCTAATTTTGAAGTTTGGAGTGAGACCTTCAATCATTGGCTTCCTATTACAAGACAACGTATTTTTCGCATATACCATTTGTTAAATTAGAGATATAATTTTTAAGTGGCCTCATGATGGAATGGTAGACATGAGGGACTCTTTGCTAAAAGCAATGGGTTGCACTGAAGGAAACTTCAGATGTAGAACCTCCCTAATTCGGTGAAGGCTAAATAAATGTGGTGTAAACACTTGGCAAATTCCTCTCAGCCGTGTACTGGAGTAATCATGGATGAAGCCACATTTATATGCTAATACCGAGCCAATGTTATAACAAACTTCTGGGGAATGATACTGCCCCTTAATAACTTTCACAGACACGGTGGCACTGGGATAGTTTGTTTAGACAGTGTGTAGAGACTATACAGGAGGAACCTAAGTTGAAATTATCAACGTATCAGTTAATGGCTGAGTACTGCATAACGCAGGTTGGTAACTTGCAAGATTTCAATATGGTTAAGATAGAGTCCAGACCACAAACAATGAAGATATCAGTAATTGGTAGTGAAAACTATAGTGGTATGTAAAATCCCTTGGGCAGAAGTGCCTGTGTGGGTCCGACTCCCACTGGGGCTACAAAAATTTTTGTAATCAAAATAATATTCATATATTTGTATTGTAACAAAAAACAATTTGAATATGGAACCTAAGTATTTCGTTTACGTTGATGACAAGCTTATCTCGAGCCGCTTGCTGACTGAGATTGAGGCTGATGAAATGATTGACACTCTTCTCAGGCTGCCGATCGCCGGCAAGGTTTACAGAGTAGACCCGAGTGAAGCAACAGAATAAGTTATTTGATGAGGTGGAATGTAACATATCAGGGCTGTAGATAGCAGGCTGTATAGTCGGAGTCAGTATGGTGTTACATTATAGAGGTGGGTCAGGTCGCAACTGAGGTAGTCAAATAATTTTCGGCCCCATAGCTCAGTCGGTTAGAGCAGTACCTTTATAAGGTAAAAGTCGTGGGTTCAAAGCCCGCCCGAGACACAAAAGGCAAAGCAGTAGTAGGGTAAGTTTATGGAGAACATAGACATTTTTGATAGCCCGCCGGTGATAATTAATGAGAATTGCTAACTTATTGATTATTACATAAAAAATTATTGATTTATAAATGTGCACAATTTATTTAATCAAACATCGGAGATGAGCGTTTAAGTCGTTCCCTGTTTTGCTTTTTATTCGGCCCCTTAGCTCAGTTGGTTAGAGCAGCTGACTCATAATCAGTTGGTCGTAGGTTCAAGTCCTACAGGGGCCACGCAGACAACAGAAGTGATTACTGTTTGTTCCGGTTGGATTCCGTTGCTGGGGATAGATATACTTGCGGTTTAGGTTAGGTATAATAGATGCGCATAAAGGCCTGTAATTCCTAAGCGTCATGCAGATGGAAGGACGTGGAGATAATCACCACTCGTGGGATCGTATCCCACTATTCCTCGCCAAAAATAACTTATGTGAATTGTGGAAGGATTTACTACAATCAATTACAAAACAAGAAATTTGAAAGTGCAGTTTCCTCCTTCAGTCCCTTCAGTCAAAGATAAAGTAAAAGAGATAATATATCAGTGGGGACAAGAACACCCTTGGGATCCTCTTCGACAGAAGGATGCTCTTTATATGATTTATTATCTTGAAACTCATTTACTTGAAGGAGTGGGACATCCTGATGACCCAGGTCCGAAGGGAGAAATGGGAATACCCGGTCCAGATTATGAATACGATATTCGTTCAAATGTTCCAGCAGTTAAACGTTTAACTGATGAAGAATACAAAGAGAGAATGGAGCAAGCGACAATTGATTTCATACAATCATTTGCAGACAAGCAAATATTCACAACAGAAGAAGAGATAAAGAACGGAGAGATTTGATGCTCTCCTTTTTTGGTATAAAAATAAATTTCATATATTTGTATTGAAATATAATAGTGTTATGATTAACATTGCAAAATCCAAATTTATTGATAAAGACACACTTGGAACATCTCCGTTGTGGCATATTGTTCACAGAGAGTTTTTGGCAGTGTGTCCTCATTGTGCACAAAACATTTATAACTTTGTTGATGCAATCGCAGCAGATATTAAATGGAATGAGTTGTTAGGACATCATATTCCAATCGGAGGCTTACGCAAACCATTCCCTCACGATAAGCGGATGAAAGCAAATTTGCTTAGGTGTTATAAGAATGATGACTATATGTTCCACAGAGAGAAGTGTAGTCCTTATGGCTATATCAATTTTTACTCTATTGAGGATGCTGCAACTTTTTTGAAAACCATTATTATCCCAGATACACTTCCTTTTGATCCTTCTATTTATAAGTCGGAGGAAAGCAAAGCAAAAAGAGAAGAATTGATTGAACAAATTGCAAAGGACGAGTACTTTATTATTCCAGTATATCCAGCAGATAATAGCGAATACTGCATTGATGGAAAAATTAAAGTAGAGTCTTACCGTAAACTTCCAGATATTTCTGTTGCAGTTCTCCCTGATATTTATGTGACTATTGAAGTTGAACAATTTATAAAGTAATATGGAAATTCCGAAAGAGGCAAGAATTAATCTCTCTCAAGCAAGGAGATTTTGTATAGGATTGCAGCAGCTCGCAGAAGAATGTGGGATGAGTTCAATCACTTACAATAAAATGGGTATGATTATTACTTATACATTTGATGACGGCAGCAGTGTTGGTTGTTACAGAGCTCATTATGATGCCGGATTAGTTAAATCTTTGTAATGAAAGCATGTTGCAATTTTTGTAAGCATTGTGCAAAAGAATTCAGACCTGGAACAATCCAGTGTGAGTTCTCTCGTGATTGTGGTTACGGGCCAAATCCTGCATACTACGATTGGATGAGAGGACCTTGTGCATTTTTCAAGAGAGACCCTTTGAAAAATATGTACGGTATCACTGAAGAAAATTATATTCGTGAGTATTTGTTTGCAATGCTCTGCCGACTTTCTATTGACCCAAATACTCCATCAGATAATGAGCAGTATAAGTATGGTCATTGGTACAATAAGTACAAGTCATATTTAACTTATCATAAGAGAGAAGCTACTAAGCCAAAGAAGAAAAATGTCATACAACTACTCACAAAAACTACATAACTCGTGCTGCAATTATTGTCAGTTCATTGACCCATACAATGAAGGAATTGATAAAGATGATGTCAGATGTTTTCGTTGCTATTGCAAAGCGATGAAGGGTTATGTGCAGATTACTGCTTCTTCAAATTGTGGTTGTGGTATGTTTGTTTATTCTCCTCTTAGCAATGCATATGGGTTTGATGAATCAGAGTCTGTAGATGATTTCAAAAAGGGATTAGAAATAAGAAGACAACTGCGAAGAGAAGTGATGATTGAAATATTGAAAAGATTTGACACGCTCGATGATAACTGTAAATAAAAATACACATAAGAATTGTCGTTATTGTAACTACTGCAAATACTTTAGAGCGGAAGGAGAGATGATGTGGTGGTTTGAGAGAAATATATTTGGGCCAGGAATTTGTACTTTATCACGAGTAAATAATTATACTAATTTTTATTTGTCTTGTGATGCATTTGAATACTCACCTATTCAAAATGTTTACAATGTTGAAACTCCAGAATTTGTTGAATATTGGAAAGGAGCAAAAAAATTTCAAAGTGATATGTATAATGATATTCTTGAATTGAAAGCTCGTCAAAGAAAAGAAAATAAATTGAATGAAGTTTCTGATTATATTGAGACTACAAAATTGGTAAGAAAAAGTAAGAATATAAAGAATCACAAGTTAAATGGAAAATAAGTATTGCAACGACTGCAAATATTTCTACGCAGACTCTGTTGTTGATGTTCTTAGAAATTTTACAAGAAAAAATAAATTTGATTTGAACTCATACGAAGATACTTCTGCAGTATGTGGAATGGGAAAATGTAGTTCACCTGAAAAAATTGCAACAACTTGTGCAGCTTCAATGTTAAACCCGTGCTATTATACTTTTTATTTTACTCCTGCGTGCCAATATTTTGAAGAAGGAATTCACAAAGTTTATGGAATTACATCTCAAGAGATTTCAGAACTTCCGAGTTATACATTTTCATTACGTCTTTGGTTAAGATGTTCTAGTTCTTTTGGGTGGAATCCTTATACTTCTGACACTATAAATCATGTACAAGTTAACAATAAAAGTAACACAGAAAAAAACCACTCTTCGTATTAAAGAATATATTTATGTCTCTTATACGATGAAAGATATTCTCGAGTATATTGATTACATCGAGAATTATAAGCATGAGGAAAAGTTCTCTGCAAAGAAAAGAGATAGAGTTTTTTATAGGACAAAAGTAGAATACAAAGTTGAAGCTCTCAACAATAAGATAGAAGAGTTATGTGCAGTTGCTGTGATTAAAACAGGTTGGCCTCATACTCATAAACGTGGGGATGTTAATGATATTCCAAACTTACTTCAAATATTTTATCAAACAAATTTCGCTCCTATAAATCAAAGATATCTTAAGAGATATGAGCAAGATTATAGAAAAGCAAATTGTTTATCTCATTTCTCATTTGATACTGGGATAAATGATTTTACAAAAAAGTCTCTTAAAAATTATTTGACAAAGGAAGAGGTTAAGAGAATTAATCTTCTCACTGATATGTTCAACAGTTTAAATAAAGAGTTATGAAATGCCGAGTAATTGAAAAGACCCGTCGCGACGGAAGTACTTATTATTACGCTCAATACAAAACTTTTTTGTTTTGGCATTATATTAAGAGAACTATTCCTGCTCCTCCATACGAGGATATTCCGAGAATGTATGATACATTTGAAGAAGCTCAGCAAAGTTTGAAAGTTTTTAAAGAGCAGTGGGAAACTTCACATTACAGAGAGAAGACAACGAAGATTGATGTTGATGTTTAATAAGAAAATTAAAAACAATGAAAAAACCAAGCAAGTACAATGTCGCAAGTCCGACTGTCCGTAACAGAGAGACAAACAACTATTGCATCTCGCCCGAGCAGATTTATAACAAGAAAGATTTTTTGTTCAAGTTTGACAACGGCAAAGAAGTTGTAGTCCCCAACGAGAAGATCAATGAGTATCAGCAAACTCATCCCGCTTGTTGGTGCAAGGGTTTCCCAGTCTATGATGATGACGGAGTATTCAAACGGTATGTTGCCAATGTCCTGTACATTCTCATCCCAAAAGATTTCATATTAAATTTTGCGGCTTGAGAAAAATTTCATATATTTGTATTGTAAAACAAATAATATTATGGACTACTTTGCAAAATACAACCAGGAGGCTTGGGAACTCAAACACAATATCGTCAACGGTATGCGTGAAGTCATCAAGGAGAAAGGATATGCTATTGCCAACAAGCCTCTGAAGCTCGAAGGTGACGGCAAAGAGATTGAGATTGACTCTGACCGAATCCTCGTCGACGGCTGGCACACTGACAACCTCTCTGTCGAGAAACTCCTTGAAGCTCTGCATGCTTGTTACCACATCCTTCCGAACTTTGCTAATTTTGGTTATTGACAAGTTCCAATTCGCATCGCGTCTGAAATTTTTCTCACTTTTTTGAAGTGAGAAATTTTTCATATATTTATATTACAAAACAATGGTTGAGAAGTGAAAACAGAATCAACAACATCTTGGCTCTTTGCTATAAAACATCCTTCTATCTGTAACAATTGCAAATATTTTCAGATAGAAGATATTTCTGATTTGCAGACAGGAATTTCATCAGAGAAATTCGGAATTGGATATTGCCATGTTCCGAGTGATTTATTATATACATCCTTTACTCGTAGAAGTCAAAGAGCCCGCCGATTTTACAGAGATGACTGCACAAAATTTAAGTTTGATATTCATCAAAAATTTGGAATTGAAGACTCTGAATTTGATGACATGACAGAGTATGCAAAATATTTCAATGAGTATAAAATAATTTCTATAAGAGATATTCAAGAACAGAAAGAGCTTGATAAAACATGGGATATTATAAACAGAATATAAATGTGCGACAATGAAAGAAGTTAGAGATTTGGCCTCCGTTTTACTCAGAAATGTAAATGAACAGGGATATCACTGCTGCAATTATTGTAAATGGTATCACCCAGATGAAGACCCAAACATTATCGGAGGGTACATCGGTCATTGTCAATATGATGGAGATTTCAAGCAAGACAAGATGCATAGCAATTATCTCAAGTTCTATAACTGGGGTTGTGTCATTGGTTATCGGCACACAATTCACAACAAATTCAATCTTCCTTATCCCGATTATGCGAAAGAATATGCTCACACTTTAGATCTCCGTGAACAGCTTCAATATGATATTTTTAAAGAAGCTTACAAGGGCTGGTCTCCGTCTTATTCACCCTCAGAGAAGTAAAAACTTTTTATGAAAAATAAAACAAAATTTTGTAATGATTGCAAATACTACCGTCCCGTCGGCAACACAAACGGCGTGTGTAGTGGTGAAATTCCATCAGGATATTTCATACACCATTTCTATGACAAGAGCTGCTCAAGTGGTTTCAAACCAAATCTGTCTTGTTGCTGTAATGTCGAATCTCCAGAATTTATGGAGTTATATAAGCGGAATATTGCAATCAAAGCCAATCTAATACTTGAAATCAACGCTTATAAATACGCTCTAAAAATATCAGAAGAGATTGATAAAGAGATACTCAAAACTATAATTGCACGAAAATTCACTAATACCCCAGAGCTTAAAAAATAAATGTGAGTATCTCGAGAGAATTCTCACTTCACATAAAAATGACTAATTTAACTGACATACAAAAACAAAAATATTGTTATTGCAACTATTGTAAGCACTTTGTAGTTGAAGATTCTATATTCCGATATTTTGGTATTCCTTTAATCGGATATGGATATTGCAATAATAAAAGTATTTTTTTAAGCAACAGACGAAAGTATTATTACAATAATTGCGACAAATTTTCTTATTCAATTCATAATCGTTTTGGTTTCAATGACCCAGATGAGATATTTGAATTCGCGGTAGCGTCTCACCCACCCTTCATGTTCCGAAATGTTGATTTAAAAATCGAGAAATGAAACTAACTGACCTTTCTAAATATAAGTATTGCAATTATTGTAAGCATCTGGAATTGAGTACTTGCTTCTCTAGAAATTGGAATTGTGGAATCTGTGCAAGCAATGATACTATATTTAATTCAAGAGTCAATTGGAATCCATGCTGCAAATATTTTGAGTACACCATACACCCTGTATTTGGATACGATTCTGAAGAAGAACTCAAACAATACAGAGACAATTGCTATCTTAAAATTTTCTTAAAACACGAGATTGAAAGATACAACCGTTGCTATATAATTCCCAACAAACAGGGAGGAGAACATAATAGAATATACATCGGTAATTTTCGAGAGACTTTCAACGGCTCAGAAATAGATGTGAGTGTCTCGAGAGAAATCGCACTTCACTACTGAGTGGCTAAAAAGCCCTAGAAAAAATTTTGTCAATACAAAAAATTTTCGTATATTTGTATAGACAAAAACAAACATTATGAAGTACATCATTAAAGTAGATTTTATCAACGGTTATCCTGAAACCAGATATGTTACTCCGTATTATCGTGAACGGGTAATTGACAATGTAAAATATTGTAGCCCTTCTTTATCTGAAAATATAAAATCCTCTTCTAAGTTCAGCACAAGAGAAGGAGCTGAAAACAGGGCAAAACTTGTTGAATCTCAAGTCGAGAAATCTTTCAATGCTGGGTACCTTGATTGGACTGTTCCGTGTCTCGTGAAGTGCACTGTCATTGAATATAAGAAATAGATTTTTAGAGAGCTTTTGAAATTGGTTTTTACTGGCGAGCTTCCGAGCTAGCTCCCGAGCCAAAGTGCTAAAAAAGCTCCTATATAGGCATTTTCACCCGAGAGAGTTTCTCAGATACAGAAAATTTTCATATATTTGTATAGATAACAACATTAAACAAACACCATGAGCACGCCAGAGACTCCCTACAAGACCAACTACTCAGTTTACAAATACCGAGACGGCCAACTCGTGAAGGGGCCCAATGTCTCTGGCCGTAAAGAGTTCCCCACAGTATGGGAGGCTCTTAATTGGTGCCGTAAATGGTGGAATTGGGTGCATCCAGTTTCCAAGAGAAAACTTGGAGACATTTTTCCTGATACTCAGTTCATAATTTCTGAATATACTGGCCCATACAAGTCTAAGATAATCTGCATAGTGGACCAGAAGGGAATTATGCAAGAAAAATTTGAGTACAAAATTGGAGAATAATTCTAGAAAAATTTCTAGAAAAATTTTGAAAAAGATTCTGGAAAAATTTTAGAGAAAGTTTCTGAAAATAATTCTTAAAAAAATATGAAAAAGATTTTGAAAATTTTTTTGATTTTTTCTTTGGCTATTTTTTCATGTAGCTGTGAACAGAGAACGAAAACCTACACTGATTTGTCAGAAGAGACAAGAGATTTGGATGACCTGCGTACGGCCTTGAATTTCGGGTCTGCTAACAAGGGAGTCTACGGTACACCTGCTGAACAGAGTATGGTCGACCACATCTTCAGCCAAGCCAAAGACCATCGGTACCCCGCAGGAGAGTCCACACCAGGAGGACGGCAGTTGTGGGCAATCTGGTATGACAACTATACTCCTGAGGGGAACACACTGTTAGAGGACTACAAGAACAACAGGAACTACATCGTGGTATTGGCTAACTATCCACCATATAATTTCCGAAATGCTGAAATTGTAATTAAGGACATCAACGGTACTGAATACTACGGCTTTAAGATTGCGTTGAGACTAGAGTGACCATGACCTTACACATATTCCGCAATCTAAAAATCCCGGGCACCATCACGGCGTCCGGGATTCTAGTTCAGCTCTGTGCGAAACCAATACAACTTGATTTACCTAAACCTAAGCAGAATTACATAACTAACTAACAATTACATTGCACAGAGAGTTCTGAATGTCCATTGTATTCTTTAACTAATAAGTAACCGAGAGTCGCCTGCTTACCACGACTTTCAAATATTATATCAGTATAGATTATATATGATTAAAGGGGAGACCAAAATCTCCCCTTATCTCTGTAAGCCTCCGACCACAACTTGAATCCGATATTAGTGTACAGAGATCTCCGCTACACTAAAGCTTGGTCCAGCTTCTACAGAGCAACAAACAAAAACAACAACACTATGAAAATTAATTTCTCTCTCCTCGAGCTCTCTCACTTTTCACTCTCTCTAATTTTTCACTCTCATGAGACTTCTCTCACCTGCTCTCTTCTCTCTTTCACTTTCTCTCGAGTGACTTCTCTCTTGTGCTCTCTATTATTAAAAATCTTTATTAAAGAATTTTAATAACATTTTTGTTACTTACGGCGGTGTCATCTTAACATTTTTGTTACGACTGAGTTTGTCAGTTCTATGTAGATTCTTTTTCATTGTTCTCAGTAGCTCAATTATTTCCTATACAAATATACGAAATTTTTTTATTAACACAAAATCTAAATAAAAAATTTTTATGAAGTTTTCTCATATGAGCGGCATTTCATGGAACATTGTAAAAGTGCATCCAAAGATTTTTAGCTCTGAGCAAGGTAGGAATTCCAGGGTTCGAACCCATCCTAGCTTGGGATACTCTGAGCTCGTTTGATGGTTCAGGGATTGCAGGGATCGAAAACCCTACCTACCACCATTCTCATAAAAACCGTAAGTGATTGATAATCAACACTTAGATTTTCGAATCCCAGTACTCAATCTGGGATGTTTTCGAAATTCCCTACAGGGATACTATAAAAAATCCCGGCCAAATTTGGTCGGGAATTCAGGAGAATATTTGAATGGCATTATTTCTGTTTGCGGTACAGCTTAACGGTATACTCCTCAATCTCGTATAACGGAAGCCGAGGATGGAGCCGTGCATCGATGTAATAGAGGATTGCAGGGATGATGCAATCGTATTCGTTAATGACCTGATATTCGACATCATCACCACGGAGGCGGTCCTTGTAAGACACGTAAGAGATATGGACTGCGTACTTCATATTAAATCCAGGCAGGGTTAGAGGGGTTGGAAACGATTCGGACAATTCGGAGAGTCTCATACTGATTAAGGGCTTTCATCCCTTCGTAAATTTCGGTTGCTTTTTCTATGGTAGAATAAGGACCGTCAAAGCGTGCACCTTCTGTGAACTTGTAAGTGAACTCGATAAGAAAACCTCCGTACTGCATAAGCGATAGATTTGTTTTGGTTGTGATACAAATATAACACAAATTATTTATACCACAAAATTTATATCGCCATAATTTTGAAATGGTCAGTACTGTTAATATTCTTGCTGACCCATTCCTCACATTCGTTCAAGGAACCAGCATGCTGATCTTTGATGTAAACCTTGGTATCAGACCCGATTCGGAGGATGACAGCTCGGTGGGTAGGAACAGGAGTGAAGACCTTGGCAACAGACAGTCTGTAGCGGGTCATCGAGTACGAAGACCAGACACGGGGATCCTCAACTTTAATCTCAAGAATAGTGTTGCCCATCTGGACGGAATAAACTCTGATTTCGTACCAGGTTTCAAGCCAAGTCTTGCAAGGATAGACATTGGCAATCAACGCGTCACAAATACGGTGACGGTCAGTATTCCAGTTGACATGAGGAGAACCAGTCTGAAACAAGTCACTGTACTTGGAATCAGTGATTACAGCCCACTGTTCAGGAGTGAACTCTTTGATGTGCTTAATAAGCTTACTCTCTACCTGGTCATAGCCGCTGTCAACATCGGAGAAATCGATGTTCGGAAAATGCAGGGCAAATTCATTGAGGAGGGAGAAGTATTCGAATTTCATGATATTGTTGTTTTGGTTTGCAATACAAATATAACACAATAATTCTATTCTGCAAAATTTATTTCACTTTTTTTCATGAGCAGCGGAGATCCCGGAAACCAGGATCGGCTAGCATGGATGGTGTAACTCTGAGTGCCGTTGATCCATACTTGCCCTAGGGACTGGCACGCTCGAACTAACTCATAAAACTTTTTCATTTTTATTTTGCGGAATAGAATATTATTATTATATTTGTATAGGAAAAAACAACAATACTATGTTTGAACAGGAATACATCAATTGCGGCAAGCTGATCTTCACTGACACCGCTGTTCACGTGTACAAGAACTATTACGACAACCGGAATCTTAACAACATTCCGGGCGGCCGAATCCGGGCTGCTTATTGGCAGGGAAACCACATCAACGTTGTCATGGACAGTGGCAAAACCTATGTCTACAATGACTTCAACGGTTGGTCAATGTATTACTAGTATGAAGGAAATGGTCATCAGATATGTCCTTCCTGGCAAGGCAAGAGCAAGAGTCTTTGTCGGCCATTGGGAAAAGGGAATGGTTGAAGCATTCCGGGAATTATATAAGAGATTCCCGGATGCTAATCCGATCTCATTTGATGGTCATGAAATTAAAAAGAAAGCCTAAAAAATTTTGTGGCTAAGAAAAATTGTGTTATATTTGTAATGCAAACCAAACAAGACAACAACATGGCAGACATCAAATTCAAAACCATTTCCCTCGTTGAGGATTTTTCTATGTATCAGTCTTCTCGTTATGTTGAGACCTTTATTGCCAACATCAACGGCCGTATTCTGCGTACTGAAAAATGCCGCCTCATCATTGAAACCCGCAACGGATTTCCTATCGGATATAATTACAATTGTCATCTCCAAATTTGGATGCATCCGAAAGGCTGGGTTGAACTGACCGATGACATTAATGCAGGTGTTCCGTATGATAACTGCTATGTGTCTGATGCTGACAAGAAACGGAAGATGACGTATGATGCAGTGGAAGGCTTCAGAGAGTTTCTGAAAAATTGGTTCGACGAATAAAAATAATAAAATTATGGCTAGAAAGAAATACAATCTCGTCGGTGTTGACGGCAACGCGTTCGCGGTTATGGGTTATGTTCGCAATGCAATGCGGGCAGAAGGATTCAGCCGCAAAGAGATAGAGGATTATTCCAAGGACGCAATGAGTTCTGATTACAGCCACCTGATCTCTGTCTCCTGTGACATGGTCGATGAGTGCAATGCTAGACGGAAGTAAGCTATGACAACGAAGACTATCACTCTGACAATTACAACTGACCGAGGATTCATCGGTGTACAGGTCGACAATGAGATCGGATGTTCCATTATCGGTGGCTCTCCCAAGCAGGTTGCTGCACTTACTGAGAAAAGGATAGAAGAGATGGCCGCCGATCTTTGTAAGGAGGACAGAAAAAAGTGGGATGATTCGCAAATAAATTTTGCGGAATAAAAGAAAAGTATTATATTTGTATTGCAAACCAAAACAAACAACATCATGAGCCCTATCGATTCCATTATCAACATGCTTGAAAGCTACGCGGCTGATGCCCGTTCCAAGGCTACCGTGGAAGATCCCAACCGTGACAATTACAATTATCAGAGAGGGAAGGCAGACGGCCTGTCCGAGGCTGCTGAGCATATCCGGAATCTTCAGAGACTTTTTAACTAAAATCTCAGAAAAATTTTGCGGTTAAAACAAATTGTGTTATATTTGTAATACCAAAAAACAACAACGTCTAACAACTAAAAACAGAACAATATGAGCACTCGTTCCAACATCGCTATCCTCCTCCGCGAAGAAGACCGCAACCGTGATTTCACCACTCCGATGGGCACTACCGTCAATGCGGGTGGCAAAAAGTACCTCTACGTCTACTGCCACAATGACGGCTATCCGGAAGGTGTCGGTGCCGACCTTAAGGACATGTTTGAGGGAGAGGAATCCTATGAGGATGCTCTTGAGTATATCCTCGCTGGCGACCGTTCGACCACTGAGCTGACCTACTGGGAATGGCGTCGCGAGACCGACGTGGACCCGGCTGCCTCTGACAATGAGGAGGACATGTACAAGAACGACTACCTCTACATCATTGAGGAAGTTGACGGTAGCCACCGCATCCATGTTCGCCAGTACGGCGAGGAAGAGCTTCCGACAAATGACGACATCCGCGAGGCGGTTGAGGACTGGTACGGTGAGAACATCTCCGATGAAGACATCGAGAAGTACAAGTCTGGTGACTATGAACTCTGCGACATGATGTACGACTGCCTCTACGAAATTGACTTCGAGGCCGATGAGACTCAGGACGGGGATGACCTCCGCGATGTCATCAGTGAGACTCTGGAGAGCTTGCTGCAGCGGGACATCGAACTGGCCGAGTAGACCAGTCCGCCAAGAATAGGGGTTCTTTCTTTTTGTTCTCCCCTTCCAATCAAAAGAAATACGTGTATGGGGGTCCAGTCAACGCCCTGGCAAGAATCAAACAAAACAGACTAACAGGTTCCTTCGCGGGAACCTGTTTCTTTTTATGTGGTCAACAGGAGGTCATGAGCAGAAGAGATTCGAAAAAGCCGGATCTAGCTAGGATCATGACAAACTCTGAGCCTTGTTGAGGAAAACCCTCCCTAGGGTATGTCCGGCTCTCTGCTGCTCATAAAACTTTTTTGAAAAAATATGAGAAAAATTTTGCAGGATAAAAATAAAGTGTTATATTTGTAATGCAAACCAATACAACAATTGTAATGAAACAGTTCGACAGAAATACTTATATGGGAACTCCCCTTGATTCTATCAATGCTTCCATCTACTGCGGTACGAAGTGTACCCGGAAGATTGAGGGGCAGCTTGCCAACTTTGTCTTAGGTGCCTCCTATGCCAATGATTTTTCTGGGACTGGCGAAACCTATATTGACATGCATTCTGCTCCCCTTCCTGTCAAGATTCACAACAGACAGGATTCCGTTTATGTGACGGGTATGGTCCGTTACGGAGTTACAAAGGAGAAGAAGGTCAATCTCGTTGTCAATGGCAAGCCGCTTCCGAATCCGTCGACTGTTATTGAAATCACCTCTCATCTTGTCCTTCTTGTTAAGGACTATACTACTGAAGAGGTTTATGTCAACCCTCACAAGCTGTTTCAAACCTGCAATGAATGGGCAGAGTTCAAGAGGGCCTTCGCAAGATCTTCCTGGAATCGCAGATAAATTTTGCGGAATAAAAATAAAGTATTATATTTGTATTGCAAACCAAAACAAACAACAATATGAACCAGATTGCTTTTGACCACATTGACAAACTCGATGCTGAATACTTCAATGCTCTCCGCGATAAGCTGGTGCCCATGTCCGGTAAGGCTGACACCGTCGCGGGTGAAATCATCCGGGCTATGGACCGTCTGATCTACCGTTTTTGGAATGACGGTGACATGGTCGGTGACGGTTACGGCAATGAGACCTGCAACGGCTCGTACCGTTATCTCTATCACAAGCTTCCTGACTGCCCCAACCTCTACGAAGCGAACCGGGATGAGGACGTATATACGGAAGAGCTGGCCAAGCTCGCTGACTGCGTCAAGGCCCATCTCGAGTCTCGTCCTGATCTCTTCACTGCGGTGAACAACGACGATTCCCGCTCTGACTATGACGAGCAGGAAGATTACGAGTGGGACCGTTATGAGGAAGAGGATGAGGACGATGATGATTACGACAGTCGCGGTTGGTAAACCTGACATCGACTGAGATATGTTGCCCGGCTTCGGCCGGGCAATTGATGTAAAAAATCTCAGAAAAATTTTTGGATTTAAAAGATTTGTGTTATATTTGTAATGCAAACCAAACAACAAAGTAAAATGAAAGAGCAGAAGATTATCAACCACACTCCCGAGATTGAGGCTTATCTTAAGTCCATTCGCAAATACAAGACCATGACTAGAGCTGAGGAAAAGGCCCTGTTTGAAGAATATCAGACTGCGGCTCCTGCTAGGAAGGCCCAAATTGTTGATGCAATCGTCAAGGCCAATCAGCGGTTCGTTTTCTCTATGGCAAAATCCTATGCGAAGGGAGATGACAGGAAGATTCTGGATTTTGTTTCTGAGGGGAACATCGGTCTTGTCAAGTCAATTGACACTTTCGATTACACCAAGGATTTCAAGTTCATCTCTTATGCTGTCTGGGGAATCAAGCAGCATATGACCAACTTTGCTGAGACTCAGAACAAGTTCATGAAGAATGCGAACAACAAGAAAATTGGAAACAAAGTTCTGAAAATCAAGGCTGCTTTCTTTCAGGAATTTCATCGTGACCCTACTATAGACGAGATTAAGGAGGAGCTGGAGAAGCAGGGTGTCAAGATTAAGAAGGACTCTGATTTGGAAGACGTTGTCCAGAATTCAATCGATTCTGTTTGGGGTGATGAGGCTCGGTTCGAGAACAACCCTAGATACGTGCAGCACTCTGCAGTAGACAACGAGTATGAGAAGGAGATTGAGGCGGAAGAGAATTCCAATACGGTCAACAAGCTTCTCCGTGGCCTTGATGAGAGGTCTGCCGAGATTATCAAGATGCTGTTCGGTATCGGTTATGACAGCCCGATGGATATTGAGGCGGTTGCAGAGAGAATGAATCTGACTACCACTCGTATCGGACAGATTCGGAATGCGGCTCTCAAGAAGATGAAGACCTATGCTGAAACTGCATAAAAATTTTGTGGAATCAAAATAAAGTATTATATTTGCATACAAACTAAAACAAATAATACTATGGCAAAAGAATACACCGTCATCTCCCACCATCACGGCCGCGCTACTGAATACACTGGTACTATGGAGTACCTGACTACCCAGGTCTTCGGCTACACCCTCGAATGTGGCCACAGCTGGAACAACAAGATTCCCGAGAAACCCAAGACCGGCAAGAGCCTGGTCAAGGCTCTCAACGACAGTGCCTATGAATGCAACCGGTACTACGACTATTACGAATTGAAAGAGTAATATATATTGGTTTGTGTTTGCAATAGCCCTCTGACTTAGGTCAGGGGGTTTTTGCTATGTAGCAATCTGATCTTTATGAGAATAGTAGTCGATCCGGCCTAGGGAATTTGCTGTCTCTCAGAGTTCATCCTGATCCTCACTAGGGAATGCCTGTCCCCACTCAATCTAACTCATACAAAAAAGTGAGATAAATTTTGCAGGATAAGAAAAAAGTATTATATTTGTATTGCAAACCAATAACAACAATTACTATGGCTACTAAGAAAACTGCTTACGTTGATACCACTTTCGTTATCACTGTCCGTGTTCCTGTTGACCTTGCTGATCTTCCTGCTGGTGTGAAGGAGGGAGACGAGATTGACAACAAAATCTCTACGTCTGTCTGGAACAAAATCGTTGATACGTCACTTGACGTAATGGACGGCCCGGATGGCGGCAATATCGAGTCCATCGTGGTCTCTTCAATTGAGGATGACGATGATGACCCGTCTGATGAGGGTATGTTTGACGACTGCCCAGAATATGTTCATGATGCTGCGATTGACTGGTTGTACGACCACGCAACTGAGTATGATGACCGGGACGAGGCAATGGGAGCCTGCAAGGCTGATCTTGCAGAGGAAGGTTATCACATCTACGAAAACAGTGAATGTGAGTGGGCTGTCGAAGATGCCTTTGACGATTATGACGGTGAAAACGGTTGGGATTAAATTAATCCCAACTAAATTTTGTAGTCTCACAAAAAATTCGTATATTTGTAATACAAAAAGGAAACAATAAAACCATTAATATGAACAGAGAATTCGTCCTTCGCGACAATGAAGTCGCTATCAACCGTCCTGACGGTACTGTTGTCATCATGAACCTCAATGCCCTCCGTGAACTGCAGGGTGATTCCAACAAAGACAAGGAGATTGCTGATCTCCGCAAGGAACTGGCTGAGGCAAAGGCCCGTATCGAGAGATACAAGGAGGCCAATGAGGTTGCGGTCAATGCGGCCAATAACCGCCTGGAAAAAATCAATGACCTCAAGGCCGAAATGGACGTTCTACGTAAGAAGAACACTGACCTCGAGGATAAGGTCTCTTACGTAGAGGGGCTCAAGAACGGGTACATGAATAAGGCTACCAAGTTGGAGGCTGACTTCGCTGCCCTCGAAGAGAGGTATGAGAGTCTGAAGAAGAAATTCAATCAGCCCAATCAGACTCCGAAACAGCAGCTTGTCCTCTGGGGTTCTGTTAATATTCCCAAGAATATTCCGAGTTTCATGTTTGTGACCAGCAACGGTGAGGTCTTCTTCACTGAAGCCGAGATTGAGAGGAAGTACAACCTTCCGAAGGGTTCTGTCTCTGCTTACTTCGCTGACAAGCAGAAGTTCCTGTACCCTCGTGACTGCAATGGGGTTCGACCGATTGATCCTACAACGGGTGACTTCAAACGTTTGGGTGTGGTCCGCAGATTCACGAACAACATGTTCAAGAACAAGGACCTCAATAATCCTGACATTGATTTTATCAATGAAGCTATTAAGACTGCAATAAAGTTCAAAAACGGAGAGCTGCAGTAATCCTCATCAACCTCAGAAAAATTAGGGAACCATTTCGGTTCCCTTTTTTCGTATTATTTCCAGAATAATTTTCAGAAAGTTTTCAAGAAATATTTCCAGAAAAACTTCATAAAGATTTTTAAAAAGAATTTAAAAAAATTTATTAAGAATTATTCTAAGAAATGCTAGAAACTTTCTTGGCAAACTAAAAAATAATAATGGATGCACCCAGGCAATTGCTTGGTCTTTAAACTTTTCCTAAAATATTCTAGGATACTTATGCATGTGTACTCAGAGTGTAGAAGAAATATATTTCTTGGCTTTTATATATTTTCTTAGCTCATGACATTGCTCCTGTGTCCTGGGTGCCTGCCGAAAAAATAAAATATGAAGATAAGATATATTTCTAAGATGCATAGGATACAAGAATTAAATATGCTTTAAATTTTTCTACATATCTTTAGCATTATCTACACTTACAGAGATCTCTCTCCATAACTATTTGATAATCAACTATCATTTTTTGATGTGAGAATTAGTTTCTTAGAATTTTCTTGCATTTTTAAAATATCTTTCATACCTTTGTGTTGATAGAAACATATTATAAAACCCCCAACCTTCTTAGAAGATCGGGGGTCAACAACAATTATTGAATAAACCTATTGATAAACCTATTGATTGTCGGTATCCTTGCCTACGAATTCAAAGTAGCAAATGTCTTTAACATCAACGGTGATGTCCATACTTTTAAGAGTAACCCAGTTTTCAATGCTGAATACAACCTTGTTGTCATCAACAATTCTTACATTCCTGGGATGGATAAAATCTCTACGAAGATATGCACCATCAGGTTTAACAAACTTTTGTAAACGGATTAAGCCCGGAATCTGCTTAGCATTTTCCAGGCATTTCTTGAAAAGTTCGAAATCTCTATTGCTCATCAGTCCTGAATAATAGAAAGGTCAAAGACGTAAACAGGAATCGTGACGGTCTCCGGTCCATGAACCTCGATTGAAGGTTCCTGATGAATATCAGTGAACCGGTATTTCAAACCTTCGTTGTCAGTAAGAATTGTACCAATCTTCGGCATGAAATTTTTCTTCATCACTTCAATGTCACTCTCGATGTAGTTCTTCCAATTGATGAACTCCGTCCCAAAAGCACACAGGCTGTAGTTTGCATTAGGGTTGGTGATGATATTGATTCTGGCCTTTGCATTAATATCAATTGCATCAATGACCACGGTTTCTTCTTTTTTCTTCTTAGCCATAACAGTATTTGTTTTTGGTTTCCATTACAAATATAACACTTTTTCTTTAATCCAAAAAATTATTTTAACTTTTTTTCATGAGTTAGTTTTCCTGGTGAAATCCCGGATCGGGTGGAAGATTCCATATTCGCAGAGCAGCTAATCTAAAATGGCATCCCTAGGGGAAATTTTAGGGAAGTTGCTCATACAGCCAGCTGATAAATATAAAAACAATTTGTTTACAATGAGATATAATGATACAGAAGTAAAAAGAAATGCTACGATTCTTTTCATAAAAGATAATATAGAATATGTAGGCAAAGTAGATTATATAAGATATAGCAGGTATCTTCGTGGAGATTGGGGAGATATAGAATTAGATCCCCTAGTAGATTCTTTTAAGGTACTCAGATTACATGATGGAACATTGACCCACGATGGTGAAGTTTATAATTCTACACATTCTATGAAAGTATAAATGAAGACTTTTTTACACAGTATAGCCCCCACCACAATGGGGGCATTTTTGTGAGTTGTGCCCAATGAAAGAAATCTAGACCCTGAGGTAAGAATTCTTTGCTCTGCGAATGTAGCAATTCTAACCTGATCCGGGATTTCCATGATGGTTTTAACTCATGCAAAAAAGTGAGATTTATTTTTTGGAATAAGAAAAAAGTATTATATTTGTATAGGAAAAAAGAACAATAGATTATGGCAAACGGCAGTATCAAAGTTGAAATCATTACAAAAGAAATGATGATTATGGCTATCAACGACAGTGTCAAAGCTGGTGTTGTTGAGCCGACTGATATCATAAACAACAAAGACCTTGTCGGTGGAATTGTTGTTCACTATTTCATGTCTCAGAATCTCTTCAGAGAAATTCTCGGACTGCCGCTGTACGTTATGCCTGAAAATGAAAATGACGAGGAGGACGAAGATGATGAGTAATACTCTTGCTTGGGTTATCTTGGCTGCAGCAGCTCTGGTATCTGCTGTTGCATTGACTGCCGCCAGTTTGTGGACTGTCTGGGAAAATGACAGAAAGAAAGCAACAATCAAGTTGATTTGTACTGCTGTCTTGTTTGTAGCTGTGGTTTTGCTGATGGGTTACATGACAACAATTGTGCATCTTTAGCAAATAAATTTTGCAGGATAAGAAAAAATTATTATATTTGTATAGGAAAAAACAAGATATACTATGGACGGAATAATTAAATGGTTACTGATTATAGTTCTGATTGGAATTCTGATCATTCTCTTCCCTGTAATTCTGGTCTTCCTCGGAGCAGTGTGGGCTGCAATCGTGGCAGTCGGTGCTTGGATTGTCGGTCATATCGGAACTACGTTTTGGCTGATTGTAATTGCCGTCCTTATCTGCTATATTATATTTGATTAATATGACTTCATGATTATAAGGTTTTAGGTCTGAATCTCCCTGCCTGCGAAGGTCGGGAGATTTTTTATATCCTATCGGATATAATTGTTGATGCTTGTTGAAGGATTATATCCGGTCGGATATAATCATATGAGAAAGGTACCGATCCGGGACAGGATGACTCAGCTATTCGCAGAGCAACATCCGATCCTCACTAGGGAATTCCTGGTTTCATGAAAAGCTGCTCATAAAAAAATGTACAAAAAAGTGAAATAAATTTTTTGGTTTCAAAGAAAAGTATTATATTTGTAATACAAAAAGGAACAACAATTAAAGAAAAATATTATGACTACCCATGTTGACATTATTAACGCTTATTTTGGCGGTGCTGAATATGTTCCGGAAAAACTCTCTGAAGAAGGAATGCAGTGTTTCAGCAAAGAAGATGAATACAAACTAGCTGAAGATATGGAGCTGTATTACAGAGATGCAGTCGAGTCTGTTGAGGACGACGAGCTGGCCAGCAAAATTCACATGAACCTCTGTGATTGGATTCACGAGCATAATTTCTAGAAATAAACCGTTCAAAGATATGAAAACAGTTAAGTACCTTCTGTTCTGCATCGAGACCATTCTTCTTATTCTCTCTTTCGTATTCGGTGTTGCATGTGCCGAATCTGGGTCTTGGCTCCTCGCAATCGTGTTCCTGTTTGGTCCGTTTGCTTATTGCAAAGCGGTCAACATCGAACGACATCTGATCTTCGCGGAAGCTTTTGAAAAGGAGCACTTGAACGGTTAAGTTGTTCTTTTTTCTCTGATGAATCCTCTGTTGTGAAACAGGGGATTCTTTTTTATATGGCAATTGCATGGGAATTTTATGGAATTACTTCTAGTAGATCCATTTTTCTGTTCTCAGAGCTATGTAATTAAAAGCATTTAGAAATGCTTTGGACATTCCATTCTTACGATAGTTTAACATATGACCTGGATGCAGCATTCAGTAGAAAAAATATGAAGAATATGTTCAGGAAAATACATGCATATCTTGCTATGGAAGATAAATGGATAAAAGCTAAAGATAGCATCTACATTTTCCATGCATTATCCATGTATTTTCTTTTTATCATTTTGTAACTGATTGATAATCAATATAGCTTTTTTGTCGTGAGAATGTAAAATAGGATCAAGAGGAGTTATCCATAGAATTTCTTCTTTACTTTATCTAAAAACTATTTCAAATAAATTTTGCAGGACAAAAGAAAAGTGTTATATTTGTATAGGAAAAAAGAACAACAACATGAATAAGAAAGAAAAGATTGAACAGATTCTTGGCTACGCTAACGAGATTGCGAAGATTGCTTTCTATCTTAACGGCCGTAGCCGTAATAATTATTCTTCTAACTATGACAACGGTTATCATCCGATTACATTCAAGATGTACAACAAAGAGTGTGAACTGAAGACTCTCTGTTTCCGGAGATTCCAATATAACGTATACAGTTTCCAGGCCCTCTTCCCCAATGCTAAGAACAAGCCTGGACATGGTCCGGTTTCTGACATCAGCATCAATCTTGAGACAGGAAATTTTTTTCATGATGATGACAAGTACATGGCTCAGTCTCTCCTCGGCGAAAACACTGATGAGATAGAATTCATGCAAGCAGTCTTACTTGCCGTTCAGAACGAACTCCGGGAAATGCTGATACAAATTAAGCGAGATATTCATCTTTAATTTTGCAAGACAAGAAAAAAGTATTATATTTGTATAGGAAAAACAATAACAGATATGTACGAAGTTGGGCAAAGAATCAGAATCATCAACATGGATGACAAGTGGTCGGGCAAAGAATATGCTGGTAGAGAGGGAACGATTACCCAAGTTGGGGTTGATCCTTTTGGTGACACTTATCTCATCGGAACTTGGGGCAGCCTGAATCTCTATCCGAAGATTGACATGATTGCAATCATAGGTTAAATTGTTGAATGACTCTATTGAAGAATCCTCCACGAAAGTGGGGGATTTTTCTTTTATGATTCTATAGAATGTATCCACTAGTATCCTAGAATCTGATGCTCATGATAGCTTTATGAGCAGGCAAATCCAGGTGCTTTTCAGGTCCCATGATTTGCCCTGCTCAGAGAGCTACGACCCGAAAAAGATATCCAGGTTCTGGATAACCATTCTCGTCGTCCTTTTTAATAGCCCCCACTAATTTCCAGGCAAATAAAAAACGAGCAGAAAAAAGAAATCTTAATTTTTTCTAATTTTTTCTTTAGCTAATAAATATCTAAAGTAAGTTACACGATATGAAAACTACACTCTTGTATGAAGAAGAAGTAGGTTTGCAATTCAGCAATATACAGAGTTATAACCAGAACATGGCAAAGGGTCTAGAAGATAAACTTTTCTTTCTCAAGTATTTGCCATTTGGCCAATTATCTAAAGATAAGTTGACTGAGGAGCACCCATATTTGTTTGTTGATTTTGGATGTGCAGATGGAACTCTACTTGCCGCCATGGTTAATGTACTCGAGAACCTTGGAATCCAAGCAAATCTTGTTGGTTACGATATATCTGAGACAATGATATCTATTGCGAATGGAAAATATGGTTCTTGTGGCACAGAAAATGTACAAGTATCTTTCACAAGCAATTGGTCTGATGTCGAGGAATATTTGCATGATGATAACTTTGTACGAGTTGTTATTCTATCTTCTGTTATCCATGAGGTTTATTCTTATGCTTCTTCTGAATCTGATATCACCACATTCTGGAAAAGAATTTGTTGGTCAGGATTTGATTATATCTGTGTTCGTGATATGATGCCTCAACCAGACATGGATAGATTAACTGATAAGAGTTTGTTAGAAACTTTTTATTCTAACCAAAAGAAGAATAAACCAGAGCTCGACAGATACATCAGTGAGTTCCAGAACAAGTGGGGATCTATCAACAATAATAAGAATTTTGTGCACTATTTGCTGAAATACAGATGGCTTACTAACTGGAGAAGAGAGGTCAATGAAAATTATTTCCCTATCAACACTGCTCAATTCGCTTCTAAAGTTAGAAGTTTCAGTACTGTATATACAGAGTTATTCAGAGTACCGTTTCTTGAAAATTGTTGGCTAGAAGATTTCGGTGTAAGAATCTCAGACAGTACCCATATCAAGTATGTTGGTAGAAACTGGCAACACGACTGGTCTTAAACTGCAGCAAACATGGCAAAAACTTAAAAAGAAATGGATTTTCTTTCTAGAAGATCCATTTTTCTATTCTCTGAGCGATAAACCATGGACTTGCCGCGGACATCAGGTAGGCATATGAACTCACGACAGTGCTCCTGTGTCCTAGGTGACCTGCTGATGCATGATACATTAGCAAGTAATTAGCTAATTAAAAGCATTAGATAGCTAATAAGAAGTTTTAAAGAATTTTTTATGCATTTATCCACGATATTTTCTAAAATATAATTTTTACTCACTATAACTGATTGGTAATCAATATAGCATTTCTGTCGTGAGAATGTCTTACAAGAGTTTTTCGGATCTAGATGACTAAAATTAAAAATTAAAGCTCTTATTAGACTAATAAAACTTTAAAACTTTTTGAGATAAATTTTGCAGGATAAGAAAAAAGTATTATATTTGTATAGGAAAAAACAACAACAACTAATAATTATGGCAGTTTACAGACTTACAACTTCAATCGGAACAACGGAATTATTTTCAGCTGATGTAACGGTCGGCAAAAAGAATCAGATTGTCTTTGACAGAGATAAGAAAATTGATCTCCTCGAAGACGGTGATTATGCTGAGCTTCAAGCAAAGCTGTACAAGAGGGAACAGCAGTTCGGAAACTACTCTCCTATCAACATCTACAAGGTCAAATATCTCCGTCCTTCAATCTGGTAATCAACATCAATCAAGTACATCAAAGGAATCCGAAAGGATTCCTTTTTTGTTATGTATTTCAACAATGGCCGTGAGTTAGTGTTGACATGGAAACCCTGGATTTAACAAGGATCAATCGATTCGCAGAGCAGAAAATTCATCTGGAATCTAGGGGGAGGTTCGAGATGAAAAGAGCTCATACAATTTGGCCAAAATAAATTTTGTGGAATCAAAATAAAGTATTATATTCGTATAGGAAAAAACAACAACGACTATGACAAGACCAGAATTAATTACTTTGCACGACGCACTTGTTGCGATTTATGCCCACCTTGCTGAGGGGCATCAGTGCCTGAAAGAGCTGTACAACAAAATCAGCCCTGACAATCCGAATATTCCGACTGAACACATCACATTCCGATTCATTGAGGACTACGTCTTTGATGTTGACGAATCTGATTCGGACATTACAATGTTCGAGGTCAAAGACAACAGACTGTTTGGTGTGACTGACAATCACGAGACATATGAGGTCCTTCAATGGGATGACAAGACTCTCGAAATCTTTCTCTGGATTATTTCTGATTTCAGCAACATTGAATACGTAGAAAGCTATTAAGCTAGCAAACAGACCAAGCAAATTAAGGATTCCTTCTCGGAATCCTTTTTTGCTATGTATGAGTTAGCAAACCGTGGCCGATCCTAGAAAATGCCCGGATCGGACTATTCGCAGAGCAGAAATTCCATCTGGAATCCCGGATCGATGTCACGGCTCATCTAACTCATGAAACTTTTTGAAATAAATTTTGCAGGATAAAAATAAAGTGTTATATTTGTAATACAAAAAGGAACAACAATGGCAAAATTCAAATTCAACCTCGGAGATATTGTTCTGTATTCTGGGAACAACAACGGTTTGAAAGCTTGGTTCAATGACGGTATGACTGTCTGCGGAATCATTCCAGTGGGAGACAGAACTTCTTCTGGAGAAATCAACAATTCTGGTCAAACGATTTATCGAGTCAGGCACGGCAGCACGTATTATATCTTCCCAGAAGATGTACTGAATTATCTCGTTTATATGCAATAAAATTTTGCAGGACAAGAAAAAAGTATTATATTTGTATAGGAAAAAACAACAACAGATATTATGAACAAGATTGAAACTCTCAACAAGATTCTGGGTAACTTCTGCCCCGAAGACAATCTGACTGCTGAACAGCTCCGTAACATCTATGACGGTAAGGCCACTCCTTCTGACGAAACTGTCGCGGACTTCCGCAGTCTCACTGAGGACGAACTGACTGAAGAAGAGATTGAAGCTATCAATACTTCTACCGATGAAGAGCTCCGCACTGCTCTGACTGAATATTTCAAGAATTTCGTCGGCGACAAAATTGACGAAGAGACTGACAACATCCGTGAAGCTGTCTCTGACTGGTTTGACGACCACTGCCACTCTGACGACTTCGACAACGAATACCAGCGTCAGCGGTATTTCCGTGACCTCATCGACGGCAACGGTGACGCGGACTACATCTATGACTGCGTCATTGACGAAATCGAGTACGAATATATGACTGATGATGAGGTCTCCAGCCTGATTGATGACGCTATCGTCGACGAGGCTGAATACTGGGCCGACTAAGAACTGACAATATACTCCAGCAAACTGAAAGGAATCCGAGAGGATTCCTTTTTTGCTATGTCTTGCTATGGAAGTTTGCATGAATCCGATCCGCATTTCTTCCTAGAAGATCCATTTTCTTGTTCTCTGAGCAGGCAAAACTTTACCTCAGGGTACCCTTATCCTTAGGATCACCTGCTCACGGATAGCTCCTATGACCTGGGTGCTATATAGTATTTAGCAATGTAGTGCAAAACTGAGGATAATACTTAGCTAATAATCCATACATGGAATCTATGGAAGAAAATGCTAAAAACTTCTGCATTTTTCCATGCATTATCCATGTTTCTACATTTCTGTCTCTCTTAACTGTTTGATATTCAATATAGCATTTTCATCGTGAGAATGTATACCATGTTAAATGTAGATCTAGTGGAAGAAATTCTACATCATCGGCATCTTAACAACACTGAATCTGGATTTAATCTGGACCTATTCTATACGAGTTAGATTTTCTATGGATACCTAGGTAGAAGTGTGGATCTAGATGTTCGCAGAGCAGAAATCCTATTTTCTTTCCAAGGGGAATTCTCCCCCAAGAATTTCTAACTCATGAAATTTTTTCACTTTTATTTTGCAGGATAAGAAAAAAGTATTATATTTGTATAGGAAAAAAGAACAACAATGGAAATCAAAAAAGGAAAATATTATTACTGTTTCAAGACTGTCAAAATGAACGGTAACGGCATTAAAGCTTATACGAAAGGACAAGTTTATTACAGTGATTATGACGGTCATTTGACTGATGACAACGGAGATGAAAATCATTCAATTACTGCAGACTATGCAGATGATCATTTTGTTGAGGTTGATGCTGTCGTCAAAGCCTACGCAACAGGAATCAAAAGAAGATGCGGAGTGGCCGTATAATTAGTCTGATAAATACCTTGATATGATAACAAATCTTTTTAATATCGAGGTTACCAGAACAAATAGATACTGTTACGTCAACGCAGTCCAAGATGGTGAAAGAATCGGCAAGGTCTGTGTTGACTTAGACAGTGATGATTCAGTCAGATATATTAGAGAGTTCGGTGGCAAATTTGCTAAGCTTATCCTGATCTCCACTTCTCCATCTCACTGCGGACAAGGTATCGCAACAGCACTGATGAACCGTACAATTCAAGAGTTGAATGATTATAACCTATACCTGAATGTAATACCTCTCAAGAGAAATGAATCTGACAAAGACAAGAATCAACTAATCAGGTTCTATTCAAAGTTTGGTTTCAAGATATATGAATCTGACATATGCACCACGACCATGGTAAGAATCAGGGAATCTTAACGGATTCCTTTTTTCATATGTACTCCCATTGCACCCCCATTGAATTCATGAGTAGCTTTTCCCTGAACCCTCCTAGGGTAAGTGGGGATCGGACTGTTCGCAGAGCAAGGTAAAATTTCTACCTGATCCTGTGGTTTCCATGAAAAACTAACTCATGATAAAAAGTGAGATTTATTTTGCAGGATAAAATAAAAGTATTATATTTGTATAGGAAAAATAAACAATATCTGTTATGGAAAAATCTTACGAAGAAAGAAAAGCTGAACTTGCAAGAGACCGTCAAATTCAGAAAGAACTTATTCAAAAAGATATTGACGAAGGAATGAAGTACTTCTGGAAATGGATGGGAATTATTTTCGGAGGTATTGTTCTTATTATAATTATGCTTAGCTCATTCTAATTAAGTTTAACAAATAATCTAATTCAAGTATGAAAAAGTTTATCACTGCCCTCTCCGTCCTCGCTCTTGCGATGGCCATGTCGTTCTCTGCTGACGCGCAGTTCATTCCTCGGTACCACAACAAGACCAAGACTCCTCCGCCTGCCGTCATCCAGGTTCCGAGCGGAATTTCTGCGGCCGAGTTCCTCCAGTCGGACGTCTATCAGGAAGCTCTCCTGGATTCCGAGAAGGGTCGGAAGAATTTCTTCACCGGAATTACGTTAAGTCTTATCGGCAGTGCAACGGCAGGAGTCGGAGCTGTCATGATGGAAGCCGGTAATGAAGATCTTGGTGGAATTCTGATTATCACCGGTGGGCTATCAACAATTATCGGTACAGTCTTCGAAGTTTCTGGTGCGAAACGATGGGTAAACGGTGAAGCTACCCTCAAAAATCTACGGTTTGAATACACAGTCAAGGCAAACGGATTAGCCATCTCATTCTAAGACTACACTCCACACCTCCATAGAAAAGGAACCCCAATTCAGGGTTTCTTTTTCTTTTATATAGTACCCAGGCCTCCATTCCCTTACAGTGCCTCCTACATCACAGGAGCTATCCGTGAGCAGACGACCACTATTTACCCTAGGAATGGCCATTTCCCTGGCACTTCGCAGAGCAATAATCATCATTTACCTTGTGGATCAGGTAAGGGATTCACCATTCTCATATCAACTATATCCCTTACTGCATGCATTCTACAATAACCTCAACAATGTTTTGAGAGATTCTTCCCCGACCCAACTTTTTCTATCAGCTCTCTAACCTATTATCTATTATACCCTTATCTCCTGAGCAACTTTTATAGCTTTCTACCCAACCCCATGCATGAATTCTACAAAAACCATACCTCCCCAAGGTAAACCATCCATCCCCATGACCCTACCCCATGGTCCCCAGGGTACCCTGACCACCCTATATGGCCTCCAGGGCCCCCAGGGCCATATATCATATATACCTGAGTTGGCTATCCCATGGGCCACAGGGTATCCCTACCACTACCTCTCTCACAACCTTGTTTTAAGTAGGCAAATACTGATGCATTAGTTAGCATAAAAGAAATGCACACTCTTGTGATGAATACTGTGCACCCTTTGCACACATTGAATGACGTGAGCGAAGAAGTGCATAGCTAGTAGAATGCATTCTGTGCTGAGTGCTCTTCATTACGAATGCGAGAGCGAAGAGTGTGATAGAGTGTAGTGTAGCATGTCGTATGACGGTGTGAAGAGTATGAAGGATGCTGAGAAATGCGAGTGCTATGGAGTGTGTGGCTGGGGGTGGGGGGCTAGTCCCTGGGGGTCTGTCTGCAGGGACATCGGATGCAGCCCCCAAATAAGAGCTAAATAAGAGCCCAAAACAAACTTTTTTAGCCCACCAGAAGAATCTTTTTTACTATCTCCCCAACAAGAAATTTTATTATATTTCCCAGGAATTTCCATTGCATGTTTCCCTGGCTGGGAGGATGCAGATTATTGAAATGGTTTATTCAGGATATAATTTTTATATAATTATTATTAAGGAATAGAGGTCCTAGGTGAGGAAGAATTTTTGGATGATTAATCCTATGTAGAATATAATATTTCCTTTTAGAATGACCTAGGACATTGGAGGAATGAATGAAGAAAAAGCTTCAAAAAATTGTGAAAAAATTCAAAAAATTTAAGAAAAAATGTAAAAAAATCACAGAAAATTTTTGGAATTTTTTGGAGCAGGTATAACTATTTTCCAATAAATATCTTAGAATAATGGGAATTTTATTATGAAAGTTAGATACATTACAGAGGGTGTTTTTAAGAATCCGACACAGGCAAGAGCTGCTAGAGAAAAAGCAAAGGAGCTTTCTAATGTAGAGAAGGTGGCTGGAGTCGTTGACAAGATAATCAAAGAGCCTATCATAAGATATTTAGATTGGGTTTACAATAAATTTTCTTATCAAGAAGCTAAGAATCAAGTATCTGAAAAACATCTGTCTACAAATGACAGGTTTGACATATCTCCTGTTTGTGTTGAAGACTATTGTTTCTTTTTGCGTCCATGGAAAACGGATGCGAAGAAAAAAGATCTTTGTGGTGAAGTAAATCACTGGATGTATTCTTATATGAATGTTGAGATAACTGATATTGATATTCCTAACAAGACAGTTAAGTTGAGAATAGTAGTTGGTGACCCACAGCAGTATAAGTATGGAGGTCGGGGAAAGAAAAACTTCGTACCGTTCCCGACAGATATGGTAGTTTTGTTTGTCAATTTGAATGGTCTTGCAGGTAGTAACTCTGATAAAATTGATGACTCTTCATTTACTAGGTATGCTCTTGAAAACTATCTTGAAGAAGGAATGAAAATAAAAGACCCTGCTGATTTCAATTTGCCTAAAGAGTCAGTAGATTTCTTGAAAGACAAAGAGTTGAAGTTTGATTATGAAGTTGTATTTCAACTTACACAAGATGTAATGTTTGCTGGAGTGATAGAGCACGATGTATATGATTTGCAAGAATGTTACTTTCTTCGTGGAATTCCTATATTAGGAAATGATAATGATTATAGAAACAGGGGATATAAGAGAGAAAATCTAAACAGCATCTATCACTTTGTAAAAGACTATGTAAAGAAAGCTTTCGGAGTCATTCCTTATGTTTCAAAGAATAACTATGAAGACTGCTCTTGGGAATCTTACACTAAATCTTGGATAAAGAAGACTAAGTTCAGTGAACCAATAGTTAATAGTTATAACAGCTTTGAAGAGATTGCAAAAGAGTTTAAAAAACGTTTAGAGAAAATGAAGAAGATTAAGATTGAAGGAAACGGTCATATCTATTATAGCACAGGTTATTTTAAAAAGAACATTTTAGTTTTGTAAAATGAAAGTAAGATATATTTCAGAAGGAGTATTTAAGAATCCAACACAGGCAAGGGCAGCGAGAGCTCAGGCTCAAGAGCTTTCTAATGTAGAGAAGGTAGCTGGAACTGCTAACAAAGTTATTGCAGATAAAGTAAAGAATGTTCTTCTTAAAATTATTGCAGAAAAGAAATTAACTCCTATAAAATTCAGTGATTTGTTTAGTTACAAATATTCTACATATGAAGAGACTGCATATTATTTGAAAAGAGAATGTGATTGCAATATTGATTTCAGCTCTGGAAATCCAGTTATAAAGTTAAGTTTTGATTTCGGTGGAATAACTGGACGTCCTGCAACTTCATCAGTAAGACCTGCATCATCTTGGATAACATTGAATGCTTCTGGATTGGATTTGGAGTTTCCTGAGTATAATAACAAAGAAATAGTGTCAAACCGTTTTTGTAAGAAATTGAAAAATGCAGTCAAACAGTTGATGAATACTGCAACGAGTAATGATAAAATGATATATCAATTCATATTAGATAATGATATGATTATAGATAAAATGTATTTGTATAGAGATAAAGGACTTATACAGGTAAATGAATTCACTGTCAATTATCCAACACAAATATTGTATTGTGGTGACAACAATGTTTTAAAAAAGGATGGCAGAGATTTCATTAAAAATTTTGTAAATACGAAATACAAGAAAGTTATAGATGATGTACTTGGTATATTTGATTTTGGTGTTCCTGTAAATGTAAGTATTCCAATAGTGACTAGAGATAAATCTTCAACACAATATTCTAATTCTAGTGTTTCAATGACTTTAATTTCTGATATATTTCCTGGATGTGAAACATTCCATGATATGAAAATTGCTGCATTTTCTGAGGGAGAAGATTTTGAAGACTCTTTATTAGATATTGCAGCGAAGATCGGTACATACATGTGTATAGGGGCAGATACTACTACAGGAAAGAGAAAAAATAAAGAATTAGAAGCAGCAAAATACATTAATGCATGTTATTTAATAGTATTTGAAGGTCATTATTTTTCAAGTTCAGGATTAAAAATTGACAAAGAAACTGGTCCAATTCTTGAGAGTTTAATGATATCACCAGATGAAATCGTAGATTCACAAAACACTTCAATCTTTATTACTTATTTTTATATACAAGATTGTAATGCATATGTTCTTGGTAATGATACAGGTAAAAATGTTAAAGGAATAATACGGACTAATAAACCAAGTTCTTGGGGAAGTAAATGGTATTTTGAAAAAGACCATGACTGTAAGCTTTTGAAGAAGCTTAAAATTTTTATTGAAACTGTAATTTGTTAAATTATGAAAGTTAAGTATATAAAAGAGGGAGTGTTCAAGAATCCTGAACAAGCAAGGCAGAAAAGGGATAAGGAGAAGAGTGTAAGTAATGTAGAAAAGTTGGCTGGAATTACAAACTCTGTCATTACAACTTCAATTGAAAAATTTTTGGATGAGTTTATGAATTCATCTTTAAAATTATATGGTAATGTAACAGATTCAGGTCCTTGGACTATTCCAGATGATGATTTAGCAACTTTGCTTCCTTGGTGCATTTCAGGAAATTTATCAGATTTTTTTGTTGCAACATATAATTATGAAGATAGAAAAATAGGACCAACTCTCGATAAACCTATTTCATATTGCAAATCAAAAGTAAAGTTTGAAGAGAAGAACGGTATAAAATATATCGAACTAGAGGTGTATATTAAGATTACAAGCCAGGAATGGATTAATCACCATAATGACAGACAGAGAAAAGAAGATGCAGGAGAATTTAGACCAGGTTCATTCTGGGATCCAGAACAATATAAATCAACAAGGAGAAAACGTATTGATTATGATGCAGAATTCAATATTCCTGGTGCTTCTTTATTTTATGGCACACATACACTCAAACAATTTATTGTGAATAACTTTGCTAGAAATTTGAATGAATATATTATAGGACAATATGACAATAAAGCTAATATGTCTGCTGAAAGGTTGGCTGCTCTTAAAATCATATCATCATACAAAGTAGCATTAAAAAGAATCCATATATTTTCAGAAATTGTTGGAGATATAGTTTTTGGAGGTGAACTTGTTTCTGGATTCCGTGAAGCATATTATCATGATATGTCAGATGTGAAAAAGAGACATATGAGGAGTATTATGGAATTGGTTTCTTTTGAAAACAAAGGAAGAGTTATTCTTAGAGATTGGCATGGACGCACAGAAGATATTGTCATGGAAAAACCTGGAGAAGATGCTTATATTGTCGAAGGAGTGTTTAAGAATCCTACTCAAGCAAGAGAAACAAGAGAAAAACAAAAAGAGCTGACTAATGTTGAAAAAGTTTCTGGGTTGTATAATAACTTATATGCTGCAGCAAAGCATAGAGTAATTACTACAGAGTTCATGGAATATTTTACCAATTACGGAAAAGAATTGAACAATGAAAGATTCTGGGAAGTTGTTAATTATACTTGGTATCTTGCTCCATTTTTTAAGGGGCAGAATTGCGTAGATATGGGTAGATATCCTGAGGCAAAACCTATTCCAGGATTCAATGAATCTTTAAGAGTAGAATATGATTGTGATGATGAAGAAAAAATGATAACTGTCACACCAAGATATTCTTTTAGATTGCCCGAAGATTGGAAAGCTCCTTTATTGTCATGCTCTTCTAAAAAGGATTCATTTAAATTGACTGATACTTCATGGAAGATTCCAACATCATCAATTGAGAAAGATATGATAATCAGAGTTCAGACTAGTATAGGCAAAAAGCTTGCAGCAGAGACTGAAAAGAACAAAACAATGGATTCTGTTGTAAGAAAAGATTTACAAAAGTATCAATTCAAACTTGGTAAAATAGTCTTGTTTGATAAAATTAATGAAGATGTAGTTCTCAATATGAGAGTTGCTTATCCTGATGTAGTAGAAGATCCTTCAATTAGAGGTGATGGATTTATTCCAATGATTGAGAATCTTCTTGAGAAATATAGTTTTGGTTGTAAGAGATTTATTTTGACATATGATGATATGTATGGAATTACACACCAAGCAGGAAGTGCATATGAGTCATCTCCTGCAGTGAAAGAACAATTGAAATACCGCACAATGATAAATGATTTTGGTATAGATTCTTATAAACTCTTTGAATTTTTAGTTAAATGGTTCTATAGGAATTCTACATCTGATACAGGTGGAATAGAACACACAATGAAATTTTATCAAAGAAAGTATAGTAGAGCAGGAGTTGAAGTATTTTACAAAAGATATTACAATTTTGTAATTGAGCATGATACACTTGTAGATAAAAACTATGGTTCTCTTTTACCGTTGAGTGGTCCGGTAGTAGCTCCTATTTCAGTAGAGTTTTATGGAATAGAAATGATATATGCATATTATGGAAAGAACAATATAAAGTTGAACAAAATATCCGGATATACGGACAATGTGGGTTATACACTTGTAGATGATATGAAAACCAGTGATGACTATACTGAAGATGATGCATTGGTAATTGGTTGGTTAAATCAAATAGGAGAACGCATAGCAAAAATAATAGCTGCAAATAATGAAAGTTAAATATTTAAGAGAAGGTGTATTTAAAAATCCAGAACAAGCGAGAGCAACAAGAGAAAAAACAAAAGACCTGTCTAATGCAGAAAAACTCACAAGTGTTGCAAATAAAATAGTAAAAGAACCTATTATAAGATTCTTAAATGAATTGCTTAATAAATTTTTAACAGGGCCTTATAAACATAGATATAGCACAACATATATAGAAGCATACAGAAATGATCCTATGTGTATAGCTCCTGATTTTATGTCATCTTATTGTATATTTAAAAATAAGAATATATGTGATATATGGTATGAATATCAACGAGTTACAATTACTGACATTGATTTAGAAAATAAAACAATGGATGTTTTAATAAGTTTGGGTCAACCTCACCCAGGTCTTCCTAGATATGTTGTTAAACAGAACAATAATGATAGCATTGTATATGGAACATATCTTGATAATTTATATGGATTAGTAGATACTTCAATGTTTAAAAAAAGGCTTCCTTGTCTTCCAAATTTAAGGGCTCCTTTCAATGGAAGTAATGCAAAAATTGCAAGCAGTAAAATATCTTATATACTAAGAGATATAGTTGATGAATTTGAATGTTTTGATGAAAAAAGTGAAGAAGATAAAAAAATTCTTGAAACTATAAATTCTAAAGAACTTTCTATTTTTAATTACAACTGTAAAATAGAATGGAATTTAACTCAAGATGTAATGTTTTTTCCTATACTGCGTAATGATGATTATGACTTTGGACAAGCTAGGGGATGTGACAAAGAAGGATTAGGATATATCAGTCGTATGTATTATCCTATGGAGTTGGATGATGATTCAAACTCTTATACTTATGAAGATGCATTTGGAACTCCTGTAATAACTATTGACTCTTTAATTACTGATATCGAAACAAATCATGAAAGAAAAAAAGAATATACAGATATAATAGACAAACTTCAAAGTATGAATGATATGAAAGATTTGGCAGCTTTGTATGCAACATCTCTTAAAAACTTAGATTTGAATATTGTAGGAGGAGGTCATATCTATTTAAGTACTGGATATTTTAAAAAGAACTATTTGATTGCATAATGAAAATCAAGTATATAAATGAGGGATATTTTAAGAATCCCGAACAGGCAAAGGCTGCAAGAGAAATTGCAAGTAAAGAAGACAATGTTACATCTCTTGCAAAGCTTACTACAAAATTGTTAGAAAAACCTCTTTCTGAAATACTCACTAAAGCAATTGCATTAGATGAATCAACAGAATATTGGTATGAAGGAACTGTATTGAATTCTCAAGTATTTGACCAATTATGTTTAGCATTTACTTTTACAGAGAAAACTTTAAACGGAAACATTGTACCGATAGCAGAAGCAAGAATTCAAGATGATGGAATAATATGCATTGATTTTTATTTTAGAATGAATTCAAAGGAAATTATGAAACATTTCGAAAATGATGTTGAAAATGTTACTGATGCTTTGGTTTCTTGGGGTCCATCATATGCTTGTAATGCTTTTGGACCATTAAGTACAATGAATCCAAAACTGAAAAAAACTCTTGGTCTTGTAGGACAGCTTAAAAACAGAGTTGAACAAATGAAGTGGTTGAATAAAGATAATAATTTGAAAGCAGCATGGCAACTCTTTATTCACACTCCTTCTACAAAAATAAAAATCAATAAGATACATATATTTGGTGATTGCATCGGTGATGTATATATGTCATCTTATGATGATTTTCAATTAGTAGAAGATAGCATTCCAGTAATGACAGAATTTTTCTCATTTGAAAATAAAGGAGAAGTATATCTTGTGCGTAGGATATTTTCATGGGACCATAATTATCAAGGTGGAGGTGATGAAGGCAGAGAATTCAAAATATATAAAATAGAAGGAAATACTCTAAAAGATTATCGTATTGTAGGAAAATGAAAGTAAGATATTTAGTTGAAGGAACATTTAAAACTCCAGCCCAAGCAAGAGCAGCAAGAGAAAAAGAAAAAGGTATTTCAAATGTTGAAAGACTTGCTTCTATGTCTTCTAATGTTATTGCAAAACAAATTGAAACAAAGATAAATGAATATTTAACTTGTTTTGATGATAGCCGTTGGTACGGTGATAATGATATGGAAAAAGCAGGAAGATATATATACAATCATATTCGTGTAACTGTTGGATATTTTTTAAAAGACTTTGCACCAAGTGTTAATAAAGTAAAAACAGAATTTAGAGTATCTCCTAAAGGAGAAGATTTAGTATATGATATTTTTGTTTCACCCGGAAGCACTATGCACAATGTATTTTATTCTTCAGGAAAAACAACATTGAGAATTGATATTGGTCCTATGAAAAGTTTTAATTTTTCAAAAGACCATTTTGAGAAAGATACAAACAACAACTTAATAAAAGCTGCACAATACGAGATTGAACATAATTCTAAAGCAAATAACCAAGTTGCACAATATATTTTGGACAAAATAAATTCTAACAATTTTAAGTTAAATAAAATACATTTGTTTGAAGGCTCAAATGCAAATTATTATTTTATTTTGGATTATAATAAAACATTAGCAAAAGAAGTTTTACCTGCACAATCTTATATGTGGGGCATACAAAAGCTTAAAGAATTGTTCTCATTTGATAATGATGGAAAAAATATTATAATAGCAATAGAACGTAATAAAGAAAAGGAAAAGATAATCTATTCTTTAGATAAGCTTAGTGACTTGGTAGGTAATAATAGTATATATGATGTGTTGTTTGCCTTTATGAACCATATATCAGATTATAAAAATACTGATAATGCATATTCTTCTGATCCAAAATTTAGAGAAGATTGGTATAATACTGAGTTTGCTCCTTATGCAAAGGACTTTAAAAAGAATGCTAAATCTAATCCAAACTATTTAAATCATCTCAAATTTTGTGCAGTTGTTGCTCCTACAAAATATGTATTTGACATTACTTCAGAACTACCGCAACAACTTAAATCCATTCCTCATATAGTAAATTTTGGATTCATTAAGACTACTATGGAAGGAACATTTTATGACAAGCCTTATTCTTCTGCATCGTGGAATACTGATGTTACACAATTGGTTACCTTTACAAAAGCGCATCAGATGAATTATGAAACCCAAAAGAGAACTTCAGTATTTATGGTAGCATATGATTTGTTTACTTTAGGTTTGTATTTAAAAACAGGATTAACTTACGGAAGTAGTAAACTTTCAGATGAAGATAGAGATAAGATCAAAGCAGAATGGAATGAAACAAAGATGAAAGGATTAAATACATATACTACAACAACATTATCTACAAATGACGATATTATTAAAAAGTTAGAAAATATTATTTCTGCTATACAAGATAAACATTCTGTTATGCCAAAAAGACTTGCAAAACCATTAGTAACACAATGAAAATCAATATATTAAAAGAAGGAGTATTCAAAACTCCTACACAAGCAAAAGCTGCAAGGGAAAAAGAACAAAGCAGGTCTTCAATTGAAAGGCTTGCTTCTACTGCTGTTGAGATACAAAATAATAATATTGTCAAAATAGTTAATGACACTATAGAAAGACATAACATTCCTTTGTTCCCCAAAGATTTTCTTACACACATGCAGTATTATTCATTGGATAAAGTAATTCAAGGTAAGATATTTTTTCCAAGAACAGATGTTATTTCAAAATATGAAAAAGATGATTTACGACTTTTGAAAGTAAGATTCGAGGGTGATAAATTGATATTTACTATAAATGTTGCATTTCCTGTTATATACAATAAGTATAGTGAAACACGTGATACTGTTCCTATATGCATGGGATTCGTAGATAATAAGTTAATATTTACAGATGAATCTATTGAACAACATAAAAAATATTTTTTATGCGCAATAAAGCATTGGTTAGAAGATGATTATGCACATGACAAAGTAAATGATTCAACGCTTAAGATTATAGAGTATATTGAGAATGATAAAGTAGAGTTTGACAAAATACATTTGTTTGCAGGATATGATAATATCTATTTTGCTCCTTCTGAAAAAGTGCAGTATAGTCAATATGAATCTGGAACTGGTAAGTTTATAAATACTTCTGCTGTAAAATACGGTAGTTGGACTGGTGCATTATCTATAATGAGGCTTGGAAAATTTTTAGCTAAATATTTTGTTTTTGACAATGCTGGAAAGTTGGGATTTTTGTACACACATGACCAGCAAGGTATTGCTGATATGTCAGTTATTAATGACCCTTCTTTGAAAAAATATACAGATGATTTTGTTTCCGCTTTCTTAACTCTCAGCAATGAAAACTTTAAGAAGTTTATGGAAGAAGAAATGAAAGAAGGAGGATATACAAACAAATATTATCGTGATGGAGAATTTGTTATTCCTAGAAGAGATGATATTCAGATAACAAAGTGGTTGAGAATGAGACAAGCTGCTATAGACAACGGTTTAATAAAAATAGAGAATATAACCAGAGAGATAGTTACTTACGGAGCTATAATTGATATAGATAAAGAGACAGGTAATGTGTCTATAGGAGATGATTTCCATTCAAATAATGATGCTGTTCGTATAAATGCTGTTATTTATTTGACACTTGCGGGTATTCCTGAAGAGATAGCAATATCACAAATAAGTTATATTAAACTTGCACACGGATTTGTAAATAATGCATATTTTTATTGTTCTGATATGGGAGTAACTTCTCTTAAAAAAGGAACACAGACTGATGATTCATACACAAGAGAAGTATATAAATTTCCAAATTCATCTTTCCCGGTATTGTATGCCAATAGTGAATTTATGAATCATATAATTGACACTTTGCGGCAAAGAACATATGAAGTTGATGCAAAAACTATTACTATTAAAAACAGTCCATTAGATAAAGTAGGTAAAGATTTTGTAGAAATTTTATATCTTGAAGCTACAGGAGAAGATTTAAAGTAAAAAAGAGATTCATAAGAATCTCTTTTTATTTTGATATTGCGTCAAACATTTTATAAAATCCATCTTTAACAGCAGTGAACAGTGCTCCTCTGCAAGACAATTCTGCATTTTTCATTTCTTTTGAATATGAATTTATATCAAAATTAAATGAATAAGATGTACTAAAAAATGGCATATATCTGTTTATCAATCTTGATGATGCAATAAAATCTTCAAATCCATATCTATTGTATATTGAAAGCATGTCTACACTATCTTCTGTTGGAAATATAGGAAAAAATGATTCTGTCGTAGGTGAATAATAAGCAGGTTGTGTAGAAAGATCAGCCATTGACGGATTTTCTTGTGATGTTATAAATACACGATGCAAAGCAACATATATATCATTATAACCAGTTTCTATTGTATATGAAGTGCTTATATTTCTACAAGCTTCATCATTTTTTATAAGAGTTTCATAATCATTTGAGCTTGCGGCTGCAAGTATTTTAGAAACATTTTTATGATATTCAGAAGGAATTAATTTATTGTTCCTGAATTCATATTGTTTCTTTGCAACATAAGTACATATTAAAGAAGGAAGAGCTTCACTGCTAAACAATTTTGCTGCTGGCTCTATCTTTTGTTTATCATATCTTTGTAAATCCACACTATATTCTTTAGAACAGCATTTCACTACATTCTCTACATAATATTTGATAGTTTTTGCAGCAGGAACATTATACACACCATTGACAAATGCATTTATGAAGAATCTTAAATCAGATTTTGTAAAATCAAAAACATCTAAAACTCCTCCATAACTTTTCATTACTATATCTTCATCAATATCAGATATTTCAAAGCTTCCTGGTTTTATAGGAGTAGTACTATATTCATTGTCAACTCTGCTTGTTGATGGAAATACTAAAAATCCTATTAATCTATTGTCTCTTTTGTTTCTTGGTATTGCTTTACCCGCATATTCTATATCTTGCTGTAGTTCTTTAGCTCCTGGTGTACCAATACTTGAAATGCTAGTAGGAACATTTCTGTACATATAAATTTTATTGATTGCTATAGTTTTTATATGTGACAATACATTAATTTCATCTTCAGAAAGAAAGGCCCCTTCTTTACATATTTTTATAGCTTGTTTATAAGATGATGTTAATTCTTTGCTTAAGTCTGTTCTTATTTGATTTTCACTTCCTGGCTTTCCCTTGAATATTCCTGAACTTCCAATCATAATGTAATTGTAAAGATACATTGATCCTGAATATCCTGGATATGATATTACTGCATTTAAATCAACTGTTATGATTCCTTTATCAATATTTTTATCTACTATTTGAACATCAGTAATTATAAAACGGCTTTGACTAGAGGAATTTGCAAACCTTACTTTATCTGCTTGAAATGGTTCACAAAACATATAATTACCGACAACAAATGCCCAGTCAGTAGTAGATGAATATGGATGTACTATTCTTGAAACATCTGATGTATTTCCGTCATTGCCATCTATATAACGCAAAGCAATCTTAGAAAATTGTACTCTTATTTGTGAACTTTCAATTAGAAATTTCTTAACAGCAGGAATTATAATTGTATCAGATACAATTCCTGTCAATTTTTCTGCATTACTTCGTTGAGCTGATTTTTCTCTCTCAGCTCTTGCTTGAGTAGGATTCTTAAATACCCCTTCTGTAATATACTTTATTTTCATTTCTTGCTAGTCTGTTTGTTTGCTATTTCTAATAAGTATCTTAATCTACCAGAAACACGAGAAAAATCTTCTTGAGTTATATCAACATATTTTCCGTTTGACAATTTATCTATTTGGTCTAAGTCATAAAAAGCATCTATATTTAACATATTTCCGTTTCGTGCTAATGCAAGTTTATTATTATAATATACTAACAAAGCTATATCTGTTGCATCAGAAACAGTTTTAGCATCAGCCAAGAGATTAGCAAGCTTTTGGTTCCAGAAAGTAGGATTACCAATATGTTTAAATTCTTCTACATCTTGTGTTGGTTTAAGATTATTCTTTAAAAATACTGATTTGTTTTTAATTGTCCACCTAGGATACCATGAATCTTTAGAGAGTGTAGCATAAATATAACTATTTTCTGTATCTCCTGCAAGAGAATATGTTATTTTTATTCCCTTTCCATACATTCTGCTTTCATCTACCTCCTCTGTTTCTTGTTTTGTACGTAAATCAATTACAGTATAAGTCATTCTTCCATAAGTGCACTGAACATCTTTTATTGTAATTGATTTACTTTTTGCAAGATAAGCAAGATATTCTTTATCTATTTTCTTCATAGCAGGCTTACATTTTAAAGCCATGTTTTTATTTAGATTGCTGTCATGACGTTTTAACATTTCCAGTTCAAGTTTAAAATTTTGAATTAAATGTTCAACATCTGTACGTATAGTAACATTTACTATATCTTTTGCAATATCATCTATTCCATTAAGTGCAAATGATACTCCTGAATCTATTTCTTTATTTTCGCTGCTTTTTAATTTTATACAAGCATCTGAGGAACGTGGAATAAAAGTTATAATTGAAAATAATAATTGTTTAATTTCTTCATCAGGCACTACATTCGTAGTTATAGAAGGAGTCATCATATTTTTTACTCTTAAAGGTCCATTTACTCCTACAAATATATTTTTAATTACAAATTTGTATTTTATTATTTTGTCCAATGCTGCTCTTGTATATACTGCTGATGCTGGAAGTGTTTTGCTCTTTAATGCTTTTGAAGCTTTAGATTTTATCATGCTTATATTTCTTGCAGTGAGAGCTTCTATTATCTCTTCTGCGGATGAAGTACTTGTTAATGATTTATTATTACCTCTTACTCTTGGGTCAAATACACCGACAATACATTTAACAGGATCATTATTATTATATCTGTCACACATATTTCCAGCATCAATAACACATTCAAATGTTTGTTCTTCGTCATTTATAAAATTGACTGCTAAATTTCCAACAGGTTTTGTAAGAGTCCATGGGTCAGAACTTGTTCCTATAGGTTGAGCAAATAAAGAAGAGAATGGAAAGGCACTTGATTTATCTAAAAATTCCATAACCAATCTATCTACTTCTGCTTTAATTTTTGTATTGCTTATTTCTTTTACAGTGCTTGCTAACTTATCTGCATTTGAGAGAGATGCATCTTTTGCTCTTGCTGCTCGTGCTTGATTTGGATTTTTGAACACTCCTTCAGATATGTAATTAATTAACATTGTTGTATATTATAACTTTATATATTTATAGGCTACAAATAAATATCATAAATAGAAAAATTACTTTCTTTTGTATGTTTAGAGAATATTTTCTTAGGAAAAAGATAGAAAGAGGTGATGTAAAAGTATGGACATCAAAGGATTATTATGAAGCAAAAGATCGTTCAGGAAACAACGGTTATCTCCAAGTTCCAGAAGAAGAGACAGAAGAACCAATTGTAGAATCTCCAAGAACAATTAAACAATATCCTAATTTGATTGTTTGCTTGGACAATGGTCATGCATCTTCAACTCCTGGTAAGAGAAGTTCTTATCTTTGTTCAGGAGTTTTACCTGCTCTTGCATTGTATGAATATGAATTTAATAGAAGAGTAACAGCAGCTCTTCAGAAGAAACTTGAACAAAATGGAGTAATTGTATTTATGGTTTGTCCAGAAAAAGACAAAGATATTTCATTAACTACAAGATACACAAGAGCCAATAACTTCATTGCAAAGAATCCAGGAAAAAGAGGATTGTTGATTTCTGTACATGCTAATGCACACGGAGATGGAAAATCTTGGACAAAAGCAAGAGGCTGGTGTGCATATACTACAAAGGGACAAAACAATTCAGATAAGCTTGCAGAATGTTTGTATGATGAAGCAGAGAAAATATTTTTGCCAAAAGGATTGTCAATCAGAACAGATTTTACAGATAAAGATAGAGATTGGGAAAGCAATTTCACTATAATCTATGGAGCAAATATGCCTGCTGTATTGACAGAGAATTTCTTTTATACAAACATTGAAGATACAAGATACTTATTGACAGAAGAAGCAATTGAAGATATTGCAGAAGTACATTACAGAGCTATATTGAAATTTGCAGAGCAACAATACAAAATGTAAAGAGAGGATTATTCCTCTCTTTTTAATTATCAGAAATATTTAACCTTGCCGATGTATTGGATATCAGGTTCAAATACAGTGTCAAAAGTGGGAACATTGATTAAGAGTTTGTTCTTTAAACAGTGTTTCACCATATCAAAGATGTCCTTGGCTGCAATCAAACCTGGCTGCAATAGTGGTTTTATATAACAGAATTTAAACCTTGCTGTGCAAAGATACTCATAATACCTGAGTATTATAATTATTTCTGTATCCAAGTTTAGCTTGTCCATATCAAAATGGTCAGTCTCCTTTTTCAAATCAAATCCTTCAAAATCAGGATAGAGAAGACTATCTGGGTCTTCAAGAAGATTTGCAGTTTCAATACAGAAATCATGTTTATTTTCAATATGAAGTAAAGGATTCTTTTCAGGATTGTCTGAGTCTGGCCTTGGCTTTATCTGACCTTTTGTTCCTTTGTTCTTTTTTGATAATGTACTAGCCATTATACTGTAAGTTATTTTTGGTATAGAATTTATATCGGATAAATATAAAAATGATAATTAGATTCATATGCCTAAATATGTATATGACCCAAGATTAAATATGATGGTTCCTCAGCAGAAAAGAGGAATTGACTATGCACTAACAGGAGAGGGTCTTAGGATAACAGACCATGATAGAAAAGTTGAATTTGTCATAACAAGAGAAGGACGTTGCAAGCTTGTTGGAAGAAATTTTGATTTCAATTGCAAAATTTATGATGTCAATGTTGCAAGAAATATAGCAAGTAGAGTACAAAGAGTATATCCTCATTCTAAATATGCAGATTTCAGATACTTCTGCAGAAATATCCAAGACCCAGTAGGAGAACAAATGACCGTTGAAGACAAAGCTTTGTTGAGAAGTTTGTCAGAATCTTACGGAACAGAAGATGTTATGAATTTTGTCAATCATCTTGATGAAGGTCATTCTGCTAGTGTATATAACGCACAATCCTCACACGGACAAACTCCAGGAACATCTCAGCATGGACTGAAGGGTTTTGTCAATGCACTACCTAGTCTCATCATAGGATTCCTCGTATGCCCTCCTGCAATGATTATGGGATGGCTCGGAGCTGTTCATGAGAGATCAGAGAAACGTTGGCTTAAAACAAGAATAAATCCTAACAGATGGATGGATTTTGTTGCAACTCCTTGGGAGAGACAAAAGAAAGTCAAGGATAAGATTGCAGAAGAAATGGCAGCTAATACCAATTACTATTATACAAGGCTTGCAAATGGTGAAATTCTTAGAGTTGTCGGCTGTTCAACACTTGAAGCAAAGGAAATGATAATGGCAATTGAACACAAAGATATTATTCCTAGATATGCTGATTGGAATAAGAAATTGAATTTGACACAAGATGAAAATTCAGTATCAATTGTTCCTCCTAGTGAAGAGAATTATAAAATGTGGGTCATAAAGTTTGACAACGGTGAAGCTTGCTACGCATTCGGAAAACCTGATGCTTCAGACAAAGAAGAGATTATGGAATCTGCAATTGAAAGTAGGAAAGCAATTGTTGAATATTACAAGAAGATTAAGTACAAAGACGAAGACAACGGAGAAAACAAAGTACAAAGACATAGAGGAATAGGAAAAGAGAAAAAGGTATTTGGTGGAGATGATGATGCTGAAATGCAGAAGCTCTTTGCAATTCCTAAGATTGATGATATGATTGAGCTTACAAATCCTAGTTCTTATAAGATAATCAATGATACTAATTATAAAGAATTTAGTGAACCTCAAACTTCTCCTCTTACTTGGGGTCCTAGTGGAAATGTTGTATATCAATTTAGAATCGAGAACATTGCAACAATAAACCTTCCGTTAAAGACAGATGAAGAAGCAAATACATTCTGTAAGAATATAACTGCTAATACAAGTTCATTTGCTAACACTGTAAGAAAGATTGCAAAGGATTCAGTAAGAGGTAGTTGCACATATTATAAAGGATATACTGCAAATGAAGATGTATACATTGTTCCAGTTGTTACAGGAGAAGGAAAGGCAGGAGCAGTCAATAATATTAGAGCTTATGTAGATGAATTTACTTCTAGTGTTGCAGATGCTGTAATGAATAACAATTTACAGAATGAGACTCCTATTTCAGAATTATCTATAAAAGATTATAGAGCAAACTATGTAAAGGGAAATCAATTAAAACAACATAGTGAGGCAGAGACTCCTACAGACAGAGAAGGTTCTATAAATGCATATAGAGCAGATTGGTCAAAGCATATTACATATAAAAAAATAGATTCTAGAACAAAGGAAATTCTTGAAGGACCTACTACATTTAATGAAGGAACTGTAGATAATGAAATTTCAGCTATATATAATGCAGTTGAAAATCAAAATCAAATAAACATGAAAAATGCTCAGGAGAAACTACAAGCTAATATGACAAGAGAAACTCCTGATTCTTCAACACAACAAGCTCAAGATGTAGGTTAATATTCATCAAATATCTAAAGAATCCAAATCATCATCAGAATAATATTTTTCTAGATTGGGGATTTGGATTCTTTTTTCATTACAATAAATTACCAAATCATTAATATCCCATTTCTGTCTGTGAGGAAGATTCAAATCTTTTTTCAACTTATCCCACATAAATACTTGATAGCCTTCTCCCAATTTCTCAAGAGCATGCTTTCTACCTGTCAAATCATCATCAAAGAGATACCTGAACTTAAAAGCGAAATTCACATGTTTTCCAGCTCCACAAGTTGCAATACAATTCCTGATTAAGAATGAATCCATAGGACCTTCTACAACAGTTACAGGTTTGTTGTAATCAACTGACAGGATATTGAATATCATAGACAGAGAATCTACTTCAACTGGAATCTCTTTGTTTTCTTTGAACAAATCAGAATATATCTTAGACAACTTATAAGTTTTGTATTTTGGACCTTTGTATCCTGGTGACAAATGAGATACTTGAATTCCAATTATCTTACCATCTCTTGTCAAGTTCAATAAGAACAGCAAATTGTATTTTGGTTGAAATAAGAATTTATCAAAAGAGTATTGCTTTCTTTTTACAAGATAGAAATGAGCTGCATTGTTGATTGAAGTCTCTTCAAGACCAAATTTTGATTTAAAAAATTCTCTATCAATTGCATATTGATTTATTAACTCATTGTCATAGATATAGTTAGATGATGCATCTGATACTGCTGCTTCAGATGGAAGTTGTTGTTTGTGTTGGACAAAATAATCAATTGCAGACAATGATAATGATTGACCGTATTTCTTAAAGAAATTATATAATGACATTCTTGTACCACAATTGTGGCATTTGTAAGTCATCTGAAACGGACCAGAAAGAATTATATTTCCTCTTTTCTTTGAATTGTCTTTTGCTGAATCTCCACAACAAGGAGCTGCAAAATTCAATCGGTCAGGATAAACTTTGATTCTTTGTTTCTGTGGGTTATTAGGAAATCTTTCATTGAGAATTGCTTGAAGCTTAGGAAGTATTTCAGCAATAAGCTCTTCTTTAGAAAGTTGCGAAGTTTCTAAAGAAGCAGTTGTTAAAGAATTGTTTGAAAATATATCAGGTGTCATACATCATACAATTAACATAAATTATATACTTGTTGAATTGCAAGAAATTAAAAATAAATATAAAAATGAATAATTTTATATGGCTACTAGTACATTTGATTTTTCACAATATTCACCTAATGGATATTTGCAAAGTGTAGCAACAGGAGGATGGAGAAATGGTAATATTTATGTATCACTTTCACAAGATAATAGTGTTAGTATAGGCAATCTTGTTGAAGGATATATTGGATCTTCATTAACTTTTAATAGCTCTTATGACAGCGGAAGTACACAAGCAGTATTTGATAGTGATACGGGAAATGTAGTAAACAACATTTCTTCTTCTCCTTTTATGTTTTCTGGTCGAGAAATTTCACTTACTATATCTCCATTTTTGTGGATTCCAAATACTGATGACAATGCAAAATATTTTGTTCAACAAATATCAACATATGTAAATCAAGGAACACATGCTACTAGTACATATTATCGTGAAGGAGCATATGTTGGAGTAGGAATTACTACTTCCATACCATCTTTATCTAATGCATCATTTACTACAACTTCTAGCACATTTAATAATAGTTGGCCAGGTTCATATATTGGAAGTATTCAGTCTGATACTTCTCGTAGTGCTGTTACATTTGGAAATGAGATAGATGGTACAGGTGCAGATATTGGTAGTGCTGCTGCATACTACTATAATAATTCTACAGATGACAGTGCATTATATCCATTTGTCGATGCGTGGAGCACCGAAATGTCACAATTAGAACAAGTATTCGGTTATACTTTTGATGAATATGATATTATACTTCCTGCTACTACACTTTTTGGAAATGTGTTTAATTTTAGTTGGAACAATATTTCATCTGCAAGTGTTAATAAAGTTTATATAGTTGTTAAAACATACATATATATATTACCTGATGCAGTCAATGGTACAACAAATTATCATTACGGCGCATATGAAGTTTGGGGTCCTATATATTTTATTAGAATTCCATCTAGCATGTTAATTAATACATCTCCAATATTAAGTATTTCATCTTCTACTATAACTTTTCCTACTATTCCTGTTCGTGCAGGAATGACTACTATATCATATACTCCAAATATTAATAGTAGTTTATTTACGATAACTTATAATACAACTGTATCAACTTCATCTGATAATGCTGTAGTATCACTTTATCCTGCAATGCTTAATATCGGAAGTGATTTCATGAGTACACGTTTAGGAACTCTTGAATATTCATACAGTTCTTCTACATCAGGCACAAATATTCAATGTTTAGAAAAAGTAAAATTTAATATAAAGTGTTGTTCTAACAGTATAGATATTGATGGTTCAACTGCAGATATAACAAGAACAAATAATGGTTATAGTTCTTCATACAGACAAGCCGCAAATTATGATGTTACTGTTTATAATGCATATGCAATTTATGTATATACTGAATCTCAAGTATCAGTTAGCGGAAGTAATGCATCTATTTCTTCAAGTGCAAATCCTTATGTTCTTAATACGAATGCAGGTATAGATGCACAATCTTGCAGTGGAATTCCCATAACAAACGGTGCAAATAAAATATATATAAGAGAAGTTTTGGAAGAAGACGGAATTATATTTGATTATAATTCCGACAGCAATGATAGTGCTAATGCAATATCAATAGATTCAAAATCTCCTACTATCTCTAATGATAGTATAACATCATACACTATAACAAGTAGTAGCATTACTCCATCTTCTGCAGGAGCAAGTAATACTTTAATAGGAAATTCTTCTTTGTCTTCATTACGTATTACTCCTAGATTGTATGAAATATCATTCAATGCAAGTAATTTGTCTTCTGGTGATACTGCTTCTATAGTTCTTGATAGTAGTGCATATAACAGTGCAGGTTCAAGTAACCATGCTACTCTTAACTTTGCATTTTCTGGTTCTCCATCATCTAATGTAGAGGTTTCATGGTGTAATAATAATTCTTCAAGTTCAACATCTTCAGGATATACATCATTTGGAAATATAATAGGAGGTACAACTTCATATTCTGCTAATGTAACAGCAAATTCAAGAACTACATATCTTCATATTAAAGTGAAGAATAATGATAGTACTTCTACTGTTGATAATTATAATTATTCTTTTCTTATAGCTGTATTTGGACAGAATGCTGCTACTATAAATATGATATCTCCTTCTACAAGCGCAGGAAGTAGTACATTAAATACAAACGGAGAAGAATACATAGTAGAAGTAATATGGAATTCAGGAGACCATGTTAATTTTACATTTACTTATGATAATACAGCGTATACTTTTGATTTTACTTACAACCCAGTAAGTATAAATTCAATTACAATCAAAGATTCTAATAACAGTACTATTACTTCAACAGATTTGTGGTTAGTTCCTAATGAATATTGTTCAACTATCGTATGGGATGCAGATGTATGGAATAAATCTTCTAAAAAAATAAAATTCATATTTGATCCTTCTACTTCTGCTAATAGCTTTTATTTTGATACTGTATATAGTTCATCATTAACTAATATATTTTGTTTTACTGAGCTTCCATATAATGGTAGTACACCAGGTTCACAATATGCACTGTATCCATTTGATGAAAGTGATATTACGTATGATTTTGCAAATGACAAAGAAAGCTATGTAGATCCTGAAGGAAGTATGAGATATGATTGTGATGGAAATCCAGAAACATTAATATATCCTATACCAGGTGCATATGAAAGAACAAATGTAAATTCTTATTATGATGTAATATTTGCCTCTGGGTCTGCAACAAAATCATTTAGAGTAAATATTAAGAGACCTACTATTGACTTAACTATAAGTAGTATATCACAAACAGGAGTTAGTTCTGGCACAACATTTAATGCTGGCTCTAATATTGTTATATCTCTTTCTAAAAATGGGGATGAATCATGGTCAGATTTATTCGCAGATACTAGTCGTATAACGCCAAAATCTGGATCACCTGCATTTCCTGCAAATACAACAATTAGTGTAGTAAATAATGAAGTTCGTATTTTATTCCCTAATTCTATGACTTCTTCTTGGACTGGAAAAATAACAATAATAGGAGAAAATTATTACGAACAACCTATAATTGTAGAAACAGATGAAATTACAGTAAATCCTATAAATGTAGAAGATATACGAGTATATTATAATAATTCTGTTAAAGCTTATACTGGTCATCCTGGAGATTTAGGAACAATATGGTTTGGTTCTAATGATACTCTTACTCTTTCTGGTAAAGTATATCCTACAGACCTTCCATCTAGTATTAGAGATAATATATTATGGTCAGTATCTGCTGCTTCTGGTTCATCAAAACTTTCTGCTCCTAGTGGAACAACTGCTAGTGATGTTGATGCAACATTTACATGGAGCAATGAAAAAACAGGAGGAGTAGTACATACTATAACTGCAAGTGTTGGAGGAGTAGAAGCAGAATTGACTATAACACCTAAGAAAAAGAGTACTCAAATTATAGCAGAAGATGCTTCAGTTGAAGAAAACAGTTATATTACTATATCAATTGGAGTTGATGGTGATGAAAGTGTAACTAGCAGTAATACTACTGTAACTTGTTCTTCTTTCCCTGGAACTATTGGTAATGTTTCTAACGGAACTTGTACAATTACTACTAATTTTCAGCAAGCTAATACTACAGATTATACATTTACTATAAATTTCCAAGATAGTGCTTCTGGAGTAACTTTAAGTAAAACTGTAACAATATCAGTATATCCTAAAGCAAGTACATATCATATATACACAGATTTTTATAACGGAGGATCAGGAACTGATACAACACAGATTATTTATGCAAATGCAGCAGATGGTGAATCACAAATAGTTGCAGTTGATGTATCTGCTGGAAGCAGAGTAACTAAATATAATGTTTCTGCTGATTCTGGTTTACTTGTTTCTACTAATGGACTATCATCTTGGTCTTCATCTTTAAGCAATATTTCTAAATCTGTTTCTAGAATTTATATAAAGCAAGATACATCTGTAGCTGTAGCTAGTAATACATTTTCACGTGGAGTTAGATTTACAGCAGTAGAGCATGATTCTGCGGGATCTTCAGATTCAGAAACAAAAACTATAAAGCGAGGTAGAATAACTTTCTCTCAGGCAGTAACTAATCCAAATAGACCAAGTCATAATGACAAGATGTTTAAGGAAGACACTGCTACATTTACTGTAGTATTAATTCCTAGACTATCAACAAGTTATAACAGCGGCGTTTGGAGTAATAGTTATGGTCTTGATTATTCTGTAAATACTCCAACTCATACAGGTACTGCAGGAGCATATAATTCTACTACAACTATTACTTGTGATGCCACAGGATTAAATAATGGAGCATATACAGGTTCTATAAGATATTATTATCCAGAACTTTCTACAAATTCAACAGTTATTACTAATACATATTACCCATTTGAAATAGATATTCTTGGACAAACATCTGTATGTAATACATTAGCTCTTGACCCTTCTACACAGCAGATAATGTCTCTTGCAGAGTCTGAAGCTTCTGTTGGATATGCATATACAAAGGGTTCTAGTATATCAACTATAAATACTGTTTCACTGGCAAGTACATCTACTACAGGATATTCACATAATAATAAGCTTGCATTATCATATACACAAACAGGAGTTACTGTTACTTCTACTGGAATTCCTGATGATTCACATGACGGTGCAATATACAATATTTCAATATCTGCAACCAATGAATTGGATGAGACTATAACTGCTTCTGGAAATGTAATATGGAGAATAGGTGTAGATGGTTTGATGTTTGTACCAGATGCTTATACCAAATCAGTATATGGAAATACAGGAAATAGTATTGTTTACAATATAACTTGTAAACACAATTATGCTGGAAGTGAAGTAAATGATGATTTCTATTTTAATTCTGCTTGTAATAGCACAACTACAAGTGGAAGTTGGTGGTCTGCTGTTATTGACAATGAGGATGATACTGTAACTGTTACTACAACTTCTAAGAATTATGACACTAATGATAAAACAGTTGATATTACATTATATAGTAAACATGGTTTAGCACAGTTTGAAAATGATCCACAAACATGCTCTATAACATTTGTACAGAATCCTCTTGTAATTGAGACTACATTTGATATTGCAAAAGCAGATGGAGATTCTACTACCACAATAACAACTAATCCAAATACTATTACCAGCTCTTTCTTAACTGTAGGTCAAACAAAAACATTTACAATAACTTGTAGTCATATAGAAAGAGAAACTTCAGGAGGACAATCAATCGGTTCATTTGAAGGAGAAACAGTTGCATTAACCAATAAATTTGATGGAGGATTTAATACTCCTACACTTAATGGTAATATTCTTACTATTTCAGCACCAGATAATACAACTGGAACTTATCCAAATTCAGGAAGAACTTGTACATTTGATATTACAACTTCACATGGAGCTTCAAATAGAACAGAATCATATGCTGTAACTGCAACACAACCTGGCTATCAATATGGTAATAGTACAATACTCATAAATGGAAATACTTCAGATGTATCTGATGAATGTTCATCTAAGCAACAGACCATTACTTATTCTGTTGCATGTACATATGATAAATTTGTTGATGGATATAGAAGTGCTACTCTTGATGGAACATGGACAGCAGCAAAATCAAGTTCTTCTGAAACGTGGTATACTATATCAAAATCTGGTAATACATTAAATATAGAAGTTGAACAAAATCCTAATGATGAATCTAGAACTCTCATCATAGATATTACAGGTTCATTTGATAATACAACAGGATTAGAAAATATAACAAGAACATTGAGTATAATACAAAGTGGTTCTCGCTTGGAATTCAATCCTGCAAGAATAGAAAATATATCAGTTGATGGATCTACTGATATAAGCACAGATGTAGAAACAAATACTTCTTGGAGTATCTCTGACAGTTCATCATGGATTACAAATATATCTCCTACTGGAGATTCAACTGACCCTTATGATGCATCAATGACATTTGATGTTGAAGACAATTATAATCCAAATGCTTTAACTGACTATGTTAAATATCGTTCAAGTACTTCTAATAGAAATGGTGGAATATCAGTAGATACTAGCAGTGGAATTTCTGTACATTTACCAGTATCACAGCAAGGTTATACATTTGATGCATCAATGTCATATAAATTGAATGGAGTTTCAGTTACTAGTATTGAAATTGGTCCTGATACTTCTACTGCAACTTTGGAGATTACTTCAAACTATGACTATACTTTAAGCTGTAGTGTTGATTGGGTGTCATTTGGAGGAAATCAAAATAACAAATTTAATGACAATGACGGTAATACATTTAAGACTAATACTTATGTATTAACATTTAAATATAATACTTCTGATGCTCGAAATACAGATATTACTATTTCTCAAGTTCGTCATCAAGCAAATAATGGTGAAGACTCTGTTTCTTCTAAGAGTTTGACTGTTTCACAAGGAACTGCAGTTGGACATTATGCTTTGTCATTGTCTGAAAATTCATTAAGATATGATGCATTTGGAACAGAAGAGGTTCTTACTAAAACAATAGATGTTACTTCTAAGTTGGGTGGCTGGACAATGGATGCAGATACTATTCAAAGAAATAATAATTCCGAGAATTGGTTCCATATAAATCAAACATCATATACATTTATTGACACTGCAGATACACCAGTACAAACAACAACAATTAGTATAAGAGTAAATCCTAATCCTGATGTAGATAATGGACATTCACATACTATTACTTTTACTCATTCACAATCAGGAAGTACTGCTACACTAACTATAACACAAGACCAAGCAACTGTATATTTTGTATATGTTGAAACCGGAACAAACGAGAGTGAAAATGAAGCTCTTACAAGATTAAAGGAACTTGTAGAATTTGTTAAAGATGGAGTTGATGTCGGAATAGCTATGGCTCCTCCACCAAGATCTATAGCTGTAACAACGGGAGGAAATGATGCAGTAAACAAAACATATTATTTATATTATTTTTATGGTTCATCTCCTGATAAGAATATATCATATTCTACTACTAATGGAGCTATGATGTCTGCTGTACCAACTCCTAAAAATGTTCCTGTGGAAGTTGGATGGTCAGATGCTAATTCTTCTTCATCTAATGTATATATAATTAATGTTTCTGTTAATGAAAATAATACTACAGAAAACAGAGATGGAATAATTACTATTTCTGGTAATGCTGCTCCTGCAGTAGCAAAAATAGAATTTACAGGTCATCAAGATAAACGTATATATCAAACAGATTTAACATTTGCATATGAATCAGGAGTATCATATCTTGGAGATTTAATAGGAGATAAATGGGAAATACCAGTATATGGAAAATCATATATAATGAAAGTTGCAAATAAACTTGAATATGATAAACTTATAATTACTAATATAAAAATAAGTGATGAATCTTCATTGAATCCTGACTTGTCTGAACCTATAGATACTTCAGATTGGGCAACATTTGATTACAGTACATCTTCTGATGCAAATGCAAGTTGGACACCATTTGTTTTTGGAAATGATATTATAATAGATAAAAGTTCAAATTTATACATTAAAGCAAATATTGCAAATTACCAATTAAATGAGAATGGAGAAAACAGAACATATGAAAATGATATAAATGTTAAGAACTATTCTGTACAAATTTTTGTTTTAACAGAATCTGAAAGAGATAATGGAAGACAAGATTCTAGTATGTATTATTTTGTAAACGGAAGTGGTAATAGATTTGTTGCCAGCCAATTCTCTAAAGATATGTTCCAAGAATCTTGGCAGTTACTATCAAGTGAGTTTGATGTAGATTCAAATACTGGTTCACAAAAAGTATATTTCAGAGCTGATTTTAATAATGAATCTATAAATAAAGTATTGTATAGTGAAGATACTGGTTATACTTTAATGGGTTCTAGTGATACTGTAAAGAACAAAGAAATTGATGTTTTGCAAACTATATTGACAAGCAATGATGAAGTTAATATTGCTTATGATGTAAGATTTGGTGTAAGGTTAAAAGATAACTAATATGATAAAGCTTAAATACATATATCAAGGCTGGAAAAATTGGTTGCTTGACAAAATTTCTGATTTGAAGTACAAAGAATATTTTGACAAAAGATTACAAATCTGTCAAAATTGTGAGAAAAATGACAAAGGTGTTTGTGATATTTGCAAATGTGTTCTTGTTGCAAAAACAAAATCAGAAGATTCTGCTTGTCCGTTGAAGAAATGGGATACAATAAAGAATACTGTAGAAAAGGAGGGGAATTAACCCCTCCTTTTTTATCTAATAAATATAAAAATGATAATTAGCTATTTATGAATAAATGTTTTGTTATATTTCCAGGAGCATTCAAACCCGTTCATTCTGGTCATATATCATTAATGGAAAAATATTTAGAGTCACCTGATTATGATGTTAGATTGACTATTGTGATTTCAAAATCACCAAGAGAAGGAATATCTGCAGAGTCAAGCAAATGGTTCCTTGACAAAGTTTTTTCAAGAAATTATAAAGTTAATGTAATGATAGCACCTGATGCAAGCCCAATCAAAACTGCATATGACATGACAGGTCAAGCTGAATTTGGTCCAGGATTTTATGCTCTTGGTGCATCAGCAAAAGGAGCAGATATTAAAAGAGCAGAAGACTTTGCAGCAAAGTTTTCAGAAGGTGGAAAATTCTATGAACCTACAACGGGGGTTCAAGGAATGTATTTTCCTATAAATCCAGAGCCTATGAATTATATAGGCAGAGGTGATATGTATGAGGATGCACCAATATCATCCACGGTCGTCAGGAATGATATTAGGAACAATGATTATAAACTATTCAGAACTGCTTATCTTCCTCTCCTGCAAAAAAGATACATCACTGAGGATATACTCAAAGAATACTTCAACAAAGTTTCTTCAGAAGTACTTCCTGCTACTAAGACTCCTCTTAATTCAGCATTGACAGAATCTGCACATGCATTGTATATGAATATTCTTAATGAAGGTGGAGCAGGTGGACATATGAATCACCCTTATGATGTACTTAATTTCACATTCAAGGATTTGAAGAATCTTATTTCAGATTTGTTTGCAGGTAAGATTACAGATATAACAGAGAAACTTGACGGACAGAATTTGTTTGCTTCAGTTGATGAACATGGAAATACAATATTTGCAAGAAATGACACTACCTTGTATGAACAGCCTTGGTATCTTGATGATGTAAGATTTAATCCTAAGTGGATTGGAAATCCTACAGTACAACACGCATTCACTAATGCAGCAGAGACTGTTGATAAAATATTCAAGAATATTCCAAATGCTCCACAGTTCTTCAATTATGATGACAAAGCAGATGGTGTAAGATATAGGTATTGGGCAAATCTTGAAATACTTGATACTCAAAACTTTAATGTAATTCCTTATGCAGATTCTAAAGTATCATTCCACAATTTTGTAGCTACAGTATTTGATTATTCAGAGAAAGATGCATTTTCAAATGAAGGCCGTCCTCATGAGAAAGAAAAGATTTCTCTTAATCCTGAGATGGAACAACAAATGAAAGCTACTTTGCAGAAAGCAATAGAAAAGACTAATAAGACTGCATTCAAAGCACAATTGACTCCTAAGGTTATTTTCAAGACATATGACAATGGAATTGTTAAAGCACAAAAGTATATTGATTACATTGATAATATGTTGTCTAAAGCTAATGTGAGTGATAGCACTACAATTGGTCAATATAAAGAAGAGATGGTTATCAGATATTTAGAGTCACATAAGAAATTATCATGGATTGATAATGAAGTTCTTTCAGGTGCATTGAGGCGTTGGATTTATGGAGAGACTACTAAATACTCTCTTGTTAATTTGAAACAAATGCTCTTATCAACAGGAGAAAAAATGACAAAGGAACAATATGTTATTCTCAGAGATTTTGACAAACAGGAACTTCCTAATATTTTAAAATCAATGATGAAACCTCTTGATACATTGTTTATTAAAGTAGGTAATGAAGCTATCAAGTGTATACAAGGTCTTGCAAATGCAGGACACGAAAAAGAAATTGTTTCAAAACTTAGAAAAGAATTGTCAGATATTAAATCTGCAATTGAAAATTCTGATGATCCTAAGAAGAAACTTAAATTACAACAGTCACTTGCAAGACTTGCTACAGTAGATAATGAATTGTCATCAACAGAAGGAATTGTGTTCAAATATAATGGACAACTTCTTAAATTGACAGGAGCTTTTGCACCGCTCAATCAGATATTTGGAGCAAGATTCTTTGACAAATAATAAATGGAGGAGCAATCCTCCATTTCTGTTATATCAAATAAATATAAAAATATGTTTTGTTATAATGACTAAACAAGAACTTATAGATTGGATTAAACAAGAACTTACTGCTGGCGGTTCTTTACAGATAGACCAATTGAAAGATACAGAAATAGAACGTATTATAGATAATGAAACTATATATGTTCATAGAGAGTGGAGAGATACAGTAGAACTTAGATATGGAATTGTTTCTCTTGATGCATTTAGAACTCCTGAATTTAGGTCATCAAGAACTATACAGCTTCCTGATTGTGTATTCGGAGTTGAAGAATTTAGAGAGATAAAAGATGGTTCAAGATTATTTGGAATCAATGACCCAGATTTGAGACTTGAAAGAGTTATGGGTTCTGATTTGTGGTTGTCACCATTCTCTAGTGATGTAATTACTTCAAGAACAATTAGTTATTCTTGGTTTGATTTGGCTCGTTCATTTACACTTGTTGATATTGGATTCAGATTCAACATCAATACTCATAGAATAAATGTATTTGGTCATGACCCGGTTGCTCCTGTTCTTATAAGAGCATTTGTTGCAATTGACAATGCAGACTTGTATGAAGACCCTATGTTCCGTAAATGGGTAGCAGCAAAATGTAAAATCCAATTGAATAGAATTCTTAAGACCTTCGAGACTAATCTTATTGGCGGTGTTACAATATCAAGTCTTCTTGGTGAACAAGGTAAAGAAGAATTAGAAGAAGTAAAAGAATGGGTAAAAGGAAATGATGTTCCTGATTACTTCCTTATGTTCCAATAAATCAAATAGTTAATATTATGAGAGATTGTGTGTTTAGAACTATTAGCTATGATGAAGCTATTTATGTGTCAGAATATTGTAATGAAGAACTTGAATCTGGTTGTGTAATTGTTCACTTTACAGATGGAAATAAATTTGTTGATAGAATTCATATTGATGATGGAGACATGAGTTGTCTTCAACTTCAAAAGAAAAATAAAATGAAACCTATAATAACAAGATAACAGTTATAAATTAAACTGTTATGCTATATAAAACAATTTAAGAGTTGCAATTGCAACTCTTATTTTTTAGAAATTACCTTCTTTCTTAATCCTGTCAAAATTTTCTCTGTCTTTTCCATGAAGGTCATTGACTCTTGGAATCTTGCAATTGACAGTGATTTTATAATTTGCTTTACTTGATGGATTATTTGGATTAGGAAATCCTTCACCAAATCTTGTGATGACCTTTCCAGGTTGAGTTCCTTGTTCAAGATGAATTTTCTTGTACCCTTTTATCCAAGGAATCTCTACATCTGCTCCATAAATCAAATCAGTAATCTTTGCATTTAAGTTGTAAAGCAAATTGTTGTCATCATCTCTTGAAAGACCTTTGTTATTAGGCAATTCAGATACAATTACATGTAAATCTCCTGGAACTCCTCTGTGTGGTCCATCATTTCCTTGTCTTGGAATTGTAAAATATGCATCACCTGGCATACCTGCTGGAACATCAAACTCAATCTCTTTGTCCATTTCTTCAAGGCCAGTTCCTCCACAATTTGGACAAGGATTCTTGATAATTTTTCCAGTACCATGACAATGTGAACAAGAAGACATTGTTTGTTGTATTCCAAAATTTGTCCTAACAGTTTTTGTCTCCATTCCAGAGCCTTTACATGTCGGACAAACTTCTGTCTCATTCGTTTCAGAACCAGAGCCGTGGCAACGATGACAAGCACATTGTTTCTTGACTTTTAACTTCTTATGAACACCATCATACAGCTCATCAATAGGAACAGATATATGAATCTTCAAATCTTCACCACGTTCTTTGACTTCTCTTCTTGCTCCTCCCATATTGAAACCAAATCCACCAAACGGATTGAATCCACCAAACGGATCAAATCCTCCTTGTGGTGCATCAGCTGTTCCGTAATTGTCATAATTAGCTTTCTTTTCGGGGTCTGACAATACTGAATATGCTTCTTGAACTTCTTTGAATTTTTCTTCTGCATTCTCTTCTTTGCTAATATCTGGGTGGTATTTCTTTGCCATCTCACGATATGCATTCTTAATTTCAGATTCAGAAGCATTCTTTGAAATTCCTAAAACGTCATAATAATTCTTATTCATCACTTATAAATTAAAACTTTAGCATATGAGATAATTTCCTTGGTAGTAGTATTCATGAATCCGCAGTCAATGACTTTGACATCATTTTCATTCTTGTATTCAATCAATGGAATTGTTCCAACTGCTTCGGCGTATTTCTCATCAAATTGACTATTCGTATTGTCTGCAAAGAATTTCAAATCAAGAACTGTTATATTATTTTCTTGTAAGAATTTTTCAAATTTGCTATAAAGATGATGAAGACCATCATCAACTGTCTCTGTCATCTCCATTGCTCTGACAATATCATTGTATAGAGGAAGTATATTTTTCAACATATCATAAGAAGCTCTTTTGGCTATAGCTCTTTTTTCCTCCAATGACCTCTTTTGTAGATTCTGATAATCTGCTAATGCACGTATATACAAATCCTTATAGTCAATTTCTTCAACTTTCTTTTCTTCTTCCATATTTAATATATTAAAATTTTAGGAGAGAAGTAATTCCCTCCTAAAATTATATATACAGATTTTAGATTAGTTTTCAGGCTTTGGGTCTTCTGTAACAACTTCTGGGTTTGTCTTGTCAATTGGACCATTCTTTACTGCTTCCTGATTTACTCTATCAGTAATCTTGTACCAGACATCATAGTAATTCTTGGTTGCAGCTGCAATTGCATCAACATCTCTATCAGCTTCAGCAACATTGTATGCAGACTTCAAGTTCTCAAGAGCTTCTTCAATATTCTTTGATTCATCTTCAGTCATCTTCTCTTTAAGATTTTCAACATTCTTTTCATGTGCATAAATTGCTGATTCTGCTGCATTGAATGTTGCAATCTTTTCGAGTTGCTTCTTATCCTCTTCAGCATGAGCTTCTGCTTCTTCCTTCATCTTTGCAACTTCATCTTTGCTAAGACCGCTTGAACCTTCAATCCTGATATTCTGACTCTTATTAGTTGCCTTATCAACTGCAGTAACATTCAAGATACCATTTGCATCAATATCAAATGTTACTTCAATCTGAGGAACTCCTCTAAGAGCAGGAGCAATTCCATCAAGAATAAACATTCCCAATCTCTTATTGTCCTTTGCAAGACTTCTTGCCCCCTGAGTAATTTCAATATCTACAGCAGGCTGATTGTCAGCAGCAGTACTGAATATCTGTGAGTGCTTCGTAGGAATTGTAGTATTAGCTTCAATCATACAAGTTGCAACTCCACCCATCGTAGTGATATTCAAATTCAAAGGAGTGACATCAAGAAGAAGAATTCCTGTCTGTTCACCTGCAAGAATAGAACCTTGAATTGCAGCACCAAGGGCAACAGCTTCATCAGGATTGACTGACTTGTTTCCTTCCTTACCGAAGTACTTCTTAATCTCTTCCTGAATAAGAGGAATTCTAGTAGAACCACCGACAAGCAAGACCTCATCAATATCTGAAGGCTGCAAGTTAGCAGCAGCAAGAGCATCCTTGGCAACATTCATAGCCTTGGTAACAAAACCTTCAATCATGTTGTTGAAAGCCGCTCTAGTCAAGGAACAGACAAGGTGCTTAGGAACTCCGTCCATTACAGTGATATAAGGAAGATTGATATCAGTCTTATTTGTATTTGACAATTCAATCTTAGCTTTTTCTGCAGCATCTTTCAATCTCTGGTGAGCGATAGGATCTTTTGACAAATCTGTTCCACATTGAGTAAGGCCTTCCTTGACAAGATATTCAATAATCAAATTATCAATATCATTACCACCAAGGAACATATCACCCTTTGTAGAAAGAACTTCAAAAACTCCGTCACCAAGTTCAAGGATAGAAACATCATGTGTAGAACCACCACAGTCGAAGACCAAAATCTTCATATTCTTGTCAAGCTTGTCAATACCGAAAGCAAGTGCAGCAGCAGTAGGCTCATTGATAATTCTCTTAACAGTAAGACCAGCAATCTCACCTGCTTCCTTAGTAGCAACACGCTGACTATCATTGAAATAAGCAGGAACAGTGATAACTGCTTCAGTAACTTCTTCACCAAGATAATCTTCAGCAGTCTTCTTCATTTTCTGAAGAATTGCAGCTGAAATTTCTTGAGGAGTATATTCTTTACCGTTGATTTTGATACGGACAGTGTCATTGTTTCCCTTGACAATCTCATAAGTAAACTTGTCTTTGAATGACTCTGTTGTAGAATAATTGTTTCCAATGAAACGCTTGACTAATTCAACAGTATTCTTAGGATTAGTAATAGCTTTTCTCTTTGCAGGTTCACCAACTACACGTTCTCCATTGTCATCATAAGCAATAATAGAAGGAGTAGTACGGTTTCCCTCTGAATTGACGATAATCGTAGGAGTTCCATTTTCAACGACTGCAACAGCTGATGCAGTAGAACCCAAATCAATACCTATAATTTTTCCCATAATAATGAATTTATTTTCTCTATTAAATTATATACTTCTTTTCCTTGAAATATTCATACAACGGAATTGCCAATTCTCTTGCCTGGGAATGTGCATGACCATCAACTCTCAATGAGAAGAAGTGTTCCCAAGCATCAACAAATCCAGTCATGATAATTTCAGTCTTAAGACCAAATGGCAAAAAGTATCTTGCTTCTTCTGCTTTGTAACCTTTGTTTATCCATTTGAAATAGTACTGTTCTATCTCTTTCATATCTTTTTCAAACTCTTCCTTGTCTTCTTCCTTTAACCAACAAGGAGTTGAAATTGATATTTCTGAACCGAATTTGTCTTTCATATAGTTGCACCAACGAGTAGACTCTTGAGCAAAGCTGAACACTCTGTGACGACAGAATGACTGTGAACCAATTCTGTCCATTGTAAATTTGATTGTGATTCTTTTATGAAAGAATTCTGGATAATCTTCAAATTTACAATTTCTTACAACTTCAAAATCGCTGTCATCATTGAAATCAAATGGTTCTCCATCACATTCCATAAACTTATCATAGAGGTCTTTGTAATTTTCATAGACGACTCTAAGATTTGTTGAAACAAAAATACTTCCACTCTGAGAACCCCATTCTGAAAGATATTTTGAATAAGGAGAAAGAATAATTTTATTCATTCTTCTGGTATCTACTGCCCAACCTCCTCTGCATGTATCTATTTTGAGATAAACAGGAATATGTTCCAACATAGCAGTATGACCAGCTTCAGCAATGCCAGTCAACAACTTCTTAGCAGAACCTTCTTTGACAAGGTTCTCTGACTTATAGCAAACCCTTGTACACATTTCACCGTGTAACAAGGGATTGCTAATATCAATTTCTTCAAATTTAGGATTTACTAGCTTCATATATTAAACTAACTTAGCGGTGTAAAGTTCATTTGCTGTATCATAATTGACACTTGCAAATCCAAATCCATCCTTGATAGCATTTATGATTTCCTCTGCAGTAAGTACTGTTTCATAATCACCGTAATCAATATGAGGAATATTTGCTGCTAAATCATCTGCAGTGAAAGTAATCTTTGTTACAACACCATCTTCTCCTGTAACAGGAATAAACATATTGTAATCAATTACTCTCTTCATTGCAGCTTTGACTTCTTCAAGATAATTTTCAATCTTAGTCTGACGAGCATTATTAAGCTGGTCAAAAAGATTCTTAGCAGTATTCTTCATTGCTGCTTCTTTTGCTTCTCTTTCAGAAAATTCTTGAACGGTAATTTGAGCTCCTGCAGATTTGTCAGTTACTTCACAAGCAGGTGCAACATATTCCTTCTTAGGATTTTCATCTTCTTCACAGCAGCAATCATCACAAGCATCTTCATAAATAACAAATTGACTATTCAACTCATCATAATAGAAAACATCATCAAATTCTGAACAAGTTCCCTCAAATGTATCAAGGTTTTTGTTCCAGAAAAATCTGAATGTAATTTTCTTTCCATCCTTCCAATGGAAATCAAATCTAATATTATATTCTACATCAGGTTGTCTTGTTCTTACTTTGAAAATAAAGTTATCAAGAATGTCTTTCATCTTAGTATCAGCCTCAGAGTCATCATTCAATTCTTTCCACTCTTCTTTGCAATCATCAGAATAGAAATAATTTACTCCGTTCTTTACAGAATCAAGAAATTCTTTTGCTTCTTTTTCTTCTTCAGTGTCCTTGCTTTTTTCTTCTTTTGGAAGGTCAATATCTTCAAGCTTAGCTCCGCTTTGTTCTAAGAGTTTAAGAGCTTGATTATAAATAGAAGTTAGCAAAAATGGAAACATCAATGATGCATTTGCTAAAGCATCTTTTTTACGTACGGTATCTTTGCTCATAATATATTATGATTTATTTTGTGTTTCAAGTAACAAGCTACTTGTGTTATCGGCAGTCTGAAGCAATGGAAGAAGAGGGCATTCATTAATAGCAGACTGGTAAGAATACTTAACATCATTAGTTAAGAGTGCTCCATCCCAAGAACCCATATGAAATCTAATTGCAATCATTTCTTCAGGTGTAAGCTTCAAACCGATTGTAAGTAGCATAATAACAGATTTCTCACCGTGACCAATTGGGAAAGAATCAGATATCTCAAAAGAGTCATATGACACCCATTGGTCATTCTCATCTTTTCTCCATTTCTGCTTAGGCTTGTAAAATTCAGTCTTGCAGATATCATGGAGAAGTGCAGAAATAATAATTGAATTGTCATCTAACCTGCTTGCAAGTTCAGGTTTCAACTCAAGATAAACATTCTTAAGTTTACAAGCTGTTGCATAGACAAGCAAGCTGTGGTCAAGTAAACCACCCTCATAATTAGAGTGATAACTTGCAGAAGAAGGAGCAGAATAAAAATCTGTTCCTTTCAAAAAAGTAATAACCTCTTCAATCCCCTGTCTGCCAGTGGATCTAAGAAGAGATTCGAATGTATTAATCTTATCTGTTTTAAGCATTCCATTGGTAATGCTTTCCGCAGTAAGTGTGTTTAATGAACTAATTGCCATATAATATTATATCTAAAAATTAAAACAAAGATAATGATTCAATTTCAGGCTCTTCTTCAATTTCTTCTTCTTCCTCATCATCTGAAGTATCAACAACAGTATAATCTTCATCAGTGCTATCAAAACTAACAAGAGACCTGTCAGGAAGAACTACTTTGACAATCATATAATAAAAATCTCCCAATTCAACATGTACAAATCCGTTCTTTTCAAACTCATTGTACTCTTCATCTGAGATACGTCTCAATAGAACTGTTACATTATTGTACTCTAATCTAAAGTAACAAGAAAGATTATTCTTTTTACAATCGGAAGTATATACACCTCCAATATCCTTTTTCCAATCTTTCATGTATTCTTTTCCAACATCTGGAGCAACATACAAATATGTGTCCTTTCCTGTGTTAGATACTCTTACTCTTCCAATTCCTACTGAAAATCCATTATGAATATTTGCAGGAACACACAATGCTTTGTTTTTGGATTTTGCAATTGCTTCATTGTATAGATTCTGAACGAATGAAACAGTTTCTTTAGAGATTATTTTTTTCATATGAATTAATTTGTTTTTTCAATTCTTCGTATTCTGTTATTTCATTTAACAATTCCTCAGAGAAAAATTTGATACAAGTAATAACATCTTTTTGTGATATATTGTACCTAAGAGAATATTCCTTTATCATTGCAGGAGTTATCTTTGCTTTCTCATTTTTCTTTGCCTGGGACTTATTTGCTCCTGCAGTATATATCCATCCTGGAGGTCTTCGACCCGTGTACAAGAAATCAGACCAGAACTTCAGTACATCAATTGGATTGGCTTTACTATTGTTGAAGACCTGTGCTTGCAACGGATATTGTATTGCAAGCCTACGATTAATCATAAAGATATTTTGTCTAATGCTTTCATTAGTCAAATTTGCAATATACTCTTTATCATTGAATAAAGCACTAAGAGTATCAAATAATATATTTGGTTTCTTTTCTGCCATATAAATTATATCATTAATGAGAATAATCGGTTGTGTAATAATCATAACAAAATGTTATGCTTTTACTAGAGTGACAAATTGATAAAGGCATTACATTGTAAAAATGGTCTACTCTTGTAACAACACTGTCCCAATTGTAGTCTTCAATCACAGCATCAATATTTTTTGCAACCCATTTTTTATTAAATACAGTATATGAATTTTGTTGGGGTTTTTCTATACGCCAACGTTTTCCAGCAGGACCACATTTAAAAATATACATCCATTCATCTATAAGTTGTTGTGCACCAAACATTTCTTCGTCGAAAAAATACAATGTGAATGAATAATTAGATTCATTTTCAAATTTTCTGAAGAACATTAGTGAACCATCATAACAAGCAGAAAACGGAAAATTAACATATATTCGCCTTCCAAAATTATCTCTTCCTACCATTAAAACAATGCTCCATTAATAGGTTTAATATATTTGTCAAGGTCTTTAATATTGTCAAAAATTGTATTTTCCTTCGGCTTATTGTAATCTGCAGAAAGATATTTTGTACCTCCTAGAATATTATCTATTTTAATAGATTCAGTTTGAACATAACCAGAAGATTCTTCATTGTCTGCATGATATTTGAATGTGTCACAAATCTCTTGAGGAAATAAAGTAACATCAAGTTCAACAAGTTTTCTCTGTCTCATCAATCTTTCTTGAATATCAATATCATCAAGAGTCTTTTTCATGACGGATTCAATCTTTGGACCAAGTGCATTAGCTTCTTCTGCTTCACACAACTCCTTGACTGTAGTGATATTTAAATCTTCAAAAATCTTCTTAGCTTTCGTAGGAGTGATTCTGGCTTTCTTTCCGTTTTTGTAGAATTGATAAAAAGATGGAACATTATCACCATCATCACCGCACATAATCTTTTCAAGGACTACCATATTAGAATCAACAATTTCATAGTTGATTTTTGGGTCCTTATTTTTAATATTCTTGATTGTATCTTTAACTGGATTATAATTATTAAAGAAGATATCTGCAGGGCTTTGTTTATTCAACCACTCTTCAATAGCAGAGTTTATATATAGTTTTTTCTGTCCTTTGTTATTTGCAATAGGATTGAAACAAACACAAAAACTCTTTGACTGGAATCCATCAAAATCTACAAGCTGTACCCAGTCTCTATCAGAAGAAACAAGAACAATATTTTCAAAATCTTCTGCGTACAGTTTATTTTTCCAAAGAGCTGCAACATCATCTGCTTCAGCATTAGGAAGTTCAGTGACAATAAATCCCTTCTCTTTTAAAATTGATTTATAATCATTTAATGCTTCCCAAATTTTGTCCCAATTCTTTGAAGTATCTTTTACTCGAGTTCCTTTGTAAGATTCATCTTCATCCTTATAAAGTTCATTTCTCCAAGGATGCTTAGCATCACAAGCAACAATGACTCTGTCTGGAGAAAAGATTCTCAAAACATAAGCCATATCCATAGCAATTTTCCTGATAAGTACTCCACATTCTTTATCAGTATCAAAAGTAGAAACAGAGCCCTCTCCTGCATAACTGCAAGTAAAGAGAGCTCTCATAGCCATATTGTTAAAATCAAAAATTAAATTCAATTTATTGTTCATACAATTATATTCTAAATCTATATATTGTATTCAACTGTATTATGCAAGATTATCAAAAATGAACTTTTCAGAATTAGAACCGGCAGCATCTTTATGACCGTTGAAAGATGCAGCAATCATCATGTCTTTCCAAACATTCATTTTATTACAATGAATCTCATTCTTGAAAGTATACATTGAGTACAAGTATTTTTCACCGTTGAAATGATATGGAATGAAAACATCATAATCATCTCTGTTCGGCATATCTTCAAATAGCACAGAAGACCTGTTCTGGGTATTACAAATCCAAGCTTTGTATTTCTTTATGTCACCTGTTTCAGCATCAACTGACTCAAAGACTCTTTCAAATCCGTGCTTTGCATCAGAGTTGAAGGCCGCTTTGGTGCAGCTGTACATAATTTTGCCAATATTCAACTCTTGGTCAAGCATCTGATGATAATTTTCATCTTCAGGTTCATCATAAAATTGATTATTTTTTATTCTCTCATTGATATAATCAACTGCAGACTGAGGAGAAGTGACAATGGATTTCAAATATGAGAACATCGGCATAACCTTATTGTTCCAATATTCTTCATCTGTACGGTTCCAACAATCAAAATCAGAAATATACTTCAGCCAATCTGGAATTTGTATATGATGCTCAAAATAGTTGTAAACAAGAGCAGCTGCAGACCTATAATGTTCTACAGTTTCTCGTATTCCAAAAATCTCAGACCTAGTTAATTTGCTAAAATGTTCAAGACACTCTTTATCTGGTTTGATATGATGGTCAATCCAGATAAAATTATCCTGAAATTTTTCCCAAAGAGGGTACATAAACTCGAAATCGGGACACAAATCAACAATGAAGACTGTGTCAAAATTATTCTTGATATAATCAACACTCGGCAAGTCTCGACCATAAGTCCAAGATTTGTGCTTGAATGTTGCATCTTTATTCAGAAAAATTTTGTAAAATGTTTCAACAAGACCTGCAGAGAAATAACCGTCAAGGTCTGTATGTGATAAAACGTAAACTCTTTCTAACATAATAAAAAACTGTTCATAACAAATATATGAAAATTATATTTAATTATGAACAGTTTTGATTTTTTATTCTACTTTAGTTCCGCAGTAAGGACAGAATTTGTGTTTTGGTGAAAGCTTTCTACCGCAGTTAGAACAATATCTTTTCTGCAAATCTTCTTGTGTGTAAGGCTTTCTTGAAAGAGGAAGAATCTTAATTGTCTCAATCTTCCAAGGATAATCTTCAAAATCATAATTTACATAAGAGAACTTCTGATTTGAATAACCTCCCTCTTCTACACGTCCTGTTTCAATTGATGCTGAACATGGCTCAATTGTACTAGCACATGACAATTCTATATTTAAAGAATCCATTGTAGCAGCTGAAGTATATGTAATACCAGAATCACCGCAATCACCAGTAGTGCCGCAGCAATATGCATTAACGGAAGATGCAGCTAAATCTGAAACATAACCGTTTACTGCATTAAGGCTGTTAATACTTCTATCAGAGTATATATAATCTTTAGTATTGTTTATAAAAACAATTGGATTACTTCTCTTGGTCTTTACCCTGTAGAAATTGATTGTTACATCACCATTGTTGCTGGCAGCTTCTTTAGCTTCTGCAGAATCATCAATCTCATAAGTAGAGAATTTGAACTTCCTGGCCTTGTCGAGATATCTTTCAAGCCACACTCTTTCTCCTGGACGAAGCACAAGCATATCATTGAGCTCTTCACCATCAATGAAAATCTTAGCTGCAATAATAAACTTTTCAGGATTGAATAATTGAATTTGGAATTCATCGCCGTTATTGAGATAAACGACTCTTGAGTACTCAGATGATACGTACTCTTTAAGCAAAGATTTGTTAACCGCGATCTTTGCCATCGCGTCTTGACTAATTACATTCATAGTTCTTTAATCTTTATTTTTAATTTGAACTCTACTGTAATGCAATCGGTTCTGTAAAAACCTCAAAAGAACTTACATTCTCTGCACTGCAATAGTAAAATGCTTTAATATGTATATTATATATGTTAAATCAATCTAAGATTTTTTCTGCAAGCTTTCCAAAAACCTTGTACCAAAATTGCAACCACTTGCTTTGTGGAAATTCTAATCCAAGGTCTTTTGTTCTACTTTTGAAAATACCAAATTTATATAAAAGGTTATGAACAAGCCACTCCCATCTCAATGACTCATCTGAACGGTTATTGAGGACAGGATTTATAGCATATACTTTTCTCAACTCTTGTATAATTGGAAGAATTTCATCTTTTAATACTTTGTAAGAATCATCTATATGAATTTTTCCATTATCTCTTGTTGATGCATAATATTTCAAATCTCTTAATTGCATAATTACTTACCGATTATTGTATAGTCACTCATCAATTCTTCAGGGCAAACATTACCTTTCTTTGAACGGAAGTTAAATCTAAGAATCATATTTGGATAAACAACTACTGCATTAACTTGTTTTGATCTTCCATTGACAGGATATTCTACAAAAACATCAAGCGGGTCAAATGGGTCATATCCTCCAGTATATTTGCTTCCTTGCAATAATGCTCCAACATTTTCAGGATTTCTTAAATCATAAATATGAGAAGTTTTCTTTGTACTGTGTACAAGGATATATCCATAACCAATTGCAGATTGGATAAATGTTTTCAATTTTTCTACATCAATCTTATCCAATACATGGTCAGGATTTGCATAAGAACGGATTCTTCTATCTTTTTTAGGAGGAGTATTTCCGTTTATTTTGATATATTCTGCATAAGCCATCTTGAATCTATATTCATCAATTCCGAATAAATCAAGCATTGATTTTCCGCTTGGAAGATAAGTTCTTGGATTCCATTTTGAGAATTCTAATTCTGCCACATTAGGAGATGAAAATACTTCTTTTGGAAATATCTTTGATACACCTACATTAATGAATGTTACTTTTGGACCATACTTTAGTGATAAAAAGTAACCTGTAGGATTTTTTGCAGTTCTAACTATAATATCTGCAACTGTTCTTCCAATATCTCCTGGGTCATTTGGATTTGTTTGTTTCAATGGAGCACAAATAATTGTTCCATCATTATTGTAATCTGTAAGAGGTCGACGGTTATTCTCTTTTCCTGGACTATCTATGCCAACTACGACATCATCTCGGTCAATGATTCCTGCATCTTGAAGAGGTCCAAGATATTTGTTTTCAAACTCACTTGCATAATCTTTTTCAAAAGCTATTCCTTTATTATCATAATTAGAAAAATCTCCCTTGTATAAATTATTCCAAACAGATTTTCTTCCGCCTACTTGCAACAAGCATTTGTTAAGATCTGCAGGAGAAGTTGGTTCTCCGTTCTTAATCTTATCTCTGAGCTCTTGCAATTTCTGAACATCAAAATCACTTCCTTTTACAACTTCTGCACCAGTACCGTTTGTACCAGTTTTTAACTCTTCACCTGCAATAAGTTTGTCAAGAACAGCAAGAGAATAATCAAACTTTTCTCTATGTGACCAATCTTTCCCGCCGAAAACAGATTCATTTAATTTCTTTGATTTAATAAATCTTATATTATACATCTTACAAATTATCAATTTGTTTATTTATTTGAAAAAATTAAAGGAGGTCATCATCGACCTCCTTCTTAAATTTTTGTTTCATTACGGTTCGAGATAGAAAATCAGTCATTCCTTCCCACCAATTTTCAAGTTTTCTTCCTTTTCTGTGTAAATGATAATCTTTTTTCCAAAGACCTGCTCCACTAATTTTCTTTTCTCTTCCGTATGGTTTCATTATGAATGAATAATAGTTTGAAGTTTGAAACAACAAGCAAGCAATACAATTACTCTGTCTGGGCTTGTTGAGAGTTGTGCAAGATATTCTGCAATAGTAATAATGATGTACGGAATCTTTGCATTATAATCAGGATAAGTTTTTCTTAAGAACTCAACAAATTCCTGAGAAATCGCCATCATAGCCTCATCAGGAGATGACGAATAGTTTTCCATGATAAACTTATAATTCTCAACTGGGTCTGTGCAGGTCATGATTTTCTCAAACAAATCAGAGCAATCAAAAGTTTTGATAAGAGACTCTCTATCCAACTCGTGTGCACCTTGCAAATACAAAGACTGAATTGTATTAAGAATAGTTCTCATATCAGGAAATGATGTCTTGACGAATTCTTTCAACACATCATCCTCATACTTGATTTGAAGCTTATTGAAAATTGCTCCAACATACTGACAATATCCAGCCATAAGAGCATCTGATTCCTGATTGTTAATTGGATAAACAGGAATGCAATTGAAACGAGATTGGATAAATGAAGGAATCTTGTCAAACTTATTGCAAGTCATAATGAATCTGACAGAGTTTGCATAGTGTTCAATAGTCTCACGCATAGCAGACCAAGCTTGTTCACTAAATCCATCACACTCATCAATGTAAACAACTTTCATTTTTTCTGCTCCTCCTTCAAGAGAAATCTGAGAAGCAAAAGAAACAATTTGATTTCGGACAGTATCAATACCGTTCTCTGAAGAACCATTCAAATAACAAGTATCATATCCGTTTGAAAGAATTTTTGCAATTGTTGTCTTACCACAGCCCGGAGGACCATACATAAGTATATTAGTAGCAAGACCTTTATCAAGTTCTGCTCTAATTCTAGGAAGAAGAATAACTCCATCTAGAGTCTTTGCTCTAAATAATTCGGTGAAAAGTTTCTGTGTAGTTGGCATATTATTTTATTGCTAAATGTGTATCAAGTGCAGGATTTACATTATATGTAATTTTATATCCCAAATTTTCTAAAAATGCTATCATTTCGTCACAATGTTTTTTCCACCCTTCTTTGTCTGTTATGAAATCAGATTCTACTGGCCACATTTCAAAGAGAATAGGAGGATAATCATTTCTTTTTATTGTGTCTACTGCTCCTTGTAGAATTTTAAATTCACATCCTTCTGCATCAATTTTAATAAATCCAATATTACTGAAATTATAACTATCTAATGACCTAGTATTTACTATATCAAATTCATCTAATTTATCCCAATAATATTTAGCTTCATAACAATGATGAGTTAAACGAGGAGCATCAATAAGATTATCATTATTTACATCAGAAGTCCATCCATTGAATCTTGTATATCCTTCTCTATCTGAAAGATAAACATTGAAAATATCAATTCTATCTACAACATCATTTGCAACTGCATTTGCTCCAATAATATATGAATAAGTTTTATTAGCTTCAAATGAATAGCAATGTTTGAACTTCTTTAATAACTCAATAGAATATACACCGTGACAAGCTCCAACATCTATAAAGCTTTTTGAAAAGTCGAATATATCATCATACTTTCCTCGTAGAACTTCTAAGCAAAAGTGTTCTATATTTGGAGGATAGCCTCCTGAAGCATATGAAAAATTTATCAGGTCTTCTGATAATGCACAATAAGACCCGGTTTTTACACAGGTCTTATCTGCATTTTTGTTCCAAACGAAAATATCCATAATACAATTTAATTTGCAAATTATATTTGGATATATGTTGAAATATTAAGCGGCATCAAGATAAGTCATAGCAGTCTGATACATGTCATAATTGACATTCAAATCACGAACAAAGCTCTTAACTGGACGCATCTTGCGGAGCTTGTTGTTCTTGCCAGACTCGACCATGCTACCACCCTTAATCATCTTCTCCTGAAGAACATTGAAAACGCACCAGACAGAATCACCTTCATCTTCCTTGCGGACAGGGGTCAGAACATCTTCAAGAGTACTCTCAGATACAGTCAGCTGAGCATCTGCAGGAACGTTCTTACGGAGCTTAAGCATCTTGATAGCGAAATCATACTTCTGCTCTTTGGTAAGCTGAGTGGTCTTCATCTTGTTCACAGCCTCAATATACTTCGGAAGAGCTTCAACGGTCTTGGTAACAAGATGACGAAGGTCATCAAAGGTATAATTGATATGACGGATAGTCAACTCTTCAAAAGTCTCATCTGCGATAATAAGACCATTGCTGCAAACAAGACGGTACAGACCAACCATGAACTTAAAGCTATTCATGCCGTCATGAGAGTTAGTCAGAATAATTCGAGGAAATGCTTCAACCTCTTTGTTTTCAATAACTTTGAGGTCAGGATTCTGGAAAGAAACCATATGAAAACTCTGGATGCCAGAAGAATTCTTACGCTTTCCCTTCTGCTTAGCATCAACTACATACCAGCCAAGCTTGGCCATATCGTTGATAACAGTAGAAGTATTTGCCTGGACATACTTTTCAGAAACCTTGGGATTGGTGGGGTCTTCACAGAAAGCAAGCGGACAACGCTCTTTGATTTCGTCTTCAGTGAGGAACTTAGTAGAAAGGTTGTGGGTGCTATAACCCATCATAACATCATTTGCCATATTTTATTGTTTTTGATTACAATACAAATATATGAATTTTTTGTTAATTCATAAAATTAAATGTGATTGTCCCAGTTTTCTGTAGAAATATCTGTATGATTGCTGTCAAGTTTCTTCCACTCTTCATTATACCACTTTACAGTTTCTTTAATTTCCCGTAAACAATTTTGATATTCATTCATATGATACATAAGCTTTGCTCCATTGAAATGACGAACTGCCTCAGTATAAAAAATCTTCAAAGTTTTAAGATAACCAATACCACTGTGATCATAAGCAAATGGCTTGTTGTCAGTTACATGCATATCATATTGCAAAAAATAATGCAAACGAAGAAAATATTCACAATACAATGTAGGAGGTACTATAGAAGAATATGATGCATAATCAATATCTTCATTAAGAGTATTTAGCTTATCTATGCTATTACCGAGTTCAGTAATTTCTTCTCTTAAATACTTCAAATATTTTTTAGCAGCAATCTTATCTTTATAGATTTCTTTGTAAGTCTGCTTAAAAGCTTTAATAAAATTCTTCAACATATCTGTTATTTGTCAGTAGTGTCAATATAAGTGCATTTACCAAATTTTGCAAAACCTGCATTATCTTTGAAATGATTCCAAGTGCTCTCAGAATTAAGAACCCAAAGATATTTTGTATGACCAAAATTATTGCTTAGGTACTTATTGTCTGGAACAGAAGCATAACCATCAGTAAGAATCATTACACCATCATAATGTTTCTTTGAAGTTTTCTGTACATATTCAAATACTCCGTTAAAATCAGTGCCACCTCTTCCCTTGACATTGAATTTCTTAGGACGCTTAGACAATTGAACTAAAGAATCTGCATACAAATCATAGTCAAACTGAACTACATCAAGAGACTCCACAGAGTAGCTGAAAAAGCCCTGAATCCATCCAAGAGCATATTGCAAATCTTTGTCAGAGATAGAGCCAGAAGTATCTACAGCAACAAGAAGACTGGTAGTGTTCTGTCTCTTGGTTCCCATTGCATCATAGTTCCATCTGCGGTTCGGACGCATTCTGGTTTTAGAATATTTAGAACTAACAATAGTACTTCTGAACTGCTGGAACAAAGCTTTGTAATTGAACTTTGCTTTTAGAGATTCCTTAATAGTATCAACAACATTACCAGGAATTGTTCCCCAAGAATTAGAGCCATCAATCTTACCGATAAGATTATTGATTTCTACGGTACGATAATCATCTTCCTTCCAGAACTGAGTGCGCTCATATGCATCATCTGCACTTTTACATCCGTCATCAAAATTCTTTAGAGGATCATCATTGTCTCCGCTTTCGCTATTTCCGTCATTAGAGTCTTTGCTATTGCTAACTTTACCTGAGCCTGACTGCCCACCAGAATTAGACTGTTTACCTAAGCCAGACTGCCCGCCTTGTCCAGAAGATGAATTACCATTTCCTTCACCTTCTCCATTATTTTGCTTCATTTCAGGAATCTTGATAGCATCATAAATGGCCTCAAGAGATTCTCTGTCATAATTGTAACTTCCAAAAAATTCTCTGGTCGTTTTCAACTTAAGCTCTGTAAGCTTCATATTATTTGCAAGAACAAAATTAGATGCAAGATACATTTTAATTCTGTTCGGCAACTGACGCTGGTATGGGTGTTTAAGAAGAATACGTACAAGTTCTACTTTAAGAGACTCTTCCAGATATTTGTCAGTTTTATCTTCATATTCTTTTTCATTGATATAGATAACTCCGCCACCTACAGCAATTGGGCATTTCATGCCAGTAGACAGCACTATATCATGAGTACAAAGAATCATAAAATAGGCAGGTTCAGTAAGGAACCATTTGTCTTTAAGGTCTTGTAGTCTATCTTTAAACATATCAATTATCTAGTTTTGGTAGAGATGATGAAGTTATTGATTACATCTTCCAAAGTATCAGGATTAGAAGCAACAAGCATATTGAGGTTAGGGAATGCCATAGTCTCATAGTTGTTGATGAAGTGAGCAAAGGCCTCACGGTTACCAACCTTCTTGTCAGCAAGGAAAGTGAAGTACTTGTTAAGGTTCTCAGCATACTGATTCTGCTTGACAGGGTCATCAAAGTCACCAAGACTGGAGTCAATGTAAGAGCAGACGTTGTCATTGAGATAAGACAACTGCTGGAGAGAGTACTCTTTAAGACGGTCAGCACAAGTACTGAAGGAAGTAAGAAGCTCCTTAGGAGTGACAAGAGAATTCTTCTGAAGAGAATCATAGAAGGAAACAGCAGCCGCTGCACCAACAATACCAGAAATCATCTTCTTGAAAGAAAGGTCAAACGTCGGATTGAGCTTCATAATGTCAGAGACACGCTCCCAAGCACGACGGTCTGGAGTCTTGTCAAGAGTGCTATTGTCTTCCTTGAAATTGGAGTCCAAATATTTGACATTAGTCGTGATAAAAGAAATCACACGGCTGTCAATACCATTTCTGGTAGCCCAACGAATCCAATCCTGAGGAGTCGGAACGAAGTTATACAGATTGAAACGAGAAACCAGAGCAGGGTCAAGGTCAGTAAGCTGATACTCATCACCTTCATTGATAGCAGAAATGACCTGACTACCAGCAGGAAGCTCCTTACCCGCGAGCTTGCGGTTAAGAGTAAGGTCCATGACAACCTGAAGAATTTCAGGACGAGCACGATTCAACTCATCAAGGAACAAGACAACAGGAGTGTTGTCAGTCGGGAACCACCAAGGAAGAGCGAATTCAGTCTTGCCGGAATCTTCATTGTACCGAGGAAGACCGATGATATCGCCAGGGTCAGCAGCCTGGGAACAGAACATCGTCACAACTTTCTTTCCCTTTGCTTCAAAAAATTTCTTGATAATGACAGATTTACCAATACCGTGTTTACCGGCAATCATGATATTCTGGTCAGCCGGAGTGGTTTCAAGGATAGTTCTAAGCTCTGTTTCGTTTACCGTAGTGAACATATTAAAAAATATTTGATTTGTTTATTGTCTTATTTTACAATTTGCAAATCAAATATATGAAAAAATATTTAAAGTAAAAAATTAAATTTGTGGAATTCCTACACAATAGTATTTAAATGAGCTTCCAACAATTTGTTTATCTGCAAACATATTTCTTCCATCAATGAAGATATTTCCTCTCATGAAGTATTTAACTTTCTGTCTAAAGAAGAAGTTTTCAAATTTCTTAAACTCGTCCCATTCAGTACACAATATAATAATATCTGCAGCAGTTACAGCATCCATAATATTGTCTACTATAGTTACATTAGGATTGTCTCCAATTTCTCTTTTTGCATTTTCATTTGCAATAGGGTCATATGTTCTAACTGTATAAAATTCTGACAGACCTTTGACGAGCTTGACTCCGGGTGAGAATCTGATATCATCAGTATTTGGTTTGAACGCAAGACCAAGAACAGCAATCTCAATAGAATGGTCATTTGAAAATTCATAGAAGTTATCAGTACCAGGATTCTTTGAATTTGCAAAGATTTTTCTAAGTTTGGTCACAGGCCAATCATTTGCTTTAGTGTTCTCATCAATGACAGCCTTAATCAAAGAGTTGTTTCCACCCATCTCATAATTAAGTGATGCTGTATCTTTAGGGAAACAAGAACCACCCCAGCCAATTCCAGCATTCAAGAAAGCTCTACCAATTCTTGTATCAGTTCCAAGTCCATCTGCAACATCTCCAATATCTGCTCCAACTTCTTCACAGTAGTCTGCAATTGAATTGATAAATGAAATCTTGCAAGCGTTGAATGTATTTGCAGCATATTTAGTAAGCTGAGCAGATGCAACATTCATATAAAGAATCTTGGTCTTATTCTTGAAAGGAGAATATAACTTTGCAAGTCTCTTTTTTGACTCAAGGTCATCTGTTCCGATGACAATTCTATCTGGCTCCAAGAAATCTTTAAGTGCTGTTCCTTCTTTAAGGAACTCTGGATTTGAAGATATAAAGATATTAACAGGAGGAAGGCTTTCCGCCCTACGGACCTCTTTAAAGTAGTCCTCTGTCTCCTTTGCTGTACCTACAGGAACAGTTGATTTGATTACAAGATATAGGTCATGCTCCATTTCTCTTGCAAGCGTGTCAACTACTGCAAACATATGCTGCATATTAGTAGAACCATTATTCGTAGGAGGAGTTCCGACTGCTATAAATACAAGGTCTGCTGAATTGACAGCATCTTTAAATTCTGTAGTAAAAAACAATCTGTTCTCCTTTACACAAATCTTCATTTGTTCTTCAAGACCTGGTTCATAAATAGGAGATTTTCCAGAGTTAAGTGTATTTATTTTATTTACATTATTGTCAATACATGTTACAACATTGGTCTTGTCAAGAGCAAAACATACTCCCGTGACAAGACCAACATATCCTGTTCCAATAACTGTTATCTTCATGGTGATTAAGAATAGTTTTGTTTTAATATCTATTCTTAATTTTCCTGCTCGTGTTTTTCTTTTGCGTCGTTTTCAATTTTGTACTTGTCACTGTACTTAGCCTTGATTTCTTCTGCATATTTCTTGACAGAATTCAAGTAATTGTCATACGGGAAAACATCTTTATTGATTTCTTCTCCACAAATAGAACCAATAGAGAACTCATTAGCAGAATAAAGAATAGCCATATCCTGGACCCAAGGACGAATCATCTTGTTAGCAAACATGTCAATATTCTTGACAATAAGAGTCTTCGTCTTAAAGTGCTTCAAGAATTCAGTGAAGTTGCAAAGAGCATAGAGATGCGCAAAGAACATATCAATAGTATTAGGGTCTTCACACGAACGAGTAAAATCAAATACATTGAACTCGCGATTGATATTCAAGAAATCAAGTTCAGGATTGTCAGTGAAATCAATTTCTGCAGCAACATATTCTTTGTCATCCTTTTCCTTATTGGACTCAGAATAATAAAGATGAGTATAAAACTTCACGTTGCAAACTTTAGTTCCCTTTCCAAGAACATCTGCTTCCAAGAAAATACGAGGATGAGAAGTCTTCTCAAAAATATTGAAAGTAATTTCAGGATGCTTCTCAGTAACTTTATTGAAAATGCTTACTCTTTCTTCAGCACTCAACTGCCTAAAAGCATCAAGAGACAACTTTGTCATATCCTCAAAAAGAGGATAAGTGTTGTTGATACAGAAATGAACAAATTCCCGATAAGGATTAAGAGGGAACTTTGCGACGTTGACGACAGTGTAAATCGGAATAGCTTTGCTTAAATCTTTATTTTCCATATTAAAAATTCTTTAATCAAATATATGAAAAATTTTTTAAACTAAAAATTATATTGCACCTTTATTTGTAAAAATTGGAGGATATAAAAAATTAAAGTCGTGATAAAATAATTTTCCATAAGGAGGAGGTGTACTATGAACACTAAAAGAAGACCAAGGTTCAGAATTGTCAAAAGTAACATTTGGATATTTATACTTTATATACTCCCTTATCATAGGATATTTCTTTAAATAATCAGTAGAGATAGTTCTCAAGCTATTATTTTCTAATGTAAGCTTTTTCTTGATTAAATTCATAGACAATGTAACAGAATTATTATCAATTCGTTCAACTGCTAAACATTGCTCTACAAAGTTTAAGTCTTTAATTCTTCTTGCATTGTCCTCTATAGCTGATATAATATCAAAATACTTACTAACATCTTCAACTGGAATTCTACCACAAATTTCACCGGTAGTATTCCGCACAACAATATTGTCTTCTTCTCTGGTAAAAGACCAAATAGAACGATAAGTTGGATAGTATGAATTGTATATAGTATGGTCTAAACTGATTGCTACATCACCAGTTGCTCCGATGTTTACAAGCTGACTGGCAGTTAATTCTTTATCATTCATCTCTTTTTGTCTTCTTTGATGTTCTTGTATCTGATTGCAAGTTTCTCTTCAACAATCTTTGAAGTGATTTCAATCTCTTTTTGACCAGAGCCTGGAATTTCATACATGAAGTCTTCCATGACGCACTCGAATAAGCTACGAAGTGCACGAGCTCCTGTTTTAAGCTTGATAGCAGTTTCAGCAATTTTTTCCACAGCTTCTTCACTAATAGAAAGCTCAACGTCATCAAGGTCAAGAAGAGTAGCATATTGATTAAGGATATTGTTTTCAGGTTCTTTGATAATTCTGCAAAGCTCTTCCTTAGTCAAAGGCTTGACATTTGCAATAATAGGGAAACGACCAATAAATTCAGGAATAAACCCAAATTTCTTCATATCTTCTTGACAGACAAAATCATAGAGAGTGTCATCATCAAATTCAGTGTTCTCTTCTTTGTCTGCAGTGAAACCAATCTTAGCATCAGGCTTGATTCTTTCACGGACAATATCTTCAATACCTGCAAAGGAACCAGAGCCAACAAACAGAATATTTGTCGTATCAATATAAAGAAGAGGTTGTTCTGGATGTTTTCTACCACCCTGAGGAGGAACACCAACATTGTTACCTTCAACAATTTTCAGAAGAGCCTGCTGAACACCTTCACCGACTGGGTCTTTACCAGAAAGATTAGGACCAGAATTTCTCTTAGCGAGCTTATCAACTTCATCAATGAAGACAATGCCACACTGTGCAAGTTCAATATCATAGTCACATGCACGAAGAAGACCAACAAGAAGAGTCTCAACATCATCACCTACATATCCGGCCTGGGTGATAGAAGTAGCATCACCAATATAATAAGGAACTCCAATATATTCGGCAAGGAGTTTAATCATGTAAGTCTTACCAGAGCCAGAAGGACCCAGGAGAGTTACATTAGATTTGTCAATAGTATCTTTAAGATTAGTCTGAGTATTAAGATACAACCGCTTATAGTGATTATAAACGGCTGTACAAAGAGTTCTCTTTGCTTTTTCCTGGCCAATTACATATTTGTCAAGGTGTTCTTTAAGTTCTTTAGGAGTCTTGAGTTTAAGTACTTTGCCAGAAGGAAGAGTTATATCATTCATATTCAATAAACTTTAAACTTGCATTCAAATATATGAAAATATTTTGAAAATATAAAATCATAGAGTAAAAGACAAATTGCTTAAACTATCTGAATACTCGCTCCAACTCAAATTGTTTTTAACTTGCCAGCCCGCTTTTAAAGAATTTTGAATATGGTCAATCATAGAGAAATAAAAATTCTTATATTCATCAACAGAATTAAATGTTACATAAGTATCTGTTGAATTTGTTTCTCCTTTGATTAAAACATCACTTATTCTGCTAGGATTGTCCTGCAGCATGTCATAAAGAAATTTATAGTAATTTTGATTTTCAAGTGTCAAATAAAACTTTGTATTATTCCAATAGAAATCATTAATTATAGTATTAGCAATATTATTATTGTGATATTTCAAAATTACATTTTTTATTTCTTCTTCTGTTGGTTCGTGGTCAAAATCTTCTTCATAAAAAGAATATGAAGAAGTAGTATCAGGTATTTTTTTGAAATTCCATCTTACTCTATAAATTCCGTGTATTTTATCAATACATTCTATTAAAGGAATTTCATTACTGGGAGCCTTTGATATATTCATATTTTATAATATTGATTATTATTTATTAACCGGGAGGAATTGCAGTATTTCCTCTCAATCGTCTATATATTGCTGAATTTGGTTTTATGCTGTTATAAAATACTGTAGGAGAATATACTTCTTGAATTGGACCGTAATAACATATTCTTGTATAACCTGTTCCTGTTTCAAGAGTTGCATCGTGGAATAAACTGTCTTGACAACAACGCATACCTCCGTGACGTGTAGCTCCAGTACCTATGCTTCCTGGATTTTGGAATCCTGCAAACCAATATGCAGATACAGTAGCAGCTGAATTACCGGTTTGAGAATATCTAGCAGTAAATGCTATTGGTGAATAAGTAAGTATTTGCTCAGGAGTAGTAGGAGTTCCTACAAATGTATATATATTTCTTCCATAATATGTGTCAGCAGTATTTGCTATACTTCCAAATCTATATACAGTATCAGAAGAAGACAGTAGATTTGGATTACCTACCATATCTGCAAGAATACCTATTTTATTAACATTATTTGCATTATTAGATACATAATAATATTGCCAACATGCATCAGTATATAAAGTACAAATAGTAGGATTCCACAATGCTTCTACTCCCCAGAAATTAACAGGTTTATTATTTCCGGTTGAATTTGTTGTGTCATTCATTCCTCTTCCTTGAGTTGACTGTGCACTAGGAGTATATACTGTACTTAATCCATTGCCACATTCTGAAATACAATTTGTTGTTTGATAATATGCCATAAACAATAGTCTAAGCATTTGAATCCATTTGTATCTTAAAAATTTAACATCTACACTAGGATATAAATTTTTTATTGATGACTTATCTACTCCACCAACAAACAAATCAATTGTAGTTCCAGAAGAACTTATAGTATTAGCAGATACTACACAAGAAGTTTTGTTTAGCCATACATCTGCTTGAGTTAATGTCTTTGTTTCAGCATATGGAGAACTAGAATATGCATTTATTTTACTAGATGTTGTGCTTCCACCAGAACTAACAACTATACCACTCTTATAACTTACAGGATATACTGCTATCATATTATTTGAATCCCATTTTTGGAATCCTTGACCGAGGTCAGTGTCTGCAAATTCTACAGTAAATGCACTGCTGTCTCCTGAAACTCTATAATAAAATTCGGGAAGTCTCATATAAATATCTCCATTTTCTACACTACCATCAGTAGGATATAAGTATGAATTATCATTTGCAAACCTAGTCGAATCACTGTCTTTTAGTTGACAAATATACATTTGTGCCCCACGAGGAGATAATACAGCATTATTTCCATCAGTTACATTAGATGTGAGTTTTGCAAAATATGCAACATATCTATGAGAATTAGCTCTTATCCATTGCATAACAGAAGTGCCAGAAGCAGCAGTATATTGAATAAATGCTGCAGGAGAACTTCCTCTAGAAAAATCTACACTTAATATATCTACACGTATTGGAGTAAAGTTTAAAGTTACAGTTCTAGAATAACCAGGAATTGATAAAAATGTTCCAGGTGCAGGTGTGCTATATCCTGATATAGAATTACAAGTAATAACATATTCAATTCCAGGTGGAATTTCAATAGGATTTGCTGTGTATGTAGTTGTTCCAGGAACTAAATGAGTATTTTGATATGCTATTCCTTCATATATTATTTCATTTGTAAACTTATTAGTAATTGTAACACCAACATATTCTGTTATAGGAGTACTAGGAGATGTAGCATTCTTAACTTCTAATGTAAGATATTCTGGTTCTGTAGTAAACAAAGTTGAAATCTTGACTGTAGTACCGTTTGTATTCCAAACTTCATCGTTTGCTCCAGTTGCTTGTGTTCCATTTGTATTCATCTTATACAATCCACCTATTGCTAATTGACCTGTAGAAGGTTTGAATTTAGCAAGATGTGTTGCATATGTAGTATTAGTTACAGTTGCAGGTGCAAATGTAGTAGCATCTGAATAACTGTATCCCAAGAGAAGCGGTCTCCAAGATGTATTTGAACTTGCGGTTATAGTTTGAGTTACTTTGGTATCTGATACATATGAACTAATATTTCCAGAGTCTATAATTGTTAACCAATCCCCCCAAGTGTCATCATTATAATTTTTATTACGATAATACATGTGCCCGCTCTTTCCTGCACCAAACCACAATTGAGGTTGCCAGTGGTTGGCGTTGTATGAAAGAATTTCTAACATTTCTCCATAAGTAGTAGGTCCACCGTTATTGTATATTGTATAAAAATTTACTTTGTTTGTTGTTGGATTAGTTTTTCCATTTTTAATAGTATTCCATACACCACTATTAGTGCTAGAATTACAATAGGTAAGAGTTAAATATGGAGCACTTCCAGTAATATTTCCGTGGAAAGTATTCAAAGATATTTTTGCAAGCTGAGTACCTTTACCTGTTCCAAAAATATATTCATTAATACTTCCATCTGTAGTTCCTGAAGCAGTTCTATAATTTATCCAAACTCCTCCTGTATAACCAGGTGCAATCCAAGTGTATTCATTTCCAGAATGAACCATATTGTTATAGGTTTGACGATGAGCAAATGCTGCAGCATGCTCACTATCAACAGTATCTGCATTTGTTGCACTACCGGTAATGCTAATATTCCACGTTCCAGTATTTCTAACTAATTCTGTCCAAGCAGTCCATGAACCACCATTATCACTTCTTGTCCAAATTTTATCTGTTCCATAACAATCAAAGAATAATTGTCTATGATATGTATTATTATCTTTGTATAATCTTATATTAAATAAACTTCCCCAATTGCTAACATCAGAAGGTCTATTTGTAAATCCGCCGTTTGTCCAAATTCCTGTTACACTGACATCATTACAATTTGATAGTTGATTAGATGGACGCCACATAATTGGATATGCCCACTCTGTCCATGTTCCGCTGTTTTTTGTTCTGAATGCTATATCATTTGAATAGAAGTTTTCAGCCAATTCTGCACACCAAGATGCATTATATCCAGTTGATATAAGCATATAATCATTTGTAGAGCGTATATGAGTAAATGGACTTCCACCAGTAACATATGCCCAACCTGAATTAGTAGCAGAATCTCCGCTTGTTACTGTTTGAGATGTGCATAATTCACGTAATCTTGCAGGAAGTTTATCATTTGCAATTACTGATGATAATCCTGCTGCAGTTGTAGCAGATGAAGCATTTCCTATAAATGAAGATGCAGTTACATTTGCAGGGAATGTTACATTTTGGCTTGCATCATAAGTGTACATATGTCCTGTTCTGGCCAAGGTTGATGGTGTTGTCCATCCTACTCCTCCTATGCAAAATATTTTCGTTACTGTCAATCCTGGATAAGAAGTACTATAACCAGTATTACCGAAAGTAAATCTGATTTCTCCGTATTGACTTGCAGGTGTACCTCCGTATGTAGTTAAACCACTTGTATTTATAACATTATAGCCGCTCCATCCAGATATACCAACTTGATTTGCAAATGTTGTCCATGTGTCTGTACTTGAATTTACATTACTCCTTAAACGAGCATCAATCGTACACCAACAACCAGAACTACCACTTGTTGAAACCAATATTATAAATTTGTTAAGTGTTGTGTATAATCCTCCCGGAGTAAGTATAATTCTTAAACGGTAATTTGTATAATCAACACCGGTAGTAGAGTTTTTTCCTATTCTGAAAGCTGCTCCATTTCCATTAAACAAATTAACTTTATCTGCTGCAGATGCACCGTAATCTGTCCATGATGACCCTCCATTAGTAGAATATTGTACTACTATATTATCAGGAGATATAAAGGCTGCTCTATTTGCACCAAGCTCTGGAAGTATACCAGCATCTACAGGACCAAAATTGCTTGAAAGATTTTGACCGCCCCAAGACAAAAATGCTTCACCCACACTGCTTACTGCAGTTGGTGTTCCGGAATTAAGATATATTGGTCTATTACTTGCTCCGACTGTAGCAGTTCCTAATTTAGTAGCAGTAGCAGCATTTCCAGATATATTGATTCCCCAAGTTATACCGGTACTTCCTTCTACTACTATTCTGTAATAATTAGTTGCAGTTAATGGTGCTTCATACAACCAACCGCTGCTTGCTAAACCTATTTGTGCTGCAACTCTACCGCTCCAATGCCAAGCTAATCTTGGAGCATTTCCCCAAGTATCAGATTGAGAACCGCCTCTATGATATTCTCTAATTTGTACTGCAGCTTCAGAATATGTTCCGGTAGAAGTATTTCCACTATTACTAAAAACTGCCATACCGTTAGTTTGAAACAGTGGACCAATATTATCTACTCCTCCTGGTCTAAAATCTAATGCACCAGAATTAGTATTTGACTTTGTAGCAATATCCCAAAGATTAGAGCCATTGTGTAAACGCAAATAACTCCAATTTCCTGCTGCTACACTGTTGTAAAATCCAGGTTGACCTGTAGAGTATACAGTTCCTGCTACATGAAGCTTGTAACTTGGTGATGTTCCAATACCAACATTTCCACTACCTGTTACAATATTTCCTCCTTCATTATTTAAATATAATATAGATGCAGAACTATTATTTCTAGCCATTATCTCATTACCATCAATTGCAATATTCTCACCCGCTTTAGTTCCTATAACAAGTGAACCATTCTGATTTAAACCAACATCTTGGTCATAATTAATATATAATTGACCAGTCATTGTATCACCTGCTTTCTTCACATATCTTGCATCTGCAATTCCTGCATAATTACCGCTATCTAAAATTGTATAAGCAGTATTTACTACATAGTGCTTAAGATCATTTGCACCTGCAGTTTGTAACCATAATTCTTCGCCTACACTGTTAGAACCATTATCTGCATCATTTCCTATACCAATTACTAATCTACTTCTTTCTCCAGATGATGCTTCAGTTGGGGTAGTATTGTAAGCAGCTGCAGTTACTCCATATGGGTGATATTGTATAAATGCTACATCTGAAGGTGAATTAATATTGGTGTCATTAGATTTCATTGATTTAAATACAATTCCGCTAACACCATAAGTATTGTCACCTTGCAAAATTATATTAGCATATGCTTTATTAAATCCGCCTTGTGAATATTGTCCTGTGTCTGCAACTCCTTTAATAGTTAATGCACCGGTCATTGTATCTCCTGCTTTCGCTACATATGCTGATGTGTATGAACCTATGTATGAACCTAAATTTGCAGAATCTAATGCTACTCTATGATACCAAACTCCATATGATGTTCCAAATATATACTCAGCTCCTGCATGAGGATAATATCTTCCTGTAATATGAACTGGAAGACCCATTTCTGCATTGGGGTGATTATTGTTTATAAAGGCTTGATCTACTAATCCTGAACTGTATACATCTGCTTGAATCATACCTCTTGAACTTGGGCTAATATATGATAAAACTGTATAATTTGCTCCGTTTGCATATGCATACTTGCACCAAGCTTTTAAAAACTCTTCTTGTGGATAACCAGCACTAGTATAATCAGAACGTAATCCGTATGAATTAATCAATGTTGTATAACTAATTGTGGGTAATATTTTTATTGATCCTGCAAGAGTTGTAGTATCAGTTATATTTCCTGTTCCATTTACATATAATTTATAAGATGTATTTGTTCCATTGACACCAAGTGAAGGAGAAATATATACTCCACCTCCTCCATGTATTAAATCAATAAATGCTTCTGTACCGCCTCCACTAGCATTGTTACTTAATCTAAAGTCAAGATTACTCAATGGAGATGAACCTAACAAGAAATCAACAGAATCATTGTACTGTCTAGTTATTCGTACTGGATATTGAACTCCATTACCGCCAAACTTAGACTCTCCTCCATACACATGCAATTTAGCAGATGGACTAGTAGTTCCTATACCAACTCTTCCTGGAGTTCCAGCACCCGTAATTCTAACAACTTCATTACGACTATTGCTTCCTGTACAGAATGATATTCCATCTTGACCATTTATTGATAAACCATCTGGCGTATCTGTAGTTCCGCCATGATCATATGCTAATATTGATACATTATACTTATTTGAACTAGTAAATCCAGATCTAAAGAATATTCCATGTTCATTAGTAAAATCATTATTAATTAATATATCACCTTTTACTTCTAATTTTGTAGTTGGTGATGAAGTACCTATGCCCACTTTACCTTGGGTAGAACCAGAAACTAAATAAACATTATTTCCTGTATAGTGATTAATATATGTAGCATTGCTTCCAAGAGAATCTAAATGGAAGTTACCACCAAAATAAATTCGACCTGCTGTTCCAGTTATATAATTAGTTCCTGCAGATGTTGCTCCATTAAATGTAAGAGCAGTAATACCTGTTACAGCTTGAGCAGCAGAAGATGCTTGAACAGGAGTAGTACCTATATAACCCAAATATGATGTATAATTAGATGTATCTATTAACTGTTTCCATCCTCCTGACAAACTAGTTCCTGTTCTCCAATATATTCCACTAGCAGAATTTGCAGACATTAATAATTGTCCATACCATCCATCTGCAGTTTTCATTGTTATTACACCAAATGCATCTACATTAGTAGGTTTATCTGTTATACTATTTCCTCCTCCTCTTGCAGTATAAATTAAATCAGTTGTATGTGTAAATGTAGATAAACTTGATATTGGTGATTGTGCTAATCTTTTTGCAACATCTGATGTTAAATTAGTTGCGATAAGAGTAGAACCGTCATTGGATTCTATAACTGCAATAGGAATATACTTGTCTGCAGCAGAAGGAATATCTGCTTCAGCAATTGTTTCTATTGTTGTATTTCTGTAATCATAATTTTGTGCAGTATCATTTGCAGATAAATTTTCAATTGCAAATGATGTATAATTATAAGTACTTACTTTGATATAGAATATAGCAGGATTTGCTATATCATATCTTATTTTTACTCCACTTGAAGTTATATGTGTTCCAATTGCAATACCTTTTACTGTAGCAGCAGACCAGTTATTAGATGAATCTTTTAAAAAATAATAATTTAAGAATATCTTTCCTGCAGCTGCATTTTGATATGAACCGCTCAATACAATTTCCATAGTTAGCATGAACCATGCAGTAGAAGATGAAGTATATCCTGTATGAGGAAATGTTACTTTATGCCATATACTTCTTGTAGGATCTGATGCAATAAATGGATAAAATCTTCCATATCGTTTTTCAACAAAATCAGTTCCGTGTATTCCATCTACAGTATCTGCATCCAATCCACTGCCAGAACCATCATTTCCTGAATCCCAAATAGTATATAATCCTGTGCCTACTGCGTGTTTTAATCCAGTAGTAGTAGGTGTTTGTAATATCAATGAATCAGTAGAATCATTATTTACACCAATAACAAGACGATTAGCTTCACCAGAAGATGCAAGAGTTGGTTGAGTTCCTATAGCAGTCTGTGTAGTAACTCCATAAGGTTGAAATTGTATAAATGCGCAGTCTGTTGGTTTATTGATTACTGTATCTCCTTTTTGGCTTATAAACTCTATAGTTGACAATCCATAAGTAGGATCACCAATTAAACGCATATTAGGATATTTAACGGATGCATATGATCCTCCTGGATATGTCCATGTTGCATCTGCAGTATATGCACCTGCTTTTAAGGTTAATATATTGTCAAGAAGCAAATTTTTGGTAGTAAGAGCATAATTAGTTATTGTTGCAGTTACATTGCTAAAAGAAGTTGAAAAACTAATTGCAAAATCTTTTTCCCAATTTGCAGAAGATGGACTAAATCCACATATTACATCTCTAACTGCAACTTGTGGATATGACCAAGATGTATTTGTTTCTCCTATATAGATTACAAAGCTCGTTCCGTTATGACCTAATCTAACTGTCCATTCTGCACCATATACCATTGCAAATGGACTATTAGCCCACGTGCTGTTATTATAAGTATAACCTCCAACATGAACAGAAAACGATTTATTTGTAGAATACAAATATACATCTATCCACATAGATGTCATTGTATTGCCAATACTTGCAGGAAGTGTTATAGTTATTGCACCGGTAACAGATGAAGTAGTTGTTATATATGTAGAAGATTTTGGTTTTAATAAGAATACATTTGTAGGAGTAGTGTTATGCTCAACAAATGCAGCAGCATTCATAATTCCTGAAGACCTAACTTCAAGATTATTATCTATTCTACCTACTTGAAAATCATATCCTCTATTGGTTGTTCCATTAACATCATTTGCAGTAAAATCAGTTCCTGCATGCCATACAAACTGAGTATTTGCATGTTTTCCCCATAGAGCAACAGTAGTATTACTTGACCAAGAATATTTAAGACCACTATACCAAGTAGAATTATTAGTTGAAAATCTTAATATTTCTTTTGTTGCTCCTGGCCATAAAATAGTACCTATTCCTGTTATATTTTGACCATCTAATTGGGATGCTTGGACTGCAGTTGTACCAATATAACCAAAACTGATAGCTGCACTTGGTTTGCCTGCAATATTATCCCAAGGAATAGATATAGACATTGCACCAGAATAGTAATTAGTATAGCTAGAAGTAGTTACCGGTGTTGTATCTAATTGTATATAATTTATTAATGTTGATCCTCTCTGTCCTTCAACAAATACTTTTGTCAATATAGTTTTTAATGTTGTTGAGCTTGCAACTTGCTTGACAAATATTTCTGTTGATTCATTGTAAGCCCCATAATATATTCTTAAATCACTTGCACTAGAATTTGTTGCTATAACAGCTATTGTATATTCTCTATCGGTAGCAGAAACTCCTCTATGGCGAACACGATATAACCAATATCTATTGAAAATTATATCAATAGTGTAAAATAAAGCATCTCTATTATTTGAACTTACTCCATTGCTTAATGTAGCAATTCTATAGTATGCTTCTTCTGTTGTTGCTCCTATATCAATTTTTGCTTGTTTTAAAAGATATCTATTGTTGGATATATTATCTGTTCCAAAAGCATGAAATCCATCCAATAAATCTACATTCAAGTTTGAAACAAGAGTGCTAGAATCTATTAGAAATGGTGATGTTCCTTGAACTACTTTGCTTATGAATTGGTCACTGGCATATATCTTGTCTATGAATCTAGATTTTCCTTCAACCAATAAATCCTTTAATTGAGCCATTTAATGCATATAATCTATTTGGATTATTTATTTGACAATTAAAGAACTATCAAGTTTTAAAATTAAGAAGAAGCTGTTTGTACAGTCCAACCTGAAGGAACTCCATGAACACCTGTAACATTCCAAGTTGCAGCTGAATTCTTTACGAAAACTCCTTGAGGAGCTACACCGTTTACCCAGTTGTTTGTATAAGTTGTACCAGGAGTAAAAGTCATCATAGCTTTTATATAACCAAGACTACTACATCCATAAAACATGTAATCATATGCATGTGTAGCTATACCAGTAGCAGGAAGAACAGGAGCAACAGTTAAATTAACGCAGTCTTTAAACATATATTCATAGTCATAACCTCCATTTATAGTAGTAGCAGGAAGGGCAGGGGCAGAAGTTAAACTAGTACAACCGTCAAACATATGTGAATAAGAATAAGTATTTATACCATCTGCTGGTAGACCTGGAGGAGTTACAAGTTTTTTGCAATTTTGAAACATACCCTGACAGCATGCAGTCATAGAAGATTTGCCACTTTTTCCTATAGCAGTAAAGTGTAAAGTTGTTAAGTTTATACAATCTTTAAACATGTATTGATATATATACTCATATGAAGTTCCATTTGCAAATACAGGAATTCTAGCAGAAATAAGGGAAGTACATCCCTCAAACATACTAATACATGCATACTTATAACCTGTCATACCGGTTGAATTTCCTCCAAACACTCCTACTTCTTCTACTCCAGTACAAGACCTATACATATTTTGATAACATCCTTGATTACAAGAGGTAGCAGGAAGAGCAGGAGTAGTTCCTGTTATTCCTGTGCATCCGTTAAACATAGAGCAATAACAAAAATTAAGAGTATTAGCAGCCATAACTAATTGGCTTGGTGGATTTGCAGAAGAAATAATACTAGGATTGAGGTCAATATCAGTTTGATTAAAAAATAATTTGTAAAAACCATAATTGGCTCTTACACTAGTAGATCCTGATGTTCTATAATCTATTAATCCTGTTAATATTCCATACACAAGTATTTTTACACCCGGCGTGTGAGATGTAACAACAAAAGTACAAAAATCTGTTGTAGAAGTAGAAATACCATTATCATTTCTTCCATTGATGTATATAATTGGAGTAGTTCCAGTAGCTGTTATAGTAGAATAATTCCAACTTGTAAATTGATTGATACTAGCAGGAGGAGTTCCGTTTCCTGTTACATAAAATTGTAAATTGGGTGAACGAGAGCCAGTAATACTTAAAGACACTGAAAATGAACGTGCACCTGTTCCTCCCGCACGAAATATCAATGACCTAAATTCTGTAGGATCTTCGACATCTATATCACCAACTTCTATTACTCTTCTTCTTGCTTCTAATGATAATGAACTCATACTTAAAACTTTAAATTTTAACTTCCAACAGCTCTTATATAATATGTTGAATTAGCATATAAAATTGAAATTTCACCGAATCCTCCACTGGTTACAAGTATAGCAGATACATTTTTCTTGGTAGTTCCGGTACTCATATCACCGATATTTATAAGCTTTGATGAACCTGAACCTGTAATCAATATATGTGCTATATCACAATTGCTTGCTCCAGTCCACGCAAATGAAAATGTAACAGTAGATGTATTTGTAGTAGTTACAGGAATTATCTTGTTTGCTTCTACTGTAATAGTACCGCCTGCATCTGCCATTGCAACTGTTGTTCCTAATGTTGCATTTCTTGCAAATGCTGATGCATGATAACCATCAAGAAAATCTGCGTTGAAATTACTATTTAATGTACTAGAATCAGTAACAAACGGTGCAACAGTAGTTCCGACTCCTGATTTAATTTGTCCTTTAGAGTATATTCCATTGGTTGGAACTTTTGTGTAATCTGCCCAGGCAGAAGATACAAGAAGGTCTCCTACATTCAATCCTTTTGCTACGCTTTGACCGGCATTTCCTACAGATAATCTACTATTTGTAGATTCTGACAACTCATAATTTGCAGTTCTGTGTTTTGTTGCATGTACTTCGGCCCAAGGATATGTAGAATCTCCAAGCTGTCCTGTAGTTAATGATGCACCTCTTCTAACTACATTAGCAGAAGCAACCAAGGGATAACCTGATGAATTTGCCCACCATATTACTGATGCACTATCAGCTCCCATAGCAGTTGTTGTGTTATTGACAAATACTTTTCCAGATGAATATACATTACCTGTAGATGGTTGTATATATAATTTTGCAGAAGTATATACAGTTTCATCTGCTGCAGAAGAATTATTACTGTCTACAAAAGTTAAATAATAATTTCCTGTTGCTGTAGATGCAATTGTTTTAACTGTAGAAGATGTAGTAGCAGAAGAAGCTGAAGTTGCTGTTGCAGCATTACCAGTTATACTAATTCCCCAAGTTCCTGAAGCTCCTCCACCAGTTTTTGTTACAGTGTATTCAGTATAATTAGTACCGTCTAAAAATCTAACCCAATCATTCCATCCATTTCTGTCAGCACTTCTGTTTCTATAGTAAGTATATCCATTTGAATATCCGTATGAAAACAACTGCATTTTATAATTTGAATTGTATTGATAGTCAAATGTAGTTAATATACCCCAACCTGTTGGAACATTGTGATTTGCATATGCAAATACCATTCCATTAGCATTATCTGCATTATTTCCATTTCCTGATGTCCACCATCCATTGTATTGTAAATATCTTCCATCATGATTATGATCTGCAGGGGAGAAAGAACTAGGTTTTCCTGTAATATTTCCCCATGCAACTGAACCTGCACTTCCTGATACATTTATGTTTTGTGTATTTACTGCAGTTTTTTCTGAAACAACCGTTGTTAATGCAGTAGTAGTAAATCCAACTGCCCAACCTCCAATCCAAGTATCTACATCACATCCACTATATCCAGTCATAACATTATGCACTGTTACTTGTGGATATGTCCATACAGTATTTGCTTCACCGATTGTAACACAAGCATAAGTTCCGTCATTTCCAAGACGGACTGTTAAATTAGTGTAAGGTCCTATTCCTTCTGAATATACTTTAGTAACAGGTTCATACCAACCATTTGTTGAATATTCATATCCACTTATATGATAAGTTGTGTAAGATTGATTAGCACCATCATATGTATAAATAGTGACATCAAAACTCATCATAGTATTTTTACCCTTTTGAGGTAAAGTAATCTTAAGATAACCTGTTACACTAGAAGTACTTGTAGCATATACACCGCCACCAGGATGAGCAATATATGAACCAGTTGCATTTCCGTTTGTTCCTTTACTTCCTATACCTCCATCAAATCTGGCATTTCCTCCAACATGTAATTTTTGAGTAGGAGCATCTACACTAAGACCAACACGTCTATTATCCATTGTTAGTCGAAGTGCTCGATACCATGTATTTGCACTAGCAGAAGAACCTCCTGTTTCTATATCAAAATAATTTGCATCTCCTGAACCGCTTCCTCTAGATAATATTCTCCACGATGCTCCTGCATAATTATTAGAATTATATCTAAATTGAATAAATCTATCATTGTCTCCTGTATCCAAATAAATGTTTCCTAAATGATATGCATTTCCATTATAATCGAATCGGTGAGTAGTAGTAAAAGTAGGACTTGCTGCTGCAGATGCATTTTGAATATTTAATGAGGCATAAGTTACACCATTTGCTCCATATGATGGTCTAAAATAATATTCTCTGTGAGCATATCCTGCTTCTCCAAATTCAACATTATGAATTCCTCCAAATCCAATACTTGTTAAATCAGAATTTGCACCAATAGTAAGACGTCCATTAATAGAAGATATTCCTGTTAATGCTTGATTTGCACTGCTTGCTTGGACTGCAGTTGTACCGATATATCCTAAATATGATGAATAATTAGAAGAATCAATAACAGTTTTCCAAGGACTCCAAGATGCATCTGTGCCGTTTGTTTGGACTCTCCATTGTATTGCACCCGTTGCTGAAGTAGGAACAGTAAGTTGAGCATCCCATTTTGAATTATCCCATGCCATATGAAGAACATGACCATCAGCAGCAGGTTTTCCATTAGCAGCAGACATTGAAGAAGTTGCAAGAAAATAATGAAGACCACCGTCTGCAAATGTTATATTTCCGGAACTTCTTCTACTTCCGCTAGTGTAATATACAGGGTCTCTCAATACATCAGCATATTGAGCAAAATTAGACTTCAAATTTGTTACTTGAGTAGAAGAATCAACTACAAGAGGAGCTGTTCCTTGAGCCTTCTTAGATATAAATTGTCCCTTTGTGTAAATATTATCACCTATTGAAGATGCTAATACTCCATTGTTAAACCATGCTACTTGATGACCACCTGCATAAGTTCCTTTAGCAGTTTTAGAACCATCGTTATTTGAACCATTACTCCAATTTGTATGGAAATATGCAAGGCCATATAAGTTATTCGGACTTTTACCATCTGCAGATATAGAATAAGAAGTTCCTATACTCCAAATATGTCCTAACAACGTTGCATCATAGTAACCATAGTTTCCTGCATTTCTTGTAGAAGTAGAATAAGGTATTATTCTTCCTGTACTATCAATAACTAATTTATTGTTTATATTAAGAGTAGTAAAATGTACATCATCAATATAAGCATATTTCCAATACCAAGAAGATGTTCCTATATAGTTATGACCACTGCCTGCTCCTCCAGAAGCAGAAGGAAGAATTCCATAAGAAGTATTTGATGTACCAATTTTAACCCAACCATTGGTTGTTCCATCTGCTGGCATAAGAGTATTGTAGGAATCTGATATTAATGACCAAGTTTTAAGATTTGCTCTTGCGCCTGCAGCAGTTGATGCATCAGTTCCTCCTTTAGAAATAGGAAGAATTCCTGTTATATTAGATGTAGTAAACTCTGATGATAGAAGAAGAGAATCCCACGTAGAACTCCAAGTTGCAGTATTGTTAGAATAAGACTTATATCTAATATATACTTTATTACTACCATATCCGAAAGCAAGCTGGGTTCCATATCCTGACCATAAATAAGTCAATACACCATAACCACCAGCAGGTCCAGCTCCTGTCCAAGGAGCATTTGATAATGATGCACCAGTAGTAGGATCTCCTCTACCAGTCAAAGTCATATTTTCAAATGTATTGAAATCATTTGCAGCATTATTAGGAACAGTAACTTTTTTAAGATATGTTCCGTCAAGAAAAGAAGTATAATTAACAGAATCGAATACTTTTCTCCACGCCTGCCATGTTCCATTGTTTTTTCCTCTTACTGCAATTTGTCCTGTTCTGTAATCTTGATAAATTTCTGCAATCCAACTATTACTATATTTGTTTACATATGCTACACCATCAGATATACTATATAAATCAGATGTTCCTGTTCCATTAACATACCAAATACCTGTATCTAAATCAGAAGATATTGCTAAAGCCGTTGTAGCAGCCGCATTTGTACCTGCCATTCTATATGTAGTTTGTGATGGAACACCTGCAGCCAAATATATTGGTCTATCTGCTGCTCCTACATTAGCAGTACCAAGTTTACTGGCTGTAGTAGCAGTTGCTGCATTACCAGTTATATTAATTCCCCAAGTTCCTGATGCTCCTCCACCAGTTTTTGTTACAGTGTAAGATGTATAATTAGAAGAATCTAAAAATAATCTTGGTTCTTCCCATGCAGTAGCAGCAGAATTTCCTCTTCTCCAATACATACCGTCAGCTGTTGCTCTTTGTGCCCATAATTGCCAACCTCTTGATGGATTACCAAATGTTAATATTGCTGCATATGTCATACTTGATATGCTTCCAGTCCAAGTACTTCCTCCTCCAGAATATCCTCTTATTCCGCTTTCTGTAATATCTGTTTCTGTATTTATACCAGTAACATTTAATACATTTGTCGTATTTGAAGCAGTAGCATATGGAACAGTTATATTGTTCGTAGATCCATTTTTGGTCCAGGTTAAGTAATTTTCTGAAGTTCCAAGAGCAGTAACAGTTTCAGTTACATCAGTTACTCTATAACGTCCTTCATTTTGATAATAATAACCATCTATTTGATGGAATTGCTGCCCTCCTTTATATGCAACTTCCCAAGAACCTCCATTTGGATCATTTATATTTAAAACACCAGTATATCCGTTTGCCGTAGTTAATGTTCCCCAAGATGATAATGATGTAGTTCCATTATTTGCAAATCCTGCAGAAGTTATAAAACTATGAGAATGACCAGAAGTTGCAAATTCACTAGCATGTTTTCCGTCTAATAAATCTGCATTTAATTTTGTAACTACTGTGCTTGAATCTACTGCAAATGGAGCAGTTCCTTGTGCATTTTTAAATGTCTTTGTTCCTGAAATTTCTTCATCTCCATAAACATGAACAATATCATTATCAGCAACAGACCAATTTCCTATACCTCTACCTAATTCTACTCTTGCATTTCTAATATACCATGTAATAGTATTGCTATCATTAGTAGTATTTAATCCAAAACAATCATATATAATTAAATCTACTTTATTGGTATTTCTTGTATCTAAATTTGCACCTCCCCAAGATATATTTGTCCAAACATTTGCTTCTACAGGATTATGATTTATTCCAACGCGGTCAGTGTCATTATCATTTCCGTTCCAAGCAGTTCCTGTTTCTACAGTATTATTTTGGTCATAACAAATTGTATGCTCACTTGGAAGTAAAATATCAAAGGAAACACGGTAATGATATCCAAAAGGAACTTTTACTTTCCAACCAGCAGAAGACTTTATTGATACACCAGATCCATTATAACTTGCAAGGCCGGTTTTTGATACAATTGTATATGTATTTGTTGCATAATCATAAGATACACTTGTACTTGTAGTATTTTGTAATCCATTTTTTCTTAATAAATTATTTCCAAACAAACGTTCATTTTTGTTAAAATAATTTGAAGAACTTTCATATGCCATTGTTCCAAGCCCTAAACTTGTACGTAAAGTAGCTTGTGAAATACTTTTTGCTATTCCTCCTATTGTAGCAGAAACAGGATTTGTAGTGTTTGAAGTTAATGCAGTAAATAATCCGTTCAAATGCACACCGTCCAATAAATCAGCATCCAATCCGCTTCCGCTTCCATCATTTCCTGAATCCCAAATAGTATATAATCCTGTACCTACAGCATGCTTTAATCCTGTAGTAGAAGGAGTTTGTAATACTAATGTGTCAGTAGCATCATTATTTACACCTATAACAAGACGATTTAATTCACCAGATGATGCCAAAGTTGGTTGTGAACCAACTGCACTCTGTGTTGTAGTTCCATAAGGTTGAAATTGTATGAATGCACAATCAGATGGTTTGTTTATACTAGTTTCTCCCTTTTGGCTTATAAACTCTATAGTTGATAATCCATAAGTTGAATCACCAATTAAACGTATATTAGGAGATGCTACTGATGCATATGAACCTCCTGGATATGTCCATGTTGCATTTGCAGAATAAGCTGGTGCATTTATAGTGAATACTCCGTTTAAAAATGCATTACCATTACTTACTATTTCAAACGCATTTTTTCTAGCATTGTCAGCACTTCCTATACCTACACTGAATTTTGTACTGCCGCTTGTTGATTTATTGAATGAACCACAAGCAAACTCGCCATTGTTATAAGTTAAAGTATGATTTCCAAATGCAGCTGAAGATCCTCCACCTGCAATATTCAAATGACCATAACTAATTGCACCATAATCACCTAATGCCATTGAAAATCTACCACCAGCAAGTGACCATTTTGCTCCTTGGCCAGTAAATCCAGTATTAATGAAGCTTCCTTCACCGCCAGCAATACAACATATAATATAATATGTTTTATTTGAAATTGCTGTAGCAGATAATGTTCTACTAAATGTGAATGTAAGTGTTCCGCTAGAATAGGCCATATTTGTTATAGTCACATCGGCTAAGGAAGCATCATAAATACGTCCTCCTAATATAAATGCGTTTTTAATACTTCCTGAATGAGTTGACCAGAATTTTGCCAATAACTCGGCCATTCCTGAATCTGCTGCAGGAGTACATGTATAAGATGTTGCATTTGCATCACCAGTTAAATTAACATTCCATGCCCAGTTTGAGCCAAAAGCAGTAGATATTCCATTTCCGTGAGCAGCAGATACGAATGTTCCTCTTGCAAAAGCACCAGAACCTATAGCAGTTGCATATCCTCCAATTGCTACTGCATTTGTTCCGTCAGCAGTAGCATATGTACCAGCTGCAATTGCTCCTGACCCCGTTGCATTAGATGTAGTACCTATTGCAATTGCTCGAGTTGAAGGATTAAATCTTAATCCTCCTACTGTATATAAACTTTCTTCAGTTGCAGTTGAATTGTCAGAGTCTACAAATGTAGGATAATGCCAAGCATCTGTTGAACGAGTAACAGTAACTATTTTATCTGCTATTCCAGAATGCATACTGGCTCTTGAAACTAAGTAGTTAGTTCCATTAGAAGAGGTTCCCCATAAGTAAGTAGGTGAATTACTAGTATTAGAATAATTGAAATGCTGACCATCGACCATATCAGCATTCAAGTTTGAAACAAGAGTGCTAGAATCTATTAGAAATGGTGATGTTCCTTGAACTACTTTGCTTATGAATTGGTCACTGGCATATATCTTGTCTATAAATCTAGATTTTCCTTCAACCAATAAATCCTTTAATTGAGCCATTTAATGCATATAATCTATTTGAATTATTTATTTGATATTATTTTATATGCAGCTTTCTAAAATTTAAATTTCAATAAATTGTGTTGCTTCTACATGATTCTTAAATATTCTTGCTACAATATCATTTTCTTCTAATCCGACAGCAGCATCACCTACTGCAGGATAAAATTCACCATTTAAAATATCAAACAGACCTGGTTTACTTGCTTCTATAATAGGATATAAATCTCTTTGCAATACTCCGTTTTTATACAGTTTAGCATTGTATATGTATTTGTTTCTAACTGTATATGAAGATGCTAATCTTCCTATTTGGTATGTTCCTGATTCATTACCTGATGTATATTGATATGTTATGTAATTAGGAACAGTAATATCAGCATTTGAATATGAAAATGTTCCATGAGGTTCCCATGCCCCCGCTGCAGTAACTCCCCAATATGCCCCCGCTGATACAGAAAATCCCATTAAGTCTCTTCCCGAACCTCCTGTTGCATATTTTATAACAGTTTCTGCTTTGCAAGTATTTCCTGCAGCATATGATAATCCTGTGTTTACATAAGATCCAGCAGGCAAATACAAATAAGCATATGTTTCTCTAAATGTGTTTGCCTTTAAAAGACCTGATTTAAAAATTTTAGGTTCTATATTTTCTTCTATCATACTATAATTCATAATATCTCCTTGGTTGTCAATATATGCAGGAGTATGATATAATTCAAATACATCTTCTGCAGATAATGCAGTTCCATAAATTCTGAAATCAGCAATATTTCCTGTCCACACATATGAAGTAGTAGAATCCCATCCACAAACATATATTACAGTAGCAGTGAGAGGTTTGTATGTAGTTGCACTTCCTACTAAACTTCCATCAATATATAATTTTCCTGTTGTTCCATCTCCTGTCATAACATAATGATGCCAAGCTCCTTGATATGAAGCAAATGTTACATTTGTTGAACCATTTTTAATAGGATTGTTAGAACCATCTCCTGTATTCCAATAAAATACTGTACCGCTTGGATAAAGATTTAATCTGTTTCCATTGCTAGATCCCCATGCCATTTTTCCATTCATTGCGGATGCTTTGGCCCACCATGTTATTGTGTAAGTATTTTGTATTCCACCTGTGTACAATGTTGGAGAACTAATGTGATTGTTTCCTGCTTCAAATGCTAGTGATTTATCATATTTTCCTACATCTGTAGATAAAGTGCAAGTTCCAATTATTGTGCCATTTCTATGATATCCTGATGTATCATACACTATAGTATTACTGTACTTGTCATCTAATTTATAATGAAGAAATAAAGCTTTTGAAATTTCATGCACTTCACGAGCAGATAAGCAATGGTCATATATTCTAACATCATTTATATAGCCCATGTAACTAACTGAAGTTCCACCTCTATAGTCATCACCTATTCTAATTGCAGCTGTACTTGGCCGAGCAGACAACGCTCCTTCTCTTTCTTCAATGAATACTCCATTGATATATACTTTTATGTTGCTTGTTGTTTTTGTCACTGCAACATGTGTCCAAACATCTTTTGGCAAAGTATAATTAGGATAATAGTCAGGAGAACCGTTCCAATAAACTCTTAGTTTTCTGTTAGTATAAAACTCTAATGCAACATTACTAGCTCCTGCAGCAGAATATTCACTTATAAGAATTCCTCTCGTGTCATCTGATGGTTTTACCCACAATGCCCAAGAAAAATCTCCTGAATAAATGTCACCAAGAGATTTACTAAATTGAAGAAATTGGCTGGAACCATTAAAATAATAGCATCTTCCTATTTTTCCATTATTATTCACTGTTGCTCCATTATTAGTCACATTGACATCACTTAATCCATGATTAAGCAAATCACCATCTAACGGAAGCCAAACTACTAAACTCATTACACTATAATCATTTTAATATTTATTGGTACAAAAAAGAGGCCTTAGATTTCTCCAAGACCTCAAAAATGAAATGAAAATGTTTAATCAAATACAAAATCAAGCGATTTCAACGTTGAATTGTATTTTAATGTCAATCCAGTAACAGAAGAATCTAACTTAAATTCATTAGATATCAATGTTCCTGTGCTTGGAATATATTGTAATTTAGGTGAAGTTACAAAGGCATCGACGTATGCTTGTGTTCCATTTCCCCAAGTACCATTTACCCAGACAGGATGATATATTCCAGTTGTTACAGAATTAGTAACTTTAAATTTATCAGTTTGCTTAGCAAAGTAGAATCCATTTGCAGTTTCAGTAACATTAGATGTACCATCATAATAAGCTTGTACACCGTTTATGTTCTTATAGTACAATTTATATTGTGAACCATTGAGACCCTGTGTACCTTGAACACCTTGAGTTCCCTTGTAACCTTGAGTACCTCTATCTCCTCTTGTTCCCTTGTCACCTTGTGTACCCTTATAACCTTGGGTTCCTCTTACACCTTGTGTACCCTTATCACCCTGAGTACCTTGCAAACCTCTTGTTCCTTGATAACCTTGTGTACCTTGCAAACCTTGAGTTCCTTGGTTTCCTTGAGTACCCTTATAACCCTGAGTTCCTCTTACACCTTGAGTACCCTGATTTCCTTGGGTACCTTTATCACCTTGTGTACCCTTGTAGCCTTGAGTTCCTCTTACACCTTGTGTTCCTTGGTTTCCTTGAGTACCCTTAGAACCTTGTGTACCTGTGTAACCTTGTGTACCTTGCAAGCCTTGTGTACCCTGATTTCCTTGTGTACCCTTGTAGCCTTGGGTTCCTCTTACACCTTGTGTACCTTGATTTCCTTGTGTTCCCTTGTCTCCTTGAGTACCTTTATAACCCTGAGTTCCACGGACTCCTTGTGTTCCTTGGTTTCCTTGAGTACCTTTAGAACCTTGTGTGCCTGTGTAACCCTGAGTTCCTCTTACACCTTGTGTACCAATAACACCTTGTGTTCCTTTATAACCCTGGGTTCCACGAACACCTTGTGTTCCTTGGTTTCCTTGTGTTCCCTTGTCTCCTTGTGTACCTTTATAACCCTGGGTTCCTCTTACACCTTGTGTTCCTTGGTTTCCTTGTGTACCTTTAGAACCTTGTGTGCCAGTATAACCTTGTGTACCAATCAAACCTTGTGTTCCTTGGTTTCCTTGAGTACCCTTATAACCTTGGGTTCCTCTTACACCCTGTGTTCCCTGATTTCCTTGAGTACCTTTAGAACCTTGTGTACCTGTGTAACCCTGTGTTCCTCTTACACCTTGTGTACCCTTGTCACCTTGTGTGCCCTTAAAGCCTTGAGTACCAGTATATCCTTGAGTACCAATCAAACCTTGAGTACCTTGGTTTCCTTGAGTTCCCTTATAACCTTGAGTTCCTCTTACACCCTGAGTTCCCTTGTCACCTTGTGTACCTTTACTTCCTTGAGTTCCGGTATATCCTTGGGTACCTAAAACTCCCTGAGTGCCTTTATCTCCTTGTGTACCTTTGTAACCTTGTGTACCAGTGTATCCTTGAGTTCCTTGGAGACCTTGAGTTCCCTTGTCTCCCTGGGTTCCCTTGTAACCCTGAGTTCCGCGGGCACCTTGTGTTCCCTTGTCTCCCTGGGTTCCTTTACTTCCTTGAGTTCCTGTATAACCCTGAGTACCAAGCAATCCCTGAGTGCCTTTATCTCCTTGTGTACCCTTATATCCCTGAGTACCTACATAGCCTTGTGTTCCTTGGAGACCCTGTGTTCCTTTATCTCCTTGAGTTCCTTTGTAACCCTGGGTTCCTCTTACACCTTGTGTGCCTGTATCTCCTTGAGTTCCCTTGCTTCCTTGAGTACCTGTATAACCTTGGGTTCCTATCAATCCCTGAGTTCCCTTGTCTCCTTGGGTACCTTTATATCCTTGAGTACCAACATATCCTTGAGTTCCTTGAAGGCCTTGAGTTCCCTTGTCTCCCTGGGTTCCCTTATAACCTTGGGTTCCACGAACTCCCTGTGTACCAGTATCTCCTTGAGTACCCTTAGAACCTTGTGTACCAGTATATCCTTGGGTACCTAGCAAACCTTGAGTTCCTTTGTCTCCCTGCGTACCCTTGTAACCTTGTGTACCAACATATCCTTGAGTTCCCTGTGAACCTTGAGTACCCTTAGAACCTTGAGTGCCAGTATATCCTTGAGTACCTTGAAGACCTTGAGTTCCCTTGTCTCCCTGGGTTCCTTTATCACCTTGGGTTCCAGTGTAACCCTGTGTACCTAAAACTCCTTGGGTTCCCTTATCTCCTTGTGTACCTTTATATCCTTGGGTTCCTACATAACCTTGTGTACCAAGCAATCCCTGGGTTCCTTTATCACCTTGGGTGCCTTTATAACCTTGAGTTCCCTGTGAACCTTGAGTACCTTTATCTCCCTGAGTGCCTTTATCACCTTGGGTTCCTGCATAACCCTGAGTACCAAGAAGCCCCTGAGTTCCCTTGTCACCTTGGGTTCCTTTGTAACCCTGTGTACCTACATAGCCTTGTGTTCCTTGAGAACCCTGAGTACCCTTGTCACCTTGTGTACCAGTGTATCCTTGAGTACCTTGAAGACCTTGTGTACCCTTATCACCTTGGGTTCCCTTATCTCCTTGTGTACCAGTATATCCCTGTGTACCAAGTACTCCTTGAGTTCCTTTATCACCTTGAGTACCCTTATATCCTTGAGTACCTACATATCCTTGTGTACCCAACAAACCCTGGGTTCCCTTATCACCTTGAGTGCCTGTATATCCTTGGGTTCCTTGAAGACCTTGAGTACCTTTATCACCTTGTGTACCCTTGTCACCTTGTGTACCAGTGTAACCTTGTGTACCTAAAACTCCCTGAGTGCCTTTATCACCCTGAGTTCCGGTATAACCTTGTGTACCTGTATATCCTTGGGTTCCTTGAAGACCTTGTGTACCCTTGTCTCCTTGTGTACCAGTATAACCTTGTGTACCTTGAAGACCTTGAGTTCCCTTGTCTCCCTGGGTTCCTTTATCACCTTGTGTACCTGTATAACCTTGGGTTCCTATCAATCCTTGAGTACCCTTGTCTCCTTGAGTACCCATATAACCCTGGGTTCCAGTATAGCCTTGAGTTCCTTGAAGACCTTGTGTTCCTTTATCACCCTGAGTTCCGGTATAACCTTGTGTACCTAAAACTCCTTGTGTACCTTTGTCTCCTTGTGTTCCCTTGTCACCTTGAGTACCTGTATATCCTTGGGTACCGAGTACTCCCTGTGTGCCTTTATCTCCTTGTGTACCTTGATAACCTTGAGTACCTGTATATCCCTGTGTTCCGGTATCACCTTGAGTACCCTTGTCACCTTGAGTTCCAGTATAGCCTTGGGTTCCTTGTAAGCCTTGAGTTCCCTTGTCACCCTGTGTTCCCTTATCGCCTTGGGTTCCAGTATAACCTTGAGTACCAATAAGTCCCTGGGTTCCTTTATCACCTTGAGTACCAGAATATCCTTGGGTTCCTGTATAACCTTGTGTTCCAGTGTCACCTTGAGTTCCTTTATCTCCTTGTGTACCTGTATAACCTTGAGTTCCCTGAAGACCCTGAGTACCCTTGTCTCCTTGTGTTCCAGTGTCACCTTGAGTACCAGTATATCCTTGTGTACCCAACAATCCTTGGGTACCCTTATCGCCTTGAGTTCCAGTATAACCTTGTGTACCTATATAACCTTGGGTTCCAGTATCACCCTGTGTTCCCTTATCGCCTTGGGTTCCTGTATAACCCTGTGTTCCTTGAAGACCTTGAGTGCCTGTGTCTCCTTGCGTACCTTTGTCACCCTGAGTTCCGGTATATCCTTGAGTACCCAATAATCCCTGAGTACCCTTATCACCCTGTGTACCTGTATAACCCTGAGTTCCGGTATATCCTTGTGTTCCTGTGTCTCCTTGTGTACCTTTGTCTCCTTGAGTGCCTTGATAACCTTGAGTTCCAAGAACTCCTTGGGTTCCTGTATCACCTTGTGTACCCTTGTCACCTTGGGTTCCTGTATAACCTTGAGTTCCCTGAAGACCCTGAGTACCCTTGTCTCCTTGTGTACCAGTATATCCTTGGGTTCCCGTATAACCTTGGGTTCCAGTATCACCTTGTGTACCTTTATCACCTTGAGTTCCGGTATAACCTTGAGTTCCTATCAATCCCTGTGTTCCGGTGTCTCCTTGGGTTCCTTTATCACCTTGAGTACCTGTATAACCTTGGGTTCCAAGAACTCCTTGAGTTCCTTTATCACCTTGGGTACCCTGATAACCCTGTGTACCTACATAACCTTGAGTTCCTGTATCTCCTTGAGTACCTTTGTCTCCTTGGGTTCCCATATAACCTTGAGTACCAATTTCACCCTGTGTGCCAGTGTCGCCCTGTGTACCCTTGTCACCTTGAGTTCCGGTATAACCTTGCGTTCCTATCAATCCTTGAGTTCCTTGGTCTCCTTGAGTACCCTGATAACCTTGGGTTCCAGTATAGCCTTGTGTACCTGTGTCACCTTGTGTACCTTTATCACCTTGGGTTCCAGTATAACCTTGTGTACCAATTTCACCTTGGGTACCTTTATCTCCTTGAGTACCAGTATCACCTTGTGTACCTGTATAACCTTGAGTACCTAACAATCCTTGAGTTCCGGTGTCACCTTGTGTTCCTTGATAACCCTGTGTACCTACATAACCTTGAGTACCAATCTCTCCTTGGGTTCCAGTATCACCCTGGGTTCCCATATAACCTTGTGTGCCAATTTCTCCCTGAGTTCCCTTGTCACCCTGGGTTCCCTTGTCACCTTGAGTTCCCATGTATCCTTGAGTACCAAGCAATCCTTGTGTACCCATATCACCCTGAGTTCCAGTATATCCCTGTGTACCTACATAACCCTGAGTACCAATCTCTCCTTGGGTTCCAGTATCACCTTGAGTACCCATATAACCTTGGGTACCGATTTCACCTTGAGTACCTGTATCTCCCTGAGTTCCCTTGTCGCCTTGGGTTCCTATATAACCTTGTGTTCCTTGGTCTCCTTGTGTACCTTTATCACCTTGGGTTCCCATGTAACCCTGAGTACCGATTTCACCTTGAGTTCCAGTATCTCCTTGAGTACCCTTGTCTCCCTGAGTACCCATATAACCTTGGGTTCCGATTTCACCTTGTGTGCCGGTATCACCTTGTGTACCCTTGTCACCTTGGGTTCCCATATATCCTTGAGTACCTATCTCGCCTTGGGTTCCCATATCACCCTGTGTACCAGTGTAACCTTGGGTACCAGTGTAACCTTGAGTACCAATTTCACCCTGTGTGCCAGTGTCGCCTTGTGTACCCATGTAACCTTGAGTACCTATTTCTCCTTGGGTACCTTCAACTCCTTGAGTACCAGTATCTCCCTGAGTACCCATATAACCTTGAGTACCTATTTCGCCCTGAGTTCCTGTATCTCCCTGAGTACCCATATAACCTTGGGTACCGATTTCACCCTGTGTTCCTTCAACACCTTGGGTTCCGGTATCACCTTGTGTTCCCATGTAACCTTGAGTACCGATTTCACCCTGTGTTCCTTCAACACCTTGGGTACCAGTATCTCCTTGAGTTCCTGTATAACCTTGTGTACCTATTTCTCCTTGAGTTCCTTCAATACCCTGTGTTCCATCATATCCTTGAGTACCTTCAACTCCCTGAGTACCTTCAACTCCTTGAGTTCCTTCAACACCCTGTGTTCCATCATAGCCTTGAGTACCAATTTCACCTTGTGTACCAGTGTCACCCTGGGTTCCGGTATATCCTTGAGTACCTTCATAACCTTGTGTGCCCTCAATTCCTTGAGTGCCTTCTAAACCTTGTGTACCATCATAACCTTGAGTACCGATTTCACCTTGTGTACCTTCAGTGCCTTGAGTTCCGTAAAATCCTTGAGTACCCTCATATCCTTGTGTACCTTCGGCTCCCTGTGTACCTTCTGTACCTTGGGTTCCATCATATCCTTGTGTACCAATTTCTCCTTGGGTACCTGTATCTCCTTGAGTACCGTAAAATCCCTGGGTTCCTTCATAACCTTGAGTTCCTTCAGTACCTTGTGTACCATCTAAGCCTTGAGTACCCTCATATCCTTGGGTTCCTTCTGTTCCCTGCGTTCCTTCAATACCTTGTGTACCTTCTGTGCCTTGGGTTCCTTCATATCCTTGTGTACCCTCAGGGCCTTGTGTTCCTTCAATGCCTTGGGTTCCTTCTGTTCCTTGTGTACCTTCATATCCTTGAGTACCGATTGAACCTTGTGTACCTTCAGGACCAGGTTCTCCTTCATATCCTTGAGTACCAATAGAACCTTGTGTACCTTGCTCTCCTGGCAAACCATCAACACCTTGTACACCATCTACTCCTTGAGCACCTGGTAAACCTTGTGTACCGATAACACCTTGTGTACCTTCATATCCTTGTGAACCACCTGGGTCACCTTGTGCTCCTCTTGTACCGGTTGCTCCTTGGAATCCAGTAGGACCTCTTGTTCCTTCAAGACCTTGTGTACCTTCTGCACCTTGTGTACCGGGCTCACCATGAGTACCAATCGTTCCCATCAATCCTCTTGGACCGATGTCACCTTGTGTACCTTTATCTCCTTGTTTTCCTTGTGTACCAATTGGTCCTCTTGTTCCTTCTGCACCTTGAGTTCCATCATCTCCTTGGAATCCAGTAGGACCTCTATATCCTTGTGTACCTTGATTTCCTTGAGTACCTACAGTTCCTTGCAATCCCTGTGTTCCGATTGTACCCTGAGTTCCATAATGACCCTGTGTGCCAACATAACCCTGAGTACCAGGAGTACCTTCACCTCCTTGGGTACCAACTGTTCCTTGAGTTCCATAATGACCCTGTGTACCAACATAACCCTGAGTACCAGGAGTACCCTCTTCACCTTGAGTTCCGATTGTACCTTGAGTTCCATAATGACCTTGTGTACCAGTAAATCCTTGAGTACCGTCAGTTCCTTGCAATCCTTGTGTACCAATTGTACCCTGGGTTCCTATTACACCTTGTGTACCTATTGTACCTTGTGTACCTATTGTACCTTCTTCACCTTGAGCACCTCTAGAACCACGAAGACCTTGTGTACCTTCTTCACCTTGGGTTCCTTGGTCTCCTTGTGTACCTTTTTCTCCTTGGGTTCCTTCAATACCTTGGGTTCCTATAACTCCTTGTGTTCCTTGGTCTCCTTGAGTACCTTTGTCACCTTGAGTACCGAAAACACCTTGTGTACCAAATATACCTTGAGTACCAAATACTCCCTGAGTTCCAATTTCACCCTGTGTACCAAATACACCTTGAGTACCGAAAATACCTTGAGTACCGAAAATACCTTGTGTACCAAATACACCTTGAGTTCCTTGTTCTCCTTGAGTTCCCTTGTCACCTTGTGTACCTGTTATGCCTTGGGTTCCTATCAATCCTTGTGTTCCTTGGTCTCCTTGAGTTCCTTTGTCTCCTTGAGTACCTATTGTACCTTGTGTTCCGTCAGAACCTTGGGTTCCTATCAATCCTTGTGTTCCGTCAGGACCTTGAGTTCCAATAACTCCTTGAGTACCTTCAACACCTTGTGTTCCATCATATCCTTGTGTACCAACTTCACCTTGTGTACCTTTTTCTCCCTGGCTTCCTATAACACCTTGTGTTCCGTCAGGACCTTGAGTTCCAATAACTCCTTGGGTTCCATCATAACCTTGTGTACCAAAACTACCTTGAGTACCCAAATTTCCTTGAGTACCGTCAAAGCCCTGAGTACCTATTACTCCTTGTGTACCAATTTCACCCTGTGTACCAGTGTGTCCTTGTGTTCCAGTATATCCCTGTGTACCAACTTCACCTTGTGTACCGATTGTGCCTTGTGCACCTTCATAACCTTGTGTACCAATTTCACCTTGAGTTCCTTGATTTCCTTGTGAACCTATTGTACCCTGAGTTCCATCATAACCCTGTGAACCAACAACACCCTGAGTTCCGTCATAACCCTGTGAACCTCTTACTCCTTGAACACCGTCATATCCTTGTGTACCAATTATACCTTGTGTTCCCTGGTCACCTTGTGAACCAACAGCTCCTTGAGTACCATCATAACCTTGTGTACCAAATGTTCCTTGTGAACCTATATAACCTTGTGAACCGTAATAACCTTGAGAACCTACAATACCTTGTGTACCTATTGTTCCTTGTGGTCCTTGTTCACCTTGTGTTCCATAATAACCCTGTGAACCAACTTCACCTTGAGCACCTATTGTTCCTTGGGTTCCTTCATATCCTTGTGTACCAACATAACCTTGAGTTCCGAAATGACCTTGTGAACCGTATGTACCTTGTGTACCGTCATAACCTTGTGTTCCTATTGGACCACGTTCACCTTCATAACCCTGAGAACCTACAACACCTTGTGCACCATCATAACCTTGCGTACCAATTATACCTTGTGTTCCATAATGACCTTGAGAACCTACAGTACCCTGAGTACCATCATATCCTTGTGTACCGACTGTACCTTGTGAACCAATATAACCTTGTGTTCCATAGTAACCTTGTGAACCTTCAATACCTTGAGTACCAATTGTACCCATAGTACCAAATATACCTTGAGTACCTTCATAACCTTGTGAACCCAAAGGACCCTGTGTACCTTCAATACCTTGTACACCGATAGTTCCTTGTGTTCCTTCATATCCTTGTGTTCCTTGGTCACCTTGTGAACCAATATATCCTTGTGAACCGATTATACCTTGACTACCTTCATATCCTTGTGTACCTGCAGTACCCTGAGTACCCCAAGGACCACGTTCACCTTCATAACCTTGTGTACCGATAGTACCCTGTGAACCAATATAACCTTGTGTTCCTAAAGGACCTTGTTCACCTTCATAACCTTGTGAACCTCTTTCACCTTGAATACCAATTGTTCCTTGTGTTCCTTCTGGGCCTTGTGAACCTATATAACCTTGTGAACCTACAATACCTTGACTACCTTCATAACCTTGTGTACCCCAACTTCCTTGAGTACCAAACGGACCAATTTCTCCTTCATAACCTTGAGTACCACGAGAACCTTGAATACCTTGCTCACCTTGTGTACCAGCAGGACCAATTGTACCTATCAATCCTTGTGTACCAATTGTTCCTTCTTCACCTTGTGTTCCACGATAACCTTGAGTACCATAACTTCCTTGAGTACCTCTCAAACCAGTAGGACCATAATCACCTTGTGTACCTATGACACCTTGTGTACCTTGTGTTCCATAATGACCTTGTGTACCAGTAAATCCTTGAGTACCTGGAGTACCTTCACCACCTTGTGTACCAATTTCACCTTGTGAACCACGATAACCTTGTGTACCTTCAATACCTTGTGAACCCCAATCTCCTTGAGCTCCTTTTTCTCCTTGAGCTCCTTGTTCACCTTGTGTACCTTCAAATCCTTGTGAACCGACTTCACCTTGTGTACCAATAGTACCTCTCTGTCCTTGAGTACCAATGTTGCCCTGGGTTCCAAAGTTTCCTTGAGAACCTACAACACCTTGTGTACCCCATAATCCTTGAGTTCCTATTGAGCCTTGAGAACCTTGCTCTCCTTGTGTGCCAACAGGGCCTTGAGTACCTGCAATACCTTGTGTACCAATGTTGCCTTGAGCTCCTCTAGAACCAATTGAACCTTGAGAACCTCTAACACCTTGTGTACCTATGACACCTTGTGTACCAAATCTACCTTGAGTACCCCAGTTTCCTTGTGTTCCTGGTAAACCAGTTTCACCTCTAAGACCTTGTGTACCAAATAAACCTTGAGTACCTATTAAACCTTGAATACCATCTTTCCAACCGATAGGAAATCCTCCTAGCATTACTCTACCAGTGCCTAAATCAACAAATGCACCGTCAAAAATACTGCTATCTTTTAGAATTTCCCATTCTCCTTGTGAGCCATGATAAAATTGAACAAGTGATGAGTCAATAGCCATTTAGATTTTAAACATTTTCATTTTTATATTTATTAGAATAAAACAAATAAGGAGATTTGCTTAAGCAAATCTCCCAATTTTATAAAATTTCAATTTAATTTAATTTAGATTCGAGGTCTTCTATTCTCCAGATAAGTTTTTTGATTACTTCATAGAGATTGTCTAACTCAGAAATTGTAGGATTAGATATCATTGTATTGCTGAATCCTGTCATTTTGACTTTATCTCCTGTTATTTCTCCAACAGGTCCTGGAACTCCTTGTGCTCCTTGTTCACCTTGTGTTCCTCTTGGTCCTTGAGGTCCTTGTGTTCCTCTTTGTCCAACAGGTCCTTGTGCACCAGGATAACCTACTTCACCTCTAAGACCTTGAGTACCTTGCTCTCCTTGTGGACCTCTTGCTCCTTCCTCACCCGGTTCACCTTGTGCTCCTCTGTAACCTTGTGGACCTCTTTCGCCTGGAGCACCTTGCTCTCCACTGTAACCTCTTTCTCCTCTTGGTCCTTGCTCTCCTTGTGGTCCCATAGGTCCAGGATTTCCTTGTGGTCCTCTGTCACCAGTTTCACCTTTTTCTCCTCTTTCACCTTTAAGACCTTGTGTTCCTTGGTCACCGATTGTTCCTCTTGGTCCTTGAACACCTTCTGCTCCTCTTGGTCCTTGAACTCCAACAGGACCTTGGAATCCAACAGGACCTCTAACTCCCTGTGAACCTTCAACTCCTTGTGTACCAAATATTCCTTGTGTACCAAATACTCCTTGCGGTCCTCTTGGACCTATTGCTCCGATAGTTCCTCTTTCTCCTTGAGTTCCTTGCTCACCTTGAAGACCCTGAGTTCCTTGCTCTCCTCTTGTACCATCAAATCCTTGTGTACCGACTGCGCCTTGTGTACCTTCAAGACCTTGTGAACCATATTCACCTTGAGCACCTACAATACCCTGAGTACCTCTTACTCCTTGTGGTCCTCTATCTCCTTGTGGTCCTTGTTCACCCTGTGCACCAGGAAGACCAACAGGGCCTCTCAATCCGATTGGACCAGGTTCACCTTTAAGACCTTGTGTTCCAATTGTTCCTCTATCTCCTTGTGGTCCTTTTTCACCTTGTGGTCCTTGTTCACCTTGGTCTCCTTGTGGTCCTTTAGGACCCTGGTCTCCTTCAAGACCAGTTGTACCTATATGACCCTGAGGACCTCTGTCTCCTTGTGGTCCTTTGTCTCCAAGATAACCAGTTTCACCACGAGGTCCTTTATCTCCTTGTGGTCCCTTATCTCCCTTTGGACCTTGCGGGCCAACTACTCCTTGTGGTCCTTGCTCACCCGTTGGTCCTTGGAATCCCATAGGTCCTCTTAATCCTTGTGGTCCTTGATTTCCTTCTGGTCCTTGTTCACCTTTCAATCCTTGAGCTCCCATTGGACCTTGTTCACCACGTTCTCCTCTCAAACCTTGAGAACCTTCATAACCTTGAGTACCTGCAACACCTTGTATTCCATAAGGGCCTTGTGGTCCTTCTGGTCCTTGTGGTCCTTCAATTCCTCTGCTACCAATTTCACCTTGAGTACCTTGTTCACCTTGTGTACCCTGGAATCCGTATGTTCCTCTTGGTCCTTGAGGTCCTTCTATACCTTGTGTACCTTGTTCTCCTTGTGCTCCTTGAAATCCTCTTGCTCCTCTGATTTGTCCCTTCTCTACTTTTTTCATGATTTTGACAATCATATCATGCAAAGTATGAATAGTGTAATATTCGGAATCTAAATTAATATCCAAATCAGATTCTACTTCTTTCTTTGCACCAAGAATTCCAGCTGATTTTGAAAGAGAAGCATTTCTTGTCAAATTCAAAGGTGCACCTGCACCAAGAAGTTCGTCCCAAACTACTTCTCCACTTGCTTCATCAACTGCTCCGAGAACTTTCAACAATTCAGAAGCTCTTCCTATAGATTCACCATTTGTTCCATCACTTGTTGGGAATATAAAAATTGCATCTTCTTTTATTGCTGCAATTTTATTCAAAATGATTGCTTTACCTACAGTATCAAGAGCTTTATAATCTACTATATCTTGGGCTGTTACTTTATAAAACTGTGGAATATTTGTTATTTCTTCAGCCATTTCACATAATTTATCATTTTAATATTTATCTAAATAAAAATAGGAGGGCGCATTTCTCAACGAACCCTCCCCGGAAACAAAAATCATCACCATGAAGAAAGAGTTTCCAATCTTTTCCTCTGATGTAGTTGTATCTATTGTTAGCTAATTATATCTTTGGAAATGGCTTCCAAGTAAGCATATTGGTAACAATATCAATCTTTTCTTGAAGCTGAATATTAAATGTTGGTGAATTTATAACGTTATTAGAAATTGCATCAATTATACCCGCATTGTCAATTGCTTGTATGATTGCATCATCAACATCTTCCTGAGTAATGATAGTGTCTAAGACTTCTTTCAATGTATGTTTTGTTCCGTCATCATCAATAATAATTTCATCATTTGCAATACTATTATTGAATGAACAATGAATGTAAGGATGGTCTACATCTGCTGAACCAATACCGAAAACAAGTTCAAGAGTCTTTCTTGGCTCTCCTGTCTCAGGGTCAATTTGTTTATGTGTATAATAAAAAGGAACTACAATAGGCTCACCCAAAACAAGCTTCTTGCTTAATATAAGTTCAACTGCTTCTTCAAAGTTAGCAGCAATTTTCTTATAAGCAATAAATTTCAAAAGGTCTGCTGGAGCCTGTCCATGTATTCTTGGTAATGTATTAGTAGGACTTTGCATACTAAATAATTTTCATTTTATTATTTATTCAAGTTTCAACCTAGTAAAAACCACAAATAAATATTCAAATAAATTAAATCATCACCAATAAATTATGAGCACTATAAAGCAAGATAGAAAAGATCTTGAGATGCTTTTAAATGGAATTACTCCAATTGAAGGAACGAGTCCAAGCCCGACACCTTCTCAATCAACACTTGTCCAGAGCCCTGCTTCTCAACCGCAGCAATCTGTGATAGACAATGCAGGTTCTGAAATAGGAGTCGAGAAAGTGTTTGAATTTAATTACGAGTCAATAAGGAAAGGCCTCCGTAAAAAGGCGCGAAAGACTGTACTTAATATTGCCAATCATATTCTTACTGAAGATATGGTGGAGGAGGATTATGTACAAGATAAGATTGAACAGGACATTGAGACTTTGACTGATTTGTACATGCAAGTTGAAACAAACACTTTAATGCAGCAAGCACTTGTCAGTACAGTTTCAAAAGGAAATCTTATGCCAAGATATTTTGAAGTATTCGGACAGCTTACTGAAAAGATATCAGCACTGAACAAACAAGTAGTAGGAACTGAACAGACAATCAGAAAAACCTATCTTGATTTGAAATTTGAAATAAGAGATAAGAAAGAAGAAGAGATGAATACAAGTGGAAATCTTGTTCTTGGTACAACACAACCAACAAATACAGGAACACTTGTAACATCATCTCTTGATTTGATTGCAAAAGCAAAAGCTAAACACCGTGAAGCACTTGAAGCTGCAAAAGAAACTACATTTACTGAAGAATGATAAAAGAAATTTACATAAGAGATTTTCAAGACCCTTATTTTGAGCCTGGAATCGTTGATTTTGAAAATGATATAGAATCTGTCATAACACAGGTTCGTGTATTGCTTGGTACAAAACCAGGAGATGTCATAGGTTCTCCTCAGTTTGGTATAGATTTGGAATATTTGGTATTCAATACTGTAAAGGATGCTATGAAAATCCAAGATATGATAAATGAACAATTGCAAACGTATGTGCAAACAGGCAAAAATATTACTCTTGGAGTAAATGTAAGTTTTGGTGATTCTGGTCATGGATATGATATAGCATTGGTAGATATATTATTGAATGGTAAGAAAGCTTTAGGTTTGTTGGTGAACAAAGAATAATTTATGGCAACATCATACGAAGAAAGACAAAAAGAAGAAGATAAGAAAAAACGGTTAAGAAGAGTTTATTCAACTAATTTAATTAATCAACTTATTAAAGACCGTTCACTGGGTTATGATATTGATTATGACCCATTCTATATGCGTGATTTGGACCTTAGAGCACCTGGTGTAACTTTCAATATGACTCCAGAAGAAATGGAAGAATATCAGAAATGTTTTGATGACGCCCTTTATTTTGTTAGAAACTATTGCAAATTCCAGACTGACAATGGAATGAATTTAGTAGACCTGAGAGATTTCCAAGAGAAGATTATCAAGATTGTCACAGATGAAGTTTACATTCCTAAGATTGATGATTTCGGTCCAAAGAACAGAAATGTAATCTGGATGGCTGCCCGTCAGTCAGGAAAGACGACCACTATTGCTAGTTTCCTCTCCTGGATGATTATATTCCATGCACATAGAAATATATTGGTTGCAGCTAATAAGGAAGATACAGCAACGGAAATTGTAAATAAGATAACGAATATTTTCAAAGGACTTCCATATTTCTTGAAACCAGGTTGTGATAGTTTCGGTAAGACTACACTGTCACTTGAAAACGGTTCAAGAATTCTTTCAACTGCAACTACAAATACTGCATCTATCGGTTTTACATTGCACTGCGTTTTGCTTGATGAGTTCGCACACATTCCTGATAATATTGTTGCTAACTTCTGGCGTTCTGTATATCCTACATTGTCATCATCTGAAGTTTCACAATGTATCATCACTTCAACTCCAAATGGTGTTACGAACAAGTTCTATGATATTTGGTCAAAATCAGTCAATCACGAGAATTCATTCGTCAATTTGAGAACTGACTATTGGGAAGTTCCAGGTCATGATGATGCTTGGGCAGCTAAGATGAGAGCAGACTTTGGTGATGAAGAATATGCACAAGAATTTGAATTGCAATTCAATGTCAATTCAAAGATGCTTTTGAAAGCAGAAGACTTGAAATTCTTAGACAGATTCAAAGTAGATTTTGTTCACAAGGAAATAAGAGGAGCTACTAATCAATATTTGTTAGATGAGAATATCAAGTGGCATCCTGCATTTGACCCAAATGAAATTGAAGAGAATGATAAATTCATATTCTTGATTGACCTTGCAGAAGGTGCTGCAGAGAAAGAGGCTAAGTTCAAGAATAAGAAAAGAACTCCTGACTCAAATACAATCAACATATTTAAAGTTGTTCCAAATTCTGTTGCAAATATGAAACGATATTTTGACAGGGGCTGTGAAATAAAAGATGCATTCAGATATATTCAAGTTGGAAAATATGAATGCAATACAGAAGATGAAATCTATTGCGGAAATGTTGCAGCTGCTCTTGCATATGACTTAATGAAAGATGACTTGAGAGAATCTGTAAAGATTATGGTTGAAATGAATTTCAACGGTAAATCATTCGTACAGACTTTCATGCATCATCCAAATGCTTATGATGGAACAATATTGAAAACTTATCACACAAAGCCTATACCAGGAGAAAGACAGAGAAGAAGGACTGGATTCAAGACAAAGGCAGATAAAGAATTCTATTGTATTCGTGGAGCTAAGCTTATCAATATGAAACGTATAATTGTATTTGATAAAGATACTTACAATCAAATGCAGTCATTTGGATATGTGAAAGGAAAGATTGAGGGAATTGCTTGTCATGATGACTTGTCAATGCCAGTATTCAATCACATCTCAAGAATGTTAGATGAAGCTACTTATACAGAATGGCTTGATGACTATTTCACATCTCTTGAAAATGATTCTAAAAAATATGCAATGAATGCATTGATGGAATTGTATGATATGGAAAATCCTGAAACAAGTGATAGTGAATTCAAAGCAAGTTATGGAATACAAGAATCTCCGTTTATACCGAGTTCTGAGTATGCTGAATCTATAAATCCTTACTCAACAGGTAGTCAAATATCTCCTTATAGTTCTGGACAAGGAGGAATGTTCAATCCGTATTCTTCTGGTACACCGATGACATATTCATCTCTAATGAGATAAAAAAGAGGCCTCTTTTTTATTAACAATTTTGCTTAATTCCTCATTTGAAGCATCATATTTTGTAGCAACAGTTTCATAATGCAAATACGGAACTAAAAAATTACTGTCAAGACCTTGGCGGTAAATTCCGTCTTTTACGCTCCAAGGAGAAACTTCAAGATACTCACCATCTACTACAATTCCAAGAAGTTCACCATCTTTTATTGATTTTGGTTTTCCTGTGATTTGTTTAGGAGGCCAGATTTCTGATCCTCTTGTAAACTTATGTTTTCTCTTTTTTGTTGTTTCAACAATGCTTGTGCTAGCTGTGTCATTAACTGTTTGTTTTTCGCGTGTGCTTCTGCCAGCTCTTTCTGTGCTATTATCGCTGACTGCTTTATTTCTTCTGTTTGTTCCTTTGTCAATATCACTTTTACTACGCTTGACAGGTTTGTCAGGTTTCTCTGCATGCTGTTTACTAGTGCTTGTATTTTTTGTAGAGGTTTTAGAAGATTTTCTTGATTTTTCTGAAGAGTCAGATGTTCCTTTTGATTTTCTTCCTCCATCTTTTTTATCTTCTTTCTTAGCAGTATTTCTCTTGTTTCTAATGCTATTACGTCCGCTAGAAGTATTCCCAGCAGTATCTTTATCCACATTTTTCTTTGCAGGTTTTGTTTCTTTCTTTGGTTTCTTATCCTCCTTTGGAGAGGACTTAGTTTCCTTTGACGGTTTACTTGTCTTCTTCTTTATTTCCTTTTTGGCTGCCTTAGAAGTTTGTTTAGAGGCTTCCTGCTTTTTGATAGCAGGAGCCTCATCATCAAACAATGCAACGCTGGCCAGTATTTCTTTTTTCTTTGCCATTAAAATTCTATAATTTTAAGAAGATGATTCTTATGTTTTCTGTTGTAGATGTAATAATTGTCTTCATTAAAATGGTTGACATCATAAGAATTATATCTCATCATATCAAGACCGATAAATCTTACTGGCCAAAATCTTGCAATTTCATCATTCATTCTTGGACTGTTGTAAAGAATGTCATGATAATGACCATATACCCACAAACTAAGAGTATTCCTATTAGCACGGTAAAGAGTATATGCACCCTTGCTAAGAGTTTCTCTTTCCTGCTTGATATCATCTTTAAGAGTCATATCTCTTAAATACCAACCCTCAAGATTAGAGTCATTGACAGGAAGACAAAAATCTGGAGCAGAATGAGTACAAACACAATTGATTTCTTTATCAGTTGCAAATTCTCCAGGAAGTGGAGTAATCGCTTCACCATACCAATAGCTCTTAGTAGGAACTCTCATATTTCTGTCAATGCTGATAGCTCCTCCCCAAAGCAAAATCTTATATGGATATTTGTCATTGTCGTGTTCAACAATTGTAAAATCTTCTGCAATGATTACATTAGGATAATCAGAAGCAAACTCATCATCAATATACTCAAACCAAATTGGGTCATCATGATTACCGCGGAAGAAAATAACAAAGATATTTCTTGAAGAAAACATTGTTTGCATTCTCTGGAAAAACTCTTTAGTTTTTTCTCTTGAATAAAAACCAAGACCGATATCTCCGCAAACAATAACACAACAATTCTTAACCTTGCAAGAATTTACAAGGTCATCTGCAAATGTAAGAAACTCTCCATGAATATCTCCTACACTATAGATAGTTTTAACTAAATCAGTTTTAAGTTTAATTATTTTGTTTTGATATCTCATATCAATTAGATTTGATTTTTACACTTTCTCCCTCTAATAACTTCAAAAGTGCATTATTTGTAATTCCTAAAACAAATGAATGATTTTTTGTGTGTATTTTAATATATGAATCTTCTTTCGTTTCTGAAAAATTTTCTCTAAGATCTTTAGCAGCTTCTTCTCTCATCTTACTGGTTACCAATCCATTATGATAACAGCTGATAAAGAAATTATTATTTCTCATCCAAGGTTTGTTTCCTTGATAAATCATATCACGGTCAATATTCTGTTCATTCCTATAAATCTTATTCATAAATTTATAGTCATAATCTCTTGTATTCTCAAATCCGCCTATAGATAATAATGTATTCAAACGAATAACTAATTGGCTTGGGTCACAACTTGCACACGGATGAATAATTCTATATCCTTTGTTATTTCCTACTCCATCTATAAAGGCAAGACGGTCAGCATATCTAACAAAACGTTGAGAACCAAATTCATCTACCATATTCATCCATAAAGGCCTTTCATTTCCAATGCAATATTCTTTAACAGTGTCAATAAAATTTGGATGAATAATATTGTCATCATCAAGGACATAAACAAGAGGATTTGAATCTTTATATACTCTATTCTTCAAATCTTGCAGCGGGCCATTCATCAGCTCTCCACCATAATTGTCTTGTCCTTCCTTTCCTTGATAGTACATTACATATGATATGTCATTTTCTAAACAAACTACTTCTGCTCTTTTAATATTCAACGGAGACATATCTGAATTGTATTGGTCAAAACACAATACCCATACGGGATGAAGCTCTTTTTCATCTTTGAATCTTGTTGCAATATTTTTAGCAATAGGATACAAATTCTCTGTCCTTACTACTGCAGTAACTAACAATATGTCTGTCATAATTGTACTATTTTGTTTTTATCAGGAATCATTTCTCCAAATACAAGATAAATGTTATTTTCCCATTCTACTGGTTCCAAAAGGCATTTCCTTTTAATAAGCTGCATATCAATTATTTTGCTATCATAATTTTTCAAACAGTCCTGTATTTTTTCACAAAGAGATGATATACCGTTATCAGTGTATTTGTCAAATTTATATGAATTTGGAATAGGATAGTCATCAAATGTACTTGCACATCCTTCATTAGGAAGCAATAGCAAGCAATCTCTTATAGCAGCTTCTCTTGGACACATCTCCCTACCTTCATATTCATAAAAATCTACATATACTTTAGCCTTATCATATAAAGCTATCATTTCTTCTTTTGTCAAATATTTTCCAGATTTGTCTGGGCCTAGGCCAACAAATTCAATATTTGGCAAACTACCTTTTACAAGTTCAATGTACTTTCTATTTACTTCTTTGCAAGCATTATAAAGTACAATATCTTCTTTTGTACTATTTCTTTTACTGTAAAATGAAGGATAAAGACCATGTTGAAATTTAATTCTATTTGTTATTCCATAATACAACAAATCTCTTCCTATCATCTCATTTTCATACAAATGCAAACAACGGTCTTCAATAGATTTAAGCTTCAGCAATTGTCTTCTTCTTGATATTTTTACTGAGGTATCATTATAATCAAATCCAGATGAAAGCCACCATATAATCAATTGCAAATGTTTAAAATTACAAAAGAAATCTAAATTTTTTGGATTCTCTATCATAATCTCAGGGATAAGAAGCACGGTGTTTTCATCATCTGTTACTTCTTTCCATGTACCGTAATTTATGTCATATAGATTTTTATAATAATCATTTTGTTCAAAAATACCGTCAAATCTATAATTGAACATTTTTGCATTTACTCCAAGAGATTTAAGATGAGCAGCCAATTTTTGCAACACTTCAGCTCCTCCTGATTTAACTTCAGGAGTATTTCCCCAAATCATCAATTTAGAATCTTTTGTAATTTTAATCATTTTTGTATGGACCGAATCTTTTTTCATAAATCTCAATCAGATGATATTTTTCATCAATTGCTGTCATCATCTCTTTCTTATATGCTTTTCTTTGCATATAGAAATCAGTACAAATCTTTGGAATAAATCCTGGTAGATTACGTTTGTAGACAGCACCAGATGTACACATAATTTCATCTGCTTGTCTTCTATGATTTTTGTTTTTCTCTATGAATGTTTCAGGAGAAATATTAAACTGTCTGATTGTTGTAGGATAAAGTGAAGCAAAGTCAAGTGCAATAACATTCTTATAAATTCCTGCAATTGGTTGATACACAAATGCTCCTTCATATCCTTCATCATTTCCGTCTGCTTTTTTCTTTCCCTGGTTTGGCATTACTCTGCCTTCTTTGTAAAGATATTCAGACTGAACGATTTCAAGACTTCTCACTGGACTGAATGCAGTCAATGCATCAACATGCATAAGATTTGCAAGACCTAAGAATGCAGAACTTGTTTTAATCTTGTTGTCAATTTCACGAACAAGAATACTATCAATTGCATTATAAAAAACATATTCTGCAGGCTTTTGCCTCCACAGTTCTTTGAATCCCAATTGATGTTCTACCTTCTTTGCACCAACTACTGTATGTGATACCCAGTCAAGTTTGTTTGATTCTTTGACTTCAACAGACCTATCCCATTTGATATAAATCTCCATATAGTCATACAACAACTTATGCTTTGGAAGACTAATCTTCACTCCTGCCTCTGCCTGCTGTGGAGTATAATTATACCAAGTTCCAGTCGGTGACAAATATGAAATATCAATACCTAAATTGCTTGCACGATTGAACAAATATGGATAGTCATATCCAAAGAAATTCCAACCTGTTGCACATGGAGCTGGGTAAAGAAAACTCCTGAAAAATGTTTGCAACAATTCAACTTCAGTATCAAATGACAAATATGTAAACTTGTAATTGGTTTTGAATCCCTTACAATGTTCATCAATCTGTTCTTGAATCCATTTTATTTCTGTTTCACTAAGCTTTACTCTTCCAAGAACATATGCTTGGTCATCTACAACCCATGAAATTGTATTTACAGGATTTTTTGCCAAACTAGCTTCAGGAAATCCATCATCATCTACATCAACCTCAATATCACAGAATGAAGTTTTTGGCATGTACAACTTATTGATTTCTGCAATTTCAGGGTTTGCTGCAATCAAATCTAAAAGAATTTCATGAATTCTTTGTTCAGTTAAAAATCCATTTACTGGGTCTTTTACAACAGCTTTATAATCCCAAGACTTAAATGAACCATCTGGAACTTCTCCTCGTTTACAATATTTCCATTGATACAGTTGTGTCTGTGGAATAATATAAGTTAAATATGATATTCCACCTTCTTTATTGATATAAGACAGCACAAGCTGACGAGCTGGCTGTCCTTGTTCATTCAATACATCTCGTATTTCTGTAGTAACTATCATATAAATTATATCTTTTACTGGCTTACATTACTACCGAATCCTTTTTCTCCTCTTTTACTTTCTGAATGATACTCTTCAAATTCTTTGGCACTAATCAAATTAGGCTTGCTCAAAATAATTGGTGAATGAATAAACTGAACAAGCTTCTGTCCTGTTCTGATAATAGTTGCTTCATCTGTAAAGTTTGCAATACCAAGATGAACTTCACCAGAGTAATCAGAATCAACAATCTCCGCAGTATAAACAAGACCTTGCTTTGTTGAAACACCAGACTTATTTGCAGCCATCAACATTGTTCCAGGAGCAATTGCAGTCTTAATTCCTGAAGGAATAAGAATCCTTGACCCAGGAAGAAGAGTAATCTCAAGAACAGTCTTATCTTCAATTTTGGTGATATTATATCTTACATGAGCGTTTGGATTTTTAGATATTAAATCATGCAAGAAATCTCTCCCATATTCAGGTACATAAAAATCAACACCAGCTGCTTCAGCAGTTCCTCTTGTCAAATCATGTACATTTCTAACTTTAATGTAATTAAATTCATCTAATTTCATAAATTCAATATTTCTTTAGTTTCTTATAAATATTCTATAACAAATTGGATTGAAAGTTTAAGTATGGCATTATTAAATACTGAATATTCTGAAGTAATGAATTTTATTGCTATTCGCAGGTATCTTGACCTTTCAAAGGGCATCATAAATACTTGTAACGGTTATATCAATAAAACTTTAATTACTTATGGTCAAGGTGACACAAAAGATGCAGAACATTCAAATGAAGATATTTTGAAATCAAAAATAGGTGATTTTGTCGAAAAGATAAAAAGATACACAAACATTGTAACAACTCTTACTAAACACATAGGAGAGTTGACTGAATTGATGAAATATTGTGTAGACCATATAAAGTATTATAGTGCTAAATATCTTATAAAAGAAATTCAATTATTGGGTTTAAGAATAAAAGCAATTGTAGTCAATATTAAAATAAAGATTGCACAAGCTTTAAGACAAGTTCTTGTAAATATTCTTCACGGAAAAGCAGCAGCTATCACAAATGCACTTGTAGCTGCAATCATATTAAAAGTACAAGTTATAGGACAATTAATTGGTGTAGCATTGGCAGCTATTGATAGTTTATTAAATATGCTTCCTCCTATGATAACTGTAAAACCTCATACTATGGCATTCTTCCCAACTCCTAAGAGTATGTCAAAGGTTGACCTTGTTCCAATCAATACAAATAGAAGTATCTGTGAAAGACTTCCTGAACCTGTGAATGTAGCTATAAGAGAAGCAGTAAAGATTACTGACAAATTGAATGTACCTATAAAACTAGCAATTGTAGCTGCTTGTGCTGCAAGTGGAATTGCTCAGGCTTCAAGCAAGAGTCATGAATTTAATATTATCGGTTGTAAACGTATAAACTTAATAGACCCAAAGAAGATAATAAAAGCTATAGAATTTATTGTTGCATTAATTCCTATACCGCAAGCACTACCAAAGTATGAAAAAATTTCAATAATCAATCTTGGTTATCTTGCTTGGTTATTAACTACATTTGAATTTGGCGGAAAGCGGTCATTTGGAATGATGGGCATGCCATAAACAAAAGAGGAAATCATTTTGATTTCCTCTCTTTGTATTCTTTACAAACATGTTTCGGAGCTGGTAAAAATCCATCTGCAGTCAATTCAGTCTCTGTATATACTTTAGGCTTTAGATGTTTTCTTTTTCTATTAGAAATCCATTTTCTAATGAAATACATTAATGTTTTTCTTTTGGGATTGGAATTGGTCTGCATTCTATAATCTTAGTTTTTTTGAATGTAGGGAAAAATATTATTTCATCAAAAAATGAATAATATGCTTTAAGCTTAGGAGTGTCATAATCATCAAGCAAAGTTATTTCTTCAACTTGTGACTTTGTAATATCAGTCAAAGATTTCTTTATACCCATTATTACATCACAATTAAGCTTGCTGTTGATATAAATAACTCCTGTATATCTTTTTGACTTAGCACCAGCAGCAATGAGTCTTTCAATTTCAGTATTGACAATGAACCTATGGGTAGGTTTTGTAATATCCAACCCAGAATCTGCTATAAGTGTATCAATATCAATAATGTAAAAAGTATTGAGATTTGTAAATACATTCTTAAGTTTTCTATACGGTTCTATTGTAATATAAAACTTCATTAAAAGAGACTTATTTTTCTTCTACTGTGTATTTATTCATTAAAATACAACATTACTCTTCTTCGTAAGACATTCTAAGAGCGTCAGAAATGCTCTTAACTATTTCATTTACATCCATTTGTTCAACCAAACAGTCAACAAATTTCTCACCACCATTATCAAATTCAGCCTTTGCAATATTGTAAATTGATTTGCTAGGAAGATTGATTGTCAATGACAATGATACCTCAGTTGGATGCTTCTTGCAGGTCTTAGCCAAAATCTTTACAGGGTCTGACTCTGCAACACCTGAGATTGATACAGGTTTGTTAACTACTGTAGGAGCAACAACAGTTGGCTCTATATAAGCAGGTTCTGGACGTCTTGTTGGAATTCTTGTAGGAGTTATATCTTCAACATAGTCTCCATTGTATTCATCATAAGATGGAAGAGGAAGCATATTACCTCTATATTTAGGAGGAGTATATCTTTTTTCTCCAATCTTTGACCTATCAATATTCAAACTATTTCCATTACCAGATGCACCTGTAATATCTTCAAGAGGTGGAACATCAACAGTCTGCTCACCTGCTGCTGGGTCCATATATGTATATTTTCCCATTTTGATAGTTTCAAATTTCCAAGTGTCAGAAGGATTTACAATTTCAACCATTACTTTTCCTTTAAGGTCTGCTGCATTTCTTGTCATTTGTGAAATAAATCTCTGATTACAAGCTTCTCCGCTTTTGAAATTGAAGAAATATTCTCCATCTGTACAAGTAATATTGTCAAGCGTTTCTACCTGACCTGCATTTTCACCATCTAACCACTGGAAATATCTTCTCTGTCTCATTATTCTTTAATATTAATTTTATTTACTTTTATATTAGTTATTTGTACTTTTTGGCAAGATGAATCTTCCGTATTGCTGTTGGTATTCTTTGACCCAGGGGGTTTGCTCCCATCCTGGGGTTTCAAACCAGGAGAGGTAGTCTTCTCTGAAGTTTTCAAGAGCTTCTGTAAAATGCGCTTTATAATTTGCATGAGATATTACATTCAGTCTTCTTTCATAAATTGTAAAAGTGTGTCGTGTACCTTGTACTCTCCACACAACAGATAGCATTGGATCATATTTACTTACTTGTGCTTCAGAATATTCAATCGTAATTGGTCCTCTCCATCCCTTTGGATTTATTTCTACTGTTTTAATTTCTGATATACAATTAGAAAAATCAAAATTGTTTGGCATAATTAAGCATCTACCTCCTCTTCTTCAGGATTACCTTGTGTGTAATTTGCACTTGCATCTGCATAAAACATTTTTCTGCGAACAATCTTTTCATCTCTTTCCTCTTTAGCTTCAATTGCTTCTTCTACCATCTTGATAACATCAGCATTTGACCGTCTATTTGCAAGAGCTCCAGAAATCTTTCTTGTTCCAAGCAAAGCAGAACCAATACCAAGGATAACGATTACTTTATCAACAAACTCTAATATATTTCCTGCCTCGTCCTGATTTACAAGATAAAATACAAACAATCCAAGAAAAACAAGAATAGCAGTAAATGTTAAAATAACTCCGCAAAATCCAGTAGCTGAAGTTTCACCTGTCATTCCAGATGTAACCATTTCTTTGAATGACACTGTAATTTTGCCTGTTTCTTTATTTCTGCACATTTCTCACCTACATTTATTTAATATTATATATGAGAAAAAGAGTTAAGATTTCTCTTAACTCTCCCTAAAAATATGTTCAACAAAAATGATAAGTAAAGGAATTAATCCTTTTTAGCGTCTAAAATATCATCGAGCTTCTCTGCTTTGACTGATACGATACTCCACTCATCCATGCAATGCTCGAACTCTTTCTCAACTCTGTCTGCAGCTTCCTGAGGAGAACCACAATTAGTAACCAAATATGTTTCTCTTGATTTCTTGATTTTAGGTTCACCCTGCTTGTTGACGATACCGGTATCTTCTTCAATAGATACTGTAACTTTGTAATACTCTGTAACTTTCATTGTTTATTTAATTAAAATTGAACTTTCTTCTTTCTTTTCTTCTGTTTCACCAAGGATTTCCTTAGCAGCTGATTTGCTTACAAATTCATCAGGAATTGTACCACATTTATCGCAAACATAAACAGGAATAGGATACAATTCTTCTTTGCCAGTAGGACTAACAAGAGCTGACAATTTCTTAAGAATAATAGCTTCTCTAAAAACTTTGCTTCCACATTTCGGACAAACAACATTAGGAGATTTATAAATCGCCTTTGCTGTATTCAACATTTGTAAATTATCTGCCATGATTATATAAATTATTTATGCATTGATTTCTGGGTCATCTTTATGAATATACTGTTCAATAAACTTGAAATGCCTCTCATAAATATGAATACTTCCACATGAAAAAATTATTTCAGGATAAAAATCAACATCAATATTGTTGTCTCTTAAATCCTTTACCAATTTGTTTGCAACATACTGATGCCAAGCTAAATCATTCCTGAATCCAAATATTGCATCACAGCTTCTTTGATAAACAATGTAAACAAGCTTTTTATTTCTGACAAACTGATGTGTATAACAAGTACACATAAAATCTGACATTCCATTCTTGTTATATTCATACTGCATTTCAGGACGAGTATAAATCATAACAGCTCTTCTTGTATAAGGGTCATCAATAAGTTGTCTCAAACAATTTCTGTATTGATTTTTATTCTCTTCACTAAAAATACACCAACCATAATTTGAATTGATGAACCCGTCTTTGTCAGCAACTTGTTTCCAAACTTCTGGAACTTTACCAGGAATATCATATACATTCAAAGACTGTGACAAATACCAACTAAGTTCTCTTTCAACATAATCTTGATTTACTTGATGAAATATTGTATTGTCAGTAGCAATGAAATTCTCACCGACAATTTCAACTGTCTTCCTTCCTTGACTGTCTACTGTAAACTCACCATTCTGATATTTCTTTGCAAACTCGTGTCTAATATCTTCTACTGTCTTCATATCAATTCTACATTCATTTCTTTTAACTTAGAGAGGATTTCATTACAGATATCATCAATATTACGGTAATTACCATCTACTGTCTCTACATTGATTTTCATATAGTATCTCGGATGCAACCTATCCATAATTTCATTAAACAATTTAACCTCTCTTGTAACTGTCTTCAATCTTTTTTCTGGGTCATATTTTGATGTAAAAGACTTGTCATCATCATGAGATATAACAAATTCTGGACTAGCATCGAGATGAATTACAACTGGAGTAAAATACAAATTTTTGTTATGAATATCTCTTATCATTTCAAAAATTTTATCTGGGTCACCATTTCTGTAAATTTGTCCATACACATATTCACCAATATGACTTCTGTCCATAAATGCGATTGTTTTATTACATCTCTTAAGAACATATTCTTGCATTGCCATTGTACTGCATTTTACAACTGCTTGCTTGAATGTTTCTCTTTGAACTTCATTTTGGTCTTCACCTTCTTCACATTTCGGCCCAGTAGCATGCATAAGAAAAATATCTGCAACGTTCTTATACTTATCTGCTAATTTGTTAATGATTGTGCTTTTACCAAGGTTGTCAGCTCCTTCAAATATCAATGTTACCATACTTTACAATTTTCTTGAAAATTATATCAGCACAGCTTTTAAGATATTAAAAAAGAGGAGCAAAAGCTCCTCTTAATTGTGTAGTAATTACTCTTCTTCTTTGTTAGGAAGATTGACCTTCTGCAAAGTGTCAGACAAAACAATTCTGTACTTGCCGTTGTTTTCGAGAATGTCTGAGATGAATGCACGCATTTCATCATTGACTCTAAATTCGTGATGGTCAAATCTCTCTTCGAAATCCTTGCTCATTACACTGCGGTGAATAAGACCGCTGAAGATCCATTCTCCTGCATTGTCCTTGAATTGGACAAATACGCCATTCTTTGAAGAACCAGTAACTTTACAGCTGACCTCTTGTCCAATTGTAAGTTCTTGTTCAATCTTGGAAGGAAGAATAATTTCGAGATACTTCTTGTAGCTGACAACAAATCCAGAGAAAGGAAGATAGTTGACAATCATAACAGGAATTGTCTTTCCAAGAAGAGCTTCAAAATCAGTAAGAATTCCAGCAGCTGCAAGTGAACCAGGCAAGAAGCACTTAATTCCTTGGATATCAACGATATAACCACCGTTATTGATTTCCTTTACAGTTGCATAGTAAGCAGAAGTAGGATTCTTAATCTGTGCAACAAACTCTGCTTCAATCTTAGCAAGATGACCGTCCCAAAGTGATACACGACCATTGTCCATAACCTTAGCATTAAGGTTGCTTTCAATAAGTGACTTCTTGAAATCAGGACGAGTCTTTACAGCAGCAACAAACAAATCGACAGACCTGCAGTTGAGAGTATCAAGATACTGTTTCTCCTTATTGAGGTCAATGACAGCTGACATTCCATTGACAGTATCAATTGAAATCTCATGGTCAGAAACTGCTCTGACATCAGTAACAGAATAAACTGTTCCCTTCAATGCGTCCTTAGGATTGAACTTGTTGCTTCCATCCATGTGTGCCTCATACATATCATACAACTCTTGTGCATAAGGCTCATGACAATAAACTTTGTCGTTTTGTGATTTTACCTTGACTGATTTGTTGACGACAAGAGAATTACCTCCCTTATAACCGTTGTCATACAATGACCAATCAAAATTGTCATCTGACTTGGCAAGTATTTTACCAGTTAAAACAGTCTTTGTTTTTCCCATACTTAACCTTCATTAATAATAGAAATAACAACCTTTGTGGTGGTAGTAGTAGAATCAAACAAAATTCTATCTACAACATAATCACCAGATGGAGTAGGACGGCGACCAAGAATAATTTTGTAAGTTTCATCAGTCTTATCCATCATATCAATGAACTTTGCTCTGAAGATAGATGCCTTGATTGCATAATCAGGAGCAGTTTCAAGCTCACCAATCTTATATACAAAGTTAGAAGGCTTATCCTTTGCAATATAGTCCTTGACGTAAACGTCCTTTCCTTCAACATAGAAAACCAATGCATCCTTTCTGTCATCAACCTTGATAATATCAGAGGTCTTAATGATTGAAGAAATAGTTGCAGCAGAAAGTTCTAGTGAAACGGGGTCCTGTACGGAGAAAACTGCATTATTGAACTTCTCATCAGACAAATACTGAAGTTCAGAAATTCTGAATCCGTCCATCTTCATCTTGAGGATGTCAGAAACAAACGAGATAGATGTTGTCACATAATCTTCTGTGCCGTCTTGATTCTTCAAAACGTCATAAGCAATGACAATATCGAAATTAGAGTTACCCTTATCATCAACAGAAGCACCAAAGCGCTCTACAATTTTGATAAGTTTTGGAAGTTGAATAAGAATGCCGGCCTTAATTCGATTCTCGCCGAGCTCCTTTTCCCCATCATGTTCAACAACTGTCATATGACAGTCATCGAATGTAATCGATGAGAATCTCACACTGCCGCGGTCTTCAGAAAATGTTTTCGCGACAAATGCTTTGAGATTTGTGTCGATTTCTATCAACAAACTTGGACGAATCTTTGCAAAATTCTTCAAGTAGTTGACAAACGGATCAACACTACCGTTAAGATTTAATTTTAACTGCATCAAGCAAAGTGTTTTAAAAGATTAAACATAATTCAAGCATTTAAAATGCTTTGAAATAATATATGAAAAAAGCAAGAATGATTAATTCTTGCTTGATTTCAAAGTTTCAATTTGTGCTTCTAATTCTGTTATTCTCTCATGTAGTTTATCAATTGCGGCAAGAGCAATAACAGAAAGTTTAGAATAATCTACTGCTAAATGACCGTCTGTAGATGTTACAATTTCTGGATATAATGCTTCAACAGTTTGAGCAGAAACACCAATATTTGAAATCTTATCAGGGTCTGATCTCCAATAGAATATACCCTTTTTAATTGTTGCAAGATTATCTAAATTTATATCAATATTTCCAGTAAATGTCTTAAGAGTCTCATCTGAAGCGTGATATAAATTTCCAGCTCTGAAATAAATTCTTTGGTCATAATATAATTTACTTGGAGCTGTATCATTGTCATATACTGTATTATTTGCAACTAAATAATAATTAGTAGTATTATCATCAATATTTGCTTTTGAAAGCATTGCTCCTGCCGCACCCCAAGTTATAGCTCCACTAGAATTCAAAATAAGTGCTTGATTGTATGCTTTTTGTTCTGGAACTTCATAATAAACTGTATTTTGTTCACCGGTTCCAGTAATTGACAAAATAGGAACATATTTTGACTGAGGTGTAACAGTTCCAGCATTGTATAATGAATCTGCATATTTTACCCTTGAGTGAAACTGTCCATCTCCTCCAAAAACAGTAGTTGCTACATCACCCGCTGAACTTCCACCTGTGCCTTCATTCTTTGCAAGAACTTTGAACTTTCCTGCAGCATTGTTACTATCACTGTTATCCCATATCAAAAGATATTGATTATCTGATATTTTACTTTCTGCGTTTTGAGAAGTGTTAAAAATATCAGTATTCATCTTTTCATATATCAAATTCATTCCTGCAGTCTCTTTGTCCTTTTCACATATACAATCAAGCAATGTAAAAGGTGCTAATGTATTAGCAGCATAATCTACCAATGTTTGCGGAGTATAAGAACCACTTTGGAATTTTATATTGTTGTCTGCCATGTTATAGTATTTCTCTTTAATTATTTATTTTAGATATATTAAGACCTTCCTCTCAAGGTAATGTTTATTGGTCCTACAAGAGAATCCAATGATGTTCCATATTCAATTCCTTGTGATGAAGTAAATCCTCCTCTGAATATAGGTTGTAAATCATTTATTTCTACAATATTTCCTAATTTGTCTTTTACCAATCTTGTAAGAACAATATCACCGTATTCATCTATTCCGTAATTTCCTTCACCATAATAATATGAATTGTTCTTATCAGCATCAAAGAATATTGAAACAGAGTCAACACCTGCAACAGATTCTACTATTCTTACTAAATCAGAAACTGGAAGTCTGTCACGTCTTGTATTCTTAATAAAGTAATTTGACAATACAGTAATTATAGCACTTTTAACAGCATTGAAATTATAATTAGCCCAAATTTGAACAAAGATATTAACTGCAAAGTTTACAAATATAGGGTCAAGAATTCTGTTTTCTACTGTTATAATCTTTTGTCCTGAGTCATCAATAAGATTGATAATTCCTTGTTTCTCATCTTCTGTCAATAAGAATCTATCCTTTGAACAAGTGAAATAATTTTCACCAGTATTTATACGTTTGCTTATGTCAGGAACAAGATACAAATAAACAATATTGTCATCTAACTTGGAATCATCATATTTCTCTTTAAGAATATCATACTCATTCTGTGCTTCAATCATTTGGTCATAAGCTTCTTCTGCTGCTTCAGAATTCTTTCCTGTGAGATTAACTTGTGCCATATAAGTTTCTTTTGTATACTCATACTTGTTCTTTGCTGTCAAATATTCTTTTTCAATCTTTGAATCTTCAACAGTATCAAATCCGCTGAATGCATCAATAATTGAGAACATATTCAATTTTGTTAAGAAATATCTGTAATTAATAGCATTTGCAAGAACAAAGCTTCTTGAAACATGAGGTGCAAGTTGTCTTGTTATTTCTATTGCTTCTTTTTCTGCACCAAACAATACTTCAGATGCAGATGAAAGAGTATATATACTGTTCAAATCAATTATATTTCCTTCAACATCATAACCACCTTCATCAAATGTCCAATAATTAACATCATCATTTTCAAGAATATTTCCAAGTGGACCAGCAGAAACAATATATTCACAAAGAATTGATGCTCCCTTTTCAGGAACTGCACCAGAATTTCCTGTTCCAAAGAATACATCTATTCCTCCGTTAAAGGCAGGTTTGACAATGCATGCTTTTTGCTCATATCCCATATCTAATAATGATGGAACTGCCATCCAAAGTTCTCCATTAACATAAATATTAACAAAGAAATTATCAACAAGTTCATTTGCTTTATTTGCAAAATTGAAAGATTGCAAAGCATAACCAGTTCCAGTAGCTTGTTGATACTTCAATTCACCTTGAATAATAGGAATTTCTATCTTATTGTCATGAGCACCAACAGTAAGTCTCATATGTTTTCCAGGAAAAACTGCCATATAAGTCAAACCGTTTGAAGTATTTCTAATTTTTGTGAAATTGTTTATTCTTATTGTTTGACCTGCTAAATCACTGCTATTATTGTATGTCATATACAATGCACCTCTTGCAGCAAGACCGGTTGAAGGAGTGTGACCTGCAAGAGAAGCAAGACCTCTGATAGATCTCTCGTGGAATGCTGTAGCGATATTAAGTTCAGTTATAGATGTTTCAATATAATACAATATCATTCTTCCGAGATGAAGAACAACATTTATAAGTTGAGCAAAAGGTGAAGCGATTGTAAATTCTTGATTGTTTAACTTATAAACATTTCTCAAATATTCATATACATCATCACGAAGCTCATTGAATCTTAATCTATTCGCTTTAAATATTTTAAATTCAGGAGTCATCAATAACTAATATCATTTGAATATTTATCTTGCTAATTTGTATACCAAAAATCTCATACAACCAATAAATATACAAATATAACTTGATTTGTATGAAGAAACTATTTGCTTTATTAGTTGCAGTTTCATTATTATCAGGATGTGGTCTTATTCAAAAGATTTCACATAAGGACCAAAATAACACTGATGTAGAAAATACTCTCGGTGTTTCTTATATGAGATTTACTATGAACAAAGTTCTTGGTATTTCCCAGGTAGATTCTATGATTGTTGCAGACCATCTTACTCCTCTTAATGAATGGCTTTATGCCCCAATTGTTGGAGAAGATAAGAAGGCAATTTCTCAGTACATGTATATAAAATCTCTTGAAGAGGACAATGAATTGATTTATGTAGTAACTCAGACAAAAGTTGATACTTTGTTTAAATGTACAAAGAGAATAACAGAAAAAGTAATGCTTGATGAATAATATGAAAGAGATGGTATTCGGTTTTGTTCCAACACAATTTGATGGTACTGAATATGTAATTACTGAGGAGAATCTTGGTACACTTCCTCTCCCTAATGCATATTCATATCTTCCATTTATGTCTCCTATTATGGACCAAGGCAGTGCTTCTACTTGTGTTCCTCACTCTATCAGTGCAGTATATGATTATTATATTGCAATGAATCATCCTGAACTTACAAATAATGGTAAATTTGCAAACTCTGGTATTTCAATCCAACAAATTTATAAAAGCAGAACAAATTACGGTGATGGAATGTCATACAAAGAAGCATTTAAGTTCTGTCTTCACAAAGGTGTAGTATCAGAGCAGGATTACAAAAACAAGAAGTTTGACAATCCTATGAAGATTTACATGTACGGCCGTGTAATGTCAATTGGTGTTCTTAAAAGAGCAATTGTTGCAAACGGTCCTTGTCCTATTGCTACAATGGTAAGAAGTCTTGATAGAGATGATTTCTGGAACGGCAGTGGAAACTATGGCGGCCATGCAACTTGTTTGATTGGATATTCTGACAAGAAAGAAGCTTTTATACTTAGAAATTCTTGGGGAAGGTCATTTGGTTCTGGCGGATATGTTTGGTTCCCTTATTCTGATTTTGAGAAGATTCTTGAAGCTTGGACTGTGTTAATATAAAAAATCCTATATAAAAAATTTCCTATAAGAGAGGCTAAGCCTCTCTTTTGCATTTTATATATTGACCAATAAATAATAAAATAGAAATTTTCACTCAATGATTAAGAGAAATAAAGTGAATGCAAGGTATATCTCTGAACACGCACAAGATGTTTATACTGATTTGGGATTTGACTATAGAGGAAAATTGTTTGCACGAACATCTTCCCCTATAATATTCCGAAATATAAACAACTTTTATTTCATTGGTCAAATAGATAAGATGATATCATTACTAGTAGATATGACAAAACAGATAAAGTTGCAGTATATGATTTCATTACATAAAAATGATAGAAACGTAAATTAATATGAGCCAATTCAATTATACTAACTTGCATTTCTTTGATAAGCATGGAATAGAACTTCCAATAACTTACAGCTCAAATTACATCGCAGAAATAATAAATGAAAGCGGTGATAATGCTGTATTCTATGGTTTGAAGGACTGTTCTACCGGAGAATTTGAATTCATAAAGAAAAAAGCAGGAAATCGTTTTTCAGATAAAAGTGAAGAGGTTTGCCATTTAACAGTAGGAAACACTACATATGAAACTACTGCAACCGTTGTCAAAGAAGATACTCCTGCATTTATTGGAGGAGAACAAACTACAGTAAAATATGTAAATGAAATTTCAGATATTGTTGTAAGTGATGATATTCAAGCAAAGATAGATGCTCTTCCTTTTCCTACTATAACTTTATCAAGTTCATTGTCTCTTCCTCCTGTATCTGTAGATTTGGTAGAGACACAATCAATTTATGTATTATGTGAATACAATAATGCTTTTGCAAAATTAGCAGAAGTTACAGGTGAAGATATTATTGATTTCAAAAATCATTATAAGATTCTTTTTTATCTTGACAATAGAAGCCAAAAGGATTTCAGATTTTTCAGTGTAGATAATTCTGAATTGAAGTGGTCTGACAGAGCTATATTAAATTTCAACAAAGGAGATTTCAAAGTAAATATTGGTTTCTGTGGAGCAGAAGAAGGAATATATGAACAGATAATGTATGTTTGTATCCTTAAAGATTATAAAGAGTCTGACCCAACTTCTGGTGAAATTTATCCTATTGGTTCTATCAAATTAGAAGCAGAAGCAATAGGAGAAGATGAAAGATATAGAACATTATTCTCAAACTTCGGTATTCCAGACCCTATCCATTATCAAGAAGTTTTTGCAAATACTTCTCTTGATGAGGGAAAAATGGACTACATGAAGCTTAACGAGAATTCTAAGAAATTATTCTTATCATATTCTGAAATATTCTCTTACATTGGTTCTTATAAAGCATTGATGAATGCAGTCAATGTGTTAGGTTATCATGATATTTTCTTCAAAGAATGGTATAAAGAAACTGGAAAAAATATAGTTTCAAAGGGTTATGTTACATATGATATGAGTTATAAATCAGATGCAAATGCTAACATAATTGACAATATTCCAATTGAAGAAAGAATATCATTGAAGAAGCTAAATTGGCTTTCAATGGTTTATAGAATAAACAAAGAGTTGTTAGATGAAGCAGAAGACCAATGGGGTTTCCCACAAATCATTGAAATATATGACTATAACAATGAAGAGATAATAACAAAATTGTATAGTTTAAAGAAATGGTTGGAGAAATATATCATTGGATTAAACTGCAAAATCATTGATGTTTCAGGCGAAGGAATATATTTTGAGAGATATAAGCTTGATACTTACGGAATGTATCAGCAAGTGTTTGATTGGAACAACTCAAACAATCTTATTCCTACTGTTGTAACTTCAGATGAAAATGGTCCTCTTGATTATTATCTTATTGACTCATCTGCATATTTGAATGTAGATATTGGACTATACAATGCTGCAACAATTGAAGATTATAAAAACTATACATTAGAGCAGTTCTGTGATGGTTATATTGGTACTGATAATATATATCATCAGAGAATGCCTGATGATGAGGAGGCCGCTTCTGTATATGTTGGAAGAACATTTGAATGCCTTAACAGATTTGAAGATTATGAATTGAAAGCAACATCATACGGTGAAGATTTCTTATTTGGAAAAGAATATCTTGCAAAAGATAGTGCAGGAATTAGAATCCATGACAATGAAATCTATTTCAATCCATTTGAACTTCTTGAAAAAGAGCAACAAGCTGCATTTACTCTTCTTCCATTCATTCAACTTGAAAAGGCAAATATAAGAAAGAAAGAGACTAATTGGAACAATTCAGTAAAATACAGAATTAATCCTGAATTGACTGATGATTCATTAGAATCATATACAATAAAGAATTTGGAAACAGGAGATACATATTCAAGCACTGATTATATCATGCTTATTCCTCCTACATATTCTGAAATGGATGATGTTGTCACAATAACTAGTTTCTCTGGGACAGAAATAGAAAAAGATGTGTATTATGTTCCAGAATTTCAAGAAGATGACTCTTCACTTTCAACAATAGTCAAGCACAATCAAACTATTAGAACATACGGTTTAAGATATTCAGCAATCAATAAGATGAATATGCCATTATTCTCTATTGCTGGATATGAAGTTGATGGAAAATCTGATTTCATTGATTTGCAAGAAGAATATTACATTGAAATCCTTGATGGAAAAATGTTGTTCAATGATGTTGAACATGATAGAAAAATATTCTTGAATTTCAATTTTGATAAAGAAACAAATGAACAAGAAGTAAAGATAAGCATTATCTATACATCTGACAATTTCAAAATTGAATCATATGAAGATGAAGACTATATTCCTGCATTTATTCCTGGAAATGAATATTCTACATTTGTTGATAATTATGAAAATGATATAGACAATGCAATAATATATGACAATGTTCATTCTATAAAAGTAATGAACACCGGAGAATTCACTATAGATGTATATGCAAAAGATTTGCAAAACAATATATTTGCAAAGAATTGCGAAAATACAGTAAATGTATATCTTCCTAATTTCTCAATAAGCACTTATACGAATTCAAGCAATTCCGGTGAAGAACATAATTCAATTGCAGAATATATTTCAGAAGAAGAAAGAACATTCTTGAGAGATAACTATACAGATTTCTGTATTTACAACAATGCTTATATGATTAATGGATTTGTTAAAACAATTAATGACAGTAACAAAGAATTATCAATACAATATCCATCTTATAGTTATAGTATGCATAACCCAAAGGGTGGTGATTACTTGCATTTCATGAATATATCAGACAGATATTATACAGATGCTGTAGAATTTGAAGTAAACTCTACTCTTGATAAGACATACACAGGATATTTTATGGTCCTCGAAAAGAATGGTATCAATGCTTATACGAGAGTTATTGAAGAAAGTGATTCTCCTGCTTTGCTTGCAATAAGTAATGATATTATAACAGATGAAGTATATTCTGCTGCATCTTATATGTCTGCATTGTATAGTGCTGATAGTAATTTAGATTATACAGATGTAAATTTAATATTGTATAACAATCTTGGAAATTATCCTATAATGCAAACATATGCATCTATGGTTAATGCAAATGCTATTCCTTACAGTGATATCATTGAAGGATATACAGATGGAAAATATCGTTTGCTTATAGGTGAATATTCAGAACGTTCTTATATCTGGGCTTCACTTCTTGAACATATTGAACAAGATATTCCAAAGATTATAAATCATTATATTGATGATGCATCAAGTGAGATGATTATTATTCCTGATGATTCATCTTTCAATGATGATGAAGAAGAGTCACAAGAAGATGAAGTTGTAATAGAAGAACCAACAGAAGAAGATGTTATCAATGACTGGTATTATATAGAACCACAACCTAGTGATTTTCTTGATGTTGTAGTAGATTTTGTTGAAAATCTTAAAACTGTAAATATAACAGTTCCTGCAAGTAAAATAGAAGAAGAGGAATTAGAAAATACTCTTGCTGATTTCAAAGAATCATTAGAGAATATAATTGATTCTTCTGCAGAATTATATACTTATGAAGATGAAACTTTGTTTGATACTTCAACAGAAGTAATTGATTATATCAAATCTAAAGTAAATGATTTGTATTATACTATAGGAGATGTTTCTTCTAATTTGTATGTAGATACTAAATCATGTGTATGTTTGAACAATTATGAAACATATGATGTATTGATGAATATCTATCTCAAAAATATTTTGATAAATGAAGATGATACTGATACTTATGGAATAAAATACATATTAGGAGAACATAATGATTTGTATTCTGGTACAGTAGGAGAACAAATATATGCAAAATATAAAGAAGATACAAATCTTGCTATGATGATGTCAAATGCAAAGATAACAGATGATATAATAAAGCAAGTTTGTTCATCTATTACAAATGCATTAAAAGTCAGAGGAAACAATATAGCAGAAATGCATAGAACATTTATAGAAGATTTTTATTCTAATTATGGAAATATAACATCTGCTTTTACCTCTGCTGTTGAAGTAGAATATTATGAAGAAGATGAGCTTACATCAGCATATTCAATTCTTTTTGAATCTGGTACAAGTAAAAATGAGTTGAGAAGCTCTGCACAAAAGATAATACTTCATACATTGGAAAGATTAGAAACTTATCCAGATGAAGATATTATACAATTGCAGTCATTTATTCCTCAATATTCTAAAATCTTGTTTGCAATATGTGTTTACATAGCTGATTGTACATTCTACAATATGCAAGATATTGTCGACTACAAAGATACTGCACTTAATTGTCTTTATGCTGAATATTTAGGAACTTATAGAGATGATGTGATTGTATTGTCATATGAAAATACATTAAAGGTTGCAGGAGGATTATACAATACATTCTTTACAGATAACGGAAAATTAGATGTAAATTCTGCATTGATTGAAGAATATGATATGACTAATGCAAGTGAATTTAAATTGTATGAAAAAATATTGTATAATTTAACATCTCTTACTGCTAAGTTCTTGTCTGATAAATGGGTAACAAAGAACAATCCTAAGAATGAGTATGATGTCCTATATGCAGTTGCAGGAATTATTGCAAGTGAAGAAGAGGAAGAAACAGAAAATTCTGAATCTAATGAGGAGGAAACCTTTGTAGACAATCCTACTCCTGTATCTGAAAACGAAGAAGAGTCTGAAGATGAAGAGACAGCATCATTGTACTACGTAAAGCCAAAAGGAAATGTATATGAAGGTCTATTATATACAAATCCTGTAAATACTGTTACTGCTTCAGGAAGACCTATCAGCAAGGTAAACAACAAAAATGTTCTTCCTGATATTACAGCATTAATTCAAAAGCCTTACGTATCAGTATATATTCAGCCTACATGGAAAGCACAAGTAAGTATATCATTGATAACTCCTGAAAATGCTATTAAACTTGGATTTATACAAAATGAAGATGAATATGAAGAGATTGAAAACAAATATCTTTGTATAATGTATTCTAATTCAGATTTCATGTGGCACTTCAGAAAAGGTGAAATGATTAAACTTATATTTGAATCTTTGACAAACAAAGAATATATTGGTCAATCATCTTATGAAGTTGTTGGATATGATACTGAAGAACAAGTTGTAATAGTTAAAGGTGCTATCAATGCTGCATATGCTAGAAAAGAGAAACGTGAAGTTTGGGCAGAATTGCTTATCGATGACCCTAAATTCCCCCAAGCAGATATTGATAAATTGAAGGAATTTGCTAATGCTACAAATGTAGATGAAAGAAAGGTAGAACCATTGATAAGAACATATAGATATATGATAGGAAATGATTCTCCTGCAGAAACTACTTACCGCTTGCCTATTAAGAAGTTAAATGGTACTTGGTATTATAAAGTATTCTATTTCGTCAATGGTATTCCTAGACCAATTGAAACTGTTAAAATTGACCCTCAAGAAAAGGTTAATATGTATATAAGTTATGCTCACAATGCATTTGTTGATTATACTATGACTGCTAACAAGTCAAAAGAAAACAGTAATGGAACTACTGATTTGTCAATTGATTACAACATATTGAACTGCAGAAAAATGCAATTTATAGATGATACCTTTGTAGTATATGCTAAAGAATTTGACATCAATGAAGGCCTTGCAGCATGGATGAACAGTACAGTTCTTGATGAGCAAACAGTAGGAGAAATCTCAAAGAAGACTATTTACAAATATCGCTCTGAGAACGGATTTGTTCCTATCAAGATTTCTCCAGATTCTCCAAATGTTGCATTTACAGTAAACTTTGAAGATATGGGTATTGATTTTGAAGAATCATATGTACAGTGGAAAGTTTACAGAAAACTTCCAACTAATAATGAAAGAGAATACATGTTTGAGTCATTCAATAAAGTATTGTATTTAGATTATGTAGAGCCAGGAATATATGATATTGAGGCAAATGTATTTGATAAATACGGAAACACAGCAACAAAAGTATTCAAAGGTGCATATAAAGTAACAATTTAAAAGTAGATAAATATTTAAAGAAAATTTGATTAAACATGAGCTATCGTTCTGGTTATACTGGACCACAAGTAAGTAAAGCCGTTAAATATATGACACATCCTAATGTTGGAACTGTGTTAACATTTGATACATCTGCAAATTTTCCTCCTAGAACAGGCGGAGATGATGCATTAGATGGTCCTTATTTTGGTGGAAATGCTGAGAAGTTCTTATTTGTTGATGCAGCAAACAATATGATGTATAGATGGAGACACCTTACCCAAGAACAGTGGTTAGAAACACACGACAATTTAGATGATTATCCTGAAGACGGATATTCTTATGTACTTTGTTCTGGTGCTGGTTCTGGAGATTTAGTTTGGACTCCACTTGAATAAAAAAGAGGGATTGCAATTGCAATCCCTTTTAATTTATCAAATAAAGCAAACACAACAAATAATGCAGTATTTGATCTTGTGCGTAAGTAAGTTTATGATATCTTGCCTTTAATGCATCAATTGGAAAATGCGCAATAGTTATTACTCCTAATTGCCAACACCACCCAAATATAAGATAAAAAGGAAGACCATAAAGAATACAGTGGATAAACAAATGATACCAATTGTTTCCTTTAGTTTCTGCCAAAAATGGAGTCTGAAGTAAATAATCTCCAATCAAATGACAGATAAGCAGTTTAACAAATATTTCTATCATATTCCATTATTAAATCTTTCAATTCTCTAAGCGCATTTACAGAAAGAACTTCTGACCAATTTCCGTGTACAAATCTAATACCTCCGTTATATCTCGTATTGTATCTACTCCATACAGCTGCAATCTCATTAATATTGATTACAATTGTATCTTCAGGTTCGAAATTATCTACAATTTCAACCCAAGGCCAATTAACTCTTTTTATATACTTGTACTCCATATTAAATTATAGTTTCTTGTTTATTATAAACATTCTGCATATATTGTGCAAGTGAAATATCACCTGCTTTGTGAAGCATATATTCATATATCTCATCAAATGAGAGAATCTTCATGTATCCAAGTTTTGCATCAACTCCAACATCTACTCTTAAATCAGGAGACTGTTCATTGAACTCATCCATAGAACCATGAACATGACCGTGAAGCATGATGCTTCCTCTTCCCTTTTGAGGCCAAGACAATGCAGGATAGTGAGACATATAAATCAATTGGTCAGTTCCGTTAATCTTGCTTTTGCAGCGGATAAAATCTGCTCTTTCACAAGAGTGAAAACAACCGAAGTTAGAGCCAGTCTTTCCATCTGCAGTCTTCTCCTTGTCGTGGTTTCCAAGAACAATACAAATTTTGCCATGAAGCTCTTTGTTCATTGACTTCAAGCGTTCAGCATTGGAACCCCAAAGAACATCACCAAGAATAAACACATAATCATCTGGACCAACCTTTGAGTTCCAGTCCTTCTTAAAATGCTCCCACATCTCATCACAATTTTCAAATGGACGTTTGTTCATCCATAAGATATTGTCATGATAAAGATGCAAATCTGCAGTAAAGAAGACTTTGTGTTTATCAAGGTCTATTTCAGTGTTCCACTTCATATATTATTCTTTAATTTTTACAGGTACAAAAACATCATAACCACTTCCGTCATCATCTTGAAAATGATTGATGTCTTCATCATAAGTATATCCGAACTTAGTTCGCTTGTAAACAAACTTTTTACCGTTCCATACTGCTTCTGATGCATTTCTACATGTGCCAAAATATGTTTTTCCTTCAATCAGTTTATCCTTTGGAATTGCACCACAACGGATAAAGTTAGGAATTACATATTTTTCATACAGCTCTTTGTCAAGAACTGGTGGCTCTGGAATGCTATCCAAATTATCAACGTCGAACGGTTCCATTTCTTCCATCCACTTGATGATTCTTGGAACTCTTTCCTCTCGTTGCTTTTTCAATTTTTCTATTATATCTTCTTTCATATACTTAAATATATGAATTTTTCTTAATATTAAAAAAGGAGATTGTTCAATCTCCTCTTTCAATTATTCTGCGGCAGGTTCTGCAGTTTCAGCAGAATTATCCTGTGCTGCAGCTTCATCTGTAAATACAAGAAAATAACCCTGAGCAAGCATTCCCCAGCGCTGCTTCAAACGCTCACACATCTTAGCTTCTTTGTTGTACCATTCAACATGGTCACGGAGAGTGTCATAAATAGGAACATACTCATCCCACATTTCAGCCATCTTCTTAGCAGCCTCAAGACCGAAACCTGCATAGTTTTCAAACATCAACATACAGAACTGAAGAGGACCGTATTCCATAACAAGGTCTTTCTCTTCCTTTTCACACTCTGCAATAAACTTGTCAATATACTCTGCAAAGTTGATAACTCCAACAAAGTATCTCTGAGCCCAGAAACCGTTCTCAATAAAATTCTTGATGAACTTTGCAACACGAAGAGCATTAGGCTTGTCAGCGACAAGATAATCATTCTTCTCCTGAAGAGCCTTAGTCCTGTCTTCAAACTCCTTCTTTGCTTGTGCTACCTCTTCTTCAGTAGGAACATGATTAGGGTCAATCCAAGACTCACCCATGTTATTAACATTGTACTCGCGAATAGCAGCCAATCTCTGTTCTGCTTGCTTTGCTACTTCATCAACTTCTTTAACTTTCTTTTTAGCCATATAAATTCTTATATTTGTTTGTATATTATATTATAAAATCCTTTGTAAGTTTTTCCATTCTGAGAAATTACACTCACAATCCATATATAAATCCTTATCATTGTCAAAATTTTTAGGAAGAGCTGATACATCACAATATATCTTTCCTCTGTACATCAATGTTTTTCTTCCTGTAAGCTTTTGATAAGGAAATCTCTTGTATCCTTTTACATAAATATCTCTATAGATTTTTATCCCAAAAAATGACATAATGCCCAAATTCCTCCACCAAGTAGTCCAAGTGTTACAAGAATATTGATAATTGCTTTGGTGAAAGTAAGTCTGTAACCACTAAAAACAAACAATACTCCAAATGACAATGAAGGATTTCCATCTTCATCTACAAAGTTTGAAATTTGAGGAGTAAGATAATCACCCCAACCAAGTTCAGAACTAAGATATGTAACAATTGGGCTGAGTTTCATTTTAAGCATTGTTTCAGAATCATAATTTGCATTCATCAAATCTTCATCTGAACAATCAATTTGAACATAAACAACATTTCCAAGCCAATTTTTCTGAAGCTTATATTTGTTGAATAGAGAATCTCTTCTCTGAATTTCTCTTTTTATGTCCTTCTTAAATTTTCTAAAATTGGATAAGTCCTTGATGCATTGAACAAACCCTATTTCATAAATATCCATAATTAAGCACTTGCTCCTACTTCCATGTACATATCATACAATGTAGGATAATTATTTTTTATTATACTTTGAAGTTCTGTCTTTCCTTTTCTAAGCCAGTTCTTCACACTTGATACAGGAATATTGTTATCAAGAGCAATATCATCAATCTTCTTCTGATTGATAAGACGGTCATGCATAACAACTCTTAAATTATCAGGCAATCTGTCAATGCTCTTCAATGAAGCATCATAGAATTCTGCAATAATTCTTTCCTTATCATATGCTTCATATGTTCCATTTGTATAAACGAGATTTACATCTCCAGAAACAGAATAAGATTCTGCAGCAGTATTCTGGTCAGCATCAGCTCCAATTGTTGAGTCATACAAATCACTAAAATCTACGCCAATCCTGTTTGAATACTTATCTTTTTCTTGGATATATTTCAATGCATTGTTTCTTGCAATTCTATACATCCATGTTGAAAATTGTGCAATCTTTGGGTCAAACTGGTCTCTTTTGAAATAAATGTTTTCAAGAGTCTTTGTAATGACCTCAGTTGTTGCATCATCGTCATTGACGATTTTGAAAATATAAGAACGAAGTCCCCAGTTAATTCTTTCACAAAGAAGACCAAAATTCTTGTCAGATGGGTCTTCAATGAATTGAACTGCTAATTTTTGAATACTCTTTTCCTTTTTAGGTTTTGCAACCTTTATTGCTTCTTTTGTGGTGAATAATTTCTCTGCTTTCGTCTTCTTACTCATAGTGAAAATTATTTTTGTTCTTGCTTATTTTCAATTAATGTAAAATACTTTCCGAAGTTGTCTTTGTTAGAGATACTTCTCATCAACGGTTCAACATATTTATACGGCAAATTCCCAAGAGCTCTAATATATTCATTGAGAGCTGCGGCAGGAATTCCTTGTGGATACATATTTATTCCATCAATGAAACGAGCTGCATCAGCATACGGAAGTTCTTTAAGAACAGTAGTCAAATCGTTCTTAAACAAGTCAGTAACATTGTAAGTTTTATCGTAAGAGAAAATTTGAGGAGTAGGCATATCAGAAGTACCTACATTTGCATTAGGATTATCTTGCATATCGGTGATGATTTTTGATTTGATTATTTATTATCAATATAATAAAGTTGAACTTGGAATAATTTGTATTCTATCAATGAATTCTTGAGGAAACATACTTCTGCTGCTTGACAACAAATTATTGAAACATCCGTCAAGAATAAAAGTTACACACCAATCTCTTTCACTTCTTACTCCTCGGCCTACACCTTGAAGAACAGAAATTGTTGTAGTGTCAGAGTACCATTGTGGGTTGAAATCCCTCTTTGCAGAAATGAATTTATCAGCCAAAGAAGGATAAGGAACCTTCATTATGATTTGGAATCGGCAGAGGTCATCATTTAGAGACAGACCTTCAACAAGACTCGGTCCTATCAATATTTTATCTGTCGAGTATTTGAAAACCTCTAGGTTGTCCTGTTTTCCTGCAGAGTCCTCATACAAAAGAACTCTTTTTTGTATATCATCAGGTAAAGCTTCTTTAAGTTGCTTTGCAAATGAATAACTTCCTGTCTGAACAATACCTCTTTTTCCTTTATACATATTAATAATATTTCCTATCATCTTTGTTATATAAGGAAAACTTGTGTCTTTTTCCTTATATGACATCTTATAATCAGGAACATAGAATATTGGAGATTTTGAATAGTCAAATACTATTGGAAGTTTATAATACTTATAATTTTTAAAAGCTGTTTCTGTTGCAAATTTATCTGGGTCACCTATTGTTGCTGACATATACAAACGTTTCTTACAATTAGCATGAAACGTTCTGTTCATAAGATATGACTCATTAATACAATTGAAAGATATGTCATCTTTCTCTTTGTCATTCTTTACAAGATATATAGTTCCTATTCGGTCAATGATATTGATATAGTCTTCAAATTTGCAATTGCAGTCAGTAACAAATTCGCAGTCATACAAAAGAGTTCTTGCAGCCTTCGTCAATTTTTCCTGCTCTTTATCATTACTTCCTCTGCCCAGATCTGACTTTATATATTCTGCCTCTTTTGCAAGTTTACTAATATAAGTGAAATAGTTTCGTAACAATTCTAACAACTTGTCTTTATCATTTTCAAGATAGACCTTTTCTCTTATCTCTTCTATCTCGTCAATGAACTTTCCCTTATCTGTCAATCTTGAACCGTCAATAACATTTCTAAATTTTGTAATATCATTCTTACCAAATCTCGGACTAAAATGATTTTGAACAATATTTACAAGTTTATGTGCTTCATCGCATATAACAAAATCTCTAGAGTCAAACGGAACTACTGTACTTCCATTTGCTCTCAACTGAGGATTGACATAATTCTGTTGCAACAACCAATGAGTATACGTACAACAAGTTACTGGAGCTTTGATTGCTTTTTCTCGCTCTACCATATACTCACAAAACGGAGCACACTCTGTATAAAATGATTGTATTTCACCATAGCTTCTTGCTCCTTGCAATTTGCAAACACCAACTTTGAAATTAAGTCCATTAATCAAACAAGTGTAAGTTTGCTGTCCGCGTATTACACCCCAATTCGGAAGATAAATTTGTATATCATTTTGATACTGCTCTAACAATGACAAATCAGAGATTAGTATATATCCTCGCATATCAAAATACTCAGACAATACTCCTCCAATTGTCATTGCTATTACAGATTTTCCAGAACCTGTCGGCGCATCAAGAATAACATTGTCAGTGTCATTCAACCAATTAAGAATAATTCCGATTGCTGTTTCCTTCTGTTTTGGGCGATATTTGAAAGTTGGTCCAAATGTGTTCTTTGCCCATTCATCAACAAGTTCAGTAAGTTTTTCTTTAGTTATATTCTTGTCGTACTTCATTATGATATTATATCACAAGTAACAAATTAAGATTACTTTTTAATCCAATATCCGTAAATTGAATAATTGCCGCAATCCCAAATATCATAATACTTGCCGTCCCTTGATGAGGAATAGTGTCCAGAGAGGCTCAATACTGCCGGATTAGTATTCTGTTTAGCAAACTCAGAAACCTTTGGACGCGTCATTCCTTTGCTTACCTTGACAGGAACCCAAACAAATCCCTCATCAGTAAGATATTTGTCAACCACTTCACGTTCAGCTGGCATCAACTGCATCTTCCTTCCGATTTCACAGAGCTTATCATATACAGTATACCAAGATTTTCCAAGAGCCTTTGCAACTGCTCTTACAGAACAGTCACCACAAACATGGTCATTAGGTTGAAAATACTCGAAATTGTCGTGATAAATTCTTACTTTCTTTCTGCCGATTTTGATAATTTTCTGCAGAGTAATTGGTATAGAATATCCCATATTAAATATCATTAAATCCCATGCACTCTCTATTGAACTGTATAATAGGATTATTTGTTGAAACATATCCTCTATAGATAGTATCTCTAATCTGTTCAATCGGATCAAAAATACATCTGCTCAATATATTGCACATTAAAATATTTGAACTGTCTATAAGATTCTGGTCCTCAGGAAGATTGTATCGTCTTGCCTCGCTAAGCTCTGATACAAACATACCAGTTGCAAAAGCATTCAAATCATACTTCTCTGCAAAGATATTGGCATTGCACCAGAAACAAATGCACTCCTTGTCTCTGAAGAACTGCAAATCTCTTGAAGTAACCAAATACCTCCAATCATATCTCATATCAAGAAGACCGAGCTCAGTGCCGTGACCAAGAAATACAATTCTGTCATGGGTTCGAAGAGCATCTGTAAGTACATTCCTTGATATATGATTTCCTGTAATAAGAGTAACATTGTCCCACCGCAAATAGTCCTGGTAAATTGCAGAACAAAATGCAGTAGAAGGGTCAGTTGGATGAATGAACAATGTTCTCATATTATACTTTATTTAATACAAATATATGTACTTTTTTGTAAAAAAGAAAATGGAGAGTATTTCTACTCTCCATCATATTGACAGGCAAGAGGTTTAGTCGTTGAGCGGCTGCTGCGGCTGTTCTTCAGCGGGCTGCTGTCCGTTCAGACCCTGGCCCATACCCGCACCGAGGGCGGCGCCAGCGAGAAGGCCGGCAGCATTCTTGAACCAGTTTCCACTCTGACCGGGGAGAGGAATGCTGTCCACAGCACCGATGGTAGGGGCGACAGTCTGAACCATGTTCTTCATGAAGTTGGCAGCGGTCTTACCATCTCCGGAGTCGTAGATGTTGATGTTGCCAAGGTTCATCTTCTCGAAGGCAGCGGCCTGAGCCTTAGCCATATCGGTGTAATTAATCTTTTCAACAATCTTGAACTGGATTGCAATTTCAGGGTGAGCCTCAGAGGCCTCAAGCATCTGCTTGTACGCTTCAGCTTCAGCGAGCAAGGACTGTTTCTTACCTTCAGCTTCAGCAAGCAACTTAGCCTGACTTGCCTTAGCCTCAGCCTCACCTCTCATGCGGGTAGCCTCAGCATCAGCCTTAGCTCTGGCAAGAGTAGCGGCAGAATAACCATCAGCTTCCTTCTTGAGCTTCTCCGCTTCAGCCTCAGCCTTAATGACGGTCTCCTTCTTGGCCATTTCAGCAGGAATAACCTTTTCCGCCTGGAGCTGCTGTTCAACCTTAGCAGCCTTGGCAGCTTCAACCTCACGTTCCTTTTCCTGACGCTTGATAGCAACCTGGGTCTCAGCATCAACCTGAGCTTCACCAGCAAGACGCTTAGCCTCTGCCTTCTTCACCTCAAGTTCAGCCTCAGACTGGGCAACTTCCTGCTTAGCAAGGTTAGTAGCAACCTGAGCCTTCTTGTCAGCATTGGCCTGACGGATGTCACGGTCAGCCTCAGCTTCAGCGACCTTTGCTTCCTTGTCAGCATTGGCCTTAGCCACATTGGTCTCCTTGTCAGCGTTGGCCTGAGCAACACTGGTCTCCTTCTCCGCGATAGCGCGAGCGACGTTGGTCTCCTTTTCAGCCTTAGCCTGCTCAACACCAGTGATACGTTCCTTTTCGGCCTGAGCAATAGCAAGGTCACGAGTCTTATTGGCATCAGCAACCTTAGACTTCTCTTCAGCATCTGCCTTAGCAATTGCAATCTCCTTCTCCTTGTTCTCACCAGCAATCCTGGACTTACCGAGTTTCTCCTGCTCAGCGATGCGGAACAGAGCTTCATTCTCCGTACGGGCAGCAGCTTCCTTACCCATATTGACAATGATGTTGGCAGCATCCTGAATGTTGATGATGTTGATGTTCATCAGCTTCAGACCGTACTTCTTAAGTTCGTTGGTCACGTTCTCCGTAATCATCTGCTGGAACTTCTCACGGTCAGTATTCATTTCAGAAATAGTCAACCGCGCGATGACGATACGCATCTGACCGTAAATAACCTCAGAGACAAGTTTTTCAATATCTCGCGGTTCCATTCCGAGCAAACGTTCTGCAGCAGTCTGCATCATAGCATCATCAGTATCAATTGCCACAGTAAGGTTGGTAGGAACATCAACACGAATGTTCTCAGCAGAAAGAGCTCCCTTGAAATCAAGGTTCATCTGAATAGGCTGCAAGGACATAGTGGCATAACCCTGGACGATAGGCCACACAAAAGTACCCTTACCGTGAACAATCTTTGCAGAACGAATAGAACCTGCCTTTCCGGTCTTACCGTACTTGATAAGGATTTCATTAGGCTTACACTTCACATAATGTTTGATGACAACAAAGACGGAAGCGATGAGGACGGCGACGAGGACGCCAATCAAGATAGCAGCATTAACACTAATACTCATAATAAATTGTATTGTTAAAAATTAGTAAATAATTGATTAAGCTTTGGAAGTACTTTCCGAGTCAGGAGTAGAACAAGGAGTACAGTAAATAGTAGTATTAACTTCAGATGTACTGTGAACCCTTGAAATGTATGCATAGTCACCAGTCTTAAAATCGTCTGCAATATATCCGGTGTCAGGATGTGCAATAATTTCATTGATACGACCGTCCTGCTCAATCTGCAGAATGACAATACCATTGCCTACAGTATACACCTGTCCATGCCGTCCAACAAGATCAGTCGGTTTTTCATGTACAATTGTTCCTTCAAGTTTCATACATGCTCGGTAAGCAAGTAGCAGCAAGAAGAACATAACAATGCCGACAAAAACAGCAAGAACAGCATTCCAACCTTCAAGGCCAAACAACGCCCAAGAACAAGAAAAACCTACACCAAAATTGATAAATCCCTTAAGAGAGAAAACATCAGATACTGAAAATCCGTATCCATCAACATTGGCATCAGCATCAGGAGTGCCATCACCATCAAAATCAATGTCTCCATCGGCATCAACATCTCCGCCAGCAAGGGCAAGAATGACCTTAACGACAAAGAAAAGAAGGAAAAACAAAGCAACCCAACCACCAGTAGGATCTTTGATAATACTAATAAGAGGAATCATATAATTATTACTTTAAAATTTACAATATAAATATATGTAATTTAGTTGATACTAAAAAATATTTTAGGAAATTATATTCTTATTATCATTTCCTTCTTTGAGTCCGTGTGCAAATCCATATTCATATACTTCATCAAGAACCTCAGTAATAGTTTTTGTTGAATACATTATATCTGAATATGCTTCTCTAATAATTTCTTTTTTTGTTTTCATTTTATGCTTCTGGAATTTCATCTGAAAATGGAGCAGGAGACGGTTTGATTGCAACTAAACCGCTATCTGCTTCAAGTTGATTTTTGTATTCTTTTGCTTTGTTCAAATACCAGTCTTCCTTCTTAAGGTCTTGTTCAATAGGAGTTTCTGGCTTCTCGCCAAGACGCAACCTATATTTAAATGCAGTCATTTCACACCAAAGAGCTGTTGCTGCAGTTCCAAAAACTCTTCTCAAAATCTCAATTGCCTCAATATCATACTTGTTGTAATGAGACGGATGGTTCACCATTTCGTAATCTTTTGCCATATTCTATAAAATATATTCTTTTTCTTTTTATTGATATCTTTAATAATACTTCTTACTACTTCTCCGTAGCACTGACTAGGAGATAAAGGATCTGAGAAATAGAAATCATCGCCATAATATGCTTTAATCAGTTCTACTGAAATTTTATTGTATATAGCCAATTGATTTCTATAAGCATGATATTCATATTCTTCTATAAGCATTAATTTGTCACCACGCTCTGCTTGCTCAAATTCTATATTATCAAACCACTTACCAAATATATCATAATCACCATCACCCATATCACTTAATCATATTGAGATATTCATCTTCAGTGAACTTAGAAATTCCTAACTCATTGGCTTTCTTAATCTTAGCAGCACCTGCTTTGTCACCAACAATAAGAAATGTCAATCCTCTGGATATTCCAGATGCATATGTACCACCATTTGCAATAACAGATTCTTTGATTTCATCTCTAGAGAAGTTCTTTAAAGTACCTGTTGCAAGAATAGTCATTCCGAACAATTTGTTACCAGTTGTCATAGGCTTATCAAACTTTGTATTAAAATATTTGTAAACATTCTGAAGTTCTTCCTTTTCAGATGCCATGTAATTATGTACATTATTTCCTGCAACTTCACCAAGAACACCAACAACATCATCTAATGATGCCTTTTCTATTTCTTCAATAGAACCAAATCTCTCAAGAAGTTTCTTAGCATTTACTTTTCCAATACCTGCAATACCAAGAGACATCAAAACATTTTCTGCCTTTGCTTTGTTTCTTGAATTCATCAATTCATCAACAATATTTCTTGCAACAACTGGTCCACAACCTGCATGCTGCAATTGTTCTGCAGTAAGATTATATAAATCCCACCAGTTTCTGATATTAAGTGCAGGAACAATCTTTCGGAGAGTCTTTTCAGACAATCCATCAATATTCATACACTCCTTAGTTACAAAATAATTTAATTTTGCAATTCTTCTTTCTTCACAATCAGGATTGCTACAATAAAGATGAGCACCATCTTCAAGGAGTCTTACTATCGGAGCTCCACAAAACGGACAAACAGTCGGTTCTTCAATTTTAATAGCTTTCATTAATTAGCAGGAGTATATATGTTACACAATGTTTTTAATTTTTCCTTTTCAAAAGGTTTACTCATATCAGTGCATTGATATTCTTCATTCCACAAAGGGTCATCAGAACCAAGTTCAAGAATTCTATTATGAATTTGTTCATCATATTTTTTTCTCAAAAGAGAATTGGTTCTTTGTATTTCATCAAACCTATGTGATTGAGCAGTAGTTCCATCCCTTCTTGTTGTATTGTTTCCTTCATGTTGAATATACAAAACTTTATCAACAATAGAAATTTTTCCATACAGAAATGTGCGAATCAACAAATCCATATCATCAAGAACTGATAACTCTATATTATGACCGCCAATCTTATGATAAAATTCTTTTTTCCAACATCTAACATGATTAGGAAGAGCATGAATTCCTCTGACAGAAACTGCATTAACAAGTGCAGTCAATGCAATATTTCGTTCTTGGCCCATTACAAATACTTTTCTGTATTCGCCAAGACCATAAGCAAAATTCTCAGAATAATAAATTTCATGTCCATTTACTTCTTCCATTGCATGAGAATAAACAAAATCACTGTCAGGATATGCAGCAAAAGTATTATTCAGTTGTTCAAGACAATCTGGAAGAAGTTCATCATCATGGTCTACTTCAACAAGATAATCTCCATCACAAGCAGAAGCAATCATATGCTTGTTGAAACCAATATTTCCATGATTAGTGATATTCTTGACTACTACAATTCTTGGGTCATGGAAATGTTCAATCATTTCAGAAGTAGCAGGAGAAGTACTATCATCAAGAATATACCAATTCCAATTGTGATAAGTTTGATTTAGCAAAGACTCATACAGTCTTACAAACATCTTTTTTGGAGTATTGAATGTACAAGTGAAAATTGAAAACAACTTTACTTCTTGTGGACGTTCTCTATTAATATTATTAAGAAATACTCCAATAATTGCTCTTGCTAAAGTATCAGGTTCAAAAGTATCTTTGTGAATCCATTTCTTTCTGAACTCAAATGACATTTCATTAAGAGGTTTGAAATCAATATTTTCACCTACTGTAATAATACAATCAAATCCTTTTGCTTTATTGAGTTCAGACAAAAGATTGTTAGTATTTTTAACTATATGAAAATCAAACCCTTTCTCACCATAATACCACTTATACTCTGGGTCAGTTGAAGTAGTGACCAAAGAGTAATCATGTTCATCGGCGAGAGGGTCAATGATAAATGCTGAAATTCTATTCTTCATTATTCTAATTCTATATTTTCAGTAAGGCAGCGTTCATAGTCAACTCCAGTGACTTTCGGAATGACAGCTCCTCCTTTCTCTACAAAGACGTAAGCACCTATCTGTAGATTCAATTGATTGATATAATCAATGTTGTTCAAAGAGGCTTTAGATACAGTAGAACCGTCAATCTCAACAGGTTCAAGGATTCCTACTGGAGTAAGCTTGCCAGTTCTACCCATCTGCCACTCAACACTAAGAAGCTTAGTAGAAGCAGATTCTTGTTTGAACTTGAAAGCCTTGGCCCATTTAGGTACCTTCTGTGTATAACCCATCTGAAGTTGTTTCTCAATTGAGTCAAATTTGATCACACAACCGTCCATGCAGTAATCCTGCTTCTTCAAAAATCTATCTTCAAATTCTTTGATGAATGTAAGAACAGTATGTTGGTCAAGCGCAAGCCAATAATTAGGTGCATTGAAACCAAAAATATTTGCTACGGTAAGAGCCTTTGCTTGGCTGTCAAGATAAAGTTTATTGAATAAATCGTCATCATCAACAAATACTGCAAACGGCATAAACAAAAGCTTACGACTAGCTGTAACTTTCGGGTCAAGTTGTTTAATAGAGCCGGCAGCACAATTTCTCTCATTCGCAAACAAAGGAAGACCTTGCTCTTCACGTTCTTTATTGATTCTTTTGAATTCTGCTTTTGACATCAGAATCTCACCGCGGATTTCAACATACTTAGGAACATAAATCTCCCAAAAATGATAGTCATTGACTACATCTGGATATATCATTCCATTTTCGTTTTTGTTTCCGTTAATTTTTAACTTCAAAGGAATAGACCTGATAGTCTTTACATTCTCAAGAATATTGTCACCTTTAAGACCAGAACCTCTAGTAGAAGCAGAAACAAGAACACCATCAACATAGATAAGAGAACAAGAAACTCCATCATATTTAGGCTCAACTATCCATGTATTGTATCCGTCATCTACAGATTCCATCCAAGACTTAAGCTCTTCCATATCATAGCAATTTGCAATAGAGCCCATGATACGTTTTCTTTCAACCGTAGTGAAGCCATCTTGCAAATCAGAACCTACACGTTGAGTCGGAGAATAAGGAAGAATGTAACCAGTCTCAGCCTCGAGTTCTTCCAACTGTTTCATTTTCATATCAAACATATAGTCTGACATGGTAGGTTCACACTTTACATAATAATCATAATTTGCCTGGTTGAGTTCTTCAACAAGGTCTTCAATCAAACCATTTTTACTAATATCCATAACAAATATTGTATATTAGAATATTATTAGTTATTTTACAAAAGTTCCGTCTTTGACAATCCAGCCACCTTCATCTTCAAACATCTCATAAAGGTCTTTCTTTGTATTCCAGTCTTCTGCCGTTTTCAGATATTCAGGAATTTTGTCGCAACATTCAAACACATTGAAACGATAATCTTTTGTCTTAATTACATAAGCATTCTTGACAGTTTTCTGAAGAGACTCATCTTCACAATATTTCTTAAATTCCTGTTCAATTGTATCATATTTGTCGAGTCTCGTCTTAAAACAAACATGATTTCCACCGTAATCTTCAATAAAGAAAATATAATGGTCTACAGTAGCAGAAACATTTTCATCAAGTTTAAGTTTATCTTTGAATACATCTGAAATCTTCAAATCAAATCCTTTTCTTTCAAGAATAACATTGATAGTATTCATCTTAGACATAAATACTCTATCATGTGCAATCTCGTGTGAACATCTTTTATAGCGTTCTTCAGAAACATGAGAGTCTTGCCACAAATGAATCATCTCATGAATAAGAATTTCCTGAATCTGTCGCTCAGTAAATACAAAATACCTGCAGAAAGCAATATCATGAATATTACCGTTCTTCGTTGGCTTATCACGATGACGAGAAAATCCTGCAGCATAAGCAAGACGATGAAGCATGAAATTTATTTTGTTTGCTCTTGGAAGAGAATTATTAAAGAGCAAAGCATTAAATAATTCATAATTTGATTTGATATTTTCAAGGTCTTTCTTATTCATAATTGTAAATATACTTAAATTTTGTTAAATCTATTTGTACATGATATTCTTTTTCCTTTGTGGTACTAAACACTTCAGAAGAAACCAATACTGTGTCTTTACCAGAATAAACTAAAAATTTATTAGCATCAGAAATATATTGATAGTAAGAACAATAATCTTTAACAAATGGAAGAAAATAATCTCTCCATCTTTCAAGAAGTTCATCTGCTGCGCTTCTTGATATTTCTGCAAAAACTTTTTGAAAATTAGAAGAGATATATATTTTTTCTAAAAATACAAATGGATATACGGGATTAAAAATAAAACTATTGAAATCTTTTAAATTTCTCATATATGTCGGACTGGGTGCATACGGATATATCAAGCTTTTTTGAAATTTTACTGCGTATGATGGATTTTTACTAGCATAATCTTGTTGCAGTGTCATTGGCTTTCTTTCATAAATACCAAATTCACCATAAGCAAAACCTTGTCCTTGTGTTCTAAGTATATTTTTTATATAATCATAATATTCTTCCTTTGTATAAATAACAGTATTGTTTGAAGAAAATCTCTTACCTAAGAAAATATCTTCAAACAATATCTTATCTTCTTCAGAAGCAATATTTTCAATATAATTTTTAAATATATCTACTAAATTCAGTACTTCCATATACTTTTGGTTTAAACAAATATATGAAAAATCTCAGACAATAAAAAATTTTATTGCCTGAGAACAAAGAATATATAGAGATAGAAACCTTTTACTTAGTGGAATTTTTACCACCTATGGTAGTTGTTTGCCACTCGCCTTCCAATCCCTTAGTCGTATACCCTGGTACAAATCCCGGGAAAGCTGTACCACGAGTAGTTACTTTACCCATGTGCGCGTTATCAAGTGCCTTCCGCATACCGGCATATGATGCTGGATGATCAGATAAATTACCTTGAGGAATCAGACGTGGTGCGCCAACATCTACAGGTTTCATGTGTTCATTACTCATAATATTATATACATAACTTTTTATATTTATTACAAAAATAAAAATAAAAGTTTATCGTCTTCCTCCACGGTGTTGATTTCCATTAGGTCTGTGATTTTCACTAGGTCTTGAACCAGGTTGTGGCTTTGGTGGAGGTGGTGTAGGACGATACCTTGGAAGAGGCATTGGTCTTGGACGATAATATAGTCTTGTATGATTATATGGAATAATTGTTCTTTCATAATAAAAATCATAAATTCTTCTATAAAGAACATGATTTCTAATTACTCCTGTATCTTTATCAACATACTTGTAAATACCTGTAATATCAATTACACCATTTAAATACATTTGATATAACTCAGGAAAATGATTCTTCAATACTTCCATCATTTCAGAATGATTTCTGTAATAGTACTTCATAAAATGATACTTGACTTTGTAATCAACTGTACCATCTTCAAGTACAACTTCTTTCATTGAGTCAACATCCAAAACTCCTTCCATATAATATGTATAAAGTTGAGGATAATGATTTGCAAGAACATAAGAAATCTCGTCCATCTCTTTGACTCTTCTTTGATTTGCATAAGATGCTGTTGCACAAGATATGAAAATCATTGATGAAATCAATACGAGTAATAAACTAAATTTTTTCATAGTTAACGATCTTTGTAATTTTTCTCTAGCCAAGTTTGATATGTTCCAGAAATAACATTGTTCAACCAGTCTTCATTGTCTAAATACCATTTGACAGTTTTTTCAATTCCGGTGTCAAATGTTTCTTCTGGCTTCCAACCAAGTTCATTCTGCAATTTACTTGAGTCAATAGCATATCTCAAATCATGGCCTTTTCTATCTGTTACAAATTGTATGCTAGACTCATAAGTTCTAACCCACAACGGCTCAGGATTTGTAATATATTTTTTATTGCTTCTAAGTTGTTTTTCATGTGCAAATACTTTAATAATCTTCTTGATTATATCAATATTGCTCATTTCGTGGTTTCCTCCAACATTGTAAGTTTCACCAGACTTTCCATTGTGAAAAATAACATCAATTGCTGCTGCATGGTCTTCAACATATAACCAATCTCTTACATTTTCACCTGTTCCATAAACTGGTATTTCTTCATGATTCTTCAACTTGTTTATTACAAGCGGAATAAGTTTTTCTGGAAATTGATTTGGTCCGTAATTGTTACTGCAATTGCTAATTGTAACATTCAATCCATAAGTATCATGATAAGCTTTTACAATATGGTCTGAACTTGCTTTACTTGCAGAATACGGAGAATGAGGATTATATGGAGTAGTTTCAGTAAACTTATTCTCTGGATTCATATCAAGTGCACCATAAACTTCATCAGTTGAAACATGATGAAATCTATGAATTGCAAGATTATCTTTCCACTTGTTAAGTGCAACTTCTAACAATCTGTATGTTCCAACAATATTAGTATTGATAAACTCACCCGGGTCAAGAATACTTCTGTCAACGTGACTTTCTGCAGCAAGATTGATTATATCCGTAACATTGTATAAATCAAATGCGTTTTCAACATCTGCTTTATTTGCAATATCACCACAGAAAAACTTGTAATTCTTACTTTCTTCAATATCTTTCAAGTTTTCAAGGTTTCCCGCATAAGTAAGTTTGTCAAAATTAATAATCAAATAATTAGGATAGTTTTTAACGAATCTCCTAACAACGTGACTACCGATGAAGCCTGCTCCACCGGTAATCATTATAACTTTCTCAAACATAAAATCTAAATACTTTTTCTACTACTCTATCAACAGAAGTTGCCCACTGTGGAATAAAAGCATTATAAATGTTAATAACTTTGTCTTTTGATAACAAACCAAACTTAGGTCTCTCGACATTGGTAGGATAGTCTGATGTCTTACAAGGTTTGATTACTCCTCCAAAGAACATTGACCTCTTAGCAGCTTCTCTCTTATATGCAGCGAGAACCTCACAAGCAAAATCATACCAAGTTGTATAACCTAAATTTGAAAAATGATAAATTCCTGATGTAAATGGTACAGTATTAGATGAATCACCAACAATGACATCAGTAACAATGAATTTTGCCAAATCACCAGCATAAGTAGGAGTTCCGAACTGGTCATCAACAACATTCATATCCTTGTTGTCCTTCATATTCTGAAGAGTAGTCAATACGAAATTCTTTCCGTATTCAGAATACAACCAAGATGTTCTGATAATCATATACTCAAGGTCTCCGCGTTTTGCAATATTCTGAATCTCTGTCTCACCAAGAAGTTTTGTTCTTCCATAAGTGTTGAGAGGACCAGTAGGAGAATCTTCAGTCTTCAAATCAGGACTTCCGTCAAATACATAATCAGTTGAAATATGGATAAGACGAATTTTTGACTTCTCGCAAGCTTCAGCAAGAAGCTTAGGACCATATCCATTTGCAAGGATAGCTGCATCTTCATTGTCAGTACAACCACCAACATTTGTATATGCAGCACAATTGATTACATAATCATAATCGCCGTCTTCGACATATTTCTTTACATGAGTAGAATCCGAAATATTCATTTCAGGCAAATCTACTGCATCATATTCAAAAGAATCTCCGTAATTCTTTATAGCATCAATAATACACTTGCCAAGTTGACCATTGGCACCAGTGATAAGAATTTTAGTTTTCTGCATAATAATCTATATTATAATCAAATAAATTGTTTTCATCTATATCTCCCCAAGTAGGGTGGCAGCAATCCTTCTTAGATAAAATAATAGCTCCATCATATACCTTTCCCCAATCAATTCCCACAGAATTCCAGTCAAGTGCTGCTTCAGATTCTTTATCATAAGGATTATCACACTTGTATTGGAAGATTGTATCATCTTTCAATGCAATAAATCCGTGGGCAAATCCACGAGGAATGAAAAATTGTTTATGATTGTCTTCAGTAAGAAATACACCGACAAATTTTCCAAAGGTAGGAGAACCTTTTCTAATATCTACTGCAACATCATAGACTGCACCTTTTACTACTCTAACGAGTTTTGACTGTGCAAATGGTGGTTTCTGCCAGTGAAGACCTCTGATAACTCCAGCTCTTGATTTACTTTCATTATCTTGAACGAAAGTTGTGTTGCAAACTAATTCTCTAAACTGTTTGTCATTAAACGATTCAAAAAAATGACCTCTGTCATCTTTAAAAATATCTGGGTCAATCACATAGACACCAGGAATTTCTTGTTCTGTTACTTTCATACAATTATAACTATACTATTCTTTAAAATTGTATAAAATATATGAACAAAATATTAAACAAAAAAGGAATCTTTTTCAGATTCCTTTCTTTTACATTCCAAGGTCAGGTGGTGGAGCTTGTGGTAATTCTCCTGTACCTGCTCCCATATCTGGTGCTTCTTCTGGGCCGCCACCTGCTTCTTCTGGGCCTCCGCCCATATCCATGCCGCCACCCATGTCAGGACCGCCCATATCCATTCCACCGCCGAGGTCCATGCCTCCCATATCTCCGCCAGGACCTCCAGGACCGGCACCTGCTTGAGCTTCCTTCTGAGCTTTTTCTGCTTTCTTCTTCTCATCTTCAAGCATCTTTTGATTGAGTGCCCAGTCATCATCAGTAAAACTTAAATATCTCTGAAGCAAGAACTTCATACTGAATACTGGAGATTGGTCTGGATTTTGAAGTTGTGCCAATGTTTGGACTATACCTGTTCCTTGCTCCAGGATAGCCTTTTCCTTTGCTAAAGCGAATACATTCTCTTCAACAAACTCTAATCCTAAGGCATTTTTTAGAATATTACTTGATGCAAATTCAGGATATTTCAAGCAGAACTGGTTCCACATTGGCTTCAAAAGAAGTTCCTTGATAATATCACGGATTCTTCCAATGAACAAGCTATATTTGTATTCTTCCCTTGTCATATTGCTGTTATCAGGAACAACAGAAACTTCTTGTCCATCAAACAACATATTGAATCTATCCTTAGGCAATCTTGTTTCAATCATGAATCTCTGCCAGAACCATTTCAAAGTTTCAGTAGAATTCAAATCATGACCTTCAACACCAAGTTCTGAAATTTCAGTTTGCTGACCATCTTTACTTGGAAATACAAAGTTCTTTGCAAATGCAAATTTAGGTTGACCATTGACAGTAATTTCACCAGACATGTTGTCAATGTTAATATCTTCTTTGTACCTTGACTCAAGCTCACGAAGTCTTGTCTTAATTCTTTGTTCTGATTGAGTTCCTACAGGAACAACAATTTTAATTCTCTTCTGTGCATTCTGAATATTCCAAATAATATGAGAATTTTCAAGAGTACGAAGCATATTAAAAGAGTGAATAAGTCTTTCACAATATGACAAATGAGATACAAAACTGTTCTTTGCCCATGAAATATAGATAACATTAGTATCAGGAAGAATTCTTTCCTTTACACTGTCACCTTTATACTGAATCCAAACTTTATACTCATTTCCATAAGCATCTGTTTTAATTTCAGGTTGCAATGTAATAGGATCAAGTTCTTGGAAACCAACTATATCAGTAGCCTTTGTTCCTTCTTTATTGGATGAATAAATTATTTCAAATGCAAGAAAACCGTCAATCAAGAATTTCTTAACATAAGACCAAGCATCATTTCCTTCATTAAAATGGAATAAATGATATACTCTTCTGTATGCTAAATTGATACCATCTACAATTTCTTTACCATTCTCTTTCTTAAGAATTGATTTCAATTGTTTTGTATTCGGATATGCGAAGTAATGCATATCATCATTAACAATGGTCTCATCAGCAATTGTTTCAAGAACATAGTTGATTTCACCTTGAAGTGCAAACTTTCTAAGGAAATCACGACGCATCTGATAAGATTGGTCATAATATGCAATATAGTCATTTTGACCTGCAATATTAGCATGCTTTCTGTATTCCTCATTGTCATATATCATTTGGTTGGTGAGATTGTCATTCATGGCAGTCTCATCAGCACCAATACCTCTCATCTGTTTGATAAGAGAACTATTCCATTTAATGCCAATTGCAGACAAATTAAGAAGATTAGACTCTAGCCTTCTTCTTGCATTTCCGTCAGTATCATTCTTATTGTCTAAGGTTTTTAATATGTATCTCTTAGGCATTATAATACAATTTCATTTTTATATTTATTTGTCCTTTCTTATGATAGACTCTTGCACTACAGCTAAATTTGCACCTCTAATTGAATCTGTAAATACTAAATAAGGAATATATTCCCAAACGTCATATTCAATGAGACGGATATTTTCAATTGCACTCTTCTTATATTTTCTATATGCTTTTGATATTGGAACTCCACACATGCCGTCAAATACCTTAAGCAATTCCTTTCTTCTTGTCTCATCAACTAAGTTCATCATCAAAGAATTACTGAGTTGCAGTCCTTCATTATAAATTCCATAAGAATAAAAATCAGGATTTGATTTTGCAATTATATCAAGCAATCTACCTCTTACATCATTAGGAAGAAGATTAAAATTTATTCCATATATATACTTGTCATCAACATTTGTACAGAATATAACAGGAACATAATCTCTAAATTCATATTTTCCTTCTTTGTCAATATGTTCAGAATTATACTTAAATGTATAAATTAAAGACGGCAATACATCCTTTGTGTAATCTTCCATATGTAATCCTGTAACCTGCTTTGATTTATATGGCCCTCTTAAATTTTTATCAAGTGTGTCTGTTACAAGATATTCAAATGCCAACTTTTCAAGAGTTCGTTTGTCAGAATTATTTCTATAACTATCGTAAAATCCCATATTAAATTATTCCCATTTTTTGAAGAGTAACCTCTGTAAATACTCTAAATTCAATTCCTCTTTCTTCACACCAAGCAACTGCTGCTTTCCACTTTGCATTATTCTGCAAATAAGTTCTTGCAGCTTCATTAAATCTTTTCTGCTCTTGTAATTTTGCACCAACAGGAGGAGGAACAGGTCTCTCTGTTTGATGTTTCGGTTTTATTTCAATGAACATCTTTTTTGTCTTTGTTCCATCTTCATCATCATCTGCTCTAATCTCAAGATAAAAATCTGGATAATAATTGTTTATTGGCCAATTTGCTGGGTCAAGAGGAGAAGAATTATATTTTCTGCAAGCATCTAAGTCAACAGCTGCAGGATTCTTATATTGAATTGAAGCAGTCTCACAGCCCCACTCAATAACAGCAGGATTGTCATCACACCAACGAGCAAATGCCATTTCCCAAGCTGAACGGTAAATAACTTCACCTCCAACTACTTTACTTGGATTTTTTGGAACATAGACACCTTGATGCGGTTTTCCCGATTTCTCCTCATTCATTATGTTTGGTCTATGAGATTTTTTATATGCTAAGGTACTCATTGTTGTAATTCTTCTTTTTTAATTAAATTTTCAAAGTATCTTACTGTATTTTCAAATACTCTGATTTTTGCAGCGTCTTCTGGTTTATTCTCTATTTTCAACAATCTAACTTTTGCTTTTGCTAAATCCAATTCAAAATAGTAATTAACTTTAAACCAGCTTCCAGTATGTGAAATAGAATCTTTATGTATTCTATATATCAATAATTTATCTTTAAGCTTGTATGCAGTTCCTCCAAAAGAAAAGAATTCTGTCCAAAACATATAATCTCCATAACTCGAATATTTGAATTTCAATTTATATTTAAGCAAAATATCTCTTCTTATACAAGAGCATTGATTACACCAAGATAATGGATGAAATACATGTTCTAAAGCAGGAGATTCATTAAATTTATCTGTTGCTTCATCATTAGGAAATACATCAAACCATCTTCTCTTCAAATCTGGCCATACTTCTTTTGACTCCTCTGGATTCTCCAATTGTCCAGTTAAGCTATTAGACCATTTCGGAATAACTGTACTACAACACGCATCATATTCATGATGATTATCCATAAATTCTACATACTTTTCAATCAATGTTTTATCAGGTATATCATCACCATCTAAACGAATAATATATTCTGTATCACAAAGTTGATATGATAAATTGTGTGCATCAATATATGGCTTTGTCTTGTCTGTGCAATTTATATATAACTTAAATCTTTCATCTTGTTTACAAAACATTTCATAAATAATCTGAATGCTGTTGTCAGTTGACCAGTCATCAACAATATAGCACACAAAATCTTTGTAAGTTTGTGACTGAATAGCTTTGAGTGTAGGAATTATAAAATTTTCTACATTATGTACGGCCATTGCGATTCCAACTTTCATCATCTCAAATCCATTATAAAATATGTTTCACCTACACCGTTGTTATATTTTAAGTATGCTCTCCAAACCTCATCTTGATTTCTTGCATAAACAACATGATTTCCAGTCTGTATTGCATATTCCAAAAATATAGCAAACATTGTATCATCTATATGCTCTTCAGTAAATACAAAAGTATGTCCTTTAACACAATTCATAACAGATATAACCTGTGTCATCAGAGCATATACTTGTTTAGTAGAATTGTTAAATTGAATAACATTATATGAATTAAGTATATCTTTCCATTTTTCTCCTATCTTATGCATATCTTGTGAATTGATAAAGAATGCATTGATATACTTTTCTATAGAAAAATTAGATTCATTTTCACATAGAAAATAATTTGATGTGTTCAAAGTAGGAGTTCCATCAGGCCAACCTCTGCTTGCTTTCTTAATCCATTCATCAAATGATTTTGTATAATAATGTTTCACATAACCGCATCTATATTTAGGAGGAAAATGAGTATGTGATTGATAATCAACTACATGTAATCCTCCAATATTGTATTTAACTGGATTTGAACACATTGGAATATGTGAACCGTTAAACCAACAATTTTGAAATCTATCATATCCTCCTCTCAATATTGATTTGACAAATACATTTTCTTTGAACATCAATATTGGTTTAACAGGCTCTGGAAATCTTTCTTGTACTGAACCCTCTTCTTTATGATATTTTCCATTACTTCCATATACAATCCAATTAAAAGATATTGCATCTTCTTGAATCGTATCCAAAAATTCCTTTATGTTACTATATACTCCTAATTCAAGAAATTCGTCAGCGTCAAAATATCCACACCATTTGTAATTTCCTTCATGCGCAAACATAGAATATATCTGAACTTGAAAAGAGTCAAATCCTCTACAATCAAATATTTCTACTGTTTTATTTTCAATATAGTCTTTCAACAAAGTTTCTACAGAAGCATCATCATTATTATCACATATAATAACTTTGTCAAATCCTAAATTAAGATAATGATCTACATATTCTATTAAATAATCATTTTCTCCTTTTGCACATGTAAATACAAGATACTTTTCTGCATCATCTGGGTCTTTATGATAGTATCTATCTATTTTATCTGTATGAAAATGATACACTTCGTTCATTACTTTTTAATTTGATTTATCAATTCCTCAATTCTTATTCTATTATTTATAGCATAAATAATTGAGTCAATTGTTTTTATAGTTTCCAACATATACTTTGCATGTTGGTCTAGAAGTTCAATTTGATATTTTTCATCTTTTAAATCAGCATCAATTTGTGCATTGATTGCAGCCTCAGAAGAATATCTAATTTGTGCTTGTGTTTTATAATAGTTGTATTTTTGTGAATACTTAAATTTATATTCTCTGCTCAAGTATGAAATTTTAGACAACAACCCAAAATAATAATCAAGAGAATCTTGTCTTCTTGAATATATGACATTTTGCAGGTCTGGTAGATCTGCAAAATTTTTCATTTTTCCATTGAGTTCAGTAATCAAACTTGACCATTTCTGCTGATGCTCAAGAATATAATCTTCTAAAGTTTGTGGTTTCTGCTCTTCCATCAATCACAAAGATTTTTATATTTTATCTTTTCTTCTTTATACTTTTTTACTTGTTCATAATCTTTTTGCAAAGCAAATCTTGTTTCTTTAAATTCTGACAATTTTGCCATAATATTATAGGGCACAAAGTAAAAATCAGAAGTAGAAGATGCATTTGTTTTATAATCACAATGAATAGATTTTTCTACATTTGATTTATATAATCTTCCTCCACAGGCAAGTACATTCCACCAAAAAATATAATCACCTAATCCGTATGATATATACTTTGGATGATATTTATCATAAAATGATTTTCTTATAGATGAAGAAGGATTTGACCAAATAACAGTATTTCCGCAATATGAATAGGCATTGTTTTTGTTGAACCAATCTAATTCTTCTTTGCTGTGTGCATCTGCAAAGTCTTTGTCTTCTTCATATGTCAATTCAATTATTTCTCCATTTACAGCTTTGCATCTTTTCATTTTTGTTGAAAATGCATCTATATTTGGATGTGTATTTAAGAATTCGACATGAAACTTTAAGTAATCTTCATATAAAATATCATCTGCATCTATTCTGAACAAATATTCTCCATTTGCATATTCATAAGATAAATTGTGTGAATCAATATACTTGTCTGCTGTTATATTTACAAACAACTTAAATCTATTATCTTTCAAACAATACTCTTCAAGAATAATTTTTGCAGTATTATCTGTAGAATGATCATCTACTATAATAACTTCAAAATCAGTATATGTCTGTTTGATAATAGAATCTAATGTTTTTCGTATACTTAATTCATTGTTATATGTTCCTATGCAAATACTAACTAACATTATTCTGCAGTATCACTTTCAAGGAATTCATCAATGTCAGATGCAGCATCTTGTGAAGGAAGTTCAAATGAAGGACGAATTATAGTTTCATCAAGATTATGAAGTACTTCATCAGTCAATACTTTACTTGTCCACAATTCTGTAATAGGAAGTTCTTCTCCAAGGTGTTTAACGATAATCTTCCTACTCTTCTGTGTTGCACCAATCTTAGGAAAAGCATATTTTGTTTCACCGTTGAACTCGAATATCTTAACAATTTCTTTGTCCTTATCACTAAGCTTATCATATTCTTTTTGAGTCAATAAAATTCCTTCCATAATTCCAGAATTCTCCCATGTCAAATATGCTTCAAGACCAACATAAGGATTAGGTGCTTTGAAAAAAGGAATATTAAACTTAACCTTCTGCGGAATAGTAAATCTTGATTTCTCAGGTTTTGCAGTAACAATAACACCAGTCTTTGTAAAATCACCAATTTTCTTCTCTGCAATCTTATCAGATTCTTTATCATCAAGCTTTGCGGTTGAAAGCATCAAAGTGACTGAAGAATTGTATTGAATACCAGAGCCGCCAGAAACTACACTCTTAGAGAACAAATCCTGTGTCTGATAAATGTGGGAGCAAACAATCATTGGTGCTTGAGCCCTTGCAAGAGCAGTAGCATTTGTTCTGAACAAAGCTTTAATCTCTTGCTGTTTTGTCATATCTCTCTTTTGATTAGCTTCAAGAGTATCTGTCAATTCTTTTGTAGAGGTGAGGTTTCCAAGTGAGTCAAGGACAAATATCAATTTCGGCCTAGAGTCCTCAGGTTGGTCATTTACCTTCTTCAGGAGGTTTGCCATAAAAGTACTTACCTCTGAAATAGTAGTAACTTGTTTAATAACAAACTTTGTCGCGTCACAACCAAGTCTCTCAATAAAGTCTTTGTCAATTGCTCCTTCAGAATCCATATAAACTGGTGTATATCCTTTCTTCTGTGCTTCACGACAAGCAGAAACTGCAAGATAAGATTTACCTGCACCTGGAGCACCTGCAAGAGTTGTAACTCTGCCAGACGGAATTCCTTTGAACAAAGAACCTGTCATACAAGCATTAAGAATATAACTTCCTGAATTGATATATTCTTTGATAACAGCTGTCTTACTTTCAGAAAGAATTTCTGCAGAATTATCAACAGAACTAATTAAATCAAACACTGACATTTCTTTATCAGTAGTTGTTATAGATGATTTCTTTGCCATAAACTAATAATTAACAATTTAATATTTTATCAAAAAAATAAGAAGTATATTTCTTTTATGAAATAACTTCTTCATAAAGGTATTCATTTTCCTTTATTTTTCTTTTTACCACTTCATCTGCATCAATTTTAACAAAACACAACCCAGGAGGAGATGGTAAAAAATCAACTATACCACTTTCTGCTACAAAAATATTTGGAACAAATTGTATTGATGTATCAATTCCTGCATAATATTCATACAAAGCTTTATTCAAATAAGATTCTTCATTTACTTTTGGTATATAGTGATGGTCTTTAAGGTCTTTACCTATCAAATATTCTATTTTTGTACACAACTTATTAAATTCTTTTGGTGCAGCGGCACAGAAACAAGCACCTATCCATAAAAATTCAGAATAAGGAATGTATGAAGCCTTTGTATTATCTGTTTCTTGTAAAGTTTGAATACATTTTATATCATAATATGGATTTTGACCGGGTATATAAATTTCATCATGAATCGCTTTAGTATACATAATATGATATGATATAAGAACCTTTCCTGTATAAAAATGATTACTTATATTTGTCCAAAAGTCGGCAGGTCTTTCAATAAAAGAACTGTCAGCATCAACAAATATAGTAGCATCTGCATCATAGTCTAAAACTCCTTTAATATATGAAAACTTCATATAATTTACTATTGGATACGGAAGTTGATATATTTTATGTACATTGAACTTCAAAAATGAATCATTTCTAAATTTCTCGAAATACTCCAAATTATCAGTAAGTATATCTATTATCTTCTGTGACCCAGGAAATAAATTATCTAACGATGCAAAAAGCTTATCTGCAAAGATGCAATAAACACTTGTTGCTATATAAACTAATTGTATAGTCATAATTACTTAAATTCTATTAAGTTTTCTTTTATGTAGTCAACAAAATTAAAAAAGTTTTTAAGGTCTTCAGGAAGATACAAATAGGAAATTATATGTCTGTAATTAGCATAGAAATCGTTTTCAGGGTCTTCATAATCTCTAAAGTCATCGAAGAAGAATTCAGACATTCCTTTTGCTCTTTGTTGAACAATAGATGAAGTTTTCAACGGAAGATAATTTCCTGGAAAATCCTCTGCATAAAATCTATTATGCATTACAGGAAGAGGTCTCCGCAAAGATTCTTCATACAAGGCAGGAACATTAATCCAATAAAATGAACCAGGGTATTGCCAACGATATTTTGAACAAGTTAATCGTTCAGAATAATATGCAAAATGACCACAAAGTATTTGTCTATTGACACGTATCAATCTATTTTTTAATTCTTCAATATCATGCAAATTGAAATAATACATAGATAATACCCAATCTATTGTAGAGTCATTTAAAGAATTTGTTGCTCCTTTACTATGTGCAAAAAATACAATTGATTTTTCTGCTGACATCTTATCAAATACTCTTGTTTTAAGAGTTTCTCCTTCTCTGTAGTCAATATTATTTTGTACTACATTAAATGTAACATTTTTATAAATTCCTATATTGAAAAATCTTTCCTCCCAAGTTCTTATAAGTTTTTCATCATTTGTATCAGAAACAGAAAATGTTATATCATATTCATCAAATACATTTGCAAACTCCTTTAAGCACGTAAAATGATATTTGTATATCTCAGGAATTTCACCATCTGGGATATACAAATGATAAACTAATTTGAATTTTGGAGTTTCCATATTATTTCCAATAAGAATAAAGTCCTTTATTAATTTCATATTCAGGCCACTTAAACCTGTCTCTCATCTTAAGAGTCTTTGCCCAATTCCACATCTTTCTCAATCCTATTTCAAGACCATGATTGTCTGCATAATCAAGCAAGTCAATTGATTTTTGATATGAAGGAACTGCATGCTTAACTTCATATCTTGCCTCCTTGTAAACAACTTCAGCATCCCAACCAAATACTTCGAGCATCATTTCTTTAGCTTCATTGATTGTGCAAGCCTTTGTACCGCCAACATTTATAATCTGTTTACTTGCTTCTTTATATGTTGCTGCAGCCCACAAACAAGGTGTTGTATCATCAATATAGCTGAATGCTCTTGTCTGTTCACCAGAACCATACACTGTAAGTGGTTCACCATTAAGATGTTGATACATCCAAATACCTAATACATTTCTATATCTGTCAAAAATATTCTGACCGATTCCATAAACATTGTGAGGTCTGATTATACACCAATCAAGACCGTGTTGTAATCCTGCAGATTGTATATCAAGTTCACAAGCATATTTTGATATTGCATAAGGGTCAAGAGGATGAGGAGTAAGTGTTTCATCAAATAATTCACCTTTTATTCCATCACCGTAAACACTCATTGATGATGTGTAAACAAGACGCTTAACATCATATTCAATACAACAATTGATTATATTAGCAGTTGAAATAGAGTTGTTACTCCAATTGAATCTTCTAATAAATGGTGACAATCCTTCTGCGGCATAAGCAGCAAGATGAAAAACATAAGTAGGACGGTACTTGTCAAAAATTTCCATCAACTTGACATCTTCAACATCAGATTTTATAAAAACAAAATTCTTATAATTCTCTGTCAGTCCATCAAGATTCTCTTGCAACCCACCAAACAAGTTGTCAATTCCAACGACAGTATATTCAGGAAATCTTCTTAAAATATAATCTGCTAAATTAGAACCTAATAAACCAGCTACTCCTGTGATAATTATTGATTTTCCCATTCTCGTAAATGAATTATTCTTTGGTTTGAACTTCCTCTAAAAGGAAGACTCAAATCCCGTTGAGCATATCTATATGGACCATCAACAAGTATATCACATTTTTTAAGTATTGCTTTCTTCAACGGGTGTTTAATAAGATTTTCATATACATCTCCACTATAAACCCAAATATCTTTATCAGGAAATTTTGTTTTTATTTCACAAATAAGAAAGTACAACTCAATTAAACTCTTTAAATTCTGGTCTAAAGGGTCTCCTCCTGACAGTGTAATTCCTTTGATATAAGATTTATCAAGTTTGGTAAAAAGGTCCTTCTTAATTTCTCTAAGAGCCTTCCCTTGTTTGTAATTCCATGTTTCTGGATTATGACAACCTTTACAATGATGAGAACAACCTGCTACCCAGAGCGTTACCCTAAATCCTTCTCCATTATTTACATCTGGCGATGTTATATTCAAATATCTCATATATTATATAATATTCTCTATCTTATATTTTTCTATAACTTTATCATAATTGCCTTCTTCGACAAGACAGTCTTTAAAATACATTGCAGTATTAAACATCACTTCTTTAACATTTGCAACGGTAACATCATTCTTTACTATATGTTTGTCATCATATAGAGTTAAAGCAATATAAGTAAAATATGCAATATAGTAGTATTGTAAATTGCTATATTTTTGATAACATGCTGGTTCTTCTACTTCCTTTTCATAATCCCATGTTGAAGAAGCATTTGGACCTGTATATATAATTTTATACTCATCTACTATATGAAGTTTTCCACCTAATGCCATTACTTGTAACCAAAATATAGTATCACCTGCCATATAATGAATACATTTTGGATGATGTTTGTCATAAAATGATTTTCTTAAACAAGACCCAGGATTGTGATACAAATATACATCATCACAATATCCTGCCAAATGAGATATTGCTGGAGGACAATTATTAAAATATGAAACCCACTCATCATAATTTTTAATAATATGTGGTTCATATCTGCTTTTATCAATATTATTGATATCTATTATCCTCGTATTTTCATAAAATATCAATTTTCCGCTACATCCATCTATATCAGGATGTGCATCCATATAATTAACAAAGCACTCTAAAAAGTCTGGAAGCAATACATCGTCATGGTCAAGTCTAAAAAGCAATTCGCCGGAAGCATATTCATATGATTTGTTGAAAGAATCAATATATGGCCATTTACAATTTGTAGTATTTACAAATAATTTAAACCTCTTGTCTCTTACACAATATTCATTTGAAACAATATTTACCGTATTGTCTGTAGAATAATCATCTACTATAATTACCTCATAATCATTGAAAGTTTGAGACAATACAGAATCTAATGTCCGGCGAATTGTTTTTTCAGAGTTATATGTTGTTACACATATACTTACTTTCATATATTAATTTTTAATATGTTTTACTCTATCTTTTGTTTCTGCAATTTTACCGTTGTTAAAAGCAGTAGTATAATTACCTGTAAGATAACCAGTTACACGACGAAGTCTTGTAATATTGTCACTTCCACACTTTGGACATTTTTCACCAATCTCATCTTGATAACCGCAATCCTCACAGCAGTCAAGAGGAAGGTTGACAGCAAAATAAGGAATATCCTTGTCCATTGCATAATTGACAAGAGTTTCAAGAGCATCAATGTTGTTCTTTACTGTAGAAGGAAGCTCAACATAAGTAATTGTTCCTGCATTTCCCTTGTTTGCCCACTGTGACTCAATATCGATCTTCTGGAAGGGGTCCATCTCTTTCCAAACAGGAACGTGGATAGAGTTGGTGAAATAATCTCTGTCAGAAACTCCTTCAATGATTCCGTATTTCTTTCTGAAGTTCTTCAATGCAGTGTAGCAAAGATTCTCTGCAGGTGTGAAATAAACACCGAAATTAAGTTTGTATTCCTCCTTATACTTCTTGCAAGTATCACCATACAACTTAACTATTTCATCTGTGAGTTCCTTTCCTATACCAACAAAATGGTCACAGCCAAACAAAGCGTGAGAAGTCTCATTCATACCGAGAAGGCCGATGGTCAAAGTTCCGTGCTTGAGAGCCGATACAATTCCTTCTTCAGGAATATAACCAGCCATTGTGTGATTTTCATACATAAACTTTGCTGACTCCATAGGTTGTTTGCAAATCCAGTTGAAACGCTCAATCAACATATCCTTTGCTTCTTCCAACTTTGTCTTCATCATCTCAATGAAATATCTCTTCAACATTTCATCGGTATACATATTGTTGGTCTCTGCAATACATTTCTCCTTAGCTTCCATTGCAATTGTAGGAAGAATAATTGTAACAGGACAAATGTTTCCTCTACCGTCTTTCTGCTGTCCGAGACCATTAATATCAAATCCATTAACAGTTCTGCAACCCATTGTAGCATAATATGTTAAAGGATTATTTCTATCCCAACCAGCATTCATTGTAGTATCACAGTTACAGTAGTTAGGATAAATTCTCTGCGCAGTTGACTTCAATGCAAGGCGGAACAAATCGTAGTTAGGTGAATCAGGTTCGCGGTTTACTCCCTTCATACATTGGAAAATTCCACAAGGGAAGATTGAAGTTCTGCCAAATTTACCAAGACCTTCAATTGAAACTTCAAGAAGAGCCTTAGTAATCATTCTTCCTTCATCAGAAGTACAGGTACCGTAGTTGATACTTGTAAAAGGAAGTTGATTTCCTGAACGTGACTGAAGAGTATTCAAATTATGATACATTCCTTCAACTGCCTGATGGATTTCTTTCTTAAGCATATCCATTGCATAATTGTAAACCTTAGCAGTGCAAGTTGCATAGAATTGGTCATTGATTGAAAGATTTTTCAACTCTTCTCTTGTCTTATTATCAATATCTTTCTCATCAATATATTTTGCTCCATCTTTAAAATGCTTGTAAAAACTCATTCTAACATAAGGAACCATTGTCCAATCAAGATGGCTAGCTGAAACACCACCAAACTGTTGGAGTGACTGAAGTTGGAAAATAACAGCAACGAGCTGCATAGCAGTATTGACTGAACTTGCAGGACGTACATCTGTCTGACGGGTATTGAAACCCTTATCTAGTAAATCATCAAAAGGAATAGTTAAACAGTTATGCATTCCTGTTGCATATGAATCTAAATCCGTTTACTTCTATATTTTCATATAAAAACTGACTATATCATCAACCGTTTGGTTGTTGCGCACTTCGAATAGTTCTGCATTACTCTATTCTACATCCTTACACTCATCAGGATTAGTCGATACACTGTTATGAGTTCTTTTTTCTCTTCTAATTTTAAGAGATTTTAAGTGCATATGTTTTTGAAATTTTGGTTCCCAAGAATTTTTCAGAAGTTGTTCAATTATAGTTCTTGAAATATTAAAATTATCTTTACAATACTTATATAATTTCGTATGACCTAAACAAGTATAAACTAAAATGTCATTATAATATACAAAATATTCATAAGGACAATCTCTGTCCATCATTTTGTTATAAGCATCTTCTGATAATTTTTTTTCCTTTATTTGCAATACTTAATTTTCTTAATTCTTCTTCTGTTTTTATTCTTCCTGTATTTGCTGCAATTAATTTAGAAATATGTTCAGGAGAAAGATGCTTTCCTTTATTGATTTCACTTAATTTTTTTCTCGTTTCTAAAGAATGTGTTTTTCCATACATCGGATTTAATTCTCCAATACGAGTTGATGCAAATTTACTAAGTTTATCATGGCGTTGAGGACTATCATAATTTCCAGTATTTCCTCCACATCCTCCTTCATGAAAATTAGCTTTACATTCTCCTTTATCCCAGTATTCTTTTATAAGTTGTCTTTCTAAATCAAATGCTGCAGATTCTTCCAAATTTTCAAAGAGCAATTTTACATCTACATCTGTAGGATATTTAGAAATAATATTTTTGAAATAGTCATTTCTACTATGAACAGTATCTAAATATCTATTTCCTGTTCCTTTTCCTATATAAAATATCTCATCAGTTGATTTGAAGAAATATGCGTAAATATAAAATTTTTTCATATGCATTGAACTCAATTTAGCTCGGTATTTCCAGCTATCCAGAATCTGGACCTTAGGTTCTCTTAGTCAGTGTATTCGTGAGTGATTCAATCTCCTTATTTAACTGATACCGATAGCAAACAAATATTATTTTAATATTTATTCACACCCCAGCAGTTGGGTTCACGCAATTTTCAAAATCTGTTCCCAGATTAGGCCACAATTAATTTATGGATATAAATTTCATTGTTCAAATGATTGTTTCTTGCCATTTCTGACATGCAATTCCACAAAGCAAAGTCTTTTGTAATGACTCTTGTTGCTTCACCGACTCGGCCACCGAATGATTTCTCATCTACATTAGCATTCTGATTCTGAACATTCTTTGCTTCAAGCTTTTCCTTGATACCTTTCATTATCTTGGATTTCTGTTCACGAACTCTTGTTCTTTTGTCTCTGTAAAGAATAAAAGCTTTTGCAACTTCAAACTTATTTTTCTTAATCAAAAACTTCTCAATGACATCTTGAATGTCTTCAATTGACGCTGTTCCTTCAGCAGAATCTTCAAACTTTGCAAGGTCTTCATCAAGAAGTTCCAAAAATTTTGGAGTGCATTCTTGCTTGCAGGAACTGAATGCTTGACCTACGGCCTTGTGTGCTTTTTCACGATTGTAAACTTCCTGTTTACCGTCTCTTTTGATTACTTTTTCTAGCATATATTTTACCAATTTTTTATTTTTCTGTGAATATATTTATTGAGCCAAGAGCTCAAATTCACAAGATGATATCCTTCAATTTGTTATCTAAATCTGTCCTTTCGTCACCCTGGCCAGGATTATTTTCGAGATGAAATTTTACTGAATCATAAACATATTTGAACGGAATCTCATCCTTTCTTGACTCTTCATCTTTCAAGAATTGTTGTAAATTATATATAGAAAAGTTGAAATAATTAGGAGTCCATCCACCCTTTAGTTCTGGCATATCTTTACAAGATTCAGTTATAATTCTAGAGGATTCATTCATTATATCTTTATAACTTTCCCACCATTTTTCAGTAAAATTCAAATTTCCAAAATTAGAATCTCCTTCATTGTAATTCATTACACTAAATAGATATTTTAATCCTATTACCGGTAAGACCATATGATGATTGATATTCAATATATTTAGAAGATGATTATCTTCAGGGAATTTATGCATTATAGCAGGAGTCATATATTTGTCAAAGTTCTCAAAAAATCCAGGAGTATACAATGTACAATATCCGCAGAACGGATAACCTCCTTGACAGAAACAATTTGCAAATGAAGATATTGCATATTTTCTTCCATAATAGTTATATGATTTAATCATTGTTTCAACAAATACAGGAGAATACAAAATATCATCATCAATGCATATAATAACATCATCTTTTGAGAAATGTTGTATTACATACAAATGCTTTTTCCATGATTTCAATTCAGCATCATCATACCAATGAATTTGAATATTAAGATTTGATTTAATCAATTCTATGAGTTCTTGAGGAAACAGCTTATACTCTTCAAGATATTTCAAATCTTTATTATAATCAGGAATAGGAAAATCAGATTTTGCTAAATTAAGAACAATAATATCAGGAACAATACTATTTTCAAGAATAGTTTTCAATACAAGAGCAACATTGTTTATTCTATTTTTCCAACTTGATATTGTAACTATAAGTTTATTGTTTCCAATATATTTTGTTTTATCTGAAGTTCTTTCTATATCAAGTCCTAAAGCAGGAAAATCTACTGGAGTGTTAGCAGTCAATGCATGCTTTTTATTGTTCTCATATAAAAATTTTAATGATGCTGGAGGGTCAACATAAGTGCTCTCTGAGACAGCTAATGTGTCATTAATAATATCCCAAAATCTTGGAATAAACTTCGATGGTCTGCCTCTAAAGTAGTGCCTCTGCAAAGAATCTTCCATAGATGGAAGTGTTGTTGCATACAAGTCTAATATAGGACTCTTGCTTTCTTCATGCCTGTCTGCTGCAGCTTTATCTGTCCACGCATTGACATCATTGAACAGCATTTTGCTATCTTCTGGCAAATGAAATATTTCAGGAAGAAGTATGCTTTTATTGATAGCAAACAACACTCCTATAAAAATATCATCTACACATTTGTGTAAAACATCATCTGTCAAATACTTCTTGTAATTACCCCAGTCTTTCTTTCTGTACAATGTTGCAGGACCGTTGAAACACCACATATTGTGTGTCAATACTATCTTATTAAGAGTAACAGGATGCTGTTTACCATAAAAACAATATGAAACATACATGTTCTCTATAAAATTCTCAGGATACAAATGGTCATCATCAACAGAAATTATAAGGTCATTGTCATCAACAATGTCAAGAGTATGAAGATGTTTCTTCCAAGCTTTATAATTCTCAATAAACCAATAAAGCTCTATATATCCTTTGTGTTCATTTATGAGTGATAATAAATCATCGGGAAGGTCTTCCTCCATATTAGGAAAATCTTCTGTACACAAATTAAGAATTATTTTATAGGGCTTTATTGTTTGCTTTAATATAGTTTCAATAACAGGTTTTACATTATGGATTCTTTTGTACCAACTTGTCATTGTAATATACAATTTCTCTGGTATAATCATTTGTATAGAAAATATATTTAATATTATATCAGAGAAATTAAAGCTGTATTTATAACAATAAAGGGAGGATTTCTCCTCCCTTTATTTAATCAGATACATTGTATATCATATTTACACAATCCTTTGCAGTATCAATACATTCTCTAATAGTTCCTGCGAATAACAATGTTTTGCGGCCCTCAAAGTATTGATTAAGCTCATACAAATCATTTATTCTTTGCTCTATCTTGAATGTATTATCTCCAATTGTTGCAACTAAATTAGATGCTAACATTTTAGAAAATAGTACAAATTGCTTACGTGTCAGTGTCATATCAATTAATTTTTATTTTATATAATATTCAATATAATTGCTTCCAGGGCCAGTAGCAGGATATACCTTTGAATCATCTAATTTATCATACAATACTGGAGCAGAAACGTTGTTTATTACAGCATAACCAGGAACAATATCGTGAACAAGTTCGTTAATTCCGTTATAAATCTTCAACTCATAGAAGTACAAGTCTTGTGCTACATATGCAGTTGGATCTTCATATCTGTAATCAAGAGCATTATTCAAGAAGTAAGTGTAGTAGATTCTAAGTGGAAGATTTGAAGGAGTATTATTTTCATAACTCCAATTATCAACATTGAATATATTGAAGTTATTAGGATCACTCTGTCTGTAAATCTTTACCTTATTATCTTGAGTATGACAAATGTCAAGAACTATAATATCACTATTTCTTCCAATATCTCCTGAGAATACTGATGCTGGATTAGTACCGTTTGTAGTAGCTACATTCCACTTTGTTGCGGGGCTTCCATTACGGTAAGTGAAGTATCCTGTAAAGATATTAGCTTTACCTGAATGTCCACTACCACCTCTGTGGAAGTCAGTAACTGAAGTTATTGTGCTCTCATCGTTTACATCATCTGCTGTTGCTGCACCAAACAAAGGTTGAACCTCATACCAGTCTGAGCTCTTGTTCTTAAAGATATATTCATATCTGTAATTTCCGCAAAGAGGAATTCCACCAAGCTCAAAGTAAGTCAATCCGTTTGCTCTTCCAGGATGGATGTATTTCAAAGGATTTACTCTTGCTGTTTGAGTGTATTCAGGAGTTGATGTGTTACCACCCCAGCTGTAAGGAATGCTGTCATAGTTTCCTGCTCTTACGCAACCTTCAAATGATTTCTGTGATTTGCTTGCAACTCTTACAGCGTCAGCAAAGCTACAACCGTAGAAGGTCTTCCAGAATCCAGGTACTCTTGAAATCAATGATTCACAACCTGCGAACATTCTCTTAAGAGATACAATTTCAATGTCATCTGCTGGGTGCAAGAATGGAATATCTTCCTCTGAATTGATAGTAGAAAGAAGAGTACAATTTGCAAATGTTTCTTCGAATGAAACTGCCTTAGTGTTGTAAACGAAGAAGTTAGCAGGCAAAGTAGTTAAATTAGTATTCTTAAAGGTCTTGTTGAATGAAACAATTTCAACGCAGTTGTTAAACAATCCGCTAGTAGGAATCTGTTCAAGAGTAGTATTCTCAAACAAGCTATCTGCAGAAGTGCAATCTACACAAGTCTTATAGATATTACCAACACTTATAAGCTTTGAGTAATCCTTATTGCTTATATTGAATCTTGGCATTGTTCTGAAGACTGCGGCACCGTTTGACTGGTATGCAACTAATCCACCAGGATTTTCAAGATTTCTAGGAACATCTGCCCAACTTGCAGGGAACAAATCTGAAGAAGTACCAGTACCGAAGCAAGGAAGTATACCTGAAACATTTCCTTCTGATATTACATGGAACCACTTAATATTCTGAGTATTAGAAGTTCTTTGTACACCATTGATTGTTCTCTCAATAGGAGTAACTGTAATATCATATTCAGTATTAGCTGAACGGTAAGTATGGTAAATAACCTTTTCACCATCAGAATCACCAGTTATTGCATCAAGATGTGCATCAGAAGTTTGTTCTGCAGCATCACCCCAATCAATAATGATAGGTCCTACAACATTGTAGTAAAGTCTTACTGTTGTGTAGTTTCCACTGCCAGTTACTACTGTCATGTGAAGTTCTGTTGCTTCATACTCTGTATAATTTCCTAAGTAGTCTCTTGAAATTGATATTGAGTAGTTGAAAGGATCTTCACCAGTTCCAGTAGTAATAGAACCAATATATTGGCTATATCTACCACCTCTTGTGACCTTGATATCAACATCATCTTCAAGTTCTGTGATAGTAATTTCATGCATTGTATTAGCAAGAAGCTTAACAGTTGCAGGATTATTAGAAGCAGTAACAATAACCTTGTTGAAAGGAGGTTCTGTCAAGTTTCTAATTGAAGTATTCTGCAAAGACTCAATCAACAATCTCTTATCAGTAACCAACTTGTTAGAGTTAAGAACTGTAATATTAGCAGTAATAGGCTTGTAGAATGAAACAGTGTATTCATCATCCTTGCTTATCTCTGCAGGAAGCTCTTCCATTATGATAGGTGCTGGTTTATTGTAATAGTAACCAGGTTGTTCTGAGTAAGTAGATTCAACATTAACTACAAGACGTCTAAGACCGAAGCAACCATTTTCAGGGTCATAAACATTTGTTGGCATAGTAATTACACCGACATTTGAAGGTGAGGTCTTAATTCTGTAGATGTTAGAATCTCCATCAACTTGAACATCTGCATAACCAGGAATTCTTTCATGCATTCCACGAGTCTCATCTTGCAAGTAAATTACACGAGAAACAATGTTGTAAACGTGGATAGGAATACTTCTGTTAATAGTAGGAAGATTCTTAGAAGAAATTCTTATTGCAGCTGCCTGAGTTCTTGAAACATCAGCACCAGTAATGCTAAGAGTTCTAGTAGTAGATGAGTATTCATATGCATTTGCACCGTAGTGAACAAGGTACTCAGGATTTGATACTACGAAATCAAGTTCATCATCTGTTGTATCAGAAGGAGTGAATACGATTGTGAATGATTGAGTTTCACCTTCATATAATGAAATTCCCTCATTGTAATCAATCTCATGATTAGTAGAATCCATAATCTGAATAGATTGAAGAGTTGCGCTAGGAGCAATTGAAAGTGATGCACTCATTGTGCTGTACTTGTTAGATACTGCTGAAATATCATAGTATCTTGTACCTGAAGTAGAACCTTCAAACATTACTTCAACTGAAGAAGATGTCATATTTCTGTATCTCAAATCAGGGTCAATTGTCCATGTAACTCCCTTGTCTGATGCAAGAACGAAGTCATCTGGCAAATATTTTACATTATATGTATACCACTTATTAGGAACAATATCTATAGGTCCGTCAATCTGGATTCCACTAAGACCAGTTGTAGAAGAAACGTTTACAATAAGGTTGCAACCTACTTGTCTGAACATTGCTTCAATACCGTCCTTGTAACCGCTTGATACTGTGCAACCTGCTCCAATATTTACTACACCGGTAAGATAAGGGATATTAAGGCTGTAAGTAGTATCATCAGCAATGCCTCTCTTTGTAAGAAGAGTCTTCCAAGTATTGAACTCGGTCTGAGTTTGAATATTCCAGATGAATCCAGTCAAACGTACATTAGCAAGAACATTTCCAGTTGTTCCGATAATTCTTTCAAGAATAGTCCAAGTATTGATGTTAGGACAATTCTCAATCCACAAGGTTGAAAGGTTCTTGTAATTTACGAAGCTGATACCTGCATTTGTGATATAGTTCATATTAACAAGCTTAACAGTAGCGATTGAAGCAGGATATGCTACACTTCTAAGATTTGCACCAGTTGTTGAGAAGTCAATATTAGTGATAGCAGTATCAGTTGCCTTAACAGACTCAATAGTATTAATCTGCTGGAGACCGTTAAGCAAGCTAAGTTTCTTACAACCTCTAACATCAATGTTCTTCAATGAGGTATTAGTAGCAGATACTGTCAAGTTAGTCAAGTTCTCATTGTAGTAAGGAGAATCCCAACCAAGAAGAATATCTGTAATCTTAGTAGCATTACCAATTGCGACAGAGTCAGCGTACTTGTCAGCAAGTTGTCCGAATGAAAGTATATATGGAGCACCGTAGATAATAGTTTCAGTATTGTTGAATCTCATGTTAGGAGGAGTTACCTTGTAAGGCTTATTCTTCTCTGCACGGACATAAGCATCAACTGAACCGAATCTTACACGGAGATACATATCAGTATAAGGAGTCAATGTGAACTCTGCATTAGGCTCTACAATAGGATTGTAGACTGCAGGAGTGTAAAGACGCATTGTAGCATAAGCATCATGATAAGTACTACCGGTGTTGTAACGAGAGTCCATATAAATGAATCTGTTATTCAACCACCACTTTCTGTGTTCTGCTCTAGAACCTTGGCACTCATACAAGTAACCACCTTCCTGAACAGTTACACCAGCTGTACCCTTATCATCTCTTTGTGAGAAGTCAATATAACCAACGGTTGCAGGGTCTATATACTTGAACTTAGCGTCAAGGTTGTAGAGAACTTCAGGCCAAAGGTCAGATTGAGTCTCATTAAAGTAGTGAATTGCTTGTGCATAATCAAGACCACCACTTGCACGCATTGTAGCATAAGTTGAAGAGATACCTGTTGCAAATGCATCCTTGAAGTTCAACCAAAGAACTGACTCTGTACCGTTATATGCATAACCAGTACCAATCTTATCGGTTGACTCTACATTAGGTTCATAACGGATATAACCGGTATTGTTAAGTGAAAGGATAGTATCATTATCATAGAATATAGGATAGTAAACATATTCACAATCTATTGGTACCCAATAAAGAGGAGTCTTTATAGTTCCCATTGAAGGAGCGTCCTCATCACTATCAATTGGAATAGGAATTGAATTATTATTGGTCTCTCCAATTGAAGGAGTGTTGAAACGGCAGACTGTTGTGTAACCATCCTTAACACGTCCAATTGAAACTGCATTGTTAGGGTCAACAACAGGATGTTCATAATTGCTCATGTGGTCGATTACCATAGCAGGGTCAACTGTTTGTGGTCCTATTGCAGTTGCCATTGCACCGATATTCTGCATCAAATAGATGTCAAAGTCCTTTCCTGCTTTGAATGAGATACCAAATTCAGGACCAGGTGTTACATCTTGACACTTGTAAACTACAAATCCCTTTGAAGGAATTGTTGTTCCGGCAGGAATCTGCCATGCATCGTGACGACCATCTCCTTCAGGAAGAAGATTTTCATTGTAATCAGCAGCATAAGGAGTCTTAACTAACCACAAACCTCCAATATTTACAGTTCCTGCAGTAGGATTGTAAAGCTCAATTGTACGAGAAGCAATCTCATTGATTATAACGTGGTCAGTAATTGCAGCACCAGGATCAACATCATCAGGAACATATTGTGAATTATCCATACCAATCTTGAACAAGTTCTTGTAGTTGTTTACCATTGCAGTAGGGTCTGTAATGTCATCATCACAACAAACCCAGAAAGTATTTGCTGGCTTATCTACAAGAAGTCCTTCAGGATTAGACTCATTAATCATAAGCATGAACTTCTCAACAAATGTTCCCTTTGTTCCATCATTAGAAATAGAAACCTTTGATATACTCTTCTCTTCACTGTCAAGTGCCCAAACATTTTCACCGTCAAAAGCAACATCTGCTACTTCTGCGATATATTGTGTAAGGTCAGCAAATTCAGTAAGAGAAACAATAGTCTCAGGAGTAGCACCAGTGAGGTCTGCAAGATAAATCTTACCAGTAACTTGCTTACCGACAAAGAACAAGTTGTCCTTATAGTAGCAGAATCCTTCCATAGACTCATTTACATCAAGTCTTGTAACAATCTCAAGTCTGTTTCCAACCAACTTGTAAATATATGCATAAACATCGGCAGTATCAAGAGTCTTTTTCTTAGTCTTCTGTACACCCTTACTCATGATAGGTTCATTTGCTACACCATTGGTATAAGGTTCAAATGTTTCTTCACCAGTAACATTGTCAGTGTATATAGGATATTTCTCCTCAGTCTTAATATCAAGAGCTCTGTATTCACTCATGATGTAAACGTTTCCGTTACCATCTACAGTGATAGCTTCCAAGTCTGTATTAGGAATAAGGTCAGGAACATTGTCAGTAACATCTGTGAAAACCTTATCAATATCTTGCTTCCATACTTTTCCAGTAGTAGGTGATACACCAAGGAATCTTATATTAGCATCGTAGTTCTCTATGTTCTTTCTTGTAACTGTACCGTCAAGAGCAATATCATAGATAACACCAGTGTCAGATACAGCAATGAATCCTGTCTTAGTAGAATTATATACCAATCCAGAAAGTTCATTTCCATTGCAAGTGAACTTCTTTATATCTACAAGTTCAGTAACATCATACTTAGGACTCATATCTGTTGTATTATCCAATCCTGGAGTACCAGTATCAAATATTCTCCATGACAAAGCTCCATCAAAGATTCTTCCGTAAGAACGATATTCTGTATGTTCAGATGAGAATCCTTCAAGATTCATGAATTCTCTATCTACAATATAAACAGTATTACCAGTTTCAACATCAGTACCTTCAATATAAGTTCCAGTTGCAGGAGCAGTAGTATAAGCAACCTTAGGTGAATTGTCAACTTCATCTACAAGATTGTTATTGTTATCATAAAGTCTTACTGTAAATCCGGCCTTAGGACCAAGACCTCCTGGCATAGTATTAGGAGTAACGCCGTCATTGAATACGACTACAAAGTAACCACCAGAAGGAACAACAGCGTCACTATTGAAAGTTACACTCTTGTTATTTACAGGGTCATCAACACTATTAAGTTGCTTCAACTTAGGATTTCCGTTCTTGTCAAGTTCTCCAGTGTCATAGTAGAATGAACCACAAGCAACATCACCCTTCTTCAATGTCCAACCATTAAGATTGATGTCTGATAATGTTGGATTGTAAAGTTCAATTCCCTTCTGAGTTGGATAGTCAAGCGACAATGCATTTGGACAAACTTCATTGATACACAAATGAGTAATAGCTTCATTTGTATAACCGATAGAAGGAGTAGCAAATTCAACCCAGTTTTCACCACCATCTGTCTCACGGCCCCAAGAACCAGGGAATCCTGTTACATTATCAGTATAAAGGTCATTGGTCAAGCTGTCAACGACAGTTCCGTTTGGAGTCTCAAGAGTGAATGACCAAGCTTTCTTAGGAGAAAGACCATAACCAGGACCGACTGTTGTATTACCCTTTACGAATTCAATTGTGTAGAATCCCTTGGCAGGAATTACTGCACCTGCAGGGAATGCCCAGTCAGGACGAGCTGAAGGTACTTCATCAACACCCTTAAGAACATATCCTTCAAGATTAATGTCAGAAGAGGTAGGATTGTAGAACTCCATCTTCTTACCGTTAGGATCAACCTCGTTTATGCATACTGTTGATGCAGGAGCTCCAAGAACCATATCTCCTCCTCTCTTAGGAGCAGCGAATGTTGTTGGCTTAGGTGCTGAATTAACAGCAGCAACTTCATACTTATAAACACCCTTATAACCTGCTGCATTTGCAGTTGCTTCATCAGCAAAAGCACTTGCAGGTCTTGTATTAGGTGATTCATAACCCCAAGATGCGAACATCATATTCTTAGCGCGTTGGTCAACGCAAGCAAAGAATTCAGTAAGAACATAGTAAGCAGTAGTTACATTAACATTCATGTGATTTGGAAGTTCGTTAGCAAACTTAGCGAGACGGAAATCAGCATTATCATATTTGTAAACTGTGCTATTATAAGTAACAGGAGAAGAAAGAAGATAGTCATTATCAAGATTTGCTACCAAAGTCCACTCGTTATTAGCATATTTGTAAACGTTCTTGTAATTGACATCATCTGCATTATTGATATAATACCACTTAGTATTATCAATTGCTGATGCATCTTCTTCATATTTTCCATCAACATACCAGAGATGAGTTTCTGAATTATATCTTGCAATATAACCGAAATACAAGTAAGAATCATCAGGACCGAGTTCTTGTGTTGCATCATCAACGATATGAAGAGGCTCAAGTATATATCCTGAATTATAATCAAATACTGTATGGTCATCAGCATTCATCTCATCAAGAGTACCATTGTAGGTTAAGAATGATTCTGTTGCAGTATCACCTGCTCTCAATTCTTCAAGAGTACCATTCCATGCATAAGGAATCTTAAGAGTCTTTGCTGCATCATGGAAACCTTCACGGTTGGTGCTTGATACCCAAGTCATGAACTTTCTCCAGTGAACAGGGTCTTTACCTGCTGCAAGGTCTGCAGCGTAGTTGTCATTGTCAGGGTGACGACCCTCAAATGAACCAAGCCACTCCATTCCGTATTCCTCAGATGTCTCTCTGAAGCTTTCATCTGTTACATTATTGAACTTAGAAATTTCTGCTGAGTTGTTAGTGAACTCCCAGCACTCAACAGGTGATTCATATGCCATTCTGTCATCTTTTGATGCTGCATCATAGTAATCTTCATCAAAGCTGGTGAATGGCTGACCAGTCATAGGGTTAGTATAATCTACCTTCTCTACAATATCTCCAGTAAATCCGAATACATCTTCAGCTCCCTTATCAATATTGAAGTTGTACTTACCGATGAACTCGTAGTCATCATTATAAGTTCTTCTCCAGAACATTGCAATAGGATAACCATCAACAGTAGTTCTAGTAGAAACCTTGTTGATATTATTTTCATTCTTATTATACTCTGCTTTCTGTGGAGGAGTAAGGTAAGAGTAACCCATATTCTTAAGAATGTAATCAGCATACTTAGCAAGACCAGTATTGTGGGTACTTGATGCCTCTGCGAAGTCAGCCTTCAAACAGAACTCTGTTGCAGGAACTGATGTGATAGAAGCAGTATTCTGATACTCATGGTCTGAAAGACCGAAGTCCTTAAGAATATACTTATTCTTATATTTGTCTGCATAAGTAGCAGCATCATTCATACGATTAAGCTTACCGTCAGGAGTACCACCTGTTCCTGATTGTCCTTGTGAAGTACCAAGAACATCCCAGAACAAAAGTGTAGGCTTCTTAGAAGCAAGAACCTTATTGTAGTCTGCAATACTATCAACACTTCCACCATCCATCAATTTCTTCTGAGGCTTAATCTTAAGTTTGTAGTTCTTTCTTGGATAGTATTGAGATGATGTACCTTGAACTGTCATTTGTGCATTGTATGCAACAAATGAGTGGCAGAAGTCATAATATTCTCTTGCCTCTTCATCAAGCATATCGCAGTTGAATACTACGGTATATCCTCTCTTATCCTTTTTATTCATAGGAAGAATATGCTCTGCATTTGCATAACCGTAAGTCAAATCTGTTACATCAGATTCACAGGTTACGAACAAGCAAGGCATCTTCTGCAAAAGTTTTGAGTAATCAATATCAATTCCAGAATCCTTAAGAATGTTATTTCTAAGATACAATCTCATTCTTTCTGCAGGATCTTGAGTATCTGCAACATAGTTATTTACAAGAGCCTTGTCATAAAGAGCTTTCTTATATGAACGGATACTGTAAATATCAATTGTAGCATTGTCTGAGCCGATAACAATCTGTGAAGGTCTCTGCTGTACGAATGAGTTAGCAGCAGAGTATTGATTAACTGCAGTACAAATACCATTTACATAAACCTTGACAAATCTCCACCAACCTTCTGCAACAGAATCCTTAGTTACATAAGTTCCTCTACCTGCATCCCAGATTGATACCTCGTGTGAAGCATTACCTGCATCATCAGAGTTAAGAGGAGTGATAACGAATGCGATTCTAATTCTTTCATTCTCCTTGAAAGGAACCTTGATTCTTGAGTCTGCAGAATCTGAAAGTGAGAATTCAGATGATGTGAAATATGCATTGTTAGCATTAATTACAATACCTGAATTATCTGCATCTGAGAAACAAGAAATAACAGTTGTAGTAGAATCTGAAAGGTTGCTAGTTGAGAAGTCAAATTCAATAACCTGACCAGTTGAACGGTAGTCACTGTCAAATGGAGTATAAGGAATTGTACATCTTGCTCCACCTGCAACTCTAAGAGCAGTCGTATTGTTATTCTGATACCAACCTGAGTTGCTGTTCCATGCAAAACCTTCAAGTGTTGCACTCAAATTACCAATTTCTGCTTCCCAAGTTTGTCTTACGGCAGGGTCTTCATCATTTGAACGTCCCTTAGCAGTGAAGAACATATCAGAACCTTCAGTTGCTTCAAGTGAGTAAGCAGCCTTCTTAACATTAACTACATATTCAGTTGAACGAGTTGTCATATTGATACCGTAAACAGCCTCAATATAAAGAGTATAAATTCCTTGCTCGTCAAATGTATATGACCAGTTCTTAATTTGTGTATTAACATTCAAGCTATTAACAACTTTAACAGCTCCTGTGTTGTTATCCTTTACACAAAGCTTAACCAAAGAAGCAGGATATACCTGATATGTAATTGTTACGAATTCATATTGTGTAGATTTATAACCACCGTTCTCCTCTTCAGCATCAATTGATGAAGCGATGATAGGAGCAGGATTGTTAATATCATACCAAATAGTATTGTATTCAAGAATGTTTGTCTCAAGAGTTGTATCAGACTGAGGAATATAAGTTGTTGCCCAAATCTTAATGTTGTGAACACCGTGATCTCTTAACTGTCCATTTTCCTTTACAGGAGAAATGTTTAAGATGGTTGAACCTGCTCCAGTAGCAATAGTTGCAGCTTTAACATCTCCTTCACCATCAATGTTATAGTAAACATCTGCTGAATTTGATGATGCAACAGTTACAGGAATATCAATTTCCTTTGATAATGAAATTGGATTAGGCAAATAAGATGAACGGATTGCTACAGAAATCAATGAGATTGTTACCTCTTCTGTTGCAACGTTTCCTGCAATATCTGTTACTTGAATCTTGATAACATGTTGTGAACCAGTAAATCTTGCTGCAGGAATTACGAAAGTATTGTATACATTCTTTGAATCATCAGCATCGTCATAATTAGCTTGACGAACTGAACCTGAAGCAAACTGAATACCGTCAATGAAATATTTTGCAGCACCAGTCTTACCTGTTTGCTGAACAACCTTCTCGAATTGACCTGTTTCCTTATTATAAGAAGTAAATGTATTAGCAGAAGAATATGCAAATTCAAGAGTATATGGAGTTCCTGCTGCTACAGAATCATTGGTCTTTGCTCCTTTAATATAAATTGCAGCTTCAACTTTGACGTCTGAGCCGCCACCTCCACCGCCGCCACCGGCGCCAGAAATAGGAACATATGTTCTATCAGGAAGACCGTCAAATTCCTGAGCCCAACGATACATAGTATTGCCCTCATCATCAATATAAATCTTATTGATTTTACCAACATCAGGAAATTCTGCTGAGCTGTCAAAGGTTAAAACATTATCAACAGAACTATCTATGTAATCTTTGTCATAATAATTTGAAAGGATTGCTTCAATACCTTCAGCTGCTTCGATAAGTTGCTCCATCTTTTCATCATCACTGAAGATAACTGCCAACTGGCGGATATTCTCCAATTCTGAACCAGGAACATATCTAGCATCTGACTCTTCTTTATCATAGTAGTTGTCTTTAAGGTAACCTTCCTTAAAGTCATAAATTGCTGAGTCAACGTCTGCAGGTTTTGCATATGTTTCATCAACATAAGCAAGAACATCATCTTGGACAGAAGCGGTCTGTCTCAACATATCTGCATACAAATCCTTAAATGCGTCTTGTACAGATGTACCCTTGGTGATAGTGTAAGATGTATCACCAAGTCTAGCAGTAACATCTCTTACAAAATATATCTTTGACGCATCTACAGAACCTAAGCAATTTACTCCCTTATACAAAGTACCATAACCATCAGCATCTATGATAAAGTACACAGTATATTCATCCTTTACTGCAAGATTATTATAAGCATTAGGACTACCATAAGAATATTTTACTGGGTGTTTCTTTGCCATAATATATGTTGTATTGTTTTTTATTTTTCATTTTTATATTTATTTAGAAACGGACCCAAAATAAAAGAGAAGATTAATCAATCTTCTCTTCATTTTCATACTTAATTTTAAGTAATTCATATTCTTCAGGTACTCCTGAAAATTCAACATCCTCTTTATCACAGGACAACATCCATGTTTTTGTTTTGTCTTGGATAAAGTTATATAACGGTGCTATGTAGTAGTTATAATTCTTATCCATTTTTACTGCCCTAAGATACAGCCACATGTAAAATAAAGCAGATTTGAATATATAAAGACCTGTTGAACAATAATTTGAAATCTTTTCTTTTTCTGCAGTGTCTTTAATACGCCAACCTCGTTTTTCTACCGAACAAAATGACCATTTACTTTCATCTGCATCTTTATCTTCAAATGCATCAAACAATGCATCATAGTCATTGTAATAAACGAAAAGGTCTTTTCTGATAGTATCAATGTTGAAGATATAAATAGGTTCATTCAATTCATCCTGGTTTAATGCATAAAGGCCCTCCATGACAGTCTCTGCCTGTCCTTTAGTAATCTTATCAATTTCAACCACGGTAAAATTTCGGATACCTAGAGCTCGTGCATGGTCATTTACAAAATCAAATGCTCCCTTATCATCTTTTCTTACAATGAAAACAAATTTGTCATGCCAAAACATCATTTCAAAACTCTTAACTGACTTGTCAAATACAGTTTCATTTCCGAGAGGAAGCATATATTTTGGAACAGTATAACCTGCATTGTAAAACCTGGAACTTGCTCCGGCCATTGGAATAATTATAATCGCCATATTAAAACCTATTCTCTTTTTCTAAATATAACCTTAATGCATTTACTAACATCTTCTCTTGTTTCCATGGGTCATCTTTATGAAGAGGAATCATTGATAAAAACAAGTGTATCATTATATCAAAATAATTGTAATTCTTAAATATATCTTTAAATGTATCTTCAATGTATCTTATATTATCACTTGTTTTGATACTCCAGGTATATTCTCTTTCTCCCAATTTTGCAATATCAAATCCATGTGTTTGTATTTGGTCATATCTTCCCAAAATTGAATGTGCAAGTTTTGCAACATCATAATTTACATCACCTATTTGAGAAATCTGTTTTTCAGGAATATATCCTCTCGGGTCAATCAAGAATACCCAATCATAATCAGGTAAAAACTTTTGATATTTTGCTAATATCATATTTGAAAAACATAAATCACCATGAATATGTTTGATATTTTCATCCTTCAAAGATATATGGCAATTCTTTATAATTTCCCTTATAGTAGGAGTGTAATAATCATTTACAATATATTCTTTATCAATATCAATTGAAGTTTGTTTTAATCTAGATAACGTCTTGTCTTCATACATTGAATGAATGCACATCTTTGTAAACGGAGTAACATTCTTTTCAACTGGCAAATTAGACAGCAATGATTCTAATGTAATAAGAATTCTTTCATACAAATGAATATCAGGATTTCCATTTACAAAAGCATATGATAAAGTATATCCATGAATATAATCCATTAAATAACCTGCTTTTCCATCTTCTTCCCAATAATCAAATATTCCAGGAAACCAAATTCCACATTTATAATCAGTATTATTTTGTTTGAAACAATTGGAATTTTTATACCACTCATACTCTGCTTTCATCTTGAAAGTATCTTCACTTTCTTTTGAAATCAGGTCATCACTTATAATTCTTATCGTATTAAAATATCTAGGCTTTGTGATTTCTGACATATTCTGTTTCTCGTTTCAATAAAGTTTGAACCTCTTCTTCAGTCATATTTATAAATTCACTTGGACGGATAGATTTGTCATCAACATAAAATCCACCATATCCTGCCCAAGGCTTTCCCATAATGACCTGGTCATACGGTATATCATATCTATTAAGGAAATCTAAAACTACTGGAAGAGTATGAACATTAATTTCACCGATATTGCAATTGTATGTTCTCATATTACGAGAAGAATAAATCACAATCTCATATCCTAAGTTTTTGTATTCACGGAGTTTTTCTACTACTTTAAAATTAGGAATAGACTCAGTATATTTACTATGTTCCGTAATGGAAATAGTATCATCTAAGTCTATTACTATCTTTTTATGTGTGATATCAGACATTAATCAAAATATAATTTTAAAATTATATCTCAATTTCGTCCGTATAATTCTCTATGAATAAGCCTCTCTACATGTGAATTTGGACAATAAGAAAAATTCTTGTGAAGAGTATGGCCCTTTATTCCGTTCATATGAAGAAAATCCATAAAACAAGTTGCAACAGCTGCACTCCTTGAAATTCCTGCCTCACAATGAACTATGAAATAATCAGCATCAATGTGCTTCTTATAAAAATCAACAATCTGCTTTGCCTGTTGAGTAGTCAAAGCTTGATTTTCATATCCGGGAATAGGATGCTCATTGTCGTCAAACTCAAGATTGAGAACATTGGGATGTTGATTTTTAAACCAATGTTCCATAGAGCCATCTGTATTGCAAATAGAAACAATGGCAGTATTACTTATTTTAGCAATATTGCCATCATTCCATCCCATATCTGACATCACTTTGTCAAATTGTCTCTGTGAAAAAATATAAATTTGAGCCATAGTGAGCAGAGTAGGTTGCGAACCTAACAGTTTCTTGTTCACGGCGATGACCAAAAACTCTCTGCTCTGCAATATCCAATATCCCATAATTCTTGGAATTGCTGCATGCAGCTATTTTTTCAATGTAAAAAATTACGCTGCGCTAAATAAAAACATCCGTTTTTGTAACTTCAAAACTTATAAAAAGTACGTCTTTGACCACAAAACTTATAAAAGGGAGCATCTTTTTAGAGCTTAAGATTCGGAAACTCGACTCATTACGTAAGAGTTCTATACGTGCGGTTTGTAGATCGCAACCACTGCTCCCCTCTACTGATAGTTACAAAATTATAAACGGAGCCTGTTATAATTGGGTATGGGAACCTAAATTGTAACTATATATTATATATCAATCATCTTTAGAATATTCCCAGTCAGGATTATTTTCTGCAATCTGTTCAATCTTTTTAACAAAGTCAAAAGGATTTATTCCTGCATGAATTGTAACATGCTTCTTAAGTGTAGCATTGTAATCATAAATCCAAGCAACTGCTCCACGATTGATGTCATCCACACAGAACGGACTGTTATATCCATAATCTTTAGGCATCATTGTATTGTAGCTTTTAATTGCAAACGGAACTTTGATAATTGTAATCTCGTGAGATTTTGTAACAACCTTCCAGCCATCTTTCTCTTCAACCTCATCAGTAACGTCATCATACGGTTCACCAGCATTACAATCATAAGGGGCATCATTCCAATCATCACCCCATTGTTCATCAAGTGGAAGTGGAGTAAAATATGCATACAATTCCTGTTCTCCTTCAATATATTCAGGATTCGGATATTCGTCACAGTCTGCTCCTCTTCTCAAAATAGGATTAGCCCAATAACTAAATTCAGGGTCATCAGAAGACATGAACTTCTCCCGCTTAAATTTCTCTTCACGAAGACGGTCTTGTTCTTTCCACTCATCAGTCTCGCGATATGCCTTCGCTTCAGGAGTATAATCCACATAAGTCTGTGGAATCTCATCAATGTAGCAAAGCTTATAGTTCTTATATTCCTCAGGAATATTATGTGGGTCTACAGTAAGATACATATATCACAGTTTTATATTATATACAAATATATGAAAATTTAATATAAAACAAAAAAGCAGGTCATATGACCTGCTCTTTTTAATATATGTTCATTATTAAATTGTAGTAGAATCTGCTGAAAGTGCAGATGAGTATGAATCTACAACCTGGTTAAGTTTATTAATGTAAGCATCAAATAAGGTATTGTTTCCTCTCTTGTAAGCATTGATTGCTGACATTATTTGTGCAAAAATCTTAACAGTTTGAATATAGAAATCATAGAACTCTGATCTGTTCAATGGAATATCACCTGCATCAGGGAAAGAAGGATATTCTCTTCTACGGATTCCTGCCAATGAAGGGCTATTCTCTGAATCTTTTCCCTTAAACATCTTTTCTGCATAAGGTTTTACTCCGTAATCATATGAATTTTGCATTGAACTGATAGCTGCTTCAATCTTTTTGTTGAAACCTCTTTGGGTAGAAAGAAGATATCTTCTGTACAAAAGGTCGAGTTTGTCACTTTCCATTTCATCTTCTTTAATAAGATTTACAAGCGCTGTTCTTACTTTTGCAGATGTAGTATTTACAGAGTCTTTCATGCTCTTAAGAACATTTATATAAGTTAATCCTCTTCCTTGAGCAGTTCTAAGGCTTCTCAAAATATCTTCATCAATGAATGAATCTTTATATCTTTGATAAGCAGGATCATTCTCCAATTTGCGGTTTGTCAAACTAACACGTCTTTCAACAGGATTTCCTTCTTCATCATAATCAGTCATAACTTTATGACCTGTAGAAGGCATAACAACTCCTGCATTTGCTCTTTCTCTTTCAACTGAAAGCTTTCTTCTTTCGTCTCTATCTCTCATGTAACTAAATCCACGAGCATATTCAGGGTCAGAAGAATTAGCAGCAAGGCTATCATCAATTCCTTTGATTACATAACCCTTTGCACAAAGTTCAGGAACAAGATACATATGAGGGAACAATAAGTAATTTACATTGCTTACCTGACCAAGTTTTTGAATATCTGATTTTGACCAGTTAATTCCAAGTCTTTCACACTCACGCTGTGCATTCTCTTCATCTTGTGATGATGCATGCCAATCTCTTCCGTTTGCTCTTCTTACAAGGTCTACACGTTGATTGATTAAATTGAGCAATCCGTTCTTCATGTAAATCCAAGTATTTCCTGCCCACTCTCCCTTATTGTCACCAGTAACGATAACATTTATTGTATCATCTTCATCACAGCAAATAGTAACACCGAACATTGTTCTGTCCTTATTGACTACACGTCTTGCACCAATAAGTTTGGTTACACTGTGATAAACAGGAGTAATGATTTCATCAGGAATCTTAGACCAGAAGATTTGCATATCTCTCATTGCATCAATAGCTGCTCTGTTATTAGGATTTTTTGCAAGTCTTGTAAGAATGTTTGAAGAGAAAGCTTCATTGAGTGAAAGGTTCTTTGAGAAATTCTTTCCGAGTGCAATTCTTGATTCTACAAGTTTATTAAATCTTTTTGGTGACATTGACTCTGCAACTCTTGCTTGTCTTTCGCTAGGAAGAACCATTACACCGCCATTTTCTATAGTCTCATAGAAATCATCATTTGTAAATTTATCTCCGTCATACATGAAATAACCAGAGAAATCATCTAATGATTCAGGTGCACCGTCAAGAGTCTCAAGGTTAGGACAATTCTGAATTATATAATTCTTACCAACCTTCTTAGGAGCTCCGTACAAAGATGACAATCTTCTCATATTAACGCAGACAAAATCTCCAGTAACTTCTTCAGGAAGACCGTCAGGAAGAGTGTCAATAACACCGTTCATTCCTATTTCAAGATTTCCATTAACTTTACCGAAGGTAACACAACCTTCAAATTCAGTCAAAGCCTTTCCTGTAATAACAAGGTCACAATCTACATTGATGTACAAATCATCAGTAATTTCTGCTTTCTTGTTCCAACTTGATGTAAAGTCATACTCTCTTATATTGGTATTGTCAATTACCCATTTCATAGCTTTTCTTTTGTATGACTCAAGTTGTCCACTAGCAGCAAGTGACCTAAGTTGACTACGTCTTAAGGCAACAAGTTTTGCACGTCTTTCACGCTTCGCCTTTGCCTCAAGTTCTTCTGGGCTAAGGACAGGTGCAGGTGGAGCTTCTGGTGCCTCTGCAGCGGCTGCAGCAGCTGCTGCTCTTTGTGATGGACCAGTTACCTTTTTAAATGTACCTTCATAAAGTTTATCTTTTTTCATAATTGATCTTCTTGGAATTTGTATTTTTTTAGATTCATTTGTTGTAATATATTTATCACTATCCATTGTTTTCTTGAATTGGTCTTGTGATACTTCTAATAATGCGCCGTATGGAAGTTCGACATGTGAATTGTCATCATTAAGCATAAACCATAAAAGTTTTCCACCATCTCCAGGTTCATGTCCTGGTTCAAAGAATATATCTTCTTCATCTGGAAGACCTCCATAATTTGCACAATAAACAAGGTCTGTATCAGTAAATATTATAACACAGGCGAATGTTTCTTCACCGTCACCGTATCTTCTCTCAAGATAATCAAAACATTGTTGATAAGATGTACCACCAGATTGCATTGATTTCTTAAATATTTCTGACAAATCAGGAATATCTTCACCTTCAATATCTTCATGATAGTAAACACCATCGCAGAAGAGAACAAGGTCAATACATTTAGGATTCATCTTTCTACCAATTTCATTGAACTCTGAAACAATTTGATTAAGATAATCACCAGAGTATACAACTGAACCTGAGGTATCAATCATAATTACAAGATTATGCAAATTCATTCCTTCATAGTCATCAAATCTTGTATAAATATCTCTTGTGATTCCCTTCTTATTCCAGCCAACATCAACAAGTTCTGCAAAATATCCATCAAGATATTTCTCAAGTTCTTCTTTCCAATTGATTATAGGAGTAAGAACCTCTTTAATCTTGTCTGCTGCAGCTTGGTAAGGACCTCTTCCTGAGCCAGGTTTTGCACCAAGTAAAGCTTTTCTGTTTAACTCATTCAATGCTGCTTGTACACCAGCTTCATCCTTAAATGGAGATTCTTGTCTACCAGCATATGCTTTATCTTTAACTGGCTCTTCATATCCTGCTTGTTTCTGAAGTTTTTCACCTTCACCTTCACTAATGATATGTCTTCCTGACACTCCTTGGTCTTTACCAGAATATTTACCATCAGCGTGACCAACTTTTACAGTATCTTTTCCATCATACATTTTGTCAATGGCTTGCTGCGCTGAAGTGGTTCCTTCTGTTCCATCAAGGCCGTCTCCTGCTTGGTCTACAGACCTACGGTCACCTGTATTAGAGAATGTACCATCATCATTCTGCCCACTCTTTCCGTAAACATCTTCATATCCTCCTTGTCCTTGACCGTTTCCGTTTTGTCCATCATCACCAGAACCTTCACCATCTTCTTCATCTTCAGAGCCACCCTGGCCGTTGCCTTGTTGACCACCTTGCTGTCCACCTTTCTGACCTTTTTGTTGGCCGCCACCACCGCCGGTGCCAGTGCCGCCTTCTTGTCCACCAGGATTACCACCATCTTGTCCACCTTGCTGACCATTCTGATTTCCTTGCTGTCCACCTTGGCCACCTTGTTGTCCGTCCTGTTGACCATCTTGTCCACCTTGCTGACCATTCTGATTTCCTTGCTGTCCACCTTGGCCACCTTGTTGTCCGTCCTGGCCACCTTGCTGGCCCTTTTGATTCTTTTGATTCTGATTAGTTTGGTTATTCTTATTATTGTCACCCTTACCGCCGTTAGATTCCATCTCAACTGGTGTATTAGGATCTTGGTCTTGATTACTACTTCCTGATGTCTCTCTATCAGGAGCATTAAGAGGTTTCATTGTATCAAGGCCCTTAATAGGATTAAGACGAGGTTGTTTTGGCTGTGGACCGCCTCCTGGCATTGGTGGCGGTGGATTGAGAATCTGTTTAATCATCTCCATTGCCTTCTGTTTACCCATAGCATAACCTGCATTATAATCATCACTACCTGCACCTTCAAACAATTTCATACTCTTTGCTATGAAATCATTATATATAGTAACAGTAATACTTTCTACTAAACCTTGAGCTCTCAATTCTCTGATTGCATCGTTCCAACCGTCACGATATCCATCATTGAAATCATCACTCATTTTAATAGGTGCATCTTCATCCTTATCCTTATCTTCATTGTCATCATCGCCTGACTGATTGCTTCTGTCTTTTGAAGTAAGCTTATCATAAATATCTTCCCAAGGCATTCCTGCAAACTTCTCATTAATCAATCCGTGGCACATCTTTGTAACACCATCAAAGATTTGAACTCTTGAACCGTCAGGATTGAAAACTTCATAATCATCTCCGTCTTCTTCCTTAGCAGTTTTAGGGTCTCTCATATCAGGGAAGGACTGTTCAATAACAAGATTAATTTCATAGTCTTGAGCATCATTTGCACGGTCATGATCTGTGAAGTGAGCAGGGTCTGCTTGCTCACGTTGCATGTGCAAGAAAAGATTGTGATAAACTTCATGAAGCAGAACAAATGAAATTCCCATGACGGTTTCACCAGTCATTTTATATAATTCCATTACAAATCCAGGATTTATATAAATGAACTTACCGTCAGTAGCCATTGTAGGAACATTGAATGTATATAATATAGGAAGTGCCCCAAGGTACTTTGTTATGGTACCTTGGGTTATTTCCATAAGAATGTCAGATGCATTATTTACAAGAGCCATAATAAACTTAGGCTGATAGATTGTTCCATCTGGACCAATTACATAATCCAAATCTCTAAAATTAGGAATTCTCTCCTCATAACCCTCATTTATATTATTGCTATTTCCTAAAATAATATGCATATGATAAAAATTGTTTATTTTAATTATTCTTCACCGTACAAAAGATTTCCGGTCTGCTTCATTCTGTCATCAAGCAATGCTAATGCATCTGCAAAATTCTGAGTATCCTTACTATTTACGCTGTTAAGTGAAAGGCTGTAAGGTGCATTTGTGAGTTTAAGAATAAGTTGTCCTTGCAATGCACGGAGAACAGGGTCTTTACCTGAGCCCTCTCTTTCATCCATTTGGTCAACACACTTGATAAGATATTTGATAACATTTTCAAGTTGCTGAGGAGTAAGAGGAAGTCTTGGGGTATTTGAACCAGGAGTAACAACCTTCTTGCTTGTAGGATAGTTAGAAAGAATCTTATCCAATGCTCCAACCATTGTTACATTATTAGGTCTGAATGGAATCTTTGCCTTATCACCTTGAGCCCAAACACTCTTTGCAATTGCATTGGTGAAGATTGCATCAAATCCTGCCCAACCCTTGAACATATCAGCTGCTTGGTTACCAACAGTCTGTCTCAAGATATTTGACATCTCTGCTGCTGAAAGGTCTTCTCTTCCCTTAGGATTCAAACCTCTTGCCTGATAAAGCTTTGCAAGTCTATCATCTGCAGCAGCCTTCTTAGTTCTCATTGCCTTTGTTGCCAATTCCCAACCACGAGCGGTAGGTGACATAGTTCTAGAAACTTTATCCTTTTCATCTTCCTTATTGTACATTGCAGCATTGTACCAAACATTCTGATGTTCTTTCAAGAAATCAACAATAATAGGCTCGATGTGAGGCTCATTAGTTCCTCTAATAGGAGACTCTGCCCAATCAACCCACTCATCAAAAGTAGGAACAAAGTTGACGTGCAAGAAACGACCAGTCTGAGCAGCATCCCACTTGAACAATGCAGCATTGTCACCCATATCTGAAGGACGGTTAGCAGCTGCTACGAACATCCACTTAGAACCAAGTTTCTTACCTTGGAAAGTTCTTGACTGAACAAGGACCATGATAACATTGTTAACGTCAGGTGCAATACGTGAAAGCTCATCAATGAAGAAGAATCCACCATCACCGTTTCCTGAACCATCACCACCATTTGCCCAGTCATCAAGAACCTCTTCAGTAATTCCGTTTGCTTCATCTACATCATTAGGGTCATATGCAGGAAGCCAGCTCTTAGGCAATTCAATTGCTGTATCTACAGTATAATCATAATCTTTTCCATCAGGAAGTTTAAGACTATTGACAACCTTTGTGTGTCCAGGAAGAGCGAAGTCATCTTTACGCATTGACATTGCATTGATACCAATGATATTTGCGTTTACTTCTGCATCTCTCAACTCATCAATAAGGCTGTAAATAATCTGAGTCTTACCAATACCAGGAGCACCCCAAATACAATAAGGAATAGGTCTCTCATTAGGATTCTTTGCTGCACCGCTAAGATATTGGTTATATTGTTCAAGCAACATCTGTGAAAGTTCCTTTGTGTGAACATTCTGCCAAGATTTGTGTTCAAGAGAAATTTCATTTCTTGCTTCATTCATTCTTGCTGATAATGAACGCTTTGGTTTCTCTGACTCAAATGACAAGCCATCATATGCAGGATTTCCTGTACTGCTACCTTCATTCCAGTTATCAATAATTTGATGCCAGAATTGATTAGCGTTCTTACAGAATTCTACATCTTCTTCATCAGATTCATCAACAACTTCTTCTGCATCAATTCCTTGTTCCTCTGCACGTTGTGCAAGATTATCACCAGGAATGAAAGTCAAACCATTAACCTCTCTTGCAGCAATCATTGTATTGATAGGTGAAAAAGCATTAACAATCTTACCCTTAACTGTAGAATAAATGTATTTACCTGCTCTTACTATATTGTCCCACAACTTACTAGCAAATGCTTTAAGTCTATCAAGAACAGCTTCATCAAGAGCATCAAGTTGACGTACTTTCTTCTTGTCTACATTACGGATTGTTCCGTCTGTAAACTGAACTGTATATGTATCTGCAAGACAATTTTCATCAAGAATTGAACAATTGACAGCATTAATACCACGAGTTGTTCTGTTTAAGATATATTTTGCCATATATAAGAATTAATTTTTTACTATTTGTTTATTTATCTTCTAAAATGTTGTATCAAATAAAAAAGGAACTCAATATTCATCGAGTTCCTCAATATCTTTTTGTGTCAAAAATTGTTTTATTTTTCTGAATGTTTCTTTATGTTTGCTTAAAAATACAGACAAGCAAGAAAACGGAGAGCATCCTAGTGTACAAGAAGCTTTTACTGCTCGCTTAGAATATCCAGGAATTTTATGTCTTACTTTTCTAGGAGTAATATATTCTTCATCAACAAGATTCTCTAATATTTTTGTTTGCAATTTACTAGGGCAATAAAAATCTTCATATAAGAATTTTTCTCCTGTTAAATCAGATTCAATTATCATACGGTCATACTCTGTTTTGTATAGATTTTTATCTACTGCATACCAATACAACCGGCGGTAACCTTCTCTCATATAAGAAGCATCAATGTCTGCTCTATCTTTTTTGTAAACCATGTTAGAAAATTTAAGGCCAGATTTTAGGTCTGGCCTGTTAAACATTAAAGGTCTTCCTTGCAAAGATAAGACGTAAGAGTAGTCTTCTCTTCAGTCGTTAAGGAATCATTGTCTGTAAGATTCAAAACTCCGTCAAACAAATCATTCCAAGACAATACCTTCGTCTCAACAGGAACTTCAGTTCCAAGATATTCATCTAGAATAGGAGCAATAATGTTGAAAACTTCTCTATCCTGCTCTGGTGTAATATTCTGAATATCATATCCCTTCTGTTCAACTGCTTCAGTTGCAAGATCCCTTCTCTTCTGCTCAAACTCGTTGTTATATTTTGTAAGTTCAAGTGAAAGCTTAAGATAACCTCTCAATCCTTCATTTGACATTCTGCCAACCTTAGTTCTTTTCAAAAGAGATTTTAATACAATAAGATCATTAATCAAACTCATTTCTTCACTAGTGATTTTTTTAATTATAAATTATATATTGGCAATATACAATTTATTAATTATCTAGCATCTTTCAAGCTAGCAACAACAGCTACTACTGCTTGGAAGAATGACTCCTCAAATTCTTTTTTGAAATTGAAAGAATAGTTTGCATTGTCTGGGTCATATGCAGAATAATTGAAAGAACCAGCTGCTACATTCTGATTTTCTTCATTCTCATTTGACTCTGCAAAGAGTGTTCCGTTAGCATCAATGAGTCTTTCCTCATTATAAGTGCAAGATCCTTCTACTCTGAAAATTCCTTCCTGTCCATTGAATGAATAAGAAGTGCGTTTGTTGTCAAGTTCTACCATATTACTTAAAGTCATAAGTTATTTTTAATTTGTTTATTTATCAAATTATTTATTCAAATAATTTAAGACCTAACAATATGGTCAGCAGTACAAGTTGCCATTACATTCATTGATTTGTAACGACACTTATAACCCATTCCTTCAACTAAACCACGTGCAGAATCAAAAACTTCGTTTGACTTCGCACTCCTTCTTGGATTGACATCAATATCAATGTAAGAAGGCTTAGGAAGACCTGCATCACAAATCTTATTTGCAACATCAACAGATTTCCAAACTTCATTCATCAAACGGACTGAACGGGTTTGTTCACGCGGAGTCTTCTCCTTTTCATAGATAACATGTCCTCCGTGACCAGGATTATACAAAACAACTGCAGTAACATAGACAGTGTTTTGTGAATAATTCTGGCTATCACATCCAACAATGATTTCAATTCCAGGATGTGACCTCATATAATTCTTAATATAATCGGTTAATTCTATTTCTTTTCCCTTGCAGGTTCTAAACATATTCATAGTTAATTCTTTTTACTAAAATGTTTAATAATTTCTTCTTTTGTTGCCTTATGTGCTGGAATGTTTCTACTAGAAAAAATGCTTGGATGACCATTATTGTCAAAATCAACATTCCAACTGTCTCTTGTGCAAAATACTAAATCACCTTTAGGATGATAACTTCCTTCATCAAAAGTTTCGAGATTGCAGTCAATGACAAATACCTGATACTTATCAGTGTCATCATCACGAAGAGTAGCAAGGTCAAAGGCAAGACCCTCATCATCTGTAATATATCTGTCTGCACATTTATTAACCCAAGAAACATGAGGGTTTGTGCTGAGGGCTTCTTCTTTTGACAGTACAATATAAGATGCCTCTTCTCTGATAGAGGTGCATATGCACATATCATCTCTTGTATTTTTGCATGTACCACTAAATTGAGATTTCACGTACCCGAGCAGTTCGAGTCGTGCAATGAACTCTTCAGAATAGTGTGTAAGACAAATAGCTTGTGTAAACATATTATAGTAAATTAATCTTGTTTCAAATATATGAAAAAATTTTCATATCCGAAATATCATTTCCATTTTTCTGGTTCTTTGAATATGATAACCGTATATAAATGAAAAGCTTCTGAATCTCTCAGAAGCTTACGTTTTTCAGACTTTCTGTCGTATTTTTTCTTGTTTTTAGTCATACGAGCTGGTTGAAATCCATACTCTTCCCGAGCGAACCTTTTCATAGCCTTTACATAATCGGCTTCAATATTTCCAGATGGCTTTATAGTGTTGTGTTTCATAGTTGTAATTGTTTTAAAATAAAAGTGGTCTTACCACTACAAAATTTCTGCAACAACTCCGAAGATGTTGTTTTTACTAACCCATCCATTCATATGACCATGGTTGTTTCCAATCAGATAAGTCTTGTCATTTCTGACAGCATGAATAAGATGTAAGTAATATCGGCCATTCACTTTACAAAAAACAATGTCTCTTTTATTGAGAACTGTTTCGTCTTTGACAGGAGTGCAAATAACAGATTGACCTGATTTTAAAATTGGTACCATGGAATTTCCATAGCCTGTTAATTTGCAGGTCTCTCCTGCTTTCAAATGGTCAGCAGTAATTTTGTTTTCTTTTCCACTAAATGTGAATTCCATAATTACTACTTTTATTTTATTGAATACTTATTTATTCGCGGAGAGCAGTGGGATCGAACCACATCCGGGTTTTAACCGAACGCACATCTTAGCAGGATGCCGCTCTCACCGTCGAGCGTTACTCTCCGTAAGAATAAAAAACAAGCTTTACTACATCAGTCACTTACACAACCTCGGCTTCCGGAGCATCATTCTACCATCTTCACAAGGTCAGAAGGAATGACTCTACACGAGGATTGCATTACCATTGGCGTATTCTCGTAGAATTACCGGTTTTACGATCATAGAGGTGAACTGCATCAATTGCAATTTATGAATTATATTTGCAATTTCAACTTCGTTGGACAACCCGACACTCTTAGGAACGGTCTCATATTACGCATGTTAATGGCCACTTACACACCCGATTACTCCAATCCCGTTGGCAAGGTCCGAGCGATTTCCTTTGTTTCAAGGCGTTGTCGGACGAGGCTTGTTTAATATATCAAAGAACTTTGTACCCCAGGAGGGATTCGAACCCCCACTCTGCATCCTTAGAAGGGACCTATGTTAATTTCCGTTACACCACTGGGGCATTGTATTATTGTAACCAAGGACTTTTTAATCCTTTGTTATATGCTGTATAGTACAAAAGTTGATTATCAGTCAAATTACTAAACCATTCTTCAAAGTATTTGTAATACTTCGGATGAACATTGTACCTGAACTCTTTCCAAAGATATTCTTTAATTGATTGCCCCGCAATCTATTCCTGGATCTCCCATAATATATAATTTTAAAGTTTAAAAGTCGGCCTAGAGGGACTCGAACCCTCACGCCTTGCGGCACCAGATCCTTAGTCTGGCCTGTCTCCCAAGTTCCAGCACAGGCCGATAACTGACCACGGGGCATCTCATTTGATGGTCATGATTGATTATCCCTTTTATCAATCTTTACTACTTTACAGACTTTGGGTATCCCTGTATTCGTCATTTAACCCCTTTGTACTCCAGATGGGATTCGAACCCATGATCTCCACAGTGAGAGTGTGACGGCTTGAGCCAGCTGGCCTACTGGAGCATTGATGACAGGTGAAGCTAACCTGTCCACGGATTCCCTACAGGCGGCCGGGTTCCGTAATGGAGATGTTCACGCCCCTTCATCATCCACTTAAAGCTTACTTTGTAGCTCAACTATGAATCAAAAACAAAACTCACAGGAGCATTTATATATCTTTTCTCATCCACATGTAATTGAGGTCTTCATCATCACAAACAAAATCTTCAAATCCATGTCTTTCATACCAATTATGAACAAATGATTTTTTCAATACTTTCAACATCAATGTATCTGCTCCATGACTCTTTGCAATCTCATCTGCCATTTTCAATATTATGTTTCCTAAACCTCTTTGACGATAATTTTCAGAAACAAAAACATTGGAAAGATACAAAGTTGTTGGGTCATCATCATACACATACAAAGCAAATCTTAAGATATTGTCTTTGTCATCAATGAACCATCTTGTTCCAAAATCAGTTTTTTCTTCTCTTATGTCAAAATCCATATAACAAATTGAAATTTTAATATTTATTAGATGGACTACTCAATTTGTACCCCGGCTGAGACTCGAACTCAGAATGAATGCTTAGAAGGCATTTGGTATATCCCTTTACCTACCAGGGCATATAAACCTGTTATGTGCTTTTACGCCAAATGCTCCAACGGCGGTTTCACAGACATTCCAGTTGGTCAATTAACCTAACGTTGACCACATATCCCATCGCTTCTCATGATGATGTATCAAGATTATCTCGTAATCTCTTAAGGTTAAGTGCACGTTCCTCCCGTACTGAGGCACCTTATCTGTCATACCTGTCTCCGACTCCCATGATAATCCATCAAGTAACTGAGGAACGGCATGTATTTCAACACGTCTTTAAAACAGTACTTTCTGGTATCGGTGCTTATGACTCCGTGCCGGCGTCGCAAAGGTTGTAGGTTCAATCCCTTACTGTGCCCTTGAGGCATTCTCTTCGCCGCGTATACCTACGGCATAGTCTCTTCCGGCTCGCAACTCCTTAGCTGATGGCTGCTTCCAAGCCTACAGTTAACAGGTTATAATGTTTTCAATAATCCAAAGAACTTTATTCAACAATCAAATATATGTAAAATAATCCAAAGTATAAAATCAATACAGCTGCAAATTTTGTTAGCTGCGGATTGCAGCTGTATTGATTCGCACGACCTTGTCAAGGGTAGCGAGAACCAGAATCGAACTGGTGGTCTTGGGGTTATGAATCCCACGCTTTAACCGACTAAGCTATCTCGCCATTGGTAAATATACAACTGCTCCAAGTTTTATGCTGTCTTTGACCAGGCTCCCTACCTGCCCTCACTGTACCCTACATACCAATAAATTGTAAACTGTATCTGCATACACTGTCCAGTATTATCTTCTGTTGGCCTCGGATTGCTGATTGGCTTTTCAACATAAACCGCTTGGTAGTATTATCAGGAGGCTTACTGTTGTATATTTGTGCTCGACACAAGAATCGAACTCGTCTCCTCTGGGTTAGGGCCAGGTGCACATCCACTGTACCAGTCGAGCAATGGTGAGCAGTTTAGAGACGTACTCAGGTCTAGTATTCAAGCGACTAACTTCAAGTTTCTGAACAACTTTCCGTTGTCTTCAATAGCGATTGCAGTAAGCTTATTGTTCAAATCTGGCTCTTTGAACTCTGAAAAATCTTTGTCAAGACTTTTCAATCTCCTCTTCATTGAGTAAAGATTACACTTGAGATAAATCAAGTAAGAGTTGTTCCAGTTTTGTCCCGGATGGTCAAGCAACCACTGTGCTACTGCGTGGCCTCCTTGGACACATCCATATACTGGGTCAAGTTCTTTATCAATTAGAATGTACAACCTTTTCTCATGCTGTTTTTCCATCATTGCTTGCCTCCTCTTCAGTTGAATTGTATAAATAAAGGTCTTCATAGTACTTCTTTACACAATCCTTAAATGCTCTTTTTGCTACTTCTACATAATCTCCTCCACCTTCATAAGCTCTAACCTTGTTTTCAAGAGGAGAAATCAAATAGCATTGACAGCCGCAACTATACAATTTCTTGTGAGTCTTCTCAATAACTGAGTCGATGTAAGAGTCAAGCTCTTCTTCAGGAATATTATGCTTAAGTGCATAATAAGCGGTGTACATTACATGCTTGCTAATTTCGTAAGATGAATCTTCGTTCTTTGCAGCGTTCTTGATAAATTCTTTTGCTTTGTAGTATTTCATAATTGGTATTCTTTATTTTTAGTTGTTTGTTAAAGTAAAATATATTATATATTAAGTTCATTTTTGATGGTTAAAGTATAATATATTTTGCTTTAGGGAGGAATACCAACTATGTACTCAACCTAGTAATGCGAAATGTGTTTCATAAGCTACTAAATTAATTTTTGTTAAACATTTTGGGAGCGACCACGGAATCGAACCGAGATTAACAGAGCCACAATCTGTTGTGCTAACCGTTACACTAGAAGCTCCATGTATAAATTATATCAGTTTTCCATTCACTTGTCTAAAGTACTTTGCAAAATCAAACAAAGACTTGAACCTAAAAACTTTCTCGCAGTCACAAGAATCAGAGATTGACTTCAAATCTACATTCTTGTTATAAGGAGCAGTAATCAATACACATACCTTAGCTTTGCAATTTTTGAAATAATCAGGATTGTCATCAATCATAATATCACAGTCTACAATAGACTTGTCATTAAGGAAACATACATTTCTTGTGTCAAATCCTTCACGATGAAGAAAATCAAGAGTGTCACGTTTGTTCTCATAAGTCTTTTGTGAAGACAAAATCATAACATCACCGTATTTTTTCAATTCTTCTATCGCCCAGTCTGCACCAGGAAATGATTTTGCATTTTCAAAGAACAATTCTCGTGAATGTGTACCAAAAAGCCAATCTGCTGCACGAAGCCCTGTCTTTTCAGGAATATCAGAAAATGTTATAGCAACATCAAAAGTTGTAACATCTTCCTTTTTCATAGATTTGTTGAAATTCTTATTATAAAGATTCAACATTCCTTGGACTGTACATCTTAGTACTTCATCACAATCAACAGCTATTTTCAATTTCTTATTCATGTACAAATATATGAAATAAAAATTAAATATCAAAATATATTACCAAAAAAGTCAACCGCTTTGTGCAAGTGGTTGACTTCAAGTATATTTAAATAATTACTATCTATCTCCCACTAAGGCGAATATCATGTCTAAGGCTACTTACCATGCTACCAAGCTCCTCTTGATGAAGAGAAGAACAACCAAATGTCATATGTGCATTAGCCTTAAACATATTGCGGTAATTATTTTTATTATTTATTACGAATCTCTTTAAAATTTTTCTATAAATTATATCCTTAACTTTTCTTTGTGATTAGTTCATCTTTCCAAACTGCTTTAATTTCCCCTTTTCTAAGCTTATCTGCAAAAGCAATTTCATCTCCAAGATTTTTATGTGTCTTGTAATCAATGAGTTGCATCTTAAGATTGTTAATAAGAGTGTTAAAAGCTTCATGGAACTCTTCTGCTGTTATCTCCTTTGGTAAATCAATTTCATCCCAATATAAAGGAGCAACATCACTAATGTTAAAATAAGTTTGTCCTTTGTCAGAAACACTAAATCCCTTTCCGTAAAGAGTTACTCCACGAGGTCTCTTTGAGTAAGTATCAACATGAAAATACTCTAAATATCCTCCCTTATATCTTCTATCAATTGTAACATATTGACCAATATGAACATCAACCATATTCATATCAGCCTCAAGCTCATCCATTTCTTTTCCAATACGATAAGCTTCATTCTGATGACGGTCTCTTTCTTTTCTAAGTTCACTAAGTTTCTTAGTATATTCTTCTTTTGATAATGGCATAATTAATTCCCCCAAAATTCTCTTGATAATTCATAATGATTAGCAGCAAGTACTCCAACCAAATGATAAAGTTCTGAATGTTCATGAAGATAATCAGCAACCTTTGTGTAAGTTTTTCCGTCAACTTCATTAAGTACCTCAGGTTTTAAATTCAAATTCAACTTGCAATTTATTTCTTCACAAAGATATGAATTGAAAATTTGAATTTCACCCTTTTCAATTTCAAAAGAAATTTCTGGAGATTTAACATTTTTATCCTTTCGCTGTGTCCACTTAGGATAAAATTTCTTAATCATATAATCAAGCCGACCGTTCATATCAATTATATTGGTTTGAAAATTATATACTAACAATGTAAAAAATAATAGAGTTCAAGACTCTATTTAGTAGCGGGGGTTGGACTTGAACCAACAATCTTTTGTGCCATGATACAAACGTTTTATCCTCGAAGTAGCTGTTTTAGATGACTACTATTTCTAGAGAAAGCTCCTAACAGATAATTTCTTTATTAAACTTCCCCGCTATATAAAATTTGACTTAACTGAAATCCATAGAAATCAAACATTAGATGACGAGCTTGCGGATCTCATCTATGTGAGCAGAAGGATTGAACTCCTTAGTTGCAATATCCTGGAACATTGAAAGTCCATATCCGAAGTAGTAGTTGACCTTACCACCTGCAAGAGGTGTAGTACCGTATGCTGCAAGGTCAACAGCGTAGACGTAAGGGTCAGTAACGTCGTGGATGTAGCTCTTGTAAGCAGTGCTGGTCCAGTCTCCTGACCAGTAACCACGGCTGTTGCACTCGTTGTCTGAAAGGATTATGATACGGTCATAAACCCTCTTCAACCTACGAATTAAATCAAATGCAGAAGCAATTGAAGTTCCACCCATGTTTGCGTTACCGATTTGACGGCCAAGGGTGAATACATCCGTGTTAGGATTGTATGAGTACATCTGAGCACTTGAACCGAAGCGGACAACGTCGGCGTTAGTTGCTTTCGCAATTGTTGCTGCGATAAGTCCTGCCTTCTCTGCTGCAGTGGTCTGAACGCGGTTGCTTGAACCACTGTAATAGCAGTAAGTGTTCATAGAGCCTGAGCAGTCAACCATAACGCAGGTCTTTCCAGGAAGAGCTTCTGCTAGGTTAGGAACTGCATACTCATAACCCTTAAGGAGAGCCTGCATGACTCTACGTCCTTCAGCGGTTGAGCTGAATTCTTGCTTGACAGTCTCGTATGCGTAGTCAATCTGGTAAGGCATAACCTTTCCCTGACGGATTTTTTCACCGTCTGAAACAAGCACACAAAGAGCGTCAATGACTTCCTTACGAGGACTCTTAAGCATGTTACGGACGTTACGAATTGCAGCAAGAATACCAAGCTTACCATCAAGAAGAAGTCCCTGCCAGTTGTCATTCTTTGCTTCCGCAAGAACAACAGCAGCCTTCTCCTTAGAAAGCTTACCAGCCTTTACAGCTGCTGCAACCTCTTGACCAGCCTCTGAGTTTGCAGCCTCCCAAGTGTCAGCTGTAACAGTGAAACCCTGCATGAGTGCGTCAAGAGTCTTCATCGTCTTACCGTTGATAGTGACTTCAGCAGTAGAGAGCTTGCTCTTAGGGTGTGTTAAGTTTGCAATGTCAATTGCAGTGTCCTTGTACTTAGCAAGCTGGTAAGTATCAAGGTTCTCAAGAACTGAGGCGAAACCCTTCTTCATTGAGTTGCTCAATGCAGACTTGTTAAGCGCACAGTAAACGTCCTTGATTTCACTCATGTCATCAGGACGGTAAATAACTCCACCCTTCTGGGCCTTACGGTCCCAGAGTCCGTAAAAACGCTTAGCGTATTCGTTACCTGCAATGAAAGGTGCAGCAAGTGCAGCTGCAAGATGGCTGACAGCCCTCATACCTTCACCCATGCAACGAGACCAAACAATAATCTGAGCAAGAAAATAAGGGTCCTTGAGACCAACCTTCTCAATCAAATCACGGAGTTCCTTCATAGTTTGATTCTCAGAACGGTAGAACTGAGGCTCAAGCTTTAAGGTGTTCAACATAGATACAAGACGAAGTTCATCACCAAGTGAATATGCCTTGTAACCTTGACGGTTTACAGTATTCTCAGCTGGAATACTTGCGATGTTTGCAACCGTCTCCTTTGAGGCCATAGCTCCTAGAGCTGACCTAAGCTGAGAGTTACGATCTTTCATCTTCATGGTTTTTGACTTTTAATTTTATAAATTAAAGAAATTTAATTCCTTAGAATTATCAAAAAGGAAAGCAGAGAATGTTAACACAGACATAACATTTTTTGATAAAACATTTCAAGTGTTTCGCGTGAACCATTTCGCCACTCGGGTGGAACCCAAGACAGGAATCGAACCTGCAAATCGAAGTAAGTCTGTAGTTTGACTACTGCTAGTGGAGAAGACGGGACTCGAACCCGCGACCCCTAGAATGCAAATCTAGTGCTCTACCAATTGAGCTACAACCCCATATGTTCAACAAGAGAAAGCAGAAGAGAGTGTAAATATGTAGCATCTTATCAGAATTGAACTGATTACCCCAGGCTCCCAAAGCTTGTGCTCTACCAAATGAGCTAAAAACGCGAAGTACCTCTTACTTCTTGACTACTTGCTGGTGGAAACTACTGGAGTCGAACCAGTGACCTTCTGCTTGTAAGGCAGACGCTCTAAACCAACTGCGCTAAGCTTCCATTATTATTGTGGTTGTGGCGGGATTTGAACCCTCGATTTCGCATGAGGCAGCGTCGTACTCCGTAAAGGCCTTAGGCCAATGTTTCTTTTCACGAGCACAACCATAAAAAATACAGAGAAAATTGAAAAGAATTATACCGGCATGGAGCCGTCGGCAGGAATCGAACCTGCTACCCTAAAATTACAAATTTTATGCTCTACCCCTGAGCTACGAAGAAACTCTTTTCGTGACTGCTGTATTAGATGTCATCCAAAGAAAACGGAGAAGAAGTTGTTCAATGTTGGGAAATGCGGGACTCGAACCCGCGAATTCAAATTTGGAAGATTTGCGTTAAATCCACTTAACTAATTTCTCGATGAATTTCTTTTCCTGACTATTGGATTAGTGAGCATTGCTGGATTTGAACCAGCGACCTCTTGCCTGTCAAGCAAGCGCTCTTAACCAACTGAGCTAAATCCTCATATGAAGAGCCATACAGAGTTTGCAACCATTGTATGTTGTTACTTAGTGTTTTCAAGTCCATAAACTATCCCCCTTTGGAGGCCGTGATAGTAGCCAGTGACATGTTAACTACCTTGTACCTTCTCTAAGTATCTCTTGTGGACCGTAAGGGACTCGAACCCTTCCTATAGGCTTGCAAAGCCCACGTGCTAGCCAACTATCACTAATGGCCCATTTGGAGTCGGGTGGCGGATTCGAACCGCCGCATATTGGTTTTGCAGACCAACCCTATAGACCGCTCAGGCAACCCGACATAATAGAAAAGAGCATTACAAAGTTTGCAACCCTTGTAAATTGTTACTATACAACTGCACCTGCCTGCAGTGAGCCGCGACTATGGGGTTACTAGAGCATCTGTACACAATAACTCATCATCATAACCTGTATAGTATCTCTTCAAGAGCGGAGACGATAGGACTCGAACCTACACACCGGGTTTGAACCGATTACTAATAGTTTTCAGGACTATTCCCTTACGCAATTAGGGTTACATCTCCATAATGCGGTGAGTGAGGGATTCGAACCCCCGGACCGCTCATCACGATCGGTGCTTTTCAAGAGCACTGCTATAGACCGCTCAGCCAACTCACCAGTATATTATAATTTGTAATGCTTCATCTTCTTTGATTTGAAATTGTCTGTAATTGAATGACAATTAGGACAAAGCATTTGCAAATTTTCTAATTTATTATTGTTATGGTCTCCATCAATATGATGAAGCTCCAATACAATTGGATGTCCCATCCATTCTGTATTTCCACAACATTCACATCTTCTTTCTTTCAAACCTTCTTTCAAAAGTCTATCGTGTAAATGTGAAGTAGAATATCCAGGATATTTTCCATCCAAAATATCTTGCAAATTATATTTTACTCCAGGATGATTTGTATCAAAAGAGTAATCAAATTTCTTACAATATTTTTCAAATGTGTTTCTATGCATATTCAACTTGTGATATGCTTCTTGCTTTGTTTTACGCTCTGAACAGATTTGCAAAAACTCTTCTTTTGATATATCTTCGTATTTCATTTCTCAAAAGATATTATTTGCGGTGCGTACGAGGCTCGAACTCGTGACCTCCGGCGTGACAGGCCGGCATCCTAAACCAACTGAACGAACGCACCGTATAATAAAATGGAGAACATCAAATGCTCTCCATAATAAATCTATCAAGTTTTTACTTATTCCTTCTCCTCGTCCTCTTTCTCCTTTTTGGGAGCTTCCAGATTGTGGGCTTTTCTAGTTGCAACCGTCATAATCCATGCATAAGCAATGACATCAACAATTACTACAAGAACAGGAGTCATAAGCAACCATTTTCCAACTTCTTCACCCCAATTTGCTTCAACTGGTGAATGACCTAAAATTACAAAATGGACAAAGAATGCAATCCAAATAATTGCAACAACAGCAAGTGAAAGCCACAAATATGCTTTCTTGCCCCAATTAATACCGTCTTGTCTACTCATATACAAATATTTTGATTTTTGTTCAATATATTTATTATGATAAATTTAGTCGGGATGGCGGGACTCGAACCCACGACCACGTGATCCCAAATCACGCGTGCTAAACCAACTGCACCACATCCCGTTTGGTTGGGATACCAGGGCTCAAACCTGGAACCTTCAGAGCCAGAATCTGACGCTCTATCAATTGCGCTATACCCCAATATAGTTGAAGCGGCGGGAATCGAACCCACATCGCAGGGACCAAAATCCTGGGTCCTACCTTTGAACGACGCTTCAATGTTAAAGCAAATAGCCTCCGAATAGAATTGATTTGTTGATTTGGCTGGCAGGAAAGGAGGTGTGTGAACAACCAGTTCCGAAGACCAAATTTGCTTTCAAAAAGAAGTAGCGAGAGTTGGATTCGAACCAACGACTAACTCTGTACATACGATTACAGGTTTCTCCCAGCATCCCTGCGGCCGGGCGAGGACGCCGCTCCTCCACCTCGCGATATGTTGCGGGGGCCAGAATCGAACTGGCGTAATTTGGCTTATGAGACCAAGCTGGTACCATCTCCAGTCCACCCCACAATTTTTCATTTATTCATATAATCTCATAAAATCTTTTCCATAAATAGATACAACCTCTTCAATAATAGGCAACATATCTTTCCTCAAAAGAAGTTTGACTTCAGGATGTTGTTCATGCTTTGCTTTTGCTCTTGCTGAATAATATCCTTTTATTTTATAAATATCTTTATCATTTATCTAAATTTGAGCAGCATAGCAGAATTGAACTGCCATCTGAACATTGGCAATGTCCTATAATAACCGTTATACGAATGCTGCATTCTCTAACTATTTGATAGTGAGCAGGATAGCGGAATCGAACCGCCATATCCAGCTTGGAAGGCTGGCATAATAACCGTTATACTAATCCTGCATTTGTAAATTATATACTGGTGGAGGTTAATTTATTGCAATCAGGTACCACTCGTGTTTCTTCATTCCTGGCAGTATCTGGTAAGCTTTTCCCAGACTTACCAAAAATTGCATGCAAACCTCCATATGTAGGCTCGGAGAGACTCGAACTCTCAATATCTTGCTCCTAAGGCAAGCGTGTCTTCCATTGCACCACGAACCCATAAAATATAGAGAAGAAAGTGAATGAATCTGGAATTCAAACATCCTGCTTAATAGGCGGGCGCTCTGCCAACTGAGCTAATTCACCAAAATGGTAGTGAATACTGGACTCGAACCAGTGAAACGAAGTAAGATTCACTCTGACTGTCTCTATTAACTTATTTCCTATTTTAGACAATTCCTTAATATTGTCAGGCATAGGTACCAGGATTCTGTTTACGGACCCCACCAACACCCTTCATGGTTCGGCTGCTACGGACGGCAATACCCAGCTAACAGGCCGGTGTTTCCTGTAAGAAGCTGACAGTTATGGTCGATCATCATAATACCAGCAACTAGTCTAAACTGTAAACGGTAGTTGAAAGTATCCCTCGTTTGTAGTAACTTCTTCTGCGTGTGGTGATGGGCTACTCTTTAATCCATGCATTCGGAGCAGGCAGAAGGCTCTCTGGACTAATAATAAACGTCTTTGAGCAGATTGACGGATTGGCTTGTTTTAGTATCTGAACATTCACAGGGTAACCATGCCTCTCAATCTGGAATTGACCTGTTACAGCGGGAGGATATATCATTTCACCTCGACCTGTTCGTTCATTGTGCTCCCGGGAGGACTCGAACCTCCATACCCCAGTTACGCCGTTAATGACTGTGTATAAGACAGGAGCGCTACGAGAGCAGGAACAGTTAATACGCCTGTCTTCCGTAGGTCTGTTGACCCCAAACAAAAGTTTGGATTAACTGTTAAAATAATCTCCATCAAACTTACCGATGTATTCCCCTGGGATATCATCGCAGTTGGGATTCTGCTTGATTGGTACTTTTTCATTACCAGACCCAGTAGTGTATCGAGGTCGTCCGGTCAAAAGAGTTCCCGCTCTTTTCCGTAATAAGGATTTTCGTTGTAGAGGTCCCTGCGGCCTAAACTCTGTAATTATCAATTTACCCTTTATAAGAGGATTGGAAATACCGTTTGCCATCAGGTTTTCGCCCGGCCGGAGTTGAACCGACTAATATTCATAATTTTAATTTGAGTTTTGGCCGCCGCAATTATATTTCATTTAATTTAAGTTCATATCTGTAATTTATTGAAATTCATTGATTTCAATAAATTATCTTATCTAAAATTTAATGTGACAGATTTATTTTAGTTCACTCTGCCTATGATCCATAATTTAACAATATAATTGCAAGACTTGCAAGGAAAAAGGTCTTATGACAGCAACTGTCTACTAACCTTTCGTTTGATAGAAATTTATTCTTTGTCACGCCAACGAGATTCGAACTCGTATTGCAGGAATGAAAATCCTGGATCCTAACCATTAGATGATAGCGCGATTTGTACTGTAAGCCGTGTCCGATTCGAACGGACGTCCTATGATTGAAAGTCACAGCGCCTCGACCACTAGCTGATTAACGGCTCATTTTAAAATCAAAGAATAACCAATAACAGAAAATGTTCAAATGTTTGAGTTGCAGTCAAATTCGAAGTAACTGTCATTGTGACTATTGATTTTTGTGGACGGGGCTGGATTTGAACCAACATACGATTGTGCCATAAACAATTTGCTATACCTTCGAAGTAGCTCTTACCGATGACTACGTTTTGCCGAGAATGCTCAGAAGAGATAATTTCTTTTATTTGCATACCCGTCCATGTTTTTGCGGGGATATCAAGAATCGAACTTGATATTCTGGATTTTGTCCCAGAAATTACGAAGTATCTTTAATCTTGGCTGCTCCCTATATTTTGATTTTTCCTCGGTGATTAGCCGAAGCCGCCTAGCAAAGAGAAAACAGACAAAGACATTTTGTAACGGTCTTACCTGACCAATATCCCCATAGAAATAAAACATCAATATTGTTCTCTCCATACAGAATTCTCTTTGTGTATACGTCCTTCTGTTCTGACCAGATTTCAGTTCAAACAGAGGTAAACATGAATGAACCTTATACTGTTCCCCGAGTGTACTACCTTTATTGCGCACTAGGCAATGTACCCCCAACGAGTGGAGCCGGAACCGCCGGTATCGTCATACCGTACTGAGAACTTGATGTTTTAAAAGATTGTTTGGGAAATGTGTTTGTAATTAGTCAACTTACAAGATTGATGCTTTAATAAGCTAGAAGTAACAGAACACGTAGCCAAACAGAGTAGCGCAGGTGGGAGTCGAACCCACACGCCTTATTATGGCAGTAGATTTTGAGTCTACCGTGTATACCATTCCACCACTGCGCCATAGAATTTAGAGCCGGCGGAGAATACCGAGATCTCGACCTGAGGTTTACAAAACCCCTGCTCTGCCACTGAGCTACGCCGGCGTATAAGCAACCTCCACTATCACAGTATTGGTTGCAGAATAAATTTCTATGGATTTCAGTATTGTCAAAGATCTCCATGTTGATTTCTCAACAAGAGCTGCCTGAGAGAATTACGATATCTCGACCCGCGGCTTAACAGGCCGCTGCTCTGCCTCTGAGCTATCAGGCAATATTTGAAAGAACTTGTGTATATTTTATATTACAAATATATGAAAGTTTTTTGTAAATATAAAATTTTTGTGACCCCGACGGGGCTCGAACCCGTGACCCCGACATTAACTTACCACTATAGTTTTCACTACCAATATCATCCATTAACGACTTCTCGTTCACCGGGTCTTTAGCCTAGTACGGGAATTGAACCCATCATATTGTTTGTAGTCTGGACTCTATCTTAACCATATTGAAATCTTGCAAGATACCATCACGGATTTTACTGACTCTAACAGATTGTAGTCTTCCTTCACCAGCATGATAATTTCAACTTAGGTTCCTCCTGTATAGTCTCTACACACTGTCTATATCTCCACATCCATCCTTATGTCCTCATTAGCCAATATTGAGTGATTTGGGGATTTCATTTGCTTCATAGATATTAACATTGGCTCGGTATTGGCATATTATCCTGTCCAAGCGGAGCTAACAATACTTTAAGTCACTTGGTCAAGCGAAAACCAGATAACTTAGCTTTCACCGAATTAGGGAGATTCTACTTTTAGCATTTCTGCTAAAGCACTCTTATGTTGTTAAAACAAGCAAAAGTGTCGTGCTCTACCAACTGAGCTACAAGGTCTTCCATATTTCTTCAAAGAACTTTTTTCTGTTTGCAAGTACAAATATACGAATAATATTTTTAACCGCAAAATATTTTTTAAAAAATTTAAGCTCCTCAACCTTTTTGTTCGGATGAGGAGCTCTCGATTTCTTGTAATCTTTATCTTAAAAATCTTCTTCTATCTCATCCATTTTCATTCCGCCTGAGTCATTGCCTGATTCTGGTTGTCCTTGACCCTCGGCTACTGTGCATACACCACAACTTGCAAGGACTGATTTTCTGGTCAATCCTGCAAGAACGGGCAATATATTTGTATGCTGTAACATTGAATTCTAAAGTTTTTAAGTTTGTTTACAATTTATATATCGTAAATATACGAAAGATTTTTTAATCTTCAAAATTTTATTATTTATTGCGAACTTGAGAGAAATTTCTCACTATTTTATTTTTGGCCATGTCTAGCTTGTATATCAGCATATAACTGTTTTGCTGTTTCTCCGTCAAGATGACTTGCACCATCTTTGTCTACCCAAACTTTAGCATTAGGATATCTTTTACGCAAATCATCTTGTTCTTTTGCTTCTGTCTCTTTCTTATGGCAATTGTAACCATATCCAAATACTTGATAAAATAATGTTTCTAATGTAGGAAGTTCTGCATAAGATAAAGATTTTCCTATTCGTTGTTGATATGCTGCTACTGCTTTTTTAGAAACTGCTTTAGCTTCTTCCACCGGACTAGTGTTTCCTTCATCAAGATGATTGACATATTTCATAACATCTTGCTTTCCATAAGACTCAACAAGTCTCTGAAGTTCTTTTCTATCTTTATCAATTTGTTTCATATCAATATATAATATTTTTCTTCATGCACAAGAACGAGAGAAATTTCTCACATTTTAATCGTCATCAGTTAAAAGAGTTCTTGGACTTCTCATACGACCGAAGAATCCACGTGATTCAATCTTGTCATACATATCTCTATATCCTCTATTATATCCTTCGTCTTTACCGTTCTGATAACCATCATTATATCCTTCTTCATAGGCTTCATCATATCCTACTTTCTTACCTTCTTCTACTCCGAGTTCATAAGGTTCATTCTGAACAGTATCAACTAAATCTTCTAGAACTTGCTGTATTTGATTAAGTATTTCTTCTTTGAGACCTCCTGTAATTTCTGATATTCTACGTACACATTCCTGTACAGCATTCAAATCATCGTTACGGCTTTCATTGATATACAATACAAAATTTTTAACATCTTCTTTTCCATAAGATTCAACCAATCTCTTAAGAGTTTCTCTATCCATTTCTATCTGTTTCATATATACTCATTTTATTTTACATCAAACCAATATATAACTGAACCTCGCCTGTAGTATCATTGATAAATGCAAAGATTACAAAGTTAGGAAATTCAATTTTTTCAATAGAACAACTAGCATTTTCATATTCAAATCCTACAATTTCTTGTCCTCTGTTATTATTAACAACATTGTCCCAAATATCTTCTGCAGCGTTGCCAAAAAATGCATAGCAATCTTCATATTCACCCAATTCATCTACAATGTCACTTAATTCATAGCGCCATTCATTATATACATCATTTTGATCTTCTTCAGAATCAGGAACCCAAGCATTTATCATAGATGCAATCAAAACATTTTTGTCATATTTACAATAAGAATAAACATCTTGAACGAGTTGTGATTTTATATATTGTTCATTGTTTACAGTGTCATAAATATATGTTATAGCATCATCTTCGTTTATTCCTTCATTAAGATGATTTACAAACTTCAAAACATCTTGTTTACCATAAGACTCAACAAGTCTCTTGAGGGTTTCTCTATCTCTGTTTACAGTATTCATATTATAATAAATTTCAAATTTAAATATTTATCTAACAAAAAAGGAACCTCTATAAGGTTCCTTCAATTCATTTTTTGAATTTTGTCTTATTCAACAGGCTTAACTTCACCAGTTACTCCATCAACTGCTACGAAATTAGTTCCGGTAGTTCCAAAGATATACAACGGAGTAAATGAGTCTGCGTTAGCAGGACGGCGGAAGGTCATCTTGTCTCCTGCAGGAAGTGTTACCAATGAGTCTGCAGCTGCCTGATAAAGCTTCTCAACTGCTGCGTCAAAGTCCATGACAAGGTCTGGATGTTCAATATTAAAATCTCCAAGCCACTTTCCGAACTTCTTCTCAACTACAACCTCACCAGTCTCCCAAGTTCTGGTCTTAAGGAATACTGTGTCTTCAACAGCATAGACAGTCATGCTTGAAACAATTGCAAGGTCTTCAGGTGCTGTCTCTGCAACATTTCCATTGAGAACAGTCTCAACCTCATAAAGAGCGACGTGAGTGCTGTCATCTCCCAAAGACTGGACGTACTCATAGTCTTCCATCAAATAATCCTTAAATGTTGGAACAGCAGGCACAGGTTCTGCACTAGGCTTAAGAATGAGTACCAATCCAACTACGACAAGGCAGAGTGCTGCGATTGCCAAAATCCATTTCATTGAATTCTTCATAATAAAAAATGTTTAATTTAACTTAATATTCTTAATATTATATACTTAACAATGCAGAGATATTTGTCTACATCAGAATATCTTTGTATTTATCTGACAAAAAAGAGAAGCCGAAGCTTCTCTTAATTTAATAACCAAGGAACTTTATCAGGAATCTTGCTAACATATACCGAACTTGTGGCCCTATCTCCGAATCATAGGTTTTTGATAATAGTGGGCTTTCTCCTTCGTTACTTGTCATACTTATCTTATCCAACAACTTGTTACGTCCATATACTGCTTCCCACAACCATTAGAGAGTGTACTTAGTGTGAACCTTTCCGAACTATTCTTGTTTGCAACCAAGAAGTGCCTGTCAATTCAGGTGACTGCTCTCCCAGCTTGTTCCACTATCGTCTTCTTAGCTATTTGCACACGGAGTAGGATTCGAACCCACGCGAGATTTTCATCTGTCGGTTTTGGAGACCGATGCCATCAACCACTAGGCTATCCGTGTATTTAATCAGACTATAGCCAGGATTCTGTCATTTAAGATTGTCATTTAACTTTTCGTCTTACCCTGGTAGCAATAATTTGGGTAACCACCTATACTTAGACTTTCACATCCAAATCTGTGTCCTGAACTTCCTCTGTTTCCAGCGACAATCCATCTGATTATTTATTGAGCCCCTTAGAGGAATCGAACCCCCATCTTCTCATTACGAAAGAGATATACTCAACCGTTATACTAAAGAGGCAAACCAAAAATCATTCATGCCTTATCGCAGCGCTACGATTAGCAGTTTTATCAGTAGTCGACCTTACTTAATAGCAACTCCCTAACAAGGCTGGCACGGGATTTAACACTATTAAGATACATACCAGTTCGTCGTCATCCGCCTCAGAACAGGCCTTGAACCTGCAATTTCTACCGAATGATTTTTTTGTGAGCTCCTAATCGGATTCGAACCAATACTTAAGCTTTACAGGGGCCTCGTGCTCAGCCATTAAACACCATAGGAGCAATTTAGGGGACGCTGTGGCCCTCGCAACCACATCTCTGCAAAACTGACAGCATCTTTAGTCTACCTTAGACGAAGCCTCCCATATGTACTCCACCTCGGATTCGAACCGAGACTGAAGGGATTTTAAGTCCCATGCCATCTTCCAGTTGGGCTAGTGGAGCATTCTTCCGGCACTCTGCCTTTTGAGCTACCCGACCGCTTAATGGCCGGGGTAAGATTCGAACTTACAACCACCGGAGTTCCGAGCTCAAAGACAGAATCGAACTGTCATCTCATCCTTACCAAGGATGCGTACTCAACCGTTATACTATAAGAGCATTCGTATCCCCAAGCAGACTCGAACTGCTATCAAGAACTTAGGAGATTCTTATTCTTCCGTTGAACTATGGGAATATTTGGTGGGGCCGACCAGAATCGAACTGGTGCTAACGTCCTGGCTCTTCAGGCCAGCGCTCTACCTGCTGAGCTACAACCCCAATTTAAGTACCCCAGGAGGGAGTCGAACCCTCAGAAACTTGGTCCTTAGCCAAGCGTGTCTGCCATTCCACCACCGGGGCATAAAATAAGATAACCGTAGTTGAGTTTGTCCAAGGACTTCTATCTGCCATATTTTCTAGAGCTCAACATAGTGGCATTGATTACGTCCATGCAGTTATCTTAGTGGGGAGAGTTAGATTTGAACTAACGACACGGTCCTTTCAATGGAACTTCGAAGTAACTTTGACAATGACTATCTTTTCAGAAGAAAACTTGCAAAGCAAATTTTCGTTTTTACCTGCTCTACCAACTGAGCTATCTCCCCATATTTCAAACAACTTGCGGGCATAACCGGACTCGAACCGGCACCACTCACCGTGACAGGGTGGCATTGTTACCATTCAACCATACGCCCATTATTAGCGGGGATGGAGGGACTCGAACCCACAACCGTCGGCTTAACGGGCCGCTGCTCTCACCATTATAGCTACATCCCCATTTGGCAGGAGCTGAAAGACTCGAACTCTCATCGTGCTGATTTGGAGTCAGCTGTTTTCAACCAATTAAACTAAGCCCCCATGAGCGCCACTTAATCACTTTTCAGTAGGCTGGCTAACCTGATTCATTTCTTATCTCTCCTCCACCCGCTAGCGCGTTTCAGAATGTTAAAGAAACGTTTCCGATTAATAACACATTTTTGAAAGTAATAACGGGTAGCTACTCCCTCCTTTCGCAAACAAGATGCAGCACCAAGGGTCTTGTTGTCTCCTATGACTGCTTTCTAGTAGAGCCCTCCGGACTCGAACCGGAACTCTCCTGTGTATCAGACAGACGTGTTAAACCTGTTACACCAGGGCTCTATGTGTGGTCCCATCGGGACTCGAACCCGAATCTGATGATTAAGAGTCATCTAGACTAACCATTATCCTATGGAACCATTATAGTATGTTAAAGAACTTTCAAAAACTCGGTTTTGTCGCAGGTGGTTGTTATTACTACCGAGAAACCCTATCTCTGCAACCTTAAGTGGTGGGCCAGGCTGGACTCGAACCAGCAATGTTTCATAGTGACGATTTTACAGACCGTTGGGATCACCAATTACCCGCACTGACCCAATTATTTCATTCTTCTAACAATTTTCCCATACATCCTTTTCGCGGTTTATAACCAGTTCTACCTAATCTCCAACCATCATTTAAATATTCATCTAATTTTTTCTTATCTAAATATTTAACTACACCATTTCTATTTACCCATATCCTGTCATTTGTAGAATCTTTAGGAGTCATGGTTTCTCTTATTTTATTTCTTGATTCATCAGAATGATTTTTATTTGTCCAATTAGTGTCATACAAATCCATATTATTCATATACTCATCTTTGTCTATCAAATAAAAAGATTCTTGAACATTTTTTCTTTTTACAGCAACCTTTCCTCTAGTTGGAGAATAAATTTTAAGCTCTTCATTAATAATTCTTTCATCTTCCCTTGGAATCATAAATCTATTTCCGCTAGAATCTTCAACTACTACTAAACCTGTAGTGTTAATGGAACGGCCGCCCATTTGAATATTATAGCATTCATTGGATTTAATAAGTTCCTCATTAACTACTTCTGCTTCATATTCAAATGCTTCTTCAGCAGTATCAAAAAATTTCAAAATTTCTTTTGTAAAGTTTTCAATACCATATTTTTGATATGCAACATGAAGCTTTGTTCCACTTCCCATATATCCGTCTTCCAAGTTATCAGTATTATGAACTCCATAATAAAAATGGTTATTCAATGTATTGGTTATCTTGTAGAAGTAATGATATTTTTTCATAAAGTTTTACAGTTGTTTTTATATTTATCTGTAAATCTTTTTGAAAATTTGCTATTTCAATGAACTCTTTAGGTGGGTGCGGTCAGATTCGAACTGACATTGTTTACCCTGAGGGAAAGGTTTTACGGACCTTTGGAGCACCCCCGTCGCTCCTGCACACCCATATTTGGCAGTTTTTTAGCGGATACTGCCAACGCCATTCAGCAGTTTTAGCGGATACTGCCAACGCCGGTGACCCCGATGGGACTCGAACCCATAACACCCGGTTTAAAAGACCGGTGCGCTCGCTATTGCTCACCATTTGCGCCACGAGGCCATTCCTATTTCTGCGACCTCGTTTGCAAGAGGTCAATCAATGTTTCTGTTTATAATGTTTCATTTTCTATTAAATCTAGTTTGTGTTACAAATATATGAATTATTTCTCAAATCCCAAAATATTTTTTAACTTTTTTCAAAAATTTTTCTGGTACCCCTGGCGGGACTCAAACCCACATGTCTTTTCGTTCGTAGCGAAATATGTTATTCATTTACACCACAGGGGCATATTGTAAAAAAATTAGAGCTCCTCAATCTTGCAATGAAGGAGCTCTTTCTATCTTATGCTAATCTCTATCACATATGCTCTACTTCATCGACCTCTCGACATGTAAAATAACGATCCCAAAATAAATTATTGGTACCATTAATTCGCTTATATGTATAGAATTTAGTCATTGTTTCTAAGTTTTTAAAGTTATTTGTAAATTTTATACGACAAATATACGAAAGATTTTTTAAATCCCAAAATAAATTTTAATATTTATTACGATTTTGTGAGAAATTTCTCACATTTTCTATTTTAATAAAAAGGGAGTTCAAATTGAACTCCCTCTCTTTAGAACATCCACTCAAGAAGCTTGGTGTAGTCAGCAGCAATATCATCATATGATATCATCATGACATTGTCCTTCAGCTTCTGATAGGTCTCCTTCAGAGTTGAGAGGTTGTCCTTAAGGACCTCTTCCTTTTCAGGATTAGCCTTGATTGTCTCTTCATACTGAGCAATAAGCTCCTTGTAAGCCTTGGCCTGGTCTTCAAACTTCTGCTGCTGAGCAAGGAAGTCCTCATGAGAAAGGACGGTGACAGAAGCTCCACGAGCATTGCAGTTCTTCTGAATAAGAGAAAGCGCATTGAAATAACGGTGGTCATTCACGTATCTCTTGATGATGTCACCATATCTGCTAACACCAACAGAAGCAACAGGAATACCTGCATAATCTTCATCAACAACGTACATGCACATCTCCTGTAAGTCGATGATAGTCATGACGATGTTAGTGCAGACAGAAGTGAGTCTGAACCCAGTAGTGATAGTGTCAGGAGCCCAAGTTGTCTCACGGGGAGTTCCCATCTGAGAGCGCTCCATGACTCCAGCCCATGCATCTTTCTTAGCGAATCCCTGACCGTCATAGTCATTGACGTTCGCAATGATATAACGTACACCTGCAGCGAGAGCTCCATTGATGTCGACATCAATATACTCTGCACAATTTCCTACACGGTGGCGGACGTCACCAGAGAAGACAGCCCAATCTCCCTGCTTGTAATAAGTGTTCCAAGAAATTGAAGTGAGATACTTGAAATTGCTGTCAAACATCTGAGTTGAAAGATCAAGGTCATAACGACCCATCTTATCAACCCAACGGCAGTACAGACGGAAGATTCCAGTGTTGTTCTGAATCTTAATCTTAGAGCCGCGTGCCATCTGACCAGGCATGAAGTTCATGCTTCTCATATTCTTAGGAAGAGCGATTCCCTCAAGTTCCTTGTCAAGATAGACAAGCTTCTCAGTCATAGCATCCTTCAAAGCGAATCTCTTCATGAGAACGTCATCAAGACAAAGCATAAGCTTGAAGAGGACGTCATCATTAATTTCAGGAAGACAAGGAAGAGCAAAAGGCTTTCTTGCACCCTTGATAACAATGACACGGTTGCGGCGGATCTCGTCATCATTACGAGTGTAGAAGTGGTCAAGCAACTCGTAAATCATCTTGGTAGAAGACTTCTCGAGAGCATTGCGGACTGCATCGAAAATCTCATCAGTCTTCTCAGGATTGTTTCTAAGAAGGTTGTCGACGTTTCTCAACAACTCACCAGGACGCTCCTTGTAAATTGAAAGGAGGGAGTCGAAGTCATTGGTCTCACGAGCTGCACGAAGTCTTCCTCCATAAGTCTCGATGTACTGTCCAGAATTACGGACAAGGGTGAACATCTCAACAGTCTTAGGGAACTTCTTAGCATATTCACCAGGGTGAAGGATTTCACCTAGACGGGTCCAACGGCCAAGATACTTCTTCATGTCTGCAGCGACATTGTTCCACTTGGAATGAGTGATGACATATTCCATCATCTCAAGAATGTCCTTTCTCTGACCACGAGAGAACTTCATGAACTTGAAAGGCTTACGAGCGGCAGCAAGTCTCTCTTCGTAGTACTTGATATATCTGTCATAGTATCTTGAATCTCTAGACATAATCCTAGAATCCCAACCGAAATCAAGAATACTAGGAAGTGCAGGCAAAGAAACGTCACCTCCTGAAATATACACTGCATATCTAAGGACATCGGTGATAGTCTTTGGCATGTATTCAGAAGTATTTGCAAGCACAATACAAAGTGTCTCCTTGAAAGGAATAACCTCAGGGAAGACATCTCCAAAGCTTGCACCAAGCTCCTTGTAATGTCCACAAAGATACTCAACTGCCTTCTTGTCATAATCAGTCAAAGACTGCTGACCAGAAAGGACATTCCTGAAGTACTGAGCGAAATCAGCATGGCTGATAGGCTTGATGAGCTTATATTCGTCACGAAGAACACGGCCGTCATAATTACTATGAAGCAAAGCTAGCTCTGCGTCATCGCAAGAAGGCATTGCAGGAGAATACTGACCACCAGAGAGATAGTGGAAAATCTGGTGAATGAACATCTCGAACTCACTCATCTGAAGGACAGTGTGAGGGAAGTCTCCGAAAAGAGAAACGAAAGTTCCGTCACCATATGCATCAGCGAGATAGTTCGCCAAGTCGTTGGAATAATCTTCCAACTCGTCATCATTCATAACTGCAAGACAGCGAAGCGCTTCCTCACTGAACATATAACCATATCGCATCACCTCAAGCTGGAGGTTGAGAATAATAGGACGGTGATTGATATTCTCAAGAAGAACATCATACTTATCCTCCTCTTCAACAGTAGGATAGTTCTTAGTCAAAAGATAGCTCTTGTTAAGAGCGATAGTGTTGAAGTTCATGTTCTGCTCAGTGGTCTTTGCAATCTTAGGTGCAATCATATATCTTATTGTTTAGAGTTCATTAAAAAACAGCGGATAGTAGAAAGGTGGAAACATCGTAATAACAGAATAATAACTGAATGATTAGAAGTAACCGAATCTGTAGCCGCTGTGTAAAAATATTAAACGTTAAACATAAAGTGTTCGGAAAGTATAGTTGTGAAAACAAGCTGTCAAAACCATAAATGCACAATCAGAAGTAACAGACTATGTAGCCGAACAAATATTATATATACAAATATATGAAAAGATTTTTAAATCAAAAAATATTTTTAAGAATTTTCATCATTCCATGCGTAGTACAACAAAGTAGGGTTGTTCTTATGCACATCGATAGATGGATATAATTCTTTAAAAGTATCAGTGTCAAATGGATGGGTAATCAAGTGTACACCACTTTTAGTAGGAACAACCGCGAAAACCTTATCAGTGTCTCTACCTCCTTTACCGTAAAGTTCAAAAATCTGGTTCTTGATGTCATCGACGATAGGAGAGTTTTCAGTAGCGTCATCGATGTCAACGATATATTTCTTGTCACGCTTGACAAAAGACTTTCCAGCTGCAGTCGAATAAGCTCCACGGAGACCTATCCAATTCTGAGAGACATAAGTGTGAGTTGATAGCTCAATAGCTATGTTTGCAACACTCTTCAAGTTACGGCGGGTAGGATGGATATATGCTCTGGCATTCATGACTTCACATATCCCTTTCACTTCATGCTGTAAACTAAGAAGCTCATCTGCAGAGGTGACAATGTAATATTTGACAAGACGGTTCTTGTTGTTTCCGGAAACATCATTGCCGTCCTTTCCTCTTACCAGAATCTGCAAGAAATAAAACTCATCCTTTTCAAGAGGAGTCTTAAACAGAACATCTGCAAGCAGTTTAAAGTTGTCGACACAATGTTTCATATCTTTTAATTTAGTTTTTAAGAAATTTTTCTAACCGTTCTGCTGCATCTTGAGGAGTGTGACCATCCCAAACGTTCGCTTTCTCCTTTTCAGGAATATGGAACAAATCCCAATACTTCATCTCATAGTGGTTTGAAACCTGTCCAGTAGGAAGTTCAGCCATTACAATAAACCAACCTCCACCAAAACATTCTTCCCCATCAGAATGCCTCTTACTCTTATGGACGTCATATTCAATATGCCAACTTCCATCAGCCCAATTATCATAATAAGCTAAATCATTAAAGAATGCAGCATTATACAACATCCTATAATAATATAGTTCATCAAATGTATGATAACCATCAGAGAACTGTCCAACATCAGAAGAGTTTTGAATATCTTTCTTTGCAGCTTCTACAACTGAAGATAACCATGGCTCAATCTTAGCTTCCATCTGTTTGTCAGACAAAGTTGTATTGATTGTTCCTGCAATTTTGAATGTACCCAGAATCCTTTTTAATTTATTTCTTGTATTCTCAAACATCTGGCTTCTCTATAAGCAAATAGTTTTCAACATACTCGGCTGCAATCTTTGCCTTAATTTTGATTTCTCGCAAAGCAGCGTCATCACTCATAACAGTTCCATTCGTGGTTTTCTTATCATCTGCAAGTTTAGCAATAGTGTAAAACCACCTGGCAACTATACTTAATTCATCATATATGTTATAAATGTTCATGATTATTTTCTTGACAACCTCTCTCGGAGTTCATCTCTATCTACAATATTAGAATAGTAATTGGTTCTTTTTATATGTTCACAGTCAGAAACATAATCACAATAATCATAATCATTGACAATACTTCTGCTGTCAGGAATAACTTTCTTTCCTTCAATAATATCATCAAGATTGTTCTTCAAAAACATCCGTTGAGACTTCTTTACGGTCCTTCTGCAAAGTTTGCGACTTTTGCCGGAACCTTGTTTGAATATTGCTTTCTTTCTAGATCTGCTCATATACAAATATATGAATTAATTTATCAATGAAAAAATATTTTTACCACAAAGCAGTGGCTGTTCCAAATTTTGGCTTTTCATACTCATGTGGAGTGTTGAACCAATCTTCAAATATTTTTCTTGTCTTGTCATTACAGTATTGAGAGTACTTATCATAAACTGCCTTCCTCTGCAAAAACTTTATGTGACAATAAAATTCTTTATCTTCAGAAACACGCTTCACCTTGGCCGCGAAATCCTCAGGAGTTGCAACATACATAAACTCTTTAAGTTCTGGGTCATCAATATATTTGTGGTCCTTGTCATAAGGTTCATAGACAAAAGCAATGACATCAGAGAGCATTCCATCAAAGAATCTTGGAGAAATAAAATCATTGAAAGTAATCTCATCTGCAATTACAAAGGTAGCCTTTGCATTCTGTCCAATATAAGGAATCAAATCATCATAGAACAATGAACCTACTCTGTCAAACTTATCATGATGAGGAAACAGATTACGGGATGAAGTAATCACAAGAGATTTTTCAGGAATTGCAGCATAAAAGTTTTCAATCAATTCCATTCTCTTTGAACCTCTATTGTAACCGTGATACTCTGCAGGATATTTCTTATCTTCCCACTTATAAGATTTCAATTTGTTGGCTACATTATCTGTCATAGCCTGATAAGTGAAAATTGGAAACTGACACCACTTCTTGACAAACTTTGGAGTCAACTCGTTCTTCGGAGAGAGCTTTGACAGATAATCAGGATATGAAGTTCCACAATGAGCGATAATACAACCTTTGATACATTTCTCTACATTTGGCCAGACCTGACAATATTCTTCAAAGATTGGTTCTGGAACAATATGACCGAGAGTCTTGTACTCAAACATTCTTCTGTTGAATACTGTAAACGGATTGAGATAATGAATCTCAGGGTCATCTTGCATGATAAAGTAATGATCATCTCCATGAATCTGATACCACTCATTGACTCTCAATACATTGTAAAAGAAATCAGAGTAAATATATCCAAGAAACATGTTCAATGCAGCTTGAATCTGGAAAATGTCATCTGCTTCATCAAGACAATGAGGCTCTTCAATACGCTTCATACAACCTTTGAAGAAATCATAATCAGTCTCTGTCCTTCCTTGGAAAGTTGAAGCAAAGAAAACCTTCTCATAACCATAAACTTCAATCAAAAAATTCTTGAGTGCTTCATATGTTTTTGTTGAAATCAATTTGCTTGACAAAGAGATATACTTCGTCATACAAATGATTGCAGCAGTCTTACCTTTACCATAACCAGGCTTAAACTCTGGCATAAAGTCAGGAATATTAACTTTGATTTCTTTAGATTTGTCCATCAAAGTCTTACTTCCAGTATTCTTTCTAACTCTTTGCATATTAACTTATAACATTAAACCAACCGTTTATTCTACCGCTAAATGAATCTCTATGTGTAATTAAAGCAGTAACTCCATTGTACCAATACAACTCTTTACCAGTATCAGAATTTTCAAGATTCAAAAGGTTTTCATATTTCAAAATATTTTCACCCAATGAAATACTGGAATCAAGACCAAGTACTCTTTCAATATCATTACCAATCCAATAAGTCACAGTATTCCCGTCTACATCTACTTTTAAACTATTTACGATAATGTTGGTAACTATTATTTTCTTTGTAATCATTTTAAAACAATCTTACTGAAGTCTGTTCAACAACATCAAATTTCTGTCTGATATTATCTTGCTTGATAAACTTTGAATTTGTCATCTCAAGTTCTCCCTTGATAAACTTAATAACATCATCAGTCATATCTTGTGCAGTCTTGACAGGAACATTCTGAGTGACGTGCTGAAGATTTCCAGAAATCAATTCAAAGTCAGAAGGCATTCCCATCATTGCAAGAATTTCACGAGTAGTCAAGAACCTACACTCCTTTGGATGAAGAGTCCAATGCATATTCTTGGAAATGATTGCATTAGTTGCACCCTTGTAAACCATTGGCTGTGGTGCGAAATATCCAAGTCCTCTCTTGATTTTGTCCCAACGGTAATTGATATAATACCATGGAGTTCTCTGTCCTTGGTCTGACATCAGTCTGTCTTTTCTTGGGTCTTTTTCAAGCCAGTCTTTGTAATCTTGCCACAAATTGTTCTCCTTGATATAGTCATAAGGAGTCCTGATAGAGTGTTCATCAATCTGATTGTAGAAGAATTTCAAGTACCCCTCATAAGTTCCACCACAGAACTTCTGCATCATCCAATCCATCTCAGGATAAAGTTCAACAGGGTCTTTGTCAATAACTCTAGTGCATTGAGTACCAACATTCTTGTCGAGAATAAACTCTTCATAACAAGGTCCAGGAGTATTGTGCCAAGGAATCTTAGGACAACGGTCACCTTTCCAGAAAAAGAAAAATGTTCTAATACGATGTTGTGGAATTCCGTGAAGGTAAGTATCTGTCTTGTAGATAGTGAAAGCATAACCGTACTTCTCACCAAATTCACGAAGTTTGTTCAATACTTTGACGTTCTGTTCTGAATAAAGACCAGGTGCATTTTCTCCCCAATAAACTTTTGGCTTGATTGTTGAGAGTGTAAAATCTGCAACTTTGTAAAGCCAATTGTTAGTCTCATTATCTGCTGAACGTGTTGCAGTATTCAAACAAGACATGCCTGCACAAGGGCAGACAGAACTGACAAAATCAATATTATTAAATTTAAGGTCAACTCCTTCAGGTAATTTATTGGTCTCAGGGTCAAGCACAAACCAGGAAACATCAGGCCAATAATTTTGTAGATTAGATTCATTCTTTGCGAACCCAGGATATGACAAAACAAATTCAGGTTTATGACCGACTGAATTTGCATTTGCAATCGCCATTCCACCAATGAGTGGAACAAATGTGATATATTTCATACTATACTATTATCTTACATAGATTATATCAAAATAATATGAAAAAAATTTCTAAAATAAAAAAGAAGCATTGCTGCTTCTTTTCAAATTATCTTCTTCTTTTTCTTGGAGGAACTCTAAAAATTCCTGACTCATTGAGTTCTTCTTCACCATACAATGGAGTATCATCACCATAGTCATATTCTGGAAAATCATCAGAAGATAAATCACCGAAATATCTTGTATCAAACTGGTCTTCAGTCTCACCTGGGAAGAATACTGCATCTTCATGAACTTCAGGGTCATATTGATAATCTTCTTCACCAGGAACTTCTGGCAATTCTTCTTGATACAAAGTCTCTTCAGGTTCTTCAATAAGCTCAGGTTCTTCTTCAACTTCTACTGGTTCTTCTGCTGGAACTTCAGGTGCAGGCTGTTCTTCAACTTCATTTGCTTTAGCTGGTTGATTTCCAAAAATCCAGATGAACATATTATGTCCTTGCATCTGATTACCAAGTTCATCGATGAACTTCATCATCTCTTTAGTTGACAATGAGATGTTTGCTTTACCAAGAGTTCCACGAATAAACTCTGCAACATCATTCCAGTGATTCTGTCCATCATTCCAATATTGGTCATTCAAGAAAGCAAGCAATCTTTTTGCAAGGCTTGTGCAACCCTTCTTATCCATATAATAAGACAAATCAGGAAGTGAGCTGAAAGTTGAGTCAATCAAGTTAATCAACTCATCAGTCTTACTGTTCTTAATTACTGACTCAAAAAGCTTTGCACTGAATTTACAACTTACACTCTCATTTGTAGTCAATGATATACCTGCTTTAGCCGCTGCTTGCATAATAGCAGTTCTCTGATTGATGAGTGGCTGTTTCTCTGCGTTGAATCTTCTTTCAAGTTCTGCAATCTTAGCATTGATTATTGCAAACTCTTTAGTATAGTCTCTTGAATTATCTGGTTGTTGTGTTGATGCATCCTGAGATTGATTGTTAGTCTGCTCTACTTCTTCCTCATTCATATCATCTGACAACTTTGGTCTTCTTAAATATACTGACATTATTGTGTACTTTCTATTTTTTTATTTATCTCTTGTTTTGCAAAGGAGATAATATTCTCAACAAGTTTGTCAGAATATGGAATTACAGGTGAATATATTCCAAAATCATTTTCACCAATCCTAACAATAAGAGGAACAATCTCAATATCAATTAATCCATAGATAACTCTAAGAATGTAAGCATAGATATAAACTTGAATCGTGTAAATATTCAAATCAGAAGCATCATATTCATACAAAGGACCTTTGCATTTCTCGTAAGGATTTTCAATTGAAATCTTATCATTGTTCTTCCAATCAATCAATAGAAGTTTCTTGCCTGCAAGGAACAATGCATCACAACGTCCATTGACACCAAGCTTTTCAGAATGAAGCATAAGTTCACGACCAAGAAATACAATCTTATCTTTGATATTAGAAAAATAGAACTTCTGCCACTGCTTACATTTGTTTCCTGCAATCTCATTAAGAGAAGAAGTATATTTGTCAAGTACTTCTTGTGACTCATCTTTTTCAAGAATCATTCCTATGAATTTGTCAAGGAGCTTTCCGTTCTCTCGGCCAAATCTTCCTTTCTCTTCCCACTGATTTAGGATTTCTTCATAAGACATATGATAGTACTTATGACCAGGAACATCAAAATACTTTTCAACCATCTCATGTGCTTTCTTCTCTTTTTCAAATGGTTTGTGAAGAGCATCACAAATCTTAGTTACCGAGTAGGGACAAGCTTTGTAAATTGCTTTCTGTTTAGGAAAGGTGTCAGTTGCTTGCTTTATTTGGGTTAATACTTCCTGTATTTTAGAGGTCATAGGATGTGAATTTTCTTTATAAATATTATAATAGAAATATATGTAAATTATTTTTAACTATGAAAGTTGCTATATGTGCTATTGCAAAATATGAAAAAAATTATATAGTAGAGTGGGTAGAGCATTATAAAAATTTAATGTTTGACTACATTTATATATATAACAATGATGAATTAAATGATAATTCATTGTATGAAGTATTAGATGATTATGTTAAAAATAAATTTATTGAAATTATAGATGTAAGAAATGAATTTGCAAAACAAATACAAAGATATACCGAGTGTTATAATAATCATTCAAATGAATTTGACTACATGCTATTTGTAGATATTGATGAATTTTTAGTATTAGATGTTAAATATAACAACGATATTCATAATTTTTTAAATGATGAAAAATTTGCAAATGCAGATTGTATAAGAATTCCTTGGATGATTATTAATGATAATGATATTATTACAGTAAATGATAATAATTACAGTATTACAAGATTTGGAGATATTGGAAAAATGACAACTGCATGCAAAGCTATTTGTAAAACAAAATTAAATATAGATTCAATAACAGCACACGGACCTCTTTATTTAATCAACACTGTTGACTCAAACGGAAATATTTGTAACAACGGAAATGAAAAATCTATAAATCCAGTGTGTTTAGGAAAGCATCCTATCAAAACTAATACATATTTAAAACATTACAGATATAAAACACTCGAAGAATATATTTTTTGCAAATTAAAGAGAGAAGAAAATAATTCAAATATTCGAATAAAGAAATTAACTCTTGATGAATTTTTTGAATGGAATAAAAAAACTACAGAAAAATTAAATTATTTAAAAAATATAGGTATAGATTATAAATGAATTCACCTATTAATATATGTATTGTTCATTTTAATACTCCTCTTTTGACTGAATGTTTAGTTAAAAGTATAAACAAGTTTACACCAAATTCAAAGATTTATATTTTTGATAACAGTGATAAGCTTCCTTTTACATACAAGCAAAATAACATTATATACATTGATAATACAAATAACCAAATAATTAATTTTGAACAGTGGTTAGAAAAATATCCAAATAGAAACAAATCAACTGAAAAAACTAATTCTTTTGGATCTGCTAAACATTGTTATACTATTCAAAAGTGTATAGAATTAATTGATGACAATTTTATATTATTAGATTCTGATATACTTCTTAAAAAAGATATAAGTGATATTATTGATAATACTTGTGCCTATTCAGGAGAAATAGTCTTACAACCTCTTACAAAATCAATTCATAGAATATTGCCTTTTATATGTTATATAAATGTAAAAATGTTAAAGGCAAACAATGCTAAATATTTTAATGATAACTTTATGCACGGACTTTATAAATCCAAACAAAGTGATATGTATGATACCGGCGGAGGTTTTTATGAAGAAACAAAAAATCTTAAACACAAAGACATTAAAGTAGAAGATTACATAGTTCATTATAAAGGAGGTTCATGGTACAATGACAATGTAAAAGCATTTGGTAAAAAAATACTTCCGTTCCGTTGGGTGTTGTATCATTATGATTTATGGAACAACTGTGAAATTTCATATAAATGCTATTTGGATAGTTTACAGTCATTTTTATATGAAAAACAATGTAATTATGATATAATAAATCCAAAAACATTACCAGAAAAAATAAATTGGTTAAAAATATTTGATACAACATCTTTAAAGACTTTGTGTGCAGATAAAATAAAAGTTCATCAATATTGTAAAAAGAAATTAGGTAAAGATATTTGTATTCCAATATTAAAAGAATATAAGTCTGTTGATGATATTGATTTCAACAAACTTCCAAAATCATTTGTATTAAAATGCAATCATGGAAGTGGAATGAATATTATAGTAACAGATAAATCAAAATTAGATATAGATAAAGTAAAAGAAAAATTAAATAATTGGTTAAACTGTGATTTTTCTTTTAGAAATGGTTATGAAATGCAATATCATAAAATTGATAGAAAGATATTTGCAGAAACATACATGAATGATGGACACAGTGATTTAACAGACTACAAATTTTTATGTTTTAATGGAGAACCAAAGCTTTGTCAAGTTATAAATGACAGAAATAATTCTAATCGTCATCTAAATTATTATGACATGAATTTCAAATTTGTTAATATATCAAGACTTGATTTTCCAAATAATCCAACATTAATAGATAAAAGACCAAAATGTTTTAAACAAATGAAAGAATATGCTAAAAAATTAGCACAAGAATTTAAATTTGTAAGAGTTGATTTTTATGAAATAAACGGTAAAATATATTTAGGAGAATTAACATTTACCCCGGGTGCTGGAAGAATTGCATATAAAAATCCAAACGATGGAATATATTTAGGAAACATGCTAGATTTACACATAAATCTTCCGAAAAACAAAAAGGTAATATATACATGTATTACTAAAAACTATGATGTCTTGAATGAAAATCAATATTACTTAAGTGATTATGATTATGTATGTTTTACAGATAATCCAAATTTAAAATCTGAATTATGGGATATACGCCAAATTCCAAACGGTCTCAAAATTCTTTCACCTGTAAAACAAGCAAGATATATAAAAACCCATCCACATGTATTTTTCAAAAAATATAATTTATCTGTTTGGATAGATGCAACAATTACAATAAAAAGTGATTTTTCAGAATTAATTGATAACAACATTTTACAAGTTCCTATGCATCCAGATAGAAATTGTTTATACAGTGAAGCAAGAATGTGTATAAAACTAAAAAAAGATATAAAAGAAAATATAAATCCACAAGTAGAAGAATATAAAAAAGAAGGTTATCCTGAAAACAATGGACTGGCACAAACAAATATTCTTATACGAAAACATAATAATAAAAATTGTATAAAATTGATGGATGACTGGTGGAAAGAAATAAAAACTAAATCTTGCAGAGATCAGATTTCATTTAATTATGTTTTATGGAAAAACAAAGATATAGAAATATCATATCTAGACAAAAAAATATTTAATTCAAAATATTTTTTCTGGAATACAAAGCATGAAAAAGTAAAAAAAGATAAAATAGAAATATCTCCAACACAACCTCTTATTTCTTACACTTCACATATAGAGACAAAGCAAACAAAAACAAATACAATTATTAAAATAATAAATAAACCAACTGTTGTAAAAACATTAGAAACCTACAAGCTTCCTACAAAATCAATCAATAGAAGATATTAATGGAAAATAAAATAGTTAATATATGTATTGTTCATTTTAATACTCCATTATTAACAGAGTGTTTAATAAAGAGTATAAACAAGTTTACACCAAACTCAAAGATTTATATCTTTGATAACAGTGATAAACATCCATTTACATATAGGCAAGACAATATAATTTATTTTGACAATACAAAAGGGCAGATTATTAATTTCGAAGAATGGTTAAAACAATATCCAAATAAAGAAAAATCAAGAGGAAAGCTCAATAATTTTGGAAGTGCAAAACACTGTTATACTATACAAAAATGTATAGAACTAATAAATGATAATTTTATTCTTCTAGATTCTGATGTTCTTTTAAAAAAGGATATATCTTGTTTTTATGATATTAACTATCCTGCAGTTGGGAAAGCAGAGTATCAAACGAACTGTCATGATAAAAGACAACACTCTATAAAAAGACTGCTTCCTTATATATGTTTCATTAATGCAAAAATGTGTAAGCATAAAAGTATTTTGTATTTTGATGAAAATTATATGAATGGTTTGTATGTGACGGAATCTGCTGACTTGTATGATACGGGAGGAGGGTTCTTAAAAAATATAGAACAACAAAAATTACATCATAAAGAAGTAAATATATATGATTTTATAATTCATAAAGCTGCAGGAAGTTGGTCTAATGTTGCTCCAGAAAAATGGTTAAGTAATAATATAAATTTATTCAAAGACAGAATTATAGTATCACTAACATCTCACGGTAAAAGACTAAACTATGTTAGGGATGCATTAGGAAGTATATTAAATCAAGACCTTAAAGCTGATAAAATCATATTGAATATTTACAAAAAGGATGAAAAAAATGTGTCGTCATTACTAAAACAATATACACAGAAAAACAATATAGAAATTTATTATTATGACAATGACATAGGTCCTCATGCAAAATATTTCTATACGATGAAAAGATATAAAAATGAATGTATAATAACAATAGATGATGACATTATATATAAAAAAGATGTAATATCATCTTTATACTTTGATTATTTGAAAAATCCAAATTGTATAATTGCAAGAAGAGTTCACAAAATAAAATACAAAAATGATATTCCAGTAGAATATAAAAATTGGTTTCATGAATATACTTCTAGCACAATTCCGTCATTTGATATTTTTGCAACAGGAGTAGGAGGAGTTTTATACCCGCCAGATATTTTAAAAATATCAGACAACTGTTTATCAGATATAAATAAATCTTTATACGCCGATGATGTATATTTGAAATACAGAAGTTTAGAGTTAAAAGTGAAAACTAAATGGGTAAGAAACAATTCTATATCTTCTACACCAGTAAATAAAAATATTATTAGAAATTCTGGATTAGCATTAGACAATAATCTCAAAAATAGAAATGATATATATATCAATAATTTAAAAATGAAAAGAGAAAAAACTACAAACAAATATGTTATATATACATGTATAACAAATAATTATGACGCTATACATGAGATAAGCAATCCTATTCCAGGATATGATTTTATTTGTTTTACAGATAATAAAAGGTTATCAAGTAATACTTGGATGATTGACTTTTTACCAGAAAAGTTAAAAGGACTATCTCCTGTAAGGCAGCAAAGATATATTAAAACACATCCTCATGAATTTTTAAGTGATTATGAAGTATCTATATGGGTTGATGGCAATGTTGATATATTACAAGACCCAACTCCTCTTATAAATGATTTTTGCATAGAAATTCCAACTCATCCTGAAAGAAAATGCATTTATGAGGAAGGCACTGCTTGTATAAAACAACATAAAGATACTTCAACAAATGTAAATAAACAATTAAACAGATATAGAAAAGAAGGATTTCCAAAAAATTTTGGTCTGCCACAAAGCGGCATAATAATAAGACATCACAACAATCCGGATTGTATAAAAATTATGAATGAGTGGTGGAAAGAAATAGAAAATGGTTCACATAGAGACCAATTGTCATTCAGTTATGTATTATGGAAAAATCAAAATATTAAAATACATTACCTTGATAAAAAATTGTTTAATTCACAATATTTTAAATGGAATGTAAAACACGGCAGAGCAAAAGTAAAGCAAAAAGTAAATAGTTTACCTGTTAAATCTGCAAATTCTTCAGTACAATTAGAAAGGCCAAACAAAGTTCTTGTAGAATCTACTTGGAATCCTATTCAACAACATCCTAAAAGAACAGTAACAAAAGCTCCTGCTATTCCAAAAACAGCTAAAAAGAAAAATGACAGGATAGTTATTATCAAACGACTATTCTATTGATATAATTTATGATTAAATTACCGCCAAATATAAAAGTAGGTTGTCCTAGATGTAAATATGATTTGGAAAGGTTGCAAATCAAGGACGTCAAAGAGTTAGCTTTTTTGATAGATGAAAATGCACAATCATCAAAACAAACAACTTTGAATCCTAAGAAGAAACAACCTTCCAGTAAAGTAGTTTCTTTATTTTAATATGATTGCTAGTATTAACAAACAAAAAGTAGAGCTGAAGTATCTTATAGGTTTCACAAAAGAGAATCCTAGTATTTATGATTTGTTGTATGAATTAACTTATTTTTTGGAAGCAGAATCAAAAGATGAGTTTAATGAATGGGAATTAAAAAACAAAACTCGTTCAAGAGTTGGAAGTTTAGAAGAAAATTTACAAGCTCTAATAGATGAAGGTTATATTGAAAAAGGAAAGTATACTAAGTACAAACTATTGAAAAATAAATGGAGTTAAAATGTTTACACCAACAAAATATGGTTCACCTCATTTAGGAAAAAATGTTATATTTACAGATACACCAAATTTTGGCTCAGAACCATATTTAATAAGTATAGGAGACAATACTACAATTTCATTTGATGTTGCATTTGTTACACATGATGCTGCAACAAGAGTAATAAGAAATCTTCCAGGTAGAAACAAAGAAACTGTTATATATGCTCCTATAAAAATCGGAAAAAATTGTTTTATTGGTTGCAGAACAGTAATACTTCCAGGAGTGACAATTGGAGACAATGTAATTATTGGAGCAGGAAGTATCGTTAATAGAGATATATCATCAAATACTGTTGCTGCGGGGTCACCTTGTAAAGAAATATGTACTCTTGAAGAATATGAAGAAAAGCACAAAGATGATTTCTTGTATATGGTAAATCTACCGTTTGATAAAAAGAAACAATATTTACTTAAACATTTCAACATAAAATAAAGGAGAACTAATTGTTCTCCTTTTCTTTGTAATCATATTCATCTATTATCTCTAATTTTGCAGTATATCTATAATTAGGATAGTTTTTCCACTTGCCATCTTTGTATCCGTTTCTTACATATCCACGAGGCTTTGATACATTTTCATCTACCATAACTTCAAGAAACCTGCAATGAGCCATACAGTTATGATAACAATCATCATTCACAAATTCACCGTTGAATGTACAATATGGTCCTTCTTTCATTACAGCACCAACCTTTGGGTGCAAACGTTCTTCTTTTGTCATTTTACCAATTTATTATGAATGTAATCTCTGTAAGAATTCTTTCCAAGTTTCTCTACAATCTCTTCTAATTTCTTATACCCAATCCATCTGTTTTTCCAAGCAATCTCTTCAAGACAAGCAATTTGAATTCCTTGTCTTTTTTCAATTGTCTCGACATATCCTGCAGCTTCATGCAGACTCTCAAAGGTTCCAGTGTCCAACCAAGCGAAACCCCTGTCAAGCATAATCAAATCAAGCATAGTACCTCCGTCATTGGCTGTCATCTCGTTGAATCTCTTATTGACTTCAGTAATTTCAAGTTCTCCTCTGTCTGAAGGTTTGATGTTCTTTGCAACCTCAATGACATAATTTGGATAGAAATACAAACCAGTGACTGCGACATTAGACATCGGCACAACAGGCTTCTCAACAAGATTTGTGACACTATACAACATTCCATCAGAACGGACAGGTGCAATCTCTGCAACACCGTATCTCTGCGGGTCTGACACTTCATAACCGAAGACGACTGCACGGGGATTAGCCTCATCTTCAGCGATGGACTTTGCCTTAAGTAGTCTCTTTTCAAGTCCAGGACCGTGGAATATATTGTCCCCAAGCACGAGACAGACTGCATCCTGGGCAATGAAATCCTCTCCTATGATGAATGCTTCTGCCAATCCATTTGGCTTTTCTTGGACTGCATACTGAAGATTTACACCAAATCTTGAACCGTCACCAAGCAATCTCTTAAAAGCAGGTTGATCTTCAGGAGTTGTAATAATAAGTATATCCCTAATCTTAGCCATCATCAAGACTGACAATGGATAGTAAATCATAGGTTTGTCATAAATAGGAAGCAATTGTTTGCTGACTCCCATTGTAATTGGATAAAGACGTGTTCCAGAACCGCCTGCAAGTATAATACCTTTCATAAGCTGCAACTAATAAATATTTAAATATTATATGTTAAATATATGAAAAAAGTTTTAGATATTGTAATTTTTGTTTTACTTTGCATTTGGCAATTGCCTCAAGTAATTGTCGGAGGATTAGTTCTCTTATGCATGGGAAAATCAAAAGTGATTGCAAAACGTCATTACTGCTATTGTTTTCAAGTTGAAGGTGCGAAAGAGTGGTATATGATGGGAGTTTCATTCGGTCCTATTGTAATAGTCAATAAGACTCTTGCTAAATACCCTGAATATATTGCACATGAACTTGATGGGCATACTGTCGACTCTAAAATATTTGGTCCTTTGTATTTGTTTATTATTGGTATACCTTCTGGATTAAATGCATTATTCAATTTTTCAAAAGTATATTATAATTTCTATACTGAAGAATGGGCAAACAAACATGCAGGGTTGGTTGTCAACCATTACGGAAGATTAGAATTTGAGAAAAAAGAAGAGGTTCAAGAATGAACCTCTTTTTTATTCAAATCTTCTTGTCATACCAAATCCCCAAAATAGCCAAATGAATTCTGCATTCTTTACTCCTTCATCTACATTGTTATCTAATATAACAGTAGGCAACAAACTAAATGACCAATTGCCATTATTTGGATATATTGGATAAAGTTCTATCATAATATTACAGCTTCTGCGAGGTTTATTCCTCTAAGTTTACCATCAATATTAAATACAAATTTACCAGGATTTAATTCTGCCATAGGAACACCCTTTAATGTTTCACCCCTATATTTGAAAACTAAATAATCTCTTTTGGATTCTGTTTTTCCTAGTTCATCTCTTAGACGTTTTGTCAACTTAAATCCTAAATCTGTTGCTTTTATTTCTGAATAACCTTCAAACTCGTTCTCTTCCTCTTCTTCTCCATCATCTTCGTCATCAACGACAGCATCAATTTGGGATAGCATCATATCATAAAGGTCTTCATTAATTTCAGCATCTTCATCTTTCTTCTTTTTGCAAGGTTTGCTAAAATCAATTTTTCCCATAACATAAGAAATATATTTAATTTATATATCACAGAAAAAATTTCAGATTTTAGTTATCTTCAAAACTTCCTGTTTCCTTGTTGAATGGTGGAACTACATCTGCATCTGCCATTTGTTCAAGAGTAGCACGGGTTTCATCTGACAATTCTTCTACCGTATGAATTTTTGGCTTATTCAATTTGTCAAACTTTTCTTTCTGCCGTTCCTCACGTTTACGGATTTTCTCTTCATCAAAGAGATAATCATATTTTCCTTTCTTTGCATTTTTAAGACATTCTCTAAGCAAGCGTCTCTTGTCCTTTCCTGACATATAAGGATTCTGCTGAACATATTGATTGAAAACAACCTGTGCCTTGAACTCTGGACTTTCTCTTACACGTTTATTGTGTTCATCAATAATTCTTTGTTCCTCTTGCTTTTTTCTTATCTCCTCATTATAGTCTGCTTCTTGTGCTTCATCACTTGAAACAGATTCGGTACCTGTTCCAAACATTGAAGTAGTATCTACTCCTGCACTTTCTGTTGAAGCATTCAACAAACTATCTTCAAAAACAGAAGATGTTTGTTCAATAAGAGATTCTTCTTTCTGCTCTTCAGGATTCACTCCTAATACAGCATTCATATCTAAATTACTTTCCATTGTATTATCTTAATTTTATATTGTATATCAAAGGTATTGAATATATTTTAAAGAGAGTAAATATCATCTGATATAGGCACACGCATAGAATCTGGACATTGTATCTTGCCCAAACTTCTCCATCCTTTTGCAAAGCCATTTCTAATTACACTTGTAAAAAATGCAAAAGCATTCTGTGTTATTTCAGGATTGAAGTTTCTCCAATATCTTATACAGTCAAGAACTGCTGCACTTATACAATCTTCTCTATCATCTGGGTTATTATATTTCAACATAGTAGACATCTTGGTTGCAATCTGTACGAACATTTCTGCTGCCTTTGGAGTAAGTTCATCTTGTTCTTTGCTCTTGATTATCTCTGCTAATAAATCCGCATTCTTTACGTAGTGACTAGATGCTGCCTTTTTAGGTTGGTCTAAAGTATCATCAATAAATTCTACTCCTTCTTTCTCTGCTTTTATTTGAGCTTGTCGCTTGGTTGACATTATTAGAACATTATTATTTTATAAAAATTATATTTCATATATATCAGAAATATTTTAGATGCAAAAAGTACAATATGTTGTACTTTTCATCATAATGTTTATTATATTGAACAAAAACTATACAAATAGTTTATTATATTGTACTTTTTCAAAATTACAATATGTTGTTATTTTTATCATAATATGTGTTATCTTGTACAAAAGTTACACAAAAATAACAATATGTTGTTATTTTGTCATAACAAAAAGGGAGAACCGAAGTTCTCCCCAATTACAATATATTAAAAATTCTAATCTCTTATTTTATCAAGAAGTGTACTTAATATCTGAGAAGAGTGATTAAGTTCAGCAATGATTCTGGCTTTTGTTGGATGTTTCTTTTCATCTTTGAAGAAGAGTGTCAAGAATCCTACAGGTCCGTTGATTCCTTCAAGAACAACGAAGGCTCCGAAATTAACTTCAACAACTCTAAGCTTCGCAGCAAAATAAGGATCATCCTTTCCAACTTCATCAACAGAACCAATCCAAGTCTTCTCATTATAGTGAAGTGACACAAATGGAAGTTTTGCAAGATTAAAATTCTTAAATTCATCAGATGCATATCCTACATTTGGACTAATCTCTTCATAAGCCATATCACCATATATGAATGGAAGGCCTGATGCATTGTTAGTACCATTATGCATTTCAAGAATAGCTGCTCTATCTGCGTCAAGTGCGATAAGCAAACGTTTTAATTCATTAGAAATAAGAGGGCTAACTTCAAATCTTTTCTGTATCAATTCTGCATGATGTCTCTTACTAGCTTCATCACTGCGTTTGATAGCTTCCTCAACATCATCTATCCTGTCTTCTTTGAATTCTTGTCTATTTTGTTTTTGAATACTCTTTGCAAGTTGATAGAATGCTGATACAATAAAGAACAAAGCAACTATCATCCATACACTAGATTTGTCAAACTTAGACATAAACTCAGAAGGATTAACTAAGATGTCTGGATTTGAAAGCAAATACATTGCCATAACAATAAGAACTACCATTCCGACATTTTTCATAAAATATCCGAATCCTTTTGTTGATGCTGTAGTCAATTCGTCCTTCAAAGATTTCATTTCTTTCATTGATGTTTTCATAATCTTTTATTTTTACATTTCTACGGGGCGGACTGAATTAGCAGGCAAATAGATTAAGCTCTTGTCTCCTGTTTCATCGGTTACAAGTACTCTGACCGGTGTAGCGGAACCTGTAGCATGCTCATAGTCTTTAATGTTAAACAAAATATTTCTAAGTTCTGCACCATTTGATGCAACTTCTACTCCTTCAACATATTCATTTACATTTGCAAAATCATTTACATCTTCAGTAATCTTAACATACTTTTTCTTAGCAAAAGTCTGTTGGTTTTCAATTATCATTCTGATGTCATCATCATCTTTTGCATTAATATATTCTGAATACTTGACGTAGCAGTTATTAGGAGTCAACTGATTACCGTTCATGAACAATCCACAATGTACCATTTGTTCAAACAAACCCTTCAAAGTAGCAGGGTCAAATTTGTAAGGAGCTTGGACACAATCAAACTTCTGATTAGCAAGTTTCATTTCTTTTGGAGAAACTTCAATTGTTCTTCCTTCATCTGTTACGACTACGAAATTGTTGCTCATTGGAAGTTTTGAAAGAATCTGTCCTCTCATTCCGTTATTGAGGATTACATAATCCATTACATTAGGCTCAGCCTTTTGACAAGGAGATTCTGATTTTGCTTCATTAAGAACATTGTTCTTAACAGGAGTCTTTACAGATTCATTTGAAGATTTCTTTGCTCTGAACTTAAACTTAGGTTTCTTCTTCTCTTCCTTTGATTCTTCTTCTGAAGATTCTTCTGATGATTCTTCTGAAGTTTCCTCTTTGGTTTCTTCTGAAGATTCTTCACCTTCATTTTGTCCTTCTACATTTTCATCTTTCTTTTCCTCATCTTTTTCTTCATCTTTTCCCTCGTCTGAGTCCTCATCTTCTGATTTGAAAAGAGCACTGTCAGAAGCATTGAAGGTTGTTGTTACGTCCTTGAATGGGTCAGCCTCTTCTTTTTCCTCCTCAGATGAATTATCAGAATCTAAATTACTGGTATCAATCTTAACAGTCTTACCTGTCTTAGTATCTTCAACAGTAATTACAACTCCTTCCTTCAATGATTTCTCAGAGAGTTGAAAAAAATTCTTTACATCAATTGGAGTCTTGTCTCCATATACTGACTCGAATACTTTCTTTGCCTTGTTAACATTATTCTTATCAACAGCAATTGAAAGATTCTCATCTACTCTTGATACATGAATTCCCTTTGACTCAAGCTTCTGCTCCAAGAATCCGTTGAAGGGAACATTTAAAGTGTAAACATCACTATCTGCAATATCCTTGAAGTCCTTTGCATATTTTGTTAAGAACTCTTTAGCATCAGAATCAATATTTCCGTTCATTCTTGCAGAGTAGTTGTTTAAAGTATTATACAAATCTCTAGTCTCATCATAAGACTCTGTAACTATTTCAATATGTGAGGCCTTTGTTGTCTTCTTTTGATTGAACATTTTTGCATAGTCATCAGTGTAAGGAAGTACAATCTTTACAGTACCCTTATTAGATTCACTGTAGAGAACTGATTCATTGATTGCATTTACTCCAAGAATCTTAACTGACTCATTAGCATCCTTAGGTGCTACAGGAACCTTAGGTTGGTTCTTGAAACATTTCTCAAGTTCAGGGAAGAAGGTAATGAATTGGGTGTCTGAGAAATTCTTCCACTCCTTGAAGTAATCCTTAAGTGCATATACTGCAGCCTTATTAGCAAACTTCAAAGTTACGCTGTCATCATCTCCTTCAACCATTGCACATTCAATGCACATATCTCCACATTCCTTAATGAATGATTCTTTCTTAATAGGTTTGATGTCTTCCATATTAAGTCCAAGTTCAATAGGATATGTTGCATCTTGTGCATTTTCTTCTGCTTGTGCAGGACCCTCTTGCGGTGCAGCTTCAATTGGCTCTTCTGTTGCAGGCTCTTCAAGTGAAGGTTCTGCTGCATCAACTCCGTCCTCAGGTGCAGGCTCTTCAGCCGCTGGTTCTGCTGCAGGCTCTTCTGTTGGTTCATCATTGTCAAAATCAATGTAACCACCTTCTGGTGCAGGAATATCATCAGTCTCATCCTCAGGATTTACTCCGAACATATTGTCTACTTCTTCTTGAGGAGGAACTTCTCCAATTGGCTCATTGAGATTGTCTTCTGCTGCAGGTGCATCAGGCTCTGCTGTTGGTTCTGCTGCAGGCTCTTCAACTGCTGGTCCTTCAGGAGAAACAGGTTCTGCTGCAGGCTCTTCAGTTGCAGGAGCAGATGCAGTGACAGTCAAAGAAGCTTCTACATTACTGTCAGGATTTCCTCCAAGGAGGTCTTCCATTCCTTCTGGGGTATCTGTTGTTGCAGGGCTTCCTTCATCTCCTGCTGCCTCTATGTTATCGGTAGCACCTGCTACTTCAACATTTGCAGTATCTGAATCTGCTGAAATTGCAGAAACAATTGCATTGTAAACACTCAATGGCATGTACTCGTTGTTAAGGATAGGCTTACGGTTTGCATCAAGATAGAATGTGACAGTCTTAGTCTCATCCTTAATATCTCCGTTAGCATCAACTGAAGGGATAACAACAAATGCAGTACCCTGATTAAGCATCTTACCAGTCTTTACATTAGTTGCATAAGAAACTCTAAGTACTTGGACGTCCTCCTTTCCACCGGCTGCTGAACCAGCTGCAACGTCAAAGTCAGGGTCATAAGGAGTAGCTGAGTCAATTGCTTCCTGGTCAGGGTCAACAAATGCATCTTCAGCAGGATTCTCTGTAGGAGCATCACCTGAAATAGGTTGAGTCATCTGGTCCTCAGTCTCTGCAGGTTCTTCATCTGAAGGCTCTTCTGTAGGTTCAAATTGTGCAGGATTTGAAGGATCATCTTCCTCAGCATCCTTCTCGTCACCAGTTACATACTTCTCAGAATCTTTCTGGTACTCATCATACTTCTTCTGAACATCTTTAAGCTCGTCATCAATCAACTTGATAGCATCTTCAATATCCTTAGTATCATCTGAAGAATCCTTCATCTTCTCGAACTCTTCTTTTTTTGAATTGAGTTCATCAATATAATCCTCATACTGTTTCTTAGTCTCTTCAATTCCTTCAAGAATTGCATGCTGATTAGGAAGAATATCTTCAAACAAAGGTGAAACGTTAAGTTCCATATGTTCATTGATATATGAACGGCACTGAATAGGATTTACATTACGGTAGAAAGTTGAAGTTCCAAGAGCAGCATTGCTTGTATTTACAAAGATATTGTTCTTGATTCTGAATACATCAACTGATTTACCGTTTGAAGATTCATTCATTGAAAGTCTCTTAACGAAATCAATGTAAGCAATCTTATCAAAGTTCTCATTAATCATCTTAGTTGCAGCATAGAATCCTTCCTTATGTTCATTCATAAGATGTGAATTGTTAGCAATTGTATCAAGCTCTGATTCTGATACTGGCTTGCCATTGATTTCAATTGAGGTCTCAGTAATCTTAGCGACATCTGAACCTTCATAAATAGAAATCATATTGTTCTCACCATCAATATTTACTGCAGGATGATTAATAAGATTACAAAGAGTCTTGAATGACTCATCAAGATTTTCAATATTGCTCTTTGCAAGCTTGGTAATAGTATTACCCTTTCTTGTGTAATAAGTTCCCTTTACATTGAAAATACACTCATTCTCCTTGACATACTTAACAGGTGAATAAACCTTCTCTGTATGAACAATATTGTTAATCTTCTCAACTGACTCTCCAAGATAAACAGTATTTTCAAGAGATTGGTCAAGCATAACAACATTAAGAATATCTCTTACGAAAGGATCATACTCAAATGCTTGGAGTCTCTGCTTAAGAATAGTCTTGTTGGTCATTGATTTATTGTCCATGTAGTCAACAACTACATTTTCAATAAGAGGAACAATATAATAAGAACCTGTTCCTTCCATAACTCTAAGAATCTTCTTCAAGTCAATATCCTGTTGATACTTAGAAATTCTGTCCTTCAATGCTGAAGTTTCAGTATCAACTGCACTGAGATAATTCCATCTTGATATACCAGAAATGAAAGACTCATAAAGCGTTTCTTCTGCTTTGCCAGAATTGAGAGCATTAATGTATTGCTCGCAATAAGCTTTAAGTCCTTCATTTGTACTGTTCTTAAGAATTCTCTTAATTGTATAATCGAGATTTATATGTGTGTCAATGTCAGAAAGTTTCTTTGCTACCTTTACAGGTGTTTGTTCTGCCTTTGCTTCAGCAAGCAATTTATCTACCTCTTCTTGACTGAAAGTCTTGGGAGCTTGAGGAATCATTGACTCATTAAGTGAAACATTATGAAGAGTTTGATTTGTCTTCTCTTCATACTCATCAAAGGATAAAGTCTCAAGGATTGCATTGATTTCTTTAATTCCTTCAAACAAAGATAAGCTCTGTCTTGCAGCAGTTCTGGTATCTGCATTCTTGTCAGTCATATAATTAACAAGTGAAGACTCAATCATAGGAACTATATAACTATACTGTCCCTTACTCATGTTGTGCAAATTGTTAATCATATCAATATCTCTCTTGTTCTCATCAAGTTTCTTGCTTACAACAAAAAGAGCATCCTTTGCAGATTCATGAACGGCAACTCTTGAAAGGTCATTAACAAAATCATTAGCGATTTCTTCTTCATGCATTCCTTCATCTAATTTCTTAAGATAAGTTTTACACACAGTGGCTACGGGAATATACTTTGACTCCTTCTTCATAAGAGTCTCAATAGATTCTCTCAACCCAATAGTATTAAGCATATCTAAAGATTTGGTAAAAGTTGAATTTGCCATTATTAATGTTTAATATTATTTTTGTTTTGATTTTCTTGCAATTTATTAAGTTGTTGTAAAAAAGATACCACTTGCTCCTTAGAATATCTACGGACCAAGTACTCTAAAATAGCTCTATCTCTTTTAACAAGTTTATCCATAATTTCTAGATTTTAATATTTATTTCAAAAAGACGAGAAATTTTTCCAACTTTTATTTTGTTAACTGTTAGAGTATCAATATGTTAGAGATTTTGTCATTAACATTAGCATTTAACGGATATGTTAATTGCAGTGTAATTCTCTTCGGTTTGCAATTTTCTGTATATTTCATAGGCTCTCCGTTCAGTAAAACATCAACAACTTCACCGTCTACGATATGCAAGCTGTAAGCAGTAGAAAGAATAACATTTCCTTTGGAGTCAGTATAATCGAGTGTAATTGGCATCTCATAATCCTTTTCACCTAAGAATTTTCCAGGGTCTACAATGACAAATGATTTCTCTGTTATAAGTTTTGTATTGTAATCAGGAATTATCTTAAGTACTGGGTCAACCAATACTTTAGTATTGTCATCATAAACAATATTAGGATTCACGAATCCTGAAAAATCAGAAGGAATCGTCCAGTAATAATGTCTCGTATTCAATCTTGGTGAATCAATCAAGTGATGTTTTCCATCTACTCCATACCAAGAGAGACATATTGTACACATATCTGAAACATTTGAATTTGTTTCCCACTCTATAAGTATAGTAGAACCTGAAGGATAAATGACAGAATTGTCAATTGGTTTAAGTTTGACTGTTTGAAGAATAGGTTCTACATCTCTAACCTCAATATCCCATGCAATCTTTTCAATTCTCTTAGAAGCTTCAATTGCATCTGCATTGTAGAATACAGGTTGATAAGTTTCTACTGAAAGAGAGAATGTAAGTTTAAGTTGTCTCTCTGCATCAAAAGCATATGATACAGTCTTATCAAGATTATGTGATTCTGGAAATCCTGCTCTGCAAGGAATCTTGAGTCCGCGGAACAAGACATCATAACGGCGGTTTTTATAAAATGCTTCTCTGAGTGCCTGCTCTATCTTGAAAGCTGTTACTATGTTGTCAATCCACATCTCAACTTCAAAATTAAAAGTAAGAGGAATGCTCATCATGTTTGCAATATAAGAAGTAAGTTTTCCGTTTTCATTCTTAAGAAATCTTCCTTGTATAAAACGGTGAGTTATATTTGATGCATCAATCTGTGAGCCTGTATATTTGACTGCTCCTCTTGGAAGCATATCAAATTTGCCATCAATCTTTCTGTCACCAAAACAAGCCTTTCCAAAAAATGTATAATTGTCTTGTGCGAATCTCTCATCTGAAGAACCAAAATCATACATAAATGGAACACAAACATTTTCAACTACATTAGTATCCCATATCTGTTCATAATAAACTTCATGATTGAGAAGATATAAAAGACCAACGATGACTGTTCTATTGAAAACATCATCATAATTATATCTTGCAAACAACTCATTGTCTTGTGCCATAATTAACTATATATCTTTTTATATCTATCGCTTGAAATATCAATAACAAAAAGGGAGGCTATTGCCTCCCAATGTATTACATTAAATTTTCTAAAACAAAATCAACGAAATGTAATTCTCCTCTTCTGTCTTCTATAATTAGATTAATTTCTTCAGGTTTATACTTATCAATGAAATCATTGAGCATTTCATCTGTCAATTTGTTATTAGGATTTCCTATTGTAGTCTTTGGCTTTATCCATTTATCATTCTTCAAATACTCCTTAATTCCTATTACTGTTCCATATGCTTTTGTAGTTCTTGTAACAACGTGATACATAATTACTTTTTCTTTTTTCTAATTTTAAATCTTGGTGGTTTAGCCTGTTGTGCAGGCTTTGTAGAAATTATATTCCCAAAATTGTCACCAGATCCAATCGCAGCTGGGCTTGATTGTTCTGCTGCTGTCATAGCTGCCATTTGTGCAGGAACGGGATTACCTACTCCGCCTGTGTTATTCAATGTATTGAATGGAGCTGATACTCCACCAGTGCAACCACCGTCACATTCTTTAATAACTTTTTTTCTTCTAACTGTAACACTCATAGCTAACTAATAAATATTTAAATCTAAGTTATTTATTTATGGTCCTAAATAATACTCCGTGGATGTTCCTTCTTTACCTTCCTAGTAATTTCTTTTACAAGGAAGTAGTAGACAAATGGACACCTGTCATAGAGAAAATGAAGCTGCCATATACTTCTCTTGTAGATTTTATGAATGCTCAAATACAAACAATAAGTTTTCCAGGTATAAGCATGGATACTGTTATGCAACAACGTGAACAGTATGAAGTAAATTATCCTGGTGGAAAAGAGCTCGAACAGTTGATTTCAAAAGATTTGTCTATAACTTTCAAATTGACTGAGAGCTATATTTCTTATTGGGTTATGTGGGACCAAGTAGACGTTTATCTCCATTATGCAAATGATGTGACTGACCATCAACCTTGTTGGATGCAGCCAATATCCTTGTCATTCCTAAGTGATAATGGATATGAAATGATAAAATTCTTATTTCAAGAAATAACACCAACAAATCTTGGAGAACTCTCACTAAGTTACGCTGCTACTCTGGCACAATACAACACATTTACATTCTCTGTAAAATATAATCGCTTCGATATTTTGTAATCGAAGCGATTCTTTTTAATATAATCTTCCAACCATATTTGATGGAGTAAATACTGTAGGAGGAGTTCTCTGTTCTGTTGGTTTGTTGAACGGAATAAGTTTGAGATGTTCATCTGCAAGTATTGTAACCAACCTATTAGTCTTTTGAGTCTTTATATAAATGTATTGAATTTCTCCATTTCCATTTTTGACTATTCTGACAACTTGTCCTGTAAAATGTTTTTCAGGATTATTTGCTCCTACTCCTGTGACAGTACAACCTGGGTGAATATAATATTCCTCTTGTTGTGGAGTCATATCTTGCTCCAAGTTGTGAGTCAATGGCAATATAGCATAAGTATAACCAGGCATACCCTGAACTGTATATGATACTCCACCTACAGTAGGGTCTGCCATCTCATTGAGTTTCTTTTTTCTAATGAATTTCATATTATACAAATGTCATATATTTAATTTGTACTGGGAATCCGTTAGGATTGTAAATGATAAAGCTAGGAATCAAATTTCTTGTCTTTGAACTAGGGTCATCAGATACAGCAGTCCTTGCATAGAACTGTCCCATCACCATCCAAAGATTGTGTTTTGAAAGATAATTAGCATAACCATAAAGACCGATTGCATCATAATGCTGAACATCTTTATACAAAGAATTCAACATATAATAATTTGGTACATGTGAGTGGTCCCAATCTGAATGAAGATTACGAACAAATGGAATCTCTTCTGGGTCAATCCAGTTGTCATGATAATTTATATGTGTATAAGCATTACTCCATTTGTTGTAAATATCGTATTCATATTGTGAGAAATAAGAATCAACGACATCTCTAAGTACTCTTACATATAATGGAAGTCCACTATACTCATTCTGTATTGTTGTGTAATACTCTTCAACTCTATCTACTAAATGTGCAATCTTCAATGAACGCATAGGTTCAGTAATAGTCTCTGCATTAAACTCTGGATATTTTGCAACTACAACACATCCTTTCATAGCACCATTTCTGTACTTGTGCGCAGGAATATATTTAGTCAGGTCTTCAAACAAATAGGTGTTGAAAAGAACATTAGTAGAAACATCATAAAATTCCTGGAAGAAATCTTCTCTATCTTGACTGATAAATGTTTTTCCGAGGTTGTCATAAATATCTCTATAAGTAGATTCTGTTACTATTCCAGTATAAGCATTTCCTGTACCAAGTTCTCCGTGGCCAGCTGCTCCTGTTGCTTCTGCCCACTCATCATCATATCCAAATCCGATATTGTTTGAAGTTCCATCTGTTGAAGGATCTACAAATATATGAGGGAATTCATCTGCTGGGTTTCCTGAACCAGTATATGTCCAAAGCTCGATAACAGGTATCCAAAAATCAAAACCTAGTTGAGTTGCAGTCAAGTAAATATATCCATCTTCATAAGTTATATTAATAGGAATCTTTTCCTTGTCAAACAATTCCTGGCAAGCTTCAATAAATGTCTTGTCATCTTCAAAAGAACCTGCAGCACGAAGGCACTGAAGAACTTTATTTCCGTATTGGTTTACATACTTGATATGTATTATCATAGTAGAAATATACATCCAATCTTCATATTCCAATACTCTTTTTCCTATTCTACCAAATGCCTTTGTTGTATATGCTTCTCCAAAAGCTATTCCTTTAATATAGATAAAACTATAAGGGTCAATAATCTTCATGTCAGAAGTATATTGAGTAAGACCAACATGAACATCTGACAAATCAATTTTTGACAAGGTCTCATCATTAGAAGAAATAACACCGTCACCTCCAACAATATCAAATGACATTTCATCACCTGATGCACCATTACAAAGAATGTTGCTGAATATATATGACTTAGTAGGATTATTATAATATTTTCCAAAAAGGTCTGTAGCCATTTATAGTATATTCATTTTAATATTTATCCGTTCTCTCGGAGGTCTAAATCTGTCAATTTAATCGTTTTGCAGTAAACTGTATAAAATCTTTGTAAGAAGAATCCAAGAAATAATATTCTTTTAATAGAATATAAAAATATTCTAATACTTTAGCCCACACGTAAGAAACTATCTATTGAAGAAATGATGATAGTCAACACTCTCGAGAGAGAAATAGATATACAAACAGAATTTTTATCATCATGAATAAGGTATTAGAAATCTTGTCTAAGATATCAAATTATATTAAGATTGGTGCACAGTGGATATTATCCCATCTCGAAAGAACAATAATAATTATTTTGCTTATAGTTGTTGCTGTACTTAGCATCAGGTATTGTAGTTCCGAGCGAGAGCTTGCAAAGACAAAAGCAGAATTAGTAGAGAGTGTAGATACTTTAACTACTTACAAGAACAAACTTGGTGAAGTATATCTTGAGAGAGAAACATATATCACTGATGCTAAGACATTAAAACATCTCAATGACAGTCTCTATAAAGAATACAAATACTTGAAAGACCACCCAACAGTGATTGTCAAGACAGAGACTGTTGTAAAGATAGATTCTATATATGTTGACCATGAACCAGTGATTGCAGATACATTAAATAAAATGTATACTTCTAATTTCGCAGTCAATGATTTGTATTACAATATTGCAGGTAATACTACTTTCAATCTTAATAATTTAACTGCACAAACATTCTTTTCTAACATAAGTTTTCCTGCAACCTTCACTACAGATTTAGTAGAGAGAAATAACAAATTGTATTTTATTGCAAAGTGTGATAATCCCTATGTACAAATAAATAATATAGAAGGTGCAGTTATATCTCCAGAGAACTCTAAGTTATTAAATAAGAAATACAACAATCCTTGGGTTCTTGCTTTGGGTCTTGGTCCATCAGTAGCGATAGTTGATGGAAAGATAAAAGTTATTCCTGCTATAAACCTTACTTTAGGTTTCAAAATTATTGATTTTAAAATATGAGCATAAAAACTAGATATCTTCAATTATCTGATACTGTTATAATGGAATATTGTATGTTGACTAAAAAGGGAGATGCGGAGTCAACAGGATTTGTAATGACTGAATTGATGAACGGTCATTATGCTATTTTTTCACAGGCAATGGCAGAGGTAGAAGAATCAGATTCATCAACGTATATTAAGAAAAACAGAGATGAAATAGAAACATTAAACAATATCAACCACTTAGCAGTTCCTCAAGATAGTAATGACTCGTATTGGTTTACATTTCTTGACAATGATTATGAATATGTTAGAGATGGAAATTATGATGTTGTAAGAAGTGATGATATCAAAGTTAGAAATATAGAAGAATCTATATCAATTGGATATAGTACTCCTCCTGGAGGATATGGAAAATATTGTAGAAATCCATTCAATAAGAATGAAGCCTTTCTTAATGTATCTTTGGCGAGTGTAAATGATGCTCCTGGTTGGGACAAAGTAAAATTGTATTTTGTTTCAGGATATGATTTCAGTGATATATTTGGAGCATTACTTAGAATATCAGTTCCGAGATGTGATGGTAAAATGTTAGACTTGTGCAATTTCTTCTACACAAAATCTAATGTATACAGATATATTAAGTATCTTCCTAAACCAATAATTTTTGGAAACTATATATATGACAAATATATTGAGATTGCAGTTCCTTCAATTGCAGGTGTAGCAGAAAAGGGAGCACTTGCAAATCCTGTAAATGATACTTCAAATAATATAAGATATGAAAATATCGGAGATTTGCTTAATATAAATATGACTGCTAACATAAGACTTATGTTTGCTTACATTGATGATGAAAACAAAGAATTGGCAGATATTGTATTAAACAATGATGAAGTATTCAAAGGAAATAATTATCCATTGAATAAAAATGTTCTTTGTCAATTTGCAAGAACACATACTATAAAGGGTTCTATACCTACACAATTTATCCAAAGTGACAATCTTGGTGTCTACATTGCAGTCAATCCGGATTATCCATATATAGAATTTTATGGAACATGGAAAGATATGCCTCTTGATTGTGCAACTGTACAGTCATTTAACACATCAATTCAATTGTATGACAATTCTCTTATTAAGCGTGATACTACTTATCAAGTAGATAAGGATTATCAAGTTGAGTACAATATGAAGAAGTGGGTTGTCCTTCATGAAATAGATTGTCAATTTGTAAATACAGAAAACAAAGTTGTAAAAGAAGAGACATACAGCTTGTCACAGACATTTGTTTCATCTGACGGGGAAATAACAAAGTTCTATTATAGACCAATATACTTTGATGAACTTGAACAAACTGATTTGAACTCATTGTCAATTATTCTTCATTATGATATGAGATTAATGAACATTGAAGACAGTGTGCAGTTTGTAAAATCTGGTTCATTGACATTATCAAATGAAACCTCAGATATAAACCGTTTCTGGGGTAAAGGTGCTAAACTTCCTTTTGCTGATACACTTTCATACAAAGTATATAACAAAATTGTAGAGCCAAAGCACTCAATAACTAATAATGCTAATCCTTCAGGAGGACTCACTAAGTACGTTAAAGTATTTTATAATGTATCTGAAATATCATTGTCTGTGTCACAAGGAGATGTAGCTAACGGAAACTACACATTGATTATTAGCAGAGCACCAAGAAATTATAAGTTTATATTCAAACAAAGAGACATAAACGGAAACAATAAGTATGTTGATTTGACAGATTCATATTATAAACTTTATGCCAAAGATGCTAACGGAAACGATATTATTATAGACCCTACTTATTCAAGCAATATGAACCTTATGCTTGGTGAATTAGAGTTCAATATTTCAAATGTTAATATTTCAAAATTGTATAATGTTCCTCCTACAGATAGATATATTTCTATTGTTGCATACAATAATGATAATTCTGTAAGTTCTTTATATGATATGAGATACACATTTTAATCTATTCTATGATTAACAGATAAAATTTTCAATAAAATTATATTTTATAATATGCCTATTAACAATGAAGAAAGAGAAGCAATGAATGCTTATGTTTCTAGTATGGAGCAAGAGCAAGTTGAAGCTCCTGTACAGCAGGCAAAAGTAGAACCTGTTCCTCAGGCTACTGTCACACCTGTTCCTGCTAAGAAGAAAAGCATGACTACTGCTGAAGCTGCAAGAGCTGCTAGACTAAACGGAAGAACAGAAGCAGAAGCAGCTGACGGTCTTAATTACCGTGATAATTTAGGTTACCTTCCTATTCCAGTGGATTCACTTCCTACAATGGGATTGTTCTACCCAGAAGGAACACGTATTCTTATTCGTGCTGCAAGAGGTGAAGAGATTAAGCACTGGTCAACTATGAATGACCAAGATTCTGCACAGCTTTCACAGGTAGATGATATACTTAATTATATCATTGAGAAGTGTGTTACTGTTAAATTCCCTGGTCAAATTCCTGGAAGCTGGAGAGACCTCAAAGATATTGACAGATTCTATTTGTTGCTTGCTGTTCGTGAATTTACTTTCCTTGATGGTGATAATGAATTGATGGTTCCTGTTTCAGAAGGAAAGAATATTCCTGTAACTAAGGAAATGATTGATTTCATCACTATTCCCGATGAGATTATGAAGCATTATTCACCTGAAGAGAGATGTTTCGTATTCAAGCTTAAGACTGGTCGTGAGATTAGAATGCATATTCCTTCACTTGGTGCTACTGCTTGGTTGAAGAATTATGCACAAGCTAAGAATATGGCTCGTGAGGGATTTGACACTGACTTTATTCTTTATGCTCCTATGCTTATCGCTGATTTTAGAAACTTGTCACAGAGAGCATATGAAGAAATGGTAGCAGATTCACAGCTTTGGTCTGTCAAGGAATGGTCTTTGATTGGTCATGTAAGAGATACTCTTGCTGCTGCAGCTGAACCAAAGATTAAGTATCAGGATGAGAATGGACAGGAGGTAACTATTCCGCTAACCTTTCGAGGCGGAATTAAAGCTCTTTTCACTATTCAAGATCCCCTATCAATCCTTTGTTAATATTGAGCTTGTATTTGCTCTTCGCTTACATATTACTCCTACTGAAATGTGGAAAATGCCGTTTTACGACATAATGCTTCTTTATAGAGCATATGAAGAATATGTTGATAAAGAAAATGAAGAGCAAACAAAACAACAAGAACAATATGAGCAACAGGCAGAAGATTACAAGGCTAACATGCCAAATCCTAGTGATTACAAGATGCCTGATGTAAACAACATAACTAGAGGATTTACAAATTCTGTAGGCAATTTTTCAATGCCTAACTTCTAAGTAAAGGGAGCGCAATGCTCCCTTTATGAATAAATATCAAAATGTAAAATTAATGTAATAAGAGATATGAACTTTAAAGAACTAGTTAAAACCTATTGGAAAACTGCAGTGATAGTTCTCCTAAGCCTTATGTTCGTCAGCAAGTGCACATCTTCAGGAAATTATAAACGTAAGTATAACAAGCAAGTTAAGCAAACAGAATATGTTATTGACTCAATGTCAAATGTATATTCTAACAGCTCAAGATATATTGATAGCTTAAAGAATGTTATCGTTCTTAAGAACAATGAAATTGATGCATTGAATAAGCAGTTAGATATTTACAAAGAACAGAACAAAGCTCTTGCAAATAAACCAGTAGTTGTTACTGTAAAGAAAGATAAAGAAGAGAAATAATTATGAAACAGAGAAAACTTGATAAGGTATTCATTTGGGGATTCTTATTCTTGTATCTTCTTGTTGCAACAATTTCATTTTGCCACGCAGTACAATTCTTCAATATTGGTAATGTAAGATGGATGAGTATTGTTCTTGCATTTTCATTTGAACTTGGTCTTGCTTTATCACTTGCAGCTATATTGCTGTCAGACAAAAATAAGTCTAAAGCTTTACCTTGGATATTGATGGGAGTATTGACTCTTGTACAAGTAATCGGTAATGTTTATTCAACATTCAAATATATTTCATTATCTGAAGTTGAGTACTATCAATATTTGGCAAAACCATTATTGTTCTTTATTGAAGATGTAAGTGAAGATACAATTCAGATTATTGTTAGTTGGATTATCGGTGCTATACTTCCTATTATTGCTTTGATGATGACTGATATGGTTGCAACGAATATTAAGAATACTAATGATGATGAAGTTGAAGAACAACCAAAGAAAGAAGAAAAGAAAGAAGAACCTGCTCCTGTAGTTGAAGAACAAGTAAAGGAGGAAGTGAAAGAAGAAAAGAAAGAAGATGAAGACAATATTCTTTCATATATGAATGACGACGGCAAACCTGTTTGGGAAGAAAAACAAGAGGAACCTAAAAAAGAAGAGAAACAATCATTTGCAACAAGATTAAAAAATGTATTTCCTTCAAGAAAACCTGTTAAACAACCAACAAAGGTAGAGCCAGTAAGAGATGCTGAACGTCACGATAGCACTCCTAAGAGAAAAGCAAATTCATACTATTTTAAAGGTCCTGAAGTAAGACATTAAAAAATTAAGAGAGGCAATTGCCTCTCTTTTTTATTCTAGATTTACCTTGTTTGAAAGTATACTAGCGAAGTTTTTGGTAGAACATTCAACTCCTTTTGGATATTTGTTATCAATTGCAACAGCCATTTCCATAAGTACTCCTTGTAAAGTTTTACCTTTAACTGCAGGTTGATTTGCTCCGTTGCATAGATTAACTTTGTTTGCATTCACGTTCACATTCGGTGCAGTAATATTTACTGAATTAGCGCTTGAGATATTGATTGTTCCTGTAGGTTCATTACCTCCGCCTGCTGCAGTAGCAATTGTAATTCCAGAATCTTTTATTTCAATGACACAATTGTTGTTAGCATTTTTTGCTTGTATCATTCCATCTGGGTCAATTATAATTCTTGAGCCTTTATGATATATCTTAAATCCTGTTTTCTCCTGGTACAATACCATTAATTCTGCTTCAGAATCAAATAACAATACATGTGTTCCAAGATAGTCATCTTTAATTTCATTAATCAAATCAGGGTCAAGGTACTGCAGTGATGAATATTCACCTGAGTATAAATCATTGTTAGAAAAAGATACTCTTACAATATCACCTAATTTAGGAACAGAGAGACTACCTCCTCCTTTTGTAGAGTATATTCCTGAATTTACTGGTGTAAACCAAGGAATAAACTTATCATCAAGACCGTCAAACATACCGAACACTCTTATCTTACATCTTCCTGAAAATGTAGGGTCTTCATTATAAATTACCTTTCCAACATAAAATTTATTATTCTCCATAATTATTCAATATCATTTTCTTCATCAGTGGCAAGAGACCATTTCTTAGGTCTACCAAACATATCTAATTGTGTATCATCATCTGTTGCTTCAGAGAAATCCTTTGGTCTTTCAAAATCAGGTTCTATAGAATTGTCGTCCTTTGATGCTGCACTGAAATCAGCAGGTCTCTCAAAGTCTTGCTCTATAGTATTGTCATCAGAAGAAGCTGCACTGAAATCAGCAGGTCTCTCGAAATCCTGATTTATGCTGTTATCATCATCTGTTGCAGCACTGAAGTCGTCAGGTCTTTCAAAATCTTGGTTGATTGAATTACCATCTGCTGATGCAGCACTGAATTCATCAGGTCTTGTGAAGTCAGGTTCTATAGAATTACCATCTGCTGATGCAGCACTGAATTCATCAGGTCTTGTGAAGTCAGGTTCAATCTCATTGTCTTCACTTGTAGCAGCTGAATAATCATCAGGTCTTGTGAAGTCAGGTTCTATAGAATTGCCATCTGCTGATGCAGCACTGAACTCGTCTGGTCTCTCAAAGTTTTGTTCAATTGCATTGTCTTCATTTGTAGCAGCTGAATAATCTTCAGGTCTTACATAATCAGGCTCTAAGTGATTGTCTTCATTTGTAGCTGCTGAATAATCTTCAGGTCTCTCAAAGTTTTGTTCTATATCATTACTGTCTGCAGAAGCTGCACTGAATTCATCTGGGCGTTTGAAGTTCTGCTGGATAGCATTGTCTTCATCAGTCGCTGCAGAATAGTCATCAGGACGGTGGAAGTCCTGTTGTATTCTGTTTCCTTCATCAGTTGCTTCTGAATATTCATCAGGACGGTGGAAGTTCTGTTCAATCTGATTTTCATCAGATGATGCAGCACTGAATTCATCAGGTCTCTCAAAGTTTTGTTGAATAACATTATCTTCATTTGTAGCTGCTGAGTAATCTTCAGGTCTCTCAAAGTTCTGTTCAATTTGATTTTCATCAGATGATGCAGCACTAAATTCTTCAGGTCTTTCAAAGTCTTGCTGTATAGCATTGTCATCATTAGTTGCAGCTGAGTAATCTTCTGGACGATGGAAGTTCTGTTCAATTTGATTTTCATCAGATGATGCAGCACTGAATTCATCTGGACGATGGAAGTTCTGTTGGATAGCATTGTCTTCATCTGTTGCTGCTGAATAGTCATCAGGACGGTGGAAGTTTTGTTCAATTGCATTGTCTTCATCTGTTGCTGCTGAATAGTCTTCAGGTCTCTCAAAGTTCTGTTCAATTTGATTTTCATCAGATGATGCAGCACTGAATTCATCGGGACGGTGGAAGTTCTGTTCAATTGCATTGTCTTCGTTTGTAGCAGCTGAATAGTCTTCTGGACGGTGGAAGTTCTGTTCAATCTGATTGCTATTTGCAGAAGCTGCACTGAATTCATCAGGTCTTTCAAAGTTCTGTTGCAACTTATTTGTATCTGCCGTAGCTGCTGATATTTCAGTAGGACGGTGGAAGTTCTGTTCAATCTGATTGCTATCTGCAGATGCTGCAGATATTTCATCAGGACGAGCAAAATTTATTTGAAGATGATTAGATGGATCTGTTGCAGATGAATAACCACCTCTAGCAGACATGCCAAATTGTATTGACCTGTTGTTAGTGGCAGTAGATATAACATCTGGTCTTGGAAATCTAATTCTTGCCATATAAACTTATATTATTATTTTTATATTTATATTATCCTCCAATAGGATTAGGAGTTGGGTTTACTTGTGGATTTGATTCTATCATTTCTCCATCAAGTTCATTTATTTCAGTAGCTTTTGAAACATATTCACCTCTGTCTTGCAAGTAAGCAAGCAATTGTCTACTCATAGCAGAGAGGCTAGATTCAGTTGCAGTAGACCTTGAAAGATTTTCAAGAGCATTTGTTAAAACAGTATAACGTAATCTATCCTGTACTTCTGGGTCAGTTGCAGCGCTCTTAATCATTTCTGAATATTGACCGTGGTCAAGTGAATATTTTATTTCACGGATAGCAGTAGCAGCAGATAAAGTTTCATCAGGACGGAATTGTCTCAACACACTATATACAAGAGACATTCCTGACATATCTTTAGGAGAGTTGAATAACTGATAAGACATAGCAGTATTAGTCCTTGTATCAAGGACAGGATTCATTCTTATTGCAGCATTAGTTATTTTAATATCTTCATTTACTCTTCTATCCAAATAATTTTCTGTATCTCTATTTGGTCTTTGTAACAACTCGTCATTGAGAATAGCTCCGTGCATTATAGTAACTCCGTCTTCTCTGTCAGGTAAAGAATATCTGTCAGAGTTTGTTACCAAATCTACATTTAAAGGATACATTTGTCTGTCAATAACTCTTCCAACTTTTATTGAAATTGTTGGCTCTGTCTGTTCTTTTGATGTTGATGCAGACAATGAATTAATGTGTGACAATGTATCTTCAAGAACAAATTCACACTGATGACATTCGAGGCATATTGTTGGCATAACATCATTCAATGCATTGTTGCAAAGTCTTACGAAATCTCCTGGCAATGTTGCTAATCCGTTCAATGCCCCAGTTGTAGTATTTGCAGCTTCAATAGCTTTAGTTATAGTAGAATTCGTTCCTAATATTTCAGCAGAAAGAATAGCAGCATTGTCAAGAATCCTATCTACACTTTTCAACATATCAGAAAATGATTCCTTGTTGTAAGCTGTAGTATTCATATTCTGATTGATATTGTACATTATAGATTTTTTTGGATTCAACTTAGAAGCAGACAATGAGTGGAATAATCTTATTTCTGAAACATATATTTTCATTGTAAAATATCTCATCATATCAGGAAGAATCCATCTCTGATAAACATCATCCCATACAACTTTTCTATACAATTGCATAAGTTGTGTTATCTTCATGTCAAGTCCTTCAAGACATTTGATTTTTATTATTCCTTCATCATCTTTTATTCTTATACCATTTTGAGGATGTACTTTCATCAAGTCACCAAGTCCTTCAATTGTTTGGAAATAATATGAATAATTTTCTGCAATATCCCTAAGTTCTGCAATAAATGACCAAAGAATATCTGACCTGTAAACTTCTCCCAGTGATTCTTTCAAATAATACCAAGATGAATAACCAGATGCATAATGTGTTTTACTTGCAGGAACATTTAACAATGGCTCAGGAAAGAAGTCATGCATTCTTTCATATGTTACATTTCCATGAATATCTCTTTCTGCTCCTGGTGGATTGAAAACAAACTCAACTCTAAATGTAAGATAAGTAGGTTCATCAAAGAGTCTTGAAAAAACATGAGGTGAGAATTGTGTAGTATCTCCCAAGAAACCACCAAGATATGCATCTCTTATTGATGATGATTTCGGGTCTTTTCCAGAATCAAATACAGATGTGACCTTAGATATTTTGTCAGATGCATGACGAGCTATGCCGCCTATTTTTGCAACAACATTATTATAACTATTTATGAAATTGTCTAATCCTCCTGCCATTGTAGTTTAAATTTATTTTTATGCATCTGCATCCTCCTCATTATAGAGTTGTTCATCTTTGATTACTGGTTCTGGCGTTGGCCATTCTCTTCTCTTAAGAACAAGTTTTGTTCTATATCCTTCTGTATCATTTCCTTTTACTTTAAATGAATATTCTATAGAGTCAACAATATACCAACCTGAATAAAATTTATTTGTCTTTGAAACAATATCATCATTCTTAGGGTCATTGTTTATAGTAGTATCCAATACACTTGCATATATCAAATATACAGGAACTTTTTCTCCTCTCATAACTTGTAAGCAAAGACCTGGACACTCAATTTCAATATACATCTTGTCAAGCTCTTTTGCATTTATCATATTATGGAACGGAGCATGACCATAGTTAGGATGTACATTTCCTGACCATTGTGTATTATCCTTGGTCTTCTTATCTTCTTCACCCATCGTATATTCTATACCACACCAAGTACTATCTACATAAGTATGTATATAATCATGATTGACTCTTCTAAGGTCATCTTCTGGCTGTTTTCCTTCTTCCCATTTTCCTCTTCCTCTGAATATGATATGGTCATCAAGCTTTGTTTCATCATAATTTGGCATATTGTATGAAACATTGAAACAAACTTCTGGGTCACTTTCAATTATTTTTTGGTTATGAACAAATACATATGAATCAGATTCATAACCATAATTCATTGATATTCTAGATGAATTGTTTATAGGTGTCCATTTGTCAATAAAGAATGGAGAGTTCTGAAAGGCAGAATCATTTGAAAATATCTTAACAAACTTCTGTGTATTAGTAGCAGCAGGGTCTGTCATTGCTTCATAGAAATTTCTAATATTTGTCAAGAATGTGTAGTCTAATGTGTCTTCTGTACTTTCAGTTGACAACAAGAACTTATTAACATTTACAAAACAAATATTATAATAGAAGTCAATCCATGTTTTATAGAAATTCAAACCGTTTTTCCAAGAATGTGATATTACATCTTGTAAGAATGTTGGAATAGATTGTTTACAACATATCCAATCCATCATATCATCTGTATCTTCTTCATCATTGTAAGCAAATCCAAGACCATACATCTTTGCAACTTCTTTGAATACATCTTTTGATGTTCCTATAAAACCAAGAGCAGTCTGTATAGAATCTATTTTTGGAATAAACAATTTACCTGTCAAATCAACTTTGTTCTTTTGTGAATTTTTAACATTTGACTGACAAGATGTAATGATGAAATCATTTCTAAGATAATTCAACGCCTTTGTATTCAATGTTACATAAGTTGAAATGATATCACCATCTTTTGGCATATGTCTATTTACAAATTCAGTAGTCTTCAAATCCAATGACAATCTGATGGTTGGAACAAATCCTGAAGATTCTATTGCAAAGTATTTTATATCATCTCTAGCAATCAATGCGTCATTAATACGGATGATTGGATATGCACTACCAAGAACAGTGTGAACTGAATAAGTACCTTCATGTCCTGACAAGTTTGGAACATGCTCTACTTCTGGGAGTGATAATTCATCGAACTCAATTCTTTTCTTAATAGCTGGGTCTTCTACAAGACGGACTATCTTGGCAGAAGTATTGTTATACTCTGTCTCATAAGATGCAGGCTTTTTAGAATTATTATTCCATATTGTTTTTATATCACTCACGAGTCTTTACATTATTTTTTAAAGTTGCATTTAAGAATTGTCCAAGAGATACACCAGACCTTGCGCAATCTACCATAGGATCATCGACCTTATTTGTTCCATCAGTATCAGTTATATCATTTATACTGCTTGAAACTTTATTGTCTCCAAAATAAATTCTTCCATTTGTTATTGTTATTCCAGAAGTAAATTCATTTGCCATATTTGGTTCAACTGGTCCAAATTCTTCAACAGGAGTTTCACCATATTCTGACCTATATTGTACTTCATTTCCGTATTCATCATACAAAGTTTCAGTCAATATTTCCTCATCGTCATCAAATGATACTCCATTAATCAATCCTGTAGAAGTTCTTCCGTTACCAAAGCTACTTCCTCCTTGACCGTAACCTCTTGAACCTCTTCTATACAAATCATTGTTTGTTGTATTAGCACTCTTTCCACTTCCTCCTCCGTCAGGATAACCACCTGATAATGAATTTCCACCTGCATTAGAACTTGGTGATGTTCCATAATCTCTTGTTGTTTCTCCTTCTCTTACAGGATACCCATTACTATCAAGATTATTTGTTCCAGGATAATCGCTGTTTCCTCCTACATAACCGCCATCTTGTCCATCGGTCAAATTGTAATCACTTCCGTAACCCATTACATTTCCATAACTTTCACGAACAGCAAGGTCTCCATAATATGTTTCACCGAGAGTAGTTACAACATTCATATTTCCTCCAACAGTAGAACCTAAGGTGCTTCTTGAATTAGCTCCATTTGCAGCATCAGCATATATGTTACCTGAACCAGATGAACCTGAATTTGTTGGAAGTTTACTTTTATCTATATACTTATGATAGTTCTTTACAAATTTATAATCATCTGTTTTACCATTTTCACTAATAAGAAACAAATCTTCAACATCTGTATATACACTTGACAATGAAGGAACTGCTATTACATCTCCTTCTTCTATAGCAAAAGGATTATCAATCAATGAATACTTGAGAACCATTTCTGCATAATCCATATCACCATAAACTGCATATGCTATTTTGTCAGGTCTCATTTCCATGTCTTTCATTACACGGTAATAAGTAAATACAGAATTAGAACTGATAGAATCTTTGAAGATTGACCTTGAAAGTTCTACCATTTCTATTCCATCTTTGTTGGTAAAATGTAATTTATTATCTATAGTATTAGTAAACATAATCTAACAATCCTTTTTATAATGTCCACCTCATTTGCCAAGGAAGGGCAAAATATGTTCCCCAAGAATAATATTTCTTATCTCTTCCTATGTCTTTAAGGTCTAACTTATAGTTCTTTAATTCATTGTTGTATGCAAATCCAGCATTAGTCAATGGATAGATTCCCTTTGCAGTAATAGCATCTCTTCCTGTAGTTTGTATTCTTTGCCACATATCTATGCTGTTCTTTCCATTGTCTTCATAATTTGTATAATTATCAACTTTAGTTCCTCTATCAGCAGAAGAAATGAATGAATCTGGCAATGAATAAGTTCTTCCATAACCGCGGTTAAACATTGACATTACACCATCTCTATCTCTTCCCATTCCATGTTTCAAATGTACAGTAGCTTTAAATGAAACGGGGAAATCATCAGGACCTAGTTCTTCGCTGAATTCATATTCACAATTATCAACAATTAAATTTCCTATCATAGCAATTGGGTTGAGAGGATTTCCTATAGTTAAATGCCAGTCACCTACTGCTTCACCGGTAAGTATTGCTCTTGCTCCTTCAAGCCAAGGGATAGAAGCACCCTTCAACATATGAGCAGCAACTACTCTTCCTGCTGTACCTGCAACTTGTTCTCCTGTACGTTTTAAATCAGCACGCGCTTGTCGTCCTTCTGCAGATGGTCCTTGACCTGTCATCATTCCAACAAAATCCTTTGCAACTGCTCCAATATCTGCTAAAAGGTCTTTAGCAAAATTCAGCATAAATGAAGTATTGCTATGTGAGAAAGCAGTCCTTAACAATGAAGCAGGAGCACCATCTTTTCCGAATATCTTACCTTTGTATAATTGTGTTAAAGAATAAGTATCTCTCATTGGATATACAGCAGGTTTTTCAGTTCTATAACGGTGCATTCCACCAAAGAATGTTCCTGAAGAAGATGTCATAACCAACATATTTGAAAGTAAGTCAATCATAATTGCTTTGTTATTAACTCCTGCAATAGGTCTTGCAACATATTCAAATGTAATATTAAGACCGTCTCCTGTAAATGTAAGTCCTCTTTCACGTTTCATTACTTTGTTGATAACATTTATAGGACCAATTATTCTATTTTCATAAGGACCATTTGAATATGGGTCAGGACCAAGACCAACTGCATCAGTAGCTTGTATTCTATTTTTTCCTTTGAAATCATCAAGAATTCCAAGACCTTGTATAATCTGTGACAAACCTGTTCCGAAGAAACCTGCTGCAGTTCCCATAAGACCTTGACCAGATTCATTCTGTTGTGATGTAGTTTTCCAAACATCTCCTTCAAGTTCTTTCCAATTATATCCTACTGTAAATTTAAGAATATCCTTAAGTGAATTTCCTGTTCCTTCTCCAAAATATGTAACTGCAGTTGCCATAGGTGAGAAAGGTTCACTTGAAGTATGTGCAATTTTTCCATCAAAATCATAGTTTGCAGGTTCAACACTGTCAGGAATTGGCATAGGATATCTTCTGAGAGTTATCATTCTATTATTCTGTATTTTGTTCCAATATTTACAATATACAAAATCAGTGAACGAATAAGGAAATCTTCCTCTTCCGTCCTGTGCACCCCAGTTTATTATGGCAGTTGTTGTTGGATTCTTTGCATATCCTCCTCTGTTATCTCCATCAATTTCATAATATTTTCTAAATTTAGCATTATCAAAATAATATGTGCCATCATTTGAAGATAATGTTGTTCCTGCGAGAGTAAACAATGCATATGGGTGAATAAATGAATGACCTGATTTATAGTTCTTCATTTCATTATTCCACATATTTTGCAAAGCTACTGCTCTTTGCTTTCCTATTTCAGCAATTGCACTCTCTTCAAGAGGATTGTCAGAATGACGTTCATCTACTGCTTGAAGTGCAGCTTGAGGCGTTTCAAAATAATCTCCAAAGTGAGAACCAATTGACCAACCAGGGACAATGTTTATAGGAGTTGTTCCAACTATAACAGTTTTTAATACACGCTGGTCAAATAGATAATCATTTGGCATTTTAACCTCATCATATGAACCAACTTCTTCATCTCTCAATCCTAAACCTCCTTCTGATAATTGAGACCTGAGTTCTTCAGTTGCAGCATCAAGACTAGTTGCAGTATCGACAGGCATTGAAGTATCATCACTTAATGATGATAACTCCATTGCTTTGTTCATATATTCAACTGCTGCATCATTATCTCCTGCAAGACTTGCTGCTTGTGCTCTTTGTACCAAAGATTCATATATATTTGTCAATGATGACGGATTAGAAAGAGATTCTCTAAATTGTCTCTTTGCAATATCATCAAATGATATATGTATTGGATTAAAATTACTTGCCATACTTTCCGAATACCTCTATGTGTTCTTTATTTATATACAAATCAGCACTATCATTAATGATAGCATCTCCGTTTTCTACAATATTGTAAGAAACAAGATTTACGATTTGTTTGTCTAAGTCAGTCATTTCTCTATTATAATATCTAATGTTAGTCATCTTACAAGGTGAAGGATTGATTGCATAAGATGTATAAGTACCTGTCATATCAAGCCTGAATTTAACATTACTTACTTCACCTACTTTCTTAAGTTCTTCTGCTCCTTCAAATATTGCAGCACTAAATGGGTCTCCAATATTGATTATCAATCCATACCAAGTATTAGCTTTAAGCTTGATAGGAAGCTGACAATTGAAATGCTTTTCACCAAGTTCAATATAGATGTAGTTGTTTCCTTGAAGATTCATTGTCAACTTACCATTTTCACATTCACCTTTAAGCAAATTGATAACATTATCTTTTCTTATAGTATATCCTGGAAGTTTATACCAATTAGGAATCTTTCTGTCTAACATTCCTACAAGGCTTCTATCAACTTCAACTTTGTATTCTATATCATTTACAATAGTTCCACAGAATAACAAATTTCCTCTTTCAATAACAACCTTGTCATAAAGTTTGTATTTGATATTAGAAGCAGATGCAATCTTAAGATATTGTTTATTTCCTTCTCTTACAGGTTCTATAGATTTAAGATTCTTGTATTGAGGGAAATCATCAATATTAAGCCAACAAGTATAGCATCTTGTACTATCTGCTTCAAATACATCATTTATATTCTTGTACTTGATTGCAGGTATTTCATCTATTCCCATATTGTAATATGTTCTTGCAACTAAATGGCCATCAACTTCAAGGTCATGTGAAACAATATTGTTAACCTTAACATTTGAAACAAGTTCTCCAGGTTTTCTGTATTTTGCATTCTCCTTGTAAGGGTCATTAGGAGTAGAGTCAAATATACCAAGCTGAGGATTGTCTACAATATTCTCAATAGTATCTTTGATATCTTCACCAAATTCTGATTTAAGATTGACAGTATGATTCTTGATGGAATCTCTAAGGTTATCTCCAACCAGTCTGCTTCTTGTAGGTTTGTAGATTGAACAATTAACTTTGAAGCTTGTAAGTTGTGCTCCAAGTTTCTTTACAGGAGTCATACTAACTACTTCAACAAGTTTGTTAGAAATAGGAATAAATACGATGTCACCTCTTTGTGGAAGTGTTCCATCATTATTGGTCACTTCATACCAAGTATTAACTGCAATTTCTAATGTCAAGGGGACAGCGTATTCAAGACCCATAATATTATATGTAATCGCGGCATCATCATATCCTGTGTCAGCATAGACAGCATTAAATTCAAGTGGACAGTCTTCTACTCCCCATAGTGTATAACTTTGGAATATAACATCCTGGCTTCTCTTATCAGGAGTAGCTCTAAACCACATTACTGTAACACCAATAAGATTGGCAACTGCACTATTTAATCCTGCGACTGTAGTATTAGCATATTGTGCTGCTGCCTCTTGTAAAGAAATTGGCATATAAACATTTTACTATTTTTATATTTATCGGTATAAATTGGATAACCTCTTTTTTAACAATTGTATATAATTTTTGTATTATTATGATTACAGCTAGACTTACACAAGACAATCAATGGATTATATGTGATTCAGATGTCCCAATTGAAATGAGGCAGCTTAAGCTTTCATTCTGTGTAAAAATTCCAAATTGGTATATCATAAAGAAGAAGTATTCACATGCAAATGTTGATGAAACTTTTATGAATTCTTACGGAATGATACCTGCTGGATTATGGTTATATCTTGTTGATATTTGCAAGAAGTACAATTACTCTCTTAGATTTGATGATGATTTCAATTGTAGAATGACAAATTGCAATATATCAAAAGATGACTTTACAAATTACGTAAATAATTTATTCAGCAATTCAGATATGAAACCGTATGGATATCAAGTAGAAGGAATTTGGAATATCCTTACATATAAGAATTGTTGTGCTGAAATATCAACATCAGGTGGTAAAACATTTATGACATATGTTATGTTCAAGTATATGATTGAAAGGCTTGGATATAAGCATATATTGTATGTAACACCAAAGACAGTATTGACTACACAATCATCAGAGAAGTTCATGGAATATGATAAGAGAAATCATGTAGAATCTAATTGGACTTATGGTGAAATTCATTCTGGTGCAAAGAAACAGGAGCAATATGACCAAACAATTGTATTTGGAAATTATCAATCTCTTTGTAAGAAGAAAAAAGAATTCTTTGACAAATATGATGTAGTCATAATGGATGAAGCCCATCACGGCGCATCACCAAGTTGTAAAAAGATATTGTCAAAATGCACAAATGCAAAATACAAAATAGGATTGACAGGAACTTTTCCTAAGGAAGGAACATATGAAAATATGATTCTTCAATCTTACATTGGTCCTGTTGTTTATCGTTTATCATCTTATGATTTAATTAACAAAGAGAATGCTGCTACTCCTGTATATGTATATGCATTTGAATTGAAGTATCTTGACAAAGAAAAACTTGAAGCATTATATCATTTAAGAATAAGCAAAAATAGAGATGACCCTACTGCAGGTGGAAAGATTCTTGAGATGGAACAGAATCTTGCAAGAGATTCTAAAGCAAGATTCAAATACATTTGCAATATGATTATGAAGACTACCAAGAATTCTCTTGTTATATTCTCTGATATTAAGAATGAATACGGTGTTAAGATATACGAGTATATAAAAGATAATTCTGATAAACAAGTATTCTATATTGACGGTAATGTAAATCCTTCTGTAAGAAGTGATATGAAGGAAGAGATGGAAAATGATACTACAGGAAATACTATCATTGTAGCATCAATGAACTGTTTCACAGAGGGTATTGATATTGCAAATATGGGAAATATATTCTTGATAGAGTCAACAAAATCAGATACTATTCTTGCTCAATTACTTGGACGTGGAATGAGAAACCATCCAGACAAAGACAAGACTATAATGATTGATTTCATTGATGACTTTAGACACGGACAAGGATATTATTCAGACAATTATTTGTATCGTCACGGTAAAGAGAGGCAAGCTATTTACAAGAAGAGAGGATTTCCTTATAAATCTTTTAGTGTTGAATTAAACAGCACATCACTTCCTTTAATATAAATAAATATTGAAATTTAAGAAGTTAATATGAGACTACACAAAAAGGAACGTTTGTATGAAGAAACTTTTTCTTTAGCAGACGTCAATAACACAATAGAAGCATTGAGAGGAAATTCAATTGCACAACCTCAAACAGAAGCTACTGTATCAAATAATTCTTTAAGAGATGATGCTCTTAATTATATTAAAGACCTTGAAGGTTTTAGAATAAGATTAAGAGAAATACATTGGCAAACAGAACGCCATTCAGAGCACAAACTTACTGATGATTTGATTTCAACATTTGAATCACATGAAGATGAAGTAGCAGAAATTGTAATGGGCTTGTTGGGTGTTAGAATAAAAGTTGGTGAAGTTGTTCCAAATATTCCACAAGCAGAAGACCTGAAAGGATTGCTTGAAGCAGCATTAAATTCTGCGGTTCATATGAAAGCAAGTCTTGCTTCTTCTCCTGGTTATTCTGCATTAGATAGTTTGTTAGATGATTTCATGCAAAGCATTTCAAAGGGAAAATATTTGCAAACTTTGGCATAAATAGAAGAAGGAGATATTCCTTCTTTTATTTTTTGTATATAATTTAAAAATAATCAGATTGTCATGGAAAATAAAACTCTATATGCAGATTTTATATTAGGAGACAAGAACAATAACATGTTTGTTGTTACCCCAGAGGGAACAAGGTTTAAGTTCGATGCTCCTGAATATAATGAGAACCATGCTGATATTGTCATCATTGACCCGTGGTCTCATGAAAGATATACAGTAGTTTTCAATGAGTAAGATATCTAAACTTGGATTTGGAATTATTGCATTTGAAGGAACGGAGCATATTGCAAATATCATTTATGAAGTAAGAGATTTATGTGATGAAATTGTAGTTTGTTTACAAGAACATTCATATCACGGAAGTCCTATTGCACAAGAAGATATTGATGCAATTGTAAATCTTCAAAATCTTGGATATGTAGATGATGTTATTTGGTTTGTTCCTACAGATATGCATGAAGGTGAAGGACCAGCAGGACCAAGAATGGTCGAGACAGATAAAAGAAATTATATTCTAGATTATCTACAATATGATAAAGGTTGTTCACACAGTATGATAATTGATTCTGATGAGTTTTATAGTAAAGATGATTTCAAAAGAGCTAAAGAACTTATCAATAAAGATGACAGTATTCATGTAACTTATTGTCAATATATCAATTATTATAGAGACTATACACATGTAATGTTATGGCCATATCTTTGTTATGTTCCATTTATTACAGAAGCAAGTTACAGATTTAATTTCAAGAACGGAAGCTTTGACAAAGCAAGTGACCCAACAAGAAGATATTACATTGACGGAGAAAACAAAGTATATCACATTATACCTTATCAAATTGTAAAGATGCATCATCTTTCTTGGATAAGAAAAAAGATTGAAAAGAAACTAGATGGTTGGTCAGCTAAAAAATATTTTGAGAATATAAAGGGGTTAAGAGAAGCAATACTTGAGAGATATTACAATTATGTAGATGGACAAAATGCTATTATAATGTTTAATGTTCCAATGTATCAAGTAGTTGTAAACAAATTACCAAAACAATATATTCATCCTCACTTTAGTTTATTAGAAGAACCGACTGAAATAACAAAATCATGAAAGTAGCAGTTCAAATATTAAGTACATTGAAAGAGCCTTCAACCAGAAATATTGAGGCTATCAAAAACACATATATTGCTTTGGCCAATTCTTTAGCAGAAAAAGGTAAGCTTAAGCATACATATGATTTTTATTTCTATTATGGAGGTTATGAAGACCAACCTGAGACTACAGTAGAGAAAGATGAAGCTATTGAGCATTGTTATAACATAAAAATTCCTATCGCAGAATCTATTTACAACACCTTTGAAAAAGGAATTGAAGCTCTTAAGGTTGTAGATGGATATGATTTTTATATAAGATGCAATATCTCATGTTATATTCATATACCTGTTCTTGATAAGTTATTGATATATTTTAGAAGAGATGAAGTATATTCATCATCTATTAACAGTTATGTCAATGATGAAAATTATTACAATGACCTTTATCCTCGTGGAGATTTTGCAGTCTTTTCTAGCTTCATGAGAAGAGGAATTCTTGAAAATGCTCCGAAATATATCCGTTGTGATTATGCACTAGAGAATAGATTGAATGTTCCACATGTTGATGACTGCATGTTTGGTCTTTGCATAATGGATACTCTTGGTAAGAATTATTACAATAACCTTAAAGCATTACATTATAATTATATTCCATCATATAAGGAAGAAGAGCCAGCAGTTTGGGTACCAGAGTATATAGTTACTCGTGTAAAAACAATTCCACCGGGTATCAACTTCTCTGGATATTCTTGGGTTGATAATGATTACAGAAAGATGGATGTTTATAAGATGAATCTTATCAATGACAAAATAAAGAATATGGATTTTTCTAAGATAACTATAAATCTTGCAAATTCATTAAGTGATAAGAAACCAATTGTATTCATAACAGCAAAGTTTGCAGGAATAGATGCATTCAAAACTTATTTGAAACAAAGAAAAACAAAATAAAGAGGTTCTTACGAACCTCTTTTATTCTTCTACACTCTCTTCTAGTGCAGCTTCTCCTAAATATATTTTTTGATATGCAGCATTAGATGTTTTATAGTATGCATATAATTCTATATCGTAGTTTTCAACAATTGACTCAGGAACAATTTGTTCAGAAAAATATGTTTGCTGGTCATTTCCTTCATCAAAGTATTTTATGAATATTGTAAAATCTCCCAAATCTTCCTCATCAAAATTCATTCCTGGTTTATAATTACCTATCAATCCAAAAGGATGTTCATTTGATGCACTGTTTATAATATCTGTTTCAGTAATTGAATCTCCTTCTGCTGTAGGAGAATCCCATAGTTCATTAGTTACAGTTGATTGTGTAAATACTTTTTTTCCGTTATCTCTTTTAATGAAGTTTGCAATTACTGCTAACTTCTCTAATTCTTTAGCTGACATATTGGAAAAAACAGAGAATGATATACACATAAAATCAGTGGTCTGTTCTGTTAAAATATCAACACCATATTCATCAACAACATATGCTTTGGTATAAGGATAAACAGTAGATGTATAAGGATAATAATCTGTTACTGAAATATTTTTAACTACATTATCACCGGTGTATGGCATAACATATACATTCAAGTCTAAATTAGAATCTCCTTCTAATCCTTTCAAACAACCTCTTTTTCCATATACACTTGAATCTTCTAACAAATAATATGAAGTAAGATAATCTTTTCCTGCATTAATCTTAAGAAGTTTGGCGACAATTGGATATTCTTCTCCTGCATCATATGTTACTTCATATTCTTCTAACTCTCCTATTGTTGTAGTTTTATCATTTATTAATGATGCAAAATCTAGATTGCTATAACCTATTTCTGTTTTGTTAAATTCTGCTGTAGGTATAGTTGACATATCAGCATAAGTATAAGCTTGAACATTTACAGGAGTCAATATTTGTTGGTTGGTTACAGCATCAAATATTTTAATATTAAGTGATTCTAAGTTCTGCCTCATATCAGATGATGCAGCATAATCACTAGGAATATTGTAATCATCTCCTAATGTTACAATGCTATCAATTATTTCAAATGTTGTATTTACTGCTGCCTCTCCCGTCTCATCATCTGTTCCATCAAATGTTTTATAGGTCTTTTGCCAATCACTATAAGATATTTTCTTACTTACAATTTCAACTTCTAATTCATCGAATCCTTGACTATTTCCACGAGATTTCTCATATATTAATGTATCAAGTTTTTCAATGATGCATATCTTATATTCTTTAAGATATTCAAGATTGTTAAGTATGTTTTCGTCGAAAGATTTGGTTTTATTATTATAATATGACTCTATTAACTTTACAAGTATTTCAACAATATAAACTCTTGACTCTTTATTATCTATATAATCTTCCAAATCTTCAATACTAAAATTACCAGAAGAGAATAATGGATATATGTCATCTTTGACCAAATCCATAGTAATTACTTGTGATATCTCATACAATATTAATGAATCTTCTTCTGTTTTCAATAGTCTGTCATGCTCAATTGGAGACAATTGCATATTAGGAATACAGACAAAACTGTCTAATATTCCGTCATCATTAGAAGAATAGAAAGCAAGAGTTTTAGTATTGTATTCTACTTCATTTGTCTTATCATTTTCTATATACAATTCATATGATTCATTGTAATTGTAAAAAGTAGTATAACCTCTTTTTCCTGTTTCTCCTTTTGTTCCCTGCATCGTTAATCCAGGAAGACCATCTAAACATTTCTTTTTCATTATGTTGTACTACGAGTTATTTTATATGTAATTGGATCCCAAAGAATACCAGTTCCTTCATAATCTATTGTATTTGTTTCATCTGTATACTCTGTGACTATATTGAAATCTTGGGTTTCAGCTTGTTCCACATTATCATTTTCACTGATGTTGTTTATAAACATTATAACTTCTGGCTCTCCTGCATTGATTTCTTCTCCTTCTCCAGCAAAAGTATAGAATGCATCTTCTGGTCTTGAACCTCCTCCGTGTATTTCTTCTGGAGTAAGTAATCGTAAATCAGTGTCAGAAGATATACCATCTTGTGTAAATATTGTTTTACGGTGTTTATCATTTGTAAAGTCATTGAATACCATTGCTCCAATTTCAATATAGAAATTACCTTCTTCATCAGGAGTATATTTTGTTAAATCTATACTTACAACAGAATAACCTGCATCTGCTACAGAAGTTGCAACCGTTCCATCATTTAATTCATATCCGTATGGAATTATCTTATACAAATAATAAATTCCTGCTGAACCATCTGCTTTACCATCTAATGATTTTATAGAATTCGGAAGATGTACATTTCCATCCTCATCATCTGCAGGATGATATAAAGGAAGATTTGGATATCCAACATATATTACAGTAGCAGGAAATATCCTTTCATCAGGATTGTCTGTTGTAAATGAATTGTATCTTATATTAAGATTTAACTTTCCGACTCTTGTAATATCCAATTTCAATGTATGAGGATATTGTTCAATATTATTAGATGTCCATATATCAAGAGGTGCATTTCTATCAGGAGAATATGATTCCCCTTCTGGATATGTAGTACCTTTTATATCTGTAAAGTAAAAACTTTGGATATATTCATACTCTGCAGATTTCAATTTGTCATCTGTTCTGCTTGGAAGAACAACAAAATTATTAAAGCTTCTTGTAATCTCCAAAGTATTTTCTTCATCTTCCTTTTCTTTTATACTAATAGGAGGAAGTTTATCGTCATGTGAATCTTTTTCATAATCCCAAGATACTTGTTCAATATATGGTTCTATGTATGAACTCGCAGGATTATTGCTTTCTGATTCTTCCTTTGTCATTCCTATTTCATCCAAATCATATCTATATATTTTTCTTGTTGCAGTATTTTTTATTTCTACATAAGCAGAACAAAACTTATGAATGTAATAAGAAACAAGCATAGATACAAATTTATTGTCCTCACCGTTGTCAAAAAATGTTTTGTAATCAATTATATCATCTATAGTTTTTGTTCCAATTTTTTTAAGTGTATCTTTTCCAAACATTTTTTCAACAATAGAACTATCTATTACTTCTGCAGATCCTTCTGTATGCTTCAATGAAGTAGTACTACAATTGTAACAGGCATACAAATATCTATTATCTACAAACATCTTTGCATTTGGATAAAGAGAATTAGTTTGCAATATTTCTCCGTTTGGTAAAACAAGAGAGAATGTATATGTAAAATTGGAAAATTGTGAAGTAAGAGGTACAATTGAAAATGATACCCAATTTCCATAATAATTTTCTTTTAATATATCAGAGTGATATAACTTATATGACTTCATATCAGCATAAGATATATTATTTGGATTTTTTATATAACATGGAAATTTTGATTGCTTTAGATATGATGTTACTATTCTTGCATTGAAGTTTTTAAATAATTCACCACCTAAAGTAGAAGATTGCTTTGCATCAAGATTGACATTTATTGCTAATGTTCCTGATGAAGAATAACCAATAGTATATATTCCTCCTACAGAGTCAATGACTATATCTCCTGCCATATACTCTGTATTATAAGAATCTTCTTGTAAATTATTGGATAGCAATTGATTGCTAGCAATACGAAGATTACACTCTATTTGTTCTTCTTCATCAGACAAATTATATGAAGTATAATATACAGATGGACCGTTGTCACCTGTATTACCTTCTGAACCTTCTTGTCCGTAGGATGTAACTCCTGGCATATATGTTGGAACTACATCTTCTCCATTGTATGCAAAGAAATCTGTCATATTATATTAACTTTCTAAATTCAACAGGTAATTCTACTGTTGTAATTTCTTTGGTGTTCTTATTTTTAATGGTTAAAATATATCTATTATCTGCAGCATTATTTATAAAGTTAAACATCTGTGAGTGTACATTATCAACAGTATTTGAAGAAAAATACACAGAATCTCCTGCTCTTAAATTTCTTTCCCAACCATTGTTGTATCTTTGTGAAACTTGTATGATTTCAGAATCATTTGTTTCAAAATTATCCAAGGCGTCTTGCGCTTCATCCAAAGAATTTGTAGTCAATGATTGTCCTAAACTGTAATTTGGAAATATACTTATGTCTATATCATCTGATGCTTGGTCATTTGATATTCCACTTTTATAAAACTTAAGATTAGTTAATTCAGTTCTTGTGTATTTAATATCATTATCAGTTGGAGTAGCTCCTTCTTCAAGATAAGGATAAACATAAATTTCTCCATTTTCATCAATATCAATACTAGAGTCTGCAGTTCCTAAACCAGATTTGTACCATATAGTCTTATCTTCTGTTCCTGTAAATTTAATATTGTTGCCAGAAGGATGGAGTTTATCCATTGCATAGTCAGAAAGATATACAGCATTCAATAATTTGTTCTTATCATATTGATTTTCTATATTGTTTCTATATGCAACTTCAATTTCTTTGCTTGCCAATATATTAAAATTAGATGATTCAGATGCTCTTACAGGAATTACAATTAAATTAGTAAACTCAATCTTTTTATAGAAATTTAATTTTTGATATAATTCTTCTGGAGATGGGTCCCAAGGAAACTTGTCTCTATCAACAGGTACAGAATTTCCTTGCAAGCTTTTCTTGTTATTTAAATATACAGTAAGATGAAATGAATAATTTTTTAATAAATTATCACACATTTCATCATACAGCACCTTTCCTTGTTCATTACTATATAATGCATCTACTGCAAGAAAAACTTTAAGCCATATTCCATTCATCTGTTTGTCATCTTCAGTAATCTCTTCTGAGATAAGTTTGTTTGAACGGTTAGTATATATTGGGCTATTAGATGTTGCATTATAATCATATGATAGTGTATCACCAGTTTTAACATCTACCTTGTTAATTCTTGTTCCTGTAATATCATATATAATAGCTTTTGATATTGCAGTAGAATTGTTTTCATGCATAGAACCTATATATTCAATATCAAATTTGTAGTTCTGTGCTGATGTTACTGTTGCTGTCTTTATCTTGTACATCTTACCTGATTTTGACAGCAACAAATCATTTTCTTTGTAAGGTCTATCTTTAATTGTTTTGCTTGCAACACTAGAAAGAATTTGATTATTTTCTATTCTTTGCAGAGCAAGTTGAATGCTATAAGAATTATCAAGGTCATAATCAATGAAGTACAAAGTATTTCCAGATATTCCTTGCTTTCCTACATTACCGTCATTACCAGGAGTTGCAAATCCTGGAGCATATGATAAACTACACTGGTTCTTATATTTGAAAACAATTGCCATTACAAATTAATAATCATTTTTGCATAATATCCTGTAATGTCTTCAGGATAAACATACATGTAGTACTTACCGTTTTCATATTTAAGTTCGTTCTTGTAATTGATTATTTCAGTAGCAGTGTCTTCATTCAAGTCACTATTGAAATACAAGTACTTGCTTAAATTAGAATCTTTGTAAAGCACAAATTTGGTTTTATTATTTATATTGATTAGAGGCAATATCGTATTTTTGATGTAATTGATTTTGTATGTATTATCTGACAAATTCAAATACTTCCAATACTTGCTAAATGCTTGTCTAAACAATATGTTATAAACTAGACTATCAGTGATATCAAGTCTAATATAGTTGTTCTTTGTAGAGATTTCAGTATTCTTCCAAGAAACAATCTCAATTGTATTTCCGTTTGAGCCATTTAGATTTATTCCTCTACTATGAACAAATGTTTTAAGTTCATAACCTGTTTTATAGCCAGGAATATAATTAAATATTTCTGTTTCATCTCTATCATTTAAGATAGAATAATTTCTATACAACTTGTTGTTCCAAGAATCTTTCATTATACTTACTTTATGCTCAACACCCAAAGAAGTCTTTGTTCTATATGTAGTCTTATCTTCTTCCTTGATAGGTTTCTTAATGCAATAGTTAAACTCTTCTGTATATTTGTTAAACCACATTTGGCTTATTGCATTTACTTTTGACAATACTACATTTGCACCATCAAATGATTTCTCAAATATATCTTCAATCTTAGGATTATAAGAAGAAGTCTCTTCATCTGACATTTCAACAACAGCTTGTGTAGGAGAATAATCAAAATTGAACATATCAATTGTTACTGGCTCTGCATAAGATGGATGTACATAACCAAGTTCTACTTCCTTCTTCTTGTCTATTCTTGTTCCTGCTTTTCCTAGGCCTTCATATCTATAGTACTTGATAGGTTCCAATACTTCAATATTTAAAAGTCCTGTAAAGGTTGTATAATCCTTTCTTCCTTCAGGAGTCTTTACATATATTGCACAAGATTTGATTGCATTCTTTAAGTTGTCAAATGTTCCTACTTTATTTGGAATAGAGGTAGGGTCATCTGTAATTAAGAATGTTTCAAGAGATGGATTGTATTCGTAACAATAGTTATTAATATTAGAATTTGTAGCATCTCCATGTAATTCATTATGCCACAATACAGGAGAAACAACGGTAAGATAATTCTTATGCATATAATAAGAATATGCATAATCTGCAGGAAGTGTTCTAACAGGAACATTTGGATAAATTTCTCCTGTAAATACAAGACGATTATATTTTGTGTACTTTGTATTATCAGTATTTACTGAACCTATCCACACACCGCCTTCTCTTCTACAAAGACGTTTTCCTAAGAACTCTGTCTTCTCTCCGTTCTCTGTATATACTGGAACATCTCCATATTTAGCATCATCTTTTACTTTAGCTATCTTTGTTCCATTTACAAAAGCACAAGAGATTTCCTTTATATCCTCATCATGGCTTACTCTGCAAATATATCTATCATGATATATTGAATTATACAAGTCATATGAATTTTCCAATTCATCATATGATTTTCCAAATTCAAATGTATTTACCGCCTGATACCAAACAAGCATAATTTCTTTTCTTATTTCATCTATAATGAGTTCTGTTTGTCTAGCATAGTCTCTATTTATGTCAGGAAGACTAACAAATACCGCTGAATAACCATTATAGTTGCTAAGATTCAATGCATCATTATTACTTGTTCTCAATCTGAATTTAATACCAGATGAAATGAATTCAATTGTATCTTCACCAGCATTGTAGGCTACAGAGAATTTATTAGAATTGTTGTTTGTACTATATAATATATCCTCAATACTTCCTTCATTGGTAAGAATATATTGTTTTTCTGTTATTCCTAATGATGAACTAGGATTATTAGGATTTGCAACAAGGTCATTTAAGTTTCCAGGAATATACTTCTTATTATTTGCCCTTCCCTTGAATGAAAGGAATCCAAGATAAGTAGAATAAGTATCAGAACCTACTGCATAGTATGATGATGAATCTACAAGAGAAGAATACCATTCACCAGTTGAAGGATTTATATTCTTGTAATCATACATTATTCTCATATTTTCACCTCTTGCATCTGTACCTATTCCTTTCCATTTGCAAACATGAGGGGATGTTAATGATATATCAGATTTAACATGGTTATTTTCAAACAATGTGTTGAAATATTTACTTGATACTCTTTCATAATTATTATCTTTATCGAGTACCATTCGTGACAAATCAACTTCTTTCTTTGTTTCACCATTATCTTCCAAGAAGAATGAACGGTGTTTATCAATGTAATCCTTTATATTTTCTTCAGAAGTATTACGAATAGGTTTAGCAGAATAACCTGTAGAAATAGAAGTATTCCATCTAGGTGAAATAATGCCTACATGTTTCCATCCTCCTATTTTATACATAAACTTCCAGAAATCTAAATAAAGTAAATCTATATTAGCTTTTTTCTCTGCTGTGCTGTCTTCGTAATTTACACGCTCTTTTATTCTATCAATATCAATTAAGTCAGATTGTAAATAATACAAAAATACTTGCAATCCTGCTCTAGTTAAATCTTCTTGTCCAACAACATAGAATGGAACTTCTGTTTCTTTAGTAAATGAATCCCAAGGAACAGTGTGTACTTCAGCATCAGATTCTGGGTCACCAACAGGTACAAGTTCTTCTACATAGAAAATATCATTAAGAATCTTAGTAACTCCTCTTATTGTAGATATATTGTATTCAAACACATAATCTGCAACATACAATGTATAATCTACCAAGTTAGTATTTTTATTATCATTGTCCTTTATAAGAGGTTGATATACATAAGTTGAATTGAAATCCAATACTTCTTCATTTACATCAGGAGAAGTAGAAGGATATGTTCCATCAGAATTCATAAATCTTATGAAGTTCGAACCATAGGTAGCATGATAATATGCAGTATAATTATGAATAGGTAACAAATCCTCAGGAAGATTTCCATCACCATCATAGAAATAAGTAGTTATACCATTTGTAGTTATAGGTTCTACATCAATATCCTCTGGTGGGTCTTGATTAAATATACTTTTCTTAGCAAATTCTCCCATTTCTCCGATTGGTTGAGGATTGCTTTCAATTGCTATATAAGAATTATTATCTAATACGTCAAAATCAAAATCCTTTAAGTTAAATATAGAACATACTCCACTATTAAGAGGATATGAATTATATAAATTAAATATGTTATTTTGTATATAAGGTGATGATACATTTAATATTGCTCTTCCATCATTGAAGAAAGAAGAAACATAGTTTGTATATATGTCTTTCTTTTCAAGTAAAGTAGATTTCTCTTTTTGTGCAAAAGAAATAAGCTTTATTTTGTTGTATTGTGCAGGAACAATCTCATTATCTTCATTGATTGAGTTATAAACTAAAGTCTTATAATCAAATACATCATCAGATGGAATATTAATTGCATATAAATACTCATCATTAAATGAAGACATGTCTAAGAATGTTATTGCATGTGCCATTCTATTACCTACAACCTCAAAGTGAAGAGGATATAGATAAACAAGTGGTGAATTCTGCCATGATACATTATCAACATTGAGAATAATCTTATCAGGATAAATTCCATTGAAGAATTCTATAGTATCATTTTCAGTATCATCTTCTTCAAGATATATCTTTTGTTCATCAGTGAATCCAGAAGGAGAACAAATTCTTTCAAATACAAGAGATGATGTTTTTCCTACAATAGATATGAGACTATTTTCATATTTGAATGGAGCAAATGATTCTGAATTAAACTTCTTAAATGCATAGTACAATTGCTCTACTTGTCTGTTAACTATATCACCATAACCAGGATTTTCTCCTCCTTCTCCTACCAATATATCATTTTCTTTTCTACTACTAATAAACATGCTTACATATTTGATAGTGTAGAATGATGAATTTATCCTGCTGTATGCAGTAGTAACATCACTAATATTATAATCATCTGTATAGTTATCAAGGTTAGTAGTTACTACTTCATATATTATTTTATTGTCAATGTCTGCTATACGGATATGGTCTCCAATTTCAAGAGGTCTATTCAATCTGAATGACAAGAAACTCTTACACATATCTGTTTTTATCTTTCTTACTTCAGCAGACAATATATTTTTGTATGGCTTGAGAACATATTTTTCTAGTTCAGGAGCATATGTTACGCCTTCATTTAATCTTACAAATTCTTTTGGAGTAGTTAATCCATATAATATATTTGAATATGGACTAGATGATAAAGTTCCAGGTAAGTTTTTAAATGTATGAATTGAAGAATCAAACAAATACTTTGTAACTGTAGGAACTTCTTCTGATTCTTCATCATTAGATTTAACTGCTTCTTCTGTTTTTCCAATGCAGCTGAAGTCTTCATCTTCTGTATTTACTTTGATATAGAGTCCAAAGTATGTATCAATAGAGAACAATTCAGCATCAGTATCATTAAACATAAATTCAAAATTGATTATGTTCTTTGACACAAGATGGTTTCTTTCAAATCCTTCTGTCAAGAAATCATTCATTGCTACTTGGCTCTGAATGTTTTCTTGTTCAAATGGGCTTTCATAAGCAGAAGTTACAACACCTCTATCAACAGAAATTCCTATAAATCTGTTGTTATTGGTTTCACTATATGAAAGATATGCATCACCAGGATATTCATTTGACCTGTTATAGATTGTTCTAACATATTCACCAAGAATAGAATCCTTTCTCATATCATATGATTTGACAATAGTTCCATTCTTTAAGAAGTATTGCATCTTCTCTGTATCATCCCAAGATTCTTTATAATCTGCTTTTGTTGTATCAATCTTAAATACAACGAAGAAATCAGGAATAACTTCTTTTATACACAATGGAGCAAGCAATGCAAAGTTTTCACTATACATCTTGTCATCATTTGTCTTTACCCCATAACGGTACAAATCATAATATTGTGAATTGTAAGTTTGTGCAGTAGTAAACAAGTTGTAACACTTATCTTCAATCTTATAGAAGTCAGATGTTGGAACATCCTTGTACTTTGTCATTAAAGTTTGTCCATAGTATTCATTAGAATTTACTTTAACATGACGGAAGCGTTTCTGTTCCAATGATTTAGATACTTTAAATGTATCTAAGTAAATATTATTTTTTGAATCTATAACAACTTTAACATTACCTGTAAGCTTAGGATTTGCTCTCAACAGTCCATAAGACACATTTGGAGTATTCATCTTCTGTGCTCTTGTATAAGTATTTCCTGAAACATTTGTCATTGATGGAGTATACTTATATGTCTTTGGATATGCTGTCTTTGAAAAGTTTCCGAATTCATCAACAACACTCATAGTAATCATTGTGTTGAATTTTATTGGTCTAAGATAGTTTTCATTGAAATGAATTCTTATAAACTTATCACTTGATTTAAGAGTATAAGATTGTCCTTCTGTTTCTACATTTGGATTTCTTCCTGCAGAAGTTGAAATCTCTTTAAGTGTCATAGAATTTATATACACATAATCCGTTTCTTCAGGATATGTGACAGTACCTATAATAGTTACATATTGTTCCTTTTCAGTATCACCTATCGGTGTATCAGAATCTTCAGACGGAGGATTAACTGGAGGAACTTCTGGAGGAGTTGGCTGTTCTTCTTCCTCTTCTTCCTCTTCTTCCTCTTCTTCCTCTGGCGGTTCTATATTCAAACATAAATAAACAGGAACATATTCTGAAGTTATATTTCCATTCTTATCTAATTTTGGTGCTTCAATACTAAAATATAGATATACTTTATCTCCAGTATGATATGCTTGGATAGGAACTGAAGAACTTACTGTTATAGTATCAACATCATATAGTGCAACAGATTTATATGGTACAACTTCTTGTGCCAAAACATTTCCATTGACACTAATCTTGTCATAATTGCTATTATCTATATAATATTCTTGTTCCCATCCAGCATCTCTTACTGTGACATAAGCATATGTGACAATATTAAAACTTTTAGTAGTATCAATATAGTCATTTATTGTTTGTTGTTCTTCTGTAAGTGATGATGAATTTACATATTCACCTGCAGCCATCATCAAGGTCTTGTATGACAACTCGAATGGTAATTCATCTACCTTAAGTGATACATATTTTCCATCGTATTTTCCTATATTCGCCATTAATAGTGATGATAATATTTAGATTAAGGTTCAGGATGTTTAGAATTGATGTAATCATAGATTGAAGTGATAGAAGTACCGTTAAGGTATTCAGGATCTTCTCCGCTTTCAATTGTAACTTCACCTGATGTAGGCATCTTATAACCTAACAATTTCTTAAGAATTATAATTTGGTCTGCAAATTTCTTAAGTTCTTTTGTAACTGCATCTGTTATCTCTTCTTTGACTCTTGTAAGAGCTTCAATCTTATCTTGCAATGACATTTCAGTAAGAGTAGTATTTCCTGAAGCATCGGTAACAGAGTCAGTATAAGATATATTCTTTGATGTATGTTTATATGTAGAGTTAGAGTCTGCAAGGTGAGTATAAACACCTGCTGCTGACAAAGTCTGTTGCAAAACAACAGCTGTCATATCATTCTTAACAGTTTCAAGAATTGTGGTTACAGAATCATCTGATGTAAGATTTTCTGGGAATGAAATGATAACTGATGGTGACCATTCTGATTTTACAGGGTTATAAGGATAACCTGCTTCTGAAATTGAACGTACTTTAATTTCAACCTTTTCTCCATTTCTGATAGGAATATCAATTTGATTGATATTAATCTTTGTTCCATCAGCAGTTGACTCATTCTTCCATACATAAATTCCCTGTTCAGTATCATATACCTTTGTCAAAATTGAGGAAGTAACCATGTTCCAATCAGTGAATACACCTGTTTGGATTGCATCGTTTGTTGAATATTCATATGTATTAAGCTTGACACCGGTCTCATCTGTATGGAGATAACGGTACATAATATCAAATCCAATAACTGCTTGTTCACCATTTCTTCCTGCTTCATCAAGATATCTTGATTGAGGAATCGGGAAGAATCCTCTGATATGATATTTAGGAGTATAGTCAATTGCTCCTGACTCATTCAACAAAGTATTAAGTTCTTCTACAAGAGAGTTATATTGTGTAGTCAAAGAGTTCAAAGTCTCTGTATCAGTATTGATAAGGTTCTGAATATTGGTTCTTTCATCTGATGATGTAGACTGTATCAAGAGGTCCTTATTAGAGGCTATAGTATTTCTTGTAGCAGTTATATTAGATTTTGTTGATGCTATTTCTGAGGTCAATTGGTTGTATGTCTCCTTATCCAAAGTAGCATCAAGTTGGGTATTGATTTGGACAACTCTTAAATCATCTGCATTTATGACAGGTGAGTAAGGAGTAAGACCATTATAAGCGTGAACTTGTTTTTCCTTTGCTTGTGCAATCCATTCTTTACCGAAGTCTGCAACATTCTCTGCATAATATGAAGCAAATTTAATGTTATCATTTTCAGAGAATGTCAATTCATTAGTATAAAATGAGATAGGATTTGACCAATCAGTTGAAAGAAGATTGAAGTTTTCATTTACACCTTTAACATAAATAATATCAATCTCATCTATTCCTATTCCAACTTCAATAATCTTTTCGGAGAACGGTTCATTATAAAGTTCAAGTACATCACCAGAACCTATGCTTTCATATCCGACTGCATATTCAAGTTGAATACGTTTTTGGTCTTGAACAACTTTAGTTACTTTATACAATGAATTATGAAATCTAAGATAATCTCCAACAGCAAGAAGATATCCGTTTGATTGTTCAATTCCGTTTTCATCTACTATAGAATATGTAATATTGTCGAGATAATACCAAGCACGGCTGAAACCCTTTTCATCTTTTACAAGACGAATCTCAGTTACTCCAAACTCTCCTTTATATTTTTCATAAGTGAGAGGAAGTTTAATTTCATCTTTGTCCTCTCTATAAGGAACAGATTGGCTATTAAGCAAAGCAATCAAAGATGAATAACCAAGATTTTCATTTGATATATTTCTTGTATAAAAATCATATACGCTTTCATATGTAGTTCCTACATATGCTCCTGCATCAAGTATAATTCTACTTACAAGAACTCTATCAGAATCATCATCTATCTTTCCCTTAAGATTAAGTTTGACAACACATCTTGGATATTGAAGTGCTTCAAAGAACCAGTTAGGATTTATAGAGAATGATTCTATATCATCAAGACCTGTTATTGCTTCAGGAGGTCTTGATATATTTGTAACTTTTATTTTCCTATATGTACCGTCATCTGTTTCTACAATACCCTTTCCTTGTGTGAATTTAGCAATTGTATCTTCAGCTCTGTTCACTCTTTTAACCACATTAGAGAATGAAGGTAGAGCAATCTCATCTGTTACTCTAATCTCAGGCTCCGTTGATGACAAAGCTTCATTGAATGCTTCTGCAAGAGCAAGAACATCTGCTGTGTTTTTTGTCAATTGTGCTAAGTTATCTGCATATGAATTCATAGTATTCGTAACTAAACTTTTTCTTTAAATATTTATTGGTAAAAAATAGGTTGTCACTTTTTGTAACAACCTATATAAAATCAATATGTTTAGGATTTAATCCAAAAGACCAAGGTATCTTAAGTGTTCTTCTATTACTGGCTTAATTATATTCTCTTTGAGATTATACATATTGTTATCTAACAAATAACCTAAGCTTGCTTCTAATTGTTGTATGCGGCTTTCATGGTCTTGCAAGCTTGCATCAATGTTAGTTAATGTTTGTACTGAAGCATCAAGGTTTGCTATAGAACTATCTAATGATTCCAAAGATGAGTCAACACTTTCAAACTTTGATGATATATCACTTAAAGAAGAATCTACATTACTTGCAAATGTTTCTAATAATGCTACAGAAGAATCAAGTATAGTAATTGCATCTTCTAATAATGAGATAGAAGAATCAGCCGCAAGAAGTGAATCAGTAATAGATGCAAGTGAAGAATCTATTGTATCATGAAGGTCATTTTGTTCTTCTACAAGGTCATCAAAATCATTTTCTATAGTTGATGCTTTATCCAATGTTGTAAGTATATTACTTAACAATTCTGTAGAACTATCTGCATTTGACAAATCAAATACATTTAAAACATTAAGTTTTGTTACTATTGCACTGAGAAGCAATTTTGTATTTACACCTGCAGAATTTGATATTTCTGCTTCACTTTCAGGAGTTCCAATTTCACTAGCAGAAGTGTTTTGAGATGATATTGCTGAGTTGATTATAAAGTTTCCATCCTTCAAAGGAGTAAGAGAACCCAATATTGTAGATGCATCAGCAGCATTCATTCTATCTGAAGTGCTAGCAGAAGTTGCAGTATTGAAATAAACATTATTAGAATACAATCCTGCAGAAGTAAGTTTACTCTCTTTGCCAAATGCAATCTCTTCATTCTCTCCAAGTATTGTTTTAACAGTAAGAGTATTTATACTTGCATCGTCTGCTAATGATTTACCTGCTATAATAGTATCATAAGTAAATTCATTACCATCAAATGAACCGTAATCTCCTATAGACAATGATGCATCAAGTGTATTAGCGGCAAGAGCATCAGTAGTCAATAATGCAGTATTTAATTCTCTTACCTTTCCTGTCTTAAGAGTCTTAATATCCTTTTCAATATCATCAATCTTGTCTAATGATTTGATTACTATTTCTTTTATTGTAGTATTTTGATTGCTTAATACAGAAATAAGATTGGCATTAGAACGAAGAGTTTCAACTGCAACTGCAAGATTTCTGATAGTGTCATTGAAGTCTGTTGCCATTTGGTAACCAGGAACAGAGTTATCTGAAACTATTACATCGCCATTGTAAACAGAAGAAGTCTTTATATTAAGACGGAATGAATAAGAATTTCCTGAATCATTTAAGCTGCTTTGCTTTTTAGGAAGATGCTCATAATATGCAGTGCTATCTTGAATTGTAGCTGAATCTAATAACAATAATCCATAAGCATTAGTAGCAAGGATGTTCTTTCCTGTTGAGTCATATATAGAATAATAAACAAGAACTGCATTGAAATAAAAATTACCGTTTACTTCGCTTGGTCTTATTGCTTCTGATGTACCTATTCCAAGGTCATCATAATTAAGTGTTTCATCATCATAGTATTTCCTTAATTCAGACAATGAAAATTCAACACACAATTCTTCTTCAGGACCTTTAACTGTATATGCTTTAAGACTGTCATCATCATAAACAGCAGTTGCTGATATTCCTGTATGAAGATTTCCGTTCTCGTCTAATTCTGTAGAAGCATCAATGTTTTCTATTTTACCAGTCTTAGAAGTAGCTTTGAATTCTTTTCCTTCTTTTGTTATATAATAGTTCTTATCACTTACTGGTTTAAGAAGAATCTTTGACTGACCGTATGAAGATGGAATCTGTACAAATGTTTCATTATAAATTCCGTAAGCATCTGTACGTTGTGCTCCAGATGAAATCAAGCCAAATCCCTTGATTACACTATCATCTGCAAATGTTGATGCATCAATATAATATCCTGTTAAATTTCCTGATGAATCTTCATCTTGGACAAATTCAATATATCCTTCTTTCTGCATCCATTTCCAAAACACTCTTTCAGAAACAGTCAATGAATTTGCAAAATTATAATTGTCCTGATTTCTCAAGACTGTTTCCATATTCAAAGCATAGTTCTGAAATTGTTCTGCAAATGTATAATCACCAGGATTGCAATCTTCTGATGAATATGAAGAGTTGACATTGAATGAAGGAATGTTCAATAAAACATAGTGAGACAATGAAACTTTATTTTTAAGTTCATTGATATTCAATCCTACATCTTCAAGAGCAGATGCAAATGTATAGAAGGTACCGCCTTGGGTACGAGGTTTAATTATCGGTGTTCTTGATTTAGGCATGTTTTATTGTAATTTCTTTTTAGCTAATAGTGATGCTGAATATGTTGATTTAGAAGCTTCTTGCTCTAATAACAATACTCTATTATATAAATCTATCAATGATATAGTTTGGTCATTTAACATAACTTTTATATCTCCCAAAGAAACAATTCCTGTATTAGCATCATTTCCTGTTACTGAAACAGATTTACATTTGACTGAAATATTATCTCCGCCAATATAATTTCCGTTCTCATCTTCATGGTATATCTTATCAAAGGCAGTCTCTATCATTTTGAAGCTGTCATTAATAATTCTAGGTAAATCACCTATAAAATTTTTGATGCTTAATTTTTTTAATTCCATATACATCAGTCTATCATTTTATTATTTATTTACAGAAATATTTACCGTGATTCTGAGATAAAATTTTCAAGCAAATTAGAAATAATGATTAACCAGTTTATACAAAATATATTTTATCATTACATATTGACTGAACCGTCTTTAGCAATAAAGATGGAGCCAGATTTTTTTGATTCCAAAAATCTTCAGTTGGCCTTTCAGATTGCAAAGGAATATGTTATCAAGTATCATACTGCTCCTTCTGCTGAACAAATGAAACAACTTGTCAGAGGAGAAAACAAAGAAGATATACTTACAGATGATATTATTGATATATTATATTCTTCACAGAATTCTACAGGAGGTTATACTAAAGAGTGGTTGTATGATAATGCAACAAGTTGGGCACAGTGGAAGAACTTCTTGAATTCGTTGAAGAGTACTATATCTTATGTCAAACTTAATCAAGACAATGTTTCAGTTGATAATGTAAAAGAAATAATGGAGCACGCAAAGGCTTCATTTAACAGGTCTTGTATAATTGAATTTGACGATGACATTAATTCTGGTTCTGATTTCTGGGATGCTAGGTCTCATAAACAGAATCAACTTGTCCGTTCAAGCACTGGTTATTCATTCCTTGATTTATGTTTGAAGGGAGGATATTTTCCTGGTATTCTTGTTTGTTTTGTCGGTGCTCCTAAGAGTGGTAAGTCTTTGTGGCTTCAGAACTTATGTGCTGCATCTGTAAAGCATGGTGAAAACAATGCTTATATTTCTCTTGAGCTTCCAGAAGAAATGATTCATAACAGAATTGGTGCCAATATGTTTAGCATTCCTTCTTTGGATTATGAAAAGTATTCAAATGATGAAGCTGAAATGAGAGACAGGATGATAGCATTTAAGCGTTCTTGTCTTATTCCACCTGGACAATTGATTGTCAAATCATTTCCTACATCAACAATGTCTGTTATTGATTTGGAATCATATTTGCTTTCAAAGGAAGAGGAACTGTCAACTGAAACAAGCAAGTTTAAATTCAAGAATGTGTTTGTTGACTATATCAACATCATGAAGAATTACAGGAATCCTAATACCGAAAACACATATATGAAGATAAAGCAGCTTGCTGAAGACCTGAAAGCTATGGGGTTGAAGAATGGGTGGGCAATTATAACTGCAACACAGACAACCCGCGCACAGTATGATACTACTGATATGAGTCCTAATCAAGTTTCAGAATCTGTTGGTCTTGGTGCTACAGTTGATGCAATGTTTGGTATTATTGCCGATGCAATGATGAAAGCACAGGGTAATTACTTTTTGAAATGTATGTATGACCGTGTTGCTCCGTATGACAACATGCGTAAACTATTCCATCTTCAAAAAGAGTTCTTACGTATCACTGAAGATATGTCAGCTCCAATTGAAGAGGTTACTACAGCACCACAACTACCACAAGGACAATTTTATAATAGACCTCCTCGTCCTCAGCAATCTACTTTGTCTGCTTCACCAAATCAACCAGCTTCAGTTCCTATTATGACAAGCACATTGGACAATAGTCCATCTTCAAAACCAGCAACTCCTGGTAATTTGTTTAGTAATAGTTTAATAACTGTAACTGGTGAAGGATTGTTTTAAAAATAAATTACCAATATAAACATGTTGGAAGATAAAATTATAAACAACAATTATGACGCTGTTGAATACGGAACAGAATCATTAAAACCTTCTTCAATTGCAATCAGTCCTCTTGTAGCAGATAGATATGAAGAATCTATATCAGACAATATAGAAGAAGTATTTATAAGAAAGAAGCTTGATGAAGTAGTAGCAAATTTATACGAACAATCAAAGTATTTTGAAAAGTACGGTAAAGATTATAAGAAGGTAGAAAAAGCTGACATATCAGATATTTACTATACTTTCAAAGCAGAATTGAAAAAAGAAAACGAATATAGCATTGTTCAGATATTTTGTGCTATAGCAGAATTTTTTGATTTCAATTATAAAACATTATACAATGACATCATTACAATTGAAGACAAAGCAGCAATACTAGAAAATTTGAAAGAAACATACGGGCTAGAAAAAGAGTTTGCCAAATCAAAAAGACTGTTTTAATGGACACTTTTATAAGAACAGACGTCAACAGAGTAATACTTATATCAGATATTCATTTAGGAATTAGGAATGCTTCTTTTGAATGGATAGAAAATATGACTAGATATTTTGACAACTTCTTTATACCTCTTATCAGGAAGTATAAAGAGGCTGGTGACAAATGTGTAGTTGTAGTAGCAGGTGATTACTTTGATAACAGACAGCATATTGACATCAATGTTATGAATGTTGGTGCAGAAATTATGCAAAAGATTGCTGCTGAAGTAGAAGTGTTTGTATCAATTGGTAATCATGACATTTATAAAAAGAAAGAAGTTGATATATCTTCTGTTAAGATATTCAAACTGTTTAAGAATGTTAAGCTTATAGAGAAATTGACAACACTTGTAACATCACAGGATAGAAAGTTTCTTATTGTTCCTTGGGTAGGAGACGCTAAAGAGGAAACACGGATTCTTACAAGGAATAAGAATGTTGATTTCTATATACTTCACTCTGATATTGCAGGATTCAAATATGATAATGGCCGACAGATTGTAAACGGTGTAAACATTTCAACTATTGAAGGTAAGAAGATTTATTCTGGACACATTCATAAAAGACAATCTACAGATGTTGCAACATATATTGGTTCACCATATCATTTGAAACGGTCTGACATTGGAAATACAAAGGGAATCTATTCAGTAGTCATATCTCCTGATGGGGTTAAAGAAGAATTTGTTGAGAATACTTATTCCCCCAAGTATTTGAAAGTTCCTCTCGAAGATATTCTTGATTATACTCTTGATAAAGTAAAGAAGATTGTTTACAACAATTATGTAGATATAATAATCAAGCGTAAGTGGAAGAATGATATTAGTATGTCAAAACTTATGGAGGCTATGGACTACTGCAAACCTCGTAAGATTGAAATTATTCTTGACAAACTTGAAACAGAATTTACAGATGACAATAATATTGTAACAAAAGATATGTCAATTGAAGATGTTTCAAATGATAAGATTGACAAACTTGGTAAAGAAAGAGGATATACAGAAGAAGATATTAAGAAATTGAAAGAAATGAATGCTGCTTATTTAGGAATGGCTGCAGACCTTATCGGAAATGTTGATAACATGAAATGATATGAAGATAATAAAGATTGAATGGAGAAACATATTCAGCTACGGAAACAAAATTGAAACTCTAGATTTTGGAAATGAAGGTAAACTTTGGCAATTGTCAGGACGGTCTGGTTCTGGTAAGAGCTCGTTATTGAACATTCCAAAATTGTTATTGTATGGAAAGACAGAAGGTTCAGATGGTAAGCCAGTTAAGATTGGAAATATTGCCAACCGCATTAATAAGAACGGTTGGATAAGGGGTGAGATTTTAAAAGGAACTGATTTGTTTGTTATTGAAAGAACATTTTCTCCGCAAAGCTTGACGGTGTATAAGAACGGCGAGAATCTTGACAAAGCAGGATTGAAAGATATGCAAGGTATAATTGACAATGAAATTATGGACAATATGCCATATCATATCTTTGCAAACGTAATGATGTTGTCTTTAAATAGCTTCAAGTCATTCATTTCAATGTCTCCAAATGATAAGAGACAAATCATTGACAAGATATTTTCTCTTGAAATAATCAACAAAGTATATGAGCTTGTCAAAAAGGATATGAGAGAATTGGGAAATGCAATCAATATTTCTAATTCACAAGTATACAGTCTTGAACAGACAATTAAAACTTCTAATGCAGAGTTGGAAAATTTATCAAACAAAAATGAAAATGACAATAAAGACCAGCTTGAAGTATTAAGAAATAAGATGACAAAATGTAAAGAGATATATGATGAACAAGCAGCTAAATATACAGAAATGTATAATAAGTATATTGAACTTACAAACAGTGAATCACAATATCTTCAAATATACCGTAATCAAGAACATGAATGCAATGCTACAAGAGAGAAAATAAAATTATTCAATGAAGATAAATGTCCTACTTGCGGTACTCCATTTAACGGTGAAGAGTTTGATGACCTCAGGAGGACATTACAGGATAAATTAGACAATCAAGAATTGGCATTACAAACTTATTTAGATTCTTATAATACTGTCTCTAATATGAAAATAGAATATGCCAATGCATTAAATCAATTGAAGATTAATCTTGACAAGATTGTAGCAAAGCAAAATGAATTTATCATTGAAAGCAAGAGTATAGAGAATGCAGCATCAAAGACAAATGAATATGCATCAATCCAAAGAATCATCAATGAAACTACTATATCAAAAGTTAATCTTGAAAAAAGTATTGAAGATGCAAATAAGAGAATGAATTATCTTGAAGTGTTGGAAACTATGTATTCAAATGACGGTATCAAACAACAGATGATGCAGAACTATCTTCCTACTTTGAATGAAGAGATTAAGAATACATTGATTGCTTTGAGTTTTCCGTATTCATTAGAGTTTGACAATAACTTTGACCCTCATCTTGAATGCTTGGGTGAACCAATTGAATCACAATCATTATCAACCGGTGAACATAAGAAAGTAGATTTGACTGTATTGTGTGCAATCCTTAGAATGTTGAAGAGAAAATATCCGCAAATCAATCTTGTTTGTCTTGATGAAACATTATCATCTCTTGATTATGAATCTTCTACTGATATCATTACTTACTTGCATGAGATTGCTTCATCAATGAGCTTGAATATTTTTATTGTTAGTCATACACAACTTGATGAAAACTTGTTTGATGTTAGAATTCATATTGATAAAAATTCTGGCTTTAGTGATTTAACTTTCGTATGATAAATATTGAAAGAGATTTAATTTGTAATGGACCAATATCAATATAATAAAGAAGACCTTGAAAGAAGATTAACAATTGTTCAAGAAAAAGGAGAAAAGATACAGAAATGCCTTGAATATGCAATCGCAAGATTGTCAGAGTATCATAATCAAGGAGCAAAAGGATTGATAGTTGATGATGCTATGTATGATGTTTATGCTAAATTAGATGCAGCATTAAGAACTTATACATCATATAACAGTCGAGTAACTAAAAAGATAGAGGGTAAATTAGCTGATATGACTCCTCCTGTTGAAGAAAGAAAAGCATCTTCTGTTCCTAGAAGAAGTATATAAGAAAAAAGATAACCTTTCGGTTATCTTTTTTATTAATCTAATATTGTAAATGAAATTATAAACGGCCCTCCTATTTCTTCATCTGGAAATATTTTTTTGTAAACTTGTTCTTTTTCTGATATACAGTAATCAAACATATCTTTTATTTTAGTTTCATACCCATAAAAATATTTTCTATCTTTTCCATCTTTATCTCTATATGTACCCTTTATTACAACACATTTTAGTTCATTTACTTTTGAACTAAGTGATGTATTATAGTTATCTGTAAATTTTGTACCGCAAGTATAATATAAAGATACTGTTATTATAGGTCTGATTTCATCATTATCTGTACCAAGAAGGTATTTAATTTTCTCGTCATTTAGTACTTCTTCACAAGTAAGACTATGTCTTTTTCTATGATTAACTGTGTACTCCATTACTTATTTCTATTAAGTTTATACGCAGTATACATTATCTGTTTGTAATTTTTATATTGAAGCAATATAGTTAAATCCTTTAAATACTTTTGGTCTTCTGCAGTAAATGAACTGAACTTATTATCAGAAACATTCCTTGAAAATGTATGAAGTAATAATCTGAAAATGTTCTTATTTACTTCATTATGCATACAAAATATCTTAACATTCTGGTCAGGAATTATATCGAGGTCTACATCACCCATATATCCTATATGAGGAGGCAACAAATCTTCTGGGTCAAATGAATACTTTGAGAACAAATCAGTATTCTCTATGTAGAATAAGAACAGCTTTGATACTTTGTTTATATAAGTATCATTCTTATCAATAATATCATATGTGTTTCCGCTTATTGTGTTTATAAATGATTGCAAAACAGTATCTCTGTAAACAAGTTTTGTGCTCTTATCTACTTCCTGACTATTAACATCATTTACAGTGATTTGATAAATGATATTCTTGCTCTTCGAGCGGATGATGAATCCCTCTACATCGGTAGGTTTCAATCCTGTAGTTGGTTTGAAATTGCCAATTAAGTATGTAAGTGTTGGCCAACTAGGTGATTTCAAATATGCTTCTATATGTCTTTTAACTTTATCTATATTGTAAGATGAGGAGTTAAAAACTACTTCATCTTCATTACAATACATCTCATCATTTGTACTATACAGCTGCAAATAAGTCATCAACTTACCATATTTACTTATGGTCGGAATAACATTGCTGTTATATGTATAAGTGTCACTTAAAATAAATTTTCCAGCTAATGCAGGATTGTGCTTACTATAATCAATTATATGATAACGTTGTTTCGGATTGTAAAAGAATCCTACTCTTAATTCACCATATTCTGTAATAATGTCATTTCTAACAGGATTGATTACAGTATCTACGAAGTTACATATATCTTTGTACATCGTATTAGTTATACAATCAATATCAGAGATAACATTTTCAGTAGAACCTTTCATAGCAATTGCACCTACTTTTGTTATTTCAACCCTGAAATAATACATATCTAATTTTTCTTGAACATAAAATCCTTCATTATAAAGGGCTTGAAGTTCTTCAGGAGAAATATTCTTAAATTCTTTAATCATAACCTATATACCTAAATACAATTTATACTTCTGTAAATTCTATCTTTAGATTGTAAGATATATTTGAGGAAACTTGAATAAATAATAAAATATCAGAATATAATTTCTGATTTCAGTCAAAAGATTAAATTTATTAAAAGTTAAAAAGGTTTAAAAGGTTAAAAGGTTAAAAAGTTATGGCAAATTCAAATTTTTCTAGTCTGTTCAACATTACGAACAGTGTCCAAGAGCCCCAAAATTTTCGTAATTCTGACGAATACAAGCCCTCATTCAAGGACGGTAAAGGTGGCGTTTATCAATCAATTATCAGATTCATTCCGTGGTTTGCAAATCCTGAGAAGTCTATCATTCAGAAGACTGTCTCTTATGTGAAGAACCCTATCACAAAGCAGGGTATTTATGTTGATGACCCTCGTTCAGTAGGTCAGCCGTCTTCTATCATTGACATGTTCTTCAAATTCTACAATTCTGGTAGTGAACAGATGAAGAACTTCGGTAAGGAACATCTTTCAAGCAAGCCCCAGTACAGTTCTCTTGTACAGATTATTCAGGATGAACAACATCCTGAATTGGTAGGACAAATTAAGGTCTTCAAGTTTGGTAAAAAAGTTTGGGATAAACTTTATGCTGAAGAACATCCTGCTATGGGGCAGGGAACAGTTCCGTTCCATCCTATCTATGGTCGTTATTTCCTTCTTAAGATTGTAGGACAGTCTGGTTTCAACAATTATGACCAGAGTGGTTTCTTTGACAACAAGGGAGCCAACAATCAGACTCTTCCTATGGGTATGTGGTACATCAATCCTGCAACAGGACAGTATGAAACTGTCACAGAAAATACTGACCAGCAGGCTGTATTCAACTATCTTCAGACTGCATCTCCTGATTTGGCAAAGTATGATTATCAGCCTTGGACTGCTGAACAGGAAAAATTTATTAATGACGCTCTTAATATTGCTGCAAACTACTTGCAGACAGGAACTCTTCAGAACAATTTGGCAGCAGTAAATACTCCTACTTCAGGTATTGCAGTTAATCCTGCACCTGTATTTCCTGGAGCTACTGTCCCGGCACCAGCAGCACCAGTAAGTATGCCAACTCCGGCCGCAGGTATTCCACCTGTTGCACCAGCAGTTGCACCTTCATTGACTCCTAATATTCCACAGCCTGCAGCTCCCGCACCTGCAGCTCCTGCAATGGGTGCATTCAGCATGGGTCAGACTAATTTGGGAGGAGTTCCTGCTCCTGCAGCAGCTCCGTCAATCAGTGGAATTAACATTCCTACTGTAGAGCCCGCAGTTGCACCTTCAGGTGGAGTATCAATTATGGGAGGAGCTATTGGAAATGTTGACGATGTTCTATCACAAATCTAATAAGTAGTTTCAAAAAAAAAAGGAGATTCGAAAGAATCTCCTTTTATTATACATTGAGGTAAGACTCATTGTTGAGTACCCAATCTTTTTGTTTATCTACAAAATCTAATATTCCAAATGCATTTATTTCTGCAAGT